GCCTCCGTCACCAGTGTGGTTATTTTCAGAATTCAAAGGATCCAACGCAGCAGCCAAGACTTTTATACCCAACTCTCGTTCGATAGGACGAATGCTGAGATTTAAAGCCATAATGGATGTATTGTTGAGGACAGCCTCGATAATAAGCTGATTATGTTTTCAGTTTTTATATGTGCTTGAAAAGAGTATTGACTCGTTTCATGTTGTTTAGCGAGTGACTGAGGTAATTCACCTAAAGCTTTCATATTATCTAATGTGTTTTACGTTCATACTAATTCTTTATCATAAGACAATAAAGGACTTAGTTTTTATATTTATGCTATATTAATAAAAATAGACTATATACTCGATAATAAGTAACTGCTTATGACTAGCTATTTATATAAAATTTTTCAATTGTTATTACTAATATATCTTCATTTAGCAGTGTGAATCAACATTTTTATCTCTTCTGATATACATTTCCGTACTTTAGTAAGGTGTGTCCTGATGATTGGATAGGGTATAATAGTAAATGTTACTATTTTTCAATTAATAAAACTAATTGGAATGATAGTAAAAAACTATGTGATTCAATGAATTCTTCAGTAATAATTTTCGATAATGTGAAAACTTTAAATTTTGTTTCCAGATACGGTACAGGCCAATACTGGGTAGGTATAAATCAAAGTAGAGATATTCCGGGTATTAGTGTTTTAACATCTTACAAACCATATATTGCTAATTGTTTATTGTTTTATGAAGTTTATATTATGGATGAGTTTTGTACATCTAATGAGAAAACAATATGTGTTAAGGAAGATAAGTATACTCATTGGTATAACACGTACATGTTAAGATCTTAACCCATTTTTTATATGGTATATTCGGTAAATAGAAAAAAAACTGTATATGTTTATGTCTCTAATAAAGATTATATAATATATGCAGAAAGTGAATCATTAGTTATGGACGATATAAATTCTAGTTATTGTATTTCTTTAATGATACATTCTATTAAAGTTAATGATCAAGAAACGGTTAAACTACTTTTAAAAAAAGGTTTTAACTCTACACAAAAAGATGATGAAGGTTATTCCGCGTTACATCATGCTGTATTGACCGGTAATAATACAATAACGCAATTGTTAATAGAAAGTGATATATTGTATGGTTATAGAAACTTCGTACAGTTATGTGAAACGTACCTGTTAAGTCACGCTATAAAGTCAAATAATGTAAGCATTGTTATGTCTCTATTAAAGTACGGTATAAATCCAAACTTTGCAGATAGCAAGGGATTCACTCCTTTACATTATGCTGTTAACGCTAATAATTTATTAATCACTAAACTATTATTAGATAACGGTGCTGATATAGAAATTGTTAATAAACATGCTTTTATACACGAGATTATGAGATTTTCTGGGTCTGAACAGATAATAAATACGCTATTATTATATGGTGCTGACGTAAATCATATTAATGATAATTACGCACCTATTCATTTAGCTACAGATATAGAAAATGAAGAAATGGTAAAAATACTAATACGTAACGGCGCGAATATAGATTTAAAAGATACCTATAACGGTAGTTCACCGTTACACCACGCCGTCAAGCGTATTAACAAAGATATTATTAAGATGTTACTGGACCATGGAGCCAACATTAACTCTGTTAATAGGTACAATCGTAGTTCTATTTACTACGCTATTTATAACAATAGCGTAGACGTGGTCAATATGTTACTAGATTATGGTGCTAATGTTAATATAATAGACTTGTTTGGTTATACTCCGTTAACAGTAGCGTTTAATAATAATACTATAAGCACTATAGTAATATCTCGTATAGTCATTTCTAAATACATCGATAAACTCATAGAAAGTACAAAAGCCTACAAACGTAACATGGATTTTATATATTCTGATAAAAAATTTATTGGTATTAATAACAAATGTGAGGAAGAAATTCTTTCTTTTCAGAAAGCAAAGATAGGATCAGATAGTAACTTACTTAAATGCTTTATAAGAAACGATATAAATGCATTATCTAAAGTAGCTAATAACAATATATTTAAAAACTATAAGGAAAATTTTCCTATCTATAGAGACTTGATAAAAAACTATATAACAGAAGGTATGTATAGATATAAACTAATGGCAAAAGCCAGGATAAAGTTTATGGATATAGTATCAGAATCTAATATTATTTTACCCTATGAAATTCAAGATATCATATTGGAAAATCTATCTAACGATGAATTAGAAAAACTAGTAGATGATCAAATAAAATCATAAGTTAATTAGAGAATACAAATCTTTATCACTTAGTAAATCTAATATCGATAACTTAATTTCTGTAGGTAACAAATTCCACTCTGAATCAGACGATGATAACGAATCTAACTTTTCTTTAGAATTATAAACTAATTCTGATCTGTTTCTAGCTATCTCAATAGATTTTTTTAGTCTTAATCCATAAATATTAAAATGTGAAAAATCTAGTTCATTCAGCAAGGTATTATTCACTAATCTAGATAACAGCCTTACATTATTACTAGTAAGGAAGATAGATAAATAATAAGATTTGTTAATTCTAGTATTAAATATTGTACGTAGTTCGTTTTCACACTTTAACCATATTTCTTTCTTGATACTACTTTTTTCGATGCCCTCTAAGTTATTTATAAAACCCGGGTTTTTTGTTATACACGGATTTGTATAAGACTGAAGAGCAATATGTACTATAACGTAATGTATAGAATTTAAATTATCAAAGATATTGTGGTTTAATACAGCGGTTATACCCATGCTAGTATTATAAAGTTTATTAGCGTCTAAACCGTTTTCCAATAATAGTTCTACCACTTGTGGAATATCGTTTACACGACATAAAAGACAACTATTATTAGATGAATAATAGTTTATTTCGGCACCGTAATCAATTAATAGTTTTATAGTCTTTAAGCGGTTTTCTATGCTTTCTTTACTATTTATACACGCTCTATATAACAGAGTAAGTGAAAGAGAGTTTACGGAATTTACGTTCGCTCCTTTTTCTAATAACTTAGTTGCTATATCTAATGAATTAGAATTATTAAAAGCCGCCTGTAACACAGAATTACCATAGAAGTCTGCATGATTAACATTAGCACCGTGATCTATAAGAATAGATACTATAGAAGTATCTCCATATTTGGAAGCAATATATAACGGAGTTTTACCACAGCAATCTTCTATATTTGTATCCGCGCCTAAACTTAACAGTAATGAAACTTTTTCGAATGACTTAGATTCGGTTGCGTTATATAAAGGTGTAATACCGCAGATGTTTCTAGAATTAATATCAGCTCCTGAATCTATAATCATTTTAACATAACATATTTCGTAGTCAGATTTACATATAATATGTAAGGGTGTATTACCGTTCCTGTTTTTAGTATTTATATTAGAACAGTTATCTATTAGCCTTTTAATTATTCTCTTAAAAGAAATATTATAACAAGCATAATGAAGGGGGTGATCGTAATAAGATCTTGTAAAAATGTTTTCAAGAATATATTTATTATCGGTAATTATTTTACTCTCCAAATCTAGTATACACTCAGATATTTCTACCTTTTGATAAATAAATGCATTGATGTAGGATGTTCTTTGTTTAGTTGTGTCATCACATTTGTCGATTAATAGTTTAAATATTTCTTTGTTTCCATATAAAATAGCATGATCTAAAATCGTATATCCGTTGAGAGTTATTTCATTCGGGTTAGCTCCGTAATCTAATAACAATTTCACTATTTCTACATTACAAGATTTTATAGCATTATGTAAAGGCTTTTCTTTATACGCGTCCACACAATTTATATCAGCATCCTTGTCTAGTAACATTTTAACTATGCGTACTTCATCTTCCATAATCTTTTTAACTTCTGGTAATAAAATACTTACATCTTTTATAGGATTTCCAGAAGCTAATTCTCTTATTATGTATATGCATTCTGCTCTAGTTAGATTACGTAATTTATGTTTTAATTTATCTACTCCTGTTATACGATTGTATAATAATAAATCTAATAATATACTATTAACTCTAGGTTTTGAACATGCTGTATGTAAGGGATGGTATCCGTATCTATCTATCAAACTTAATGAGTTTTTATCTTTAGATAGAATATCTACTAACGCGACTTTTCCAATTTGGATAGCTTGGTGAAAAGGATGTAAAACAATACTACCATATGTTGTATTTTCTTCCTCAGGAATATCATATTCTTTTATAGCGTTAATTATTTCTTCATCGGACTTGGTACACATAATTCGATACAATTCATAAGATTTCATATTGAAAATAATATTATAAATTGTTATTTAAACATGCTGCAATTTACGTATATATTAACGCTATTTATATAAAAATTAAACTTCAGTTTTAGAAAGATTATGTAACTATCCTTGGAATATTCCTAGAAATAATGGAATTTTTGTTTGCACATCGGCTACTAAGAACATAAAGGGTACGTTTGCTTTTACTACGGGGATTTTCCTTACACCATCTGTAGCGTATAATTCAGTAACACTAGCTGCTTCAGTTCCATATTCATCTACTTTTATGACAGATTTTTGTCTAATGTTGCCTATCCTCAAAGTTTTTGTATCAGATATACCTACTAATTCACCAGACTTGAATATATCATTACATCCCATATGGATTAACGCATCTTTTAAATCTACTTCATCTTCTAATTCGAATTTAGGTAGGTAAAGAATTATTTCTTTAAAGGACATATCCTTTTTAGATATTATTTTATTAATGTTCTTACCGTTATTAAGATAAGAAACTACATGGTCTATACCTGTAACTGAATCAGGTATAACTATAAACATCACAAATCTATAATCCTCGTATTCTAACATAACTACTTGACTTTTCAAATCTTCATCATGCTTGTAATAAAATGCAATATTTTGCATCATCATCGTATCTATCATAATATCTGTTCCATTATATTTTTTAAAAGGACGTTTAGAAGTTAATTCTGGATCAAAAGGATATTTCCACTTAGATTTAAAGTATAGTACGTTTATGATTACTAGCCTGGTATCATCTCCTAGTGAAATGTTAAAATCTTTTATAAGTCCTCTTGTAGATGATTCTACCCATTTATTTATAATTTCTAATACACTATCATCTGTAAAATTGACTACTTTTGCATTAAATATATCACAACTAGAGTTTATAAAATCTCTTTTAATAGGATATCCTTCTTCTATTAATATAATACTTTTATTTATAAGTTCGTCCTTGTTATCGTAGGATTCTACATAATACTCAGACTTATCAGGTATAGGAATGTAATTATCAAATATTCCTAACAGATCTTTTATTTTATCCCTTGTATCTTTTTTACATCCTATCATAATGTTCATTAATACAGTATATACCCCCCTAGGAGAAATACATATATTTTTCCCTGGGATATAAAACTTGTTTAATATTTTTACTAAAGAACCCATTGCTGTTATCAATTTAATGATCTAATAAACATATACTTATATTTCTATTTCTATATAATACTTACACGATGTATGTTATATTTGTTTAACACATCAATAAAAAATATTATTTTACGTTGTTTTTAAACGTAGATTTCTTTATTGTTAATAACATAGATGTTAATGGTTCATCTATATTATTTTCGTGATCATACTCCTCAATAGCACTAGTGAAAGTTTCAATATCTTTATTTTCACACGATTCTAATATCTTTTCTATAAATTTACATTCTTTAAAATCTCCGAATGCAGGAAAAATGTCCTTATATTTATTTAGAGAGAGTTTAGCGCGTGACGCATCCGAACACAGATAACATATAATAGCATAAAGTAATTGATGTCTAGATGCATATTTTAACATCATAGTGTTCATTCGATTATATCCTACTTGTTCAAAAATTTCACCAGCCCTAGCAAAGTCCTCTTTTTGTATAGATAATCTAGCAACTAGCAGCATACAATCATCAGATAGCTTATTATATCCTTCACCGCTATAATAGCTAGAAGCATTTTCATAGTGAGTTATTGCTTTATCTGGTTCTAATAGGTCATTCTCATAAATTTCAGCTATATTCATATGACATCTGGCAGCTGTATAAAACTTTCCTAAACAAGAATATACCTCTATAGCTCTATATAGACAGTTTATAGCTTCATAACTATCTATTTTCTTAAATGCGTTAGCAGCATCTATAAAACTCGAAGCAGCGGCCATAGAATGTTTATTCCTTTGTAATAGCATATTACCTGATTTAAAGAATGCTTTACCCGCAAATTCCCATAACTGTATGGATGCAAAAAGATTAGCAGCACGAGTTATCATTTCAGAAGCTTCTTCTATTTCTATAGGTGGTCCAAATAGAGTCTTAAAAAATGACTTACCCTTAATTTTATTTTCTGCATCTTCTAAAAGCTTATTTGCCTTTTGTTCTATCTCTTGGGGATTCATCTATACTAACTACTAAATAACCTTATTTATATTTACATATTATCCACAATACTATACTAATATACAAAAATAATTTTACATGTTAGAAATAATAGATAAATCTTTGTCATCGAGTAAAGATACTATGGAGTACTGAACTTCTACAGGAAGATATTTCCAATCACTGCATTGTAGAACATCATCAATTTTGTATACTGATGTTTCTATGGAATTTAGTCTCTCGATTGAATACTGAATATTGTTTTTTATCTTATCTCCATATATCTTAAATTCTGATGTGTCTAGTCTGGTTATTGCAGGATTCTTTACCAGTTTAGATAATATTTTAAAATCTCCATTAATGAAAATTAGTAAGCTATGCCTTGAATTAAGTTTTATGTTGTCTATAACTTGCAGCTCTTCCTCACAGGATGTCATGAAATTTCTTAGCAGGGTAGAAGAATTTATCTTGTTCATGTTGAGTTCAAAACCCTTGTACTTGTATTCTTCCGGATTCTTGAAACATTTCATAGCCATGTAAGATATAATCACTTCAGTAGATTTTTTGTATTTTTCTGTTCTGCGTAATATGCTGATACCGTATTTATCCAATAGATTTACTTCTGCATCATGTTCTAACATTGTATTTGTAATTTTAGGATCTGTAGATCCATATATTGGATTCCTTCTGAACAGGTTAGTCGCATTAACATCAGCACCTAGTTCTACTATAGTTTTTACAAGATCATGATTTCCTATTTTGCAGGCATAATGAAGAGGAGTATTATCATATTCGTCTTTGGAAGTAACTTTGTATCCTAAACTGATAAGATACTTTGCAATGTTTACACTATTCTTTCCTATAGCTTTGCAGAGAATATCACTATCTTTATTATCGTCTAAAATGTATTTACACAATTCTATGTTGTCTGATTCCAAAACATAATCCGAAAATGTGATTTCATTGATAGCTTCCAGGGAAGTACATGCTCCGTAATCTATCAGGAGTTTAACCATGTCTGTTTTTCCACTCATCGCAGCTCTATGAAGCGCTGTTGTTCTATAGACATCAGCTTCATCTATTCTAACTCCTTCATCCAGCAACAGTTTGGCTATTTTCAATTCCTCATTATTTACTTCCTCAGCCAGATTCTTAATATCCTGATCGGACAGATCTTTATTTCCTTTGAATACCTCTCTGATGATTGGTATTATCACTGATTTACTCAGGTTCATCCTTTCAGCCGAAAGAACATGTTCCCTTATAATTTCCAAGTCATTTTCATCATCCCTAGTAAATAAGCATAGAGTCATATAATCCAAGTTAGGGATAGAGGCAACAAGATGCAGGGGAGACCTTGCCAACGAACTTTCTAGTTCATTAGGTGTAGAATATCTATAATCTAGTAAAGCCTTTACGACGTTAAACCTTCTAGCTTGTGCTGCCAAGTGTATAGTCGAATTATATCTGGAAACCATGTCGTATTTAAAAGCATCGTCTTCATCATCTAGCTCGTCTATGTTCTTGTATTTGTAATGCGTATAGTACTCATCACCATACCTATCATCATCGTAGTTAAGTTCATAATCGATAACCTTTTTAATAACCTCATCATCAGATTCAGTGAACATAGAACGATAGATCTTAGCAAGATCCATTGTAAAATTATACCTATACGGTTGATAGTAAGTTACTTATTTTTTCAATATTTTGTATAAGAGTTGTTAATTATATATATCCTTTAGTATAAGAAAAATTTTTAGTATATTTTATAAGGTTTGTTAAAAATTTTTATTTATATCTTTTATTAGTAAAGTTTAGCTATTGATATAGTAAACCTCTTATACCATCTAAAAGAATATCAAATTCTCCCATTACTTTATTAGTAGCATTTACACCCATTCTGCTATAATAGCTATTGATATTATTAATAGGTATATCATAACCCTTGCATATATAATAACATTCTTCCATTATATGCTGTAAACTATAAAGGCCGTTACCAATATCATGAACTTTGGATTCTATATCTTGTGGAATACCGGGTATAGTATTAGCTGTTACTAACATGTATCTAGTTAGTAATTTATCTAGAGTACGACAACCACAAGGGCCTTTTAGAGTACTTTGTAAATCTGTTAACAACATAGTAGATAAATCGTGATCCCTTGATTGAAAATAATCTTTTACTTCGTTAAATTTACTATGTAACTCTCTAATTAAAGCTGGTATCCTGTGACGTTTTTTATGATCACAAGAATTAGTATCCGAAGAAATCTTATTAGAGAGAATATTAATAGGAAATATAACTACTATCAATACTATAATAAACTTAATAAACTCCATGACGTATATTCATACAGTAGTACTTTGTAAACTATAATGTTTTTTTTCTATTATTTTTATGATATAACATATTACTGTCTGTTAATATTCATAGCATCATCCAAGATTAATTTTTTTATATTATCATTGTTAAGTTTACTTAATATACTTAATTTACTCTTGACTGGAAGTAATTGCCATTCTGTATCTAACGATGTCAACTTATAACTATTAACATTTACTGCTGTACACAGTAGTTCTTTCCTATATCTACCCATTTCTATAACCTTATTCATCGTATAACCGTAAATGCTTAAGTTGCTTTGTGATTCTATAAGTTTATCTAGAAAGTTAACAAAACTATTAGGATTTATGTCTTTAATCTCTTCTAAGATACACATTGTAAAAAGGCTTTTACTGCTTATACCTCTAGTAGTCATGTAAGTTATTTCAGATTTACATTTAAGAGCAACGTCTAGTAGTTTACTGGTTTTTGTAATAACTGAGATATTTCTATTAAAACCTTCTACATTAGACGTTATAGACTCTTTAAATTTTGAAATAATTATATGAGGTATAAGATTAAATATAGTTGTCATCTTATATTCATCAAAGAAGTTAATGAGATATTCCATGATTGTATAAGTTACCTGACCTATGTTAATAATCTGGTTACAGTTAGCTCCTTTGTCCATCAACAACTTAAGAATAGTAGGTCTATCGAAAATAATTGTTCTTATGAGAGGAGTAATACCGTATTTGTTAACGTAGTTTGGATTAGCACCTCTATCTAACAATACATCGCAAGTTTTAATATCTCCCATATATATCGCTATTAATAGAGGTGTGTACCCATCTTTGGTCTCTTTATTTACATCGGCTCCATACTTAATTAATCGCCTTATTATTTTTACATTACCCGTTTTTGCAGCAATATGTAACGGAGCGTAGGAATCTACGTTCGGTGTATTAGGATTTACACCTTTACATAATAACTCAACTACCTTTTTTATATTCCCTTTAGCGGTTTCTTTATACAAATAGGTATATCCATCGTTATCGACGCCACACATTTCTGTATCCATGAATGTAGCTTAATTATAATTCCATGTGATAATACCAATTAAGTATATCACAATTATATACTATTTCTATTTTCTAATAAAGTTATAAAAAATATAAAGAGTTATTTACATAATAAGACTTTTCATGTCAGTATTTTCTAGTCTTGAGAATATGTGATATTTTATTTCATAGGGTAAGTTATTCCATCTGCAGTCTCCTGAATCTAAATATTCATCGGTTACTGATATTGCTTTTTGCAGGATTAATCGTCGTTTTGCGGCTATTTTAAGAATATGAATAATTGTATATTTATATATGTTTAGATGATTTTGTGTTTCTACTATCCTATTATACGATCTTGCAAGTTCATTTTTGTCGTATTGTTGTTTTAGTATACAGATGTTATACAGATTTGATTTACCTATTACTATACTTTCCATGTGGAGAAGCTCTTTACTACATTCTACAGCTATTCTCAGAAGTGTTTCACACCCTTTGATTATTTCGGCATTTCTCATAAACCCCTTTTCTTGTTCTGGAATCATGTTTCTAGTTTTAGAAAGAACTATTTCTGATACTAAAGCGATCGCAGCAGAAGATGTGCATTTCAAAGGACAGATTTTTGATATGGATTCCATTATCGTAAAATTGTTGTATATATAATTGATTTCAGCTCCATGAAGTATGAGTAGTCTAACCATCTTATCGCTATCATCTGATTGAACTGCGCACAAAAGCGGGACTAATTCGTGAGAGGATGAATAATTTGCAGAAGCTCCTTTCTTTAACAGGATCTTACACATTTCCAGATTTCTAGATTTAATAGCTAACACTAAAGGTGTATTGCCGTTCTCATCTTCTATATTCAGGTTAGCTTTATATTTTATAAGTTCTTCTATTATCTTTGAGTTGTTGTTTTTTACAGCCAGATGTAAAGGAGCTAGCGAGTCAGCGTTACGAATATCAGGATCTGCACCGTGTTGTAGTAGTACCTTTGCTGCTTTAACGTTATTTAACGTCACAGCTAAACATAGGGGTGTAACTCCGTTAAAGTTTTCATCTAAGTAGGTATTCTCATATAATACACTAATCATTTTAGTATGATCATCCAGAGTTATAGCATCGTGTAATTCTTTTTTCCAGGATGTGTTATTCTTATCTGAGTAGAATTTCAGCAACTCTATAGCTTCATTGTTTTTGAACATTATAGCCAAATCCATAGGAGAAGGAAGATCTCCATACTCTTGATTAGGATCATGTCCTGATTCCAAAAGCCTTTTCAAAGTAAGACAATCACCATCCATAACAGCTTCACGGATAGATAGTCCTGACATGATTGTATAATCACGGTGTTTTCAACAACCGTTCGATAAAAGGAATTATTATTTTTCATTTTTTCCTGATTAGTATAAAAACATTTAACAATAAGGGAGATCTTCTGCATCAATATTTTTCAAGATGTTATACTTAATCCCCAGTGGAAGATCTGACCAATCTTTTAATCCATCATCATGTACATCCAGGTCTTTCTTGAATGCCTTTTCCATAGCTTCAAGTGCCTTATCCAGAGACTCGTGTCTCAACAATCCTCTTTCAATGGTGTATTCTATTAGTTGTCTGTAAATGAAGAATCCTTCACAAGATATACAATTTAAACATTTTGCTATGGCATTGTCATCACAGTTGAGACACAAGTCTAATAGGGAATGTCTATCCGAACCTAGAACAGTTTTCCTCATTTTCTCTACTTCTTCTACACAGGAATCTTTCCAATTCTTCATTTCATTGTTTGATTCTATTAGCTTGAGATCGTTTTCTCTGGCTTCCTTATTAGACACTATGCAGTACCTGCATTCTGTGTTTATGATTATTGCAGCTATTATTTGTTTGGCTATTTCCATTCCTGTGTCAGAATTTGTATCACAAACTGAAAGAGGCGTATTCTTCCCTGACGAAATTGAAGTATCTGCCCAGAAGTCTAACAAAACTTTTACGACAGCAAGTTCAGATGAGCTAGCTGCGAGGAATAAAGGGGTTCTTCCGCAAAAGTCTTCAGCATCTACGATGGCACCATATTCCAGTAGTGTAAGCACCATATCTGGGGAACTTTCCATTACTGCGTGATGAAGAGAACTGAATGAAAGGTCATCCTCAACATTAGGTAATGCACCCCTGGAAAGCAATTCAACTACTAATTCATAATTACCAGATCTTATAGCGTGATGAATGGTGTAAATAGATCCCATACTCCTTGAATTAATCCTGGCTCCTGCGTCTATTAGAAGCTTACAGATTTCCAGATTTCCATTAGCAGCTGCATCATTTATCGGACAATCAAACCTATAGATTTCTTCTGCATCAGCACCATAATCTAATAATGCTTTAGTCATTTTTACATCATTGAGCCTAACAGCATATTCCAGGGGAGTGCGATTTTCATGGTTTTCATAATTATCAGGATCAACCTTAAATTCCATTAACAGATTAGCAATGTCATGATGGCCTAATAGAACAGCTCTGTGTAATGCAGTGGGTGTATACTCAGTGTACAGATCTGGATTTGCACCTTCAAGTAACAGAATTCTAGCTATTTCAGTATTGCCATTTTCTACAGCACAGTGCAAAAGGGAACATCCATATTCATTAACCATATTCGGGTCAGAGTCAATGCCTTTTAAAGCTTTAATAACATCAGAAACACAGCCAGATTCGATAGCCTCAAATACCTCCATGTTGTATAATATTGGTAGTATCCGTGTAGATACACTGGATGTACCAAGCGATATAAAAATAATTAAAATTTCAATTTTTTATTTAACATTAGGATGTCTATTTCATAATGTCGTTATTAGTAGTTAGTAGTTAGCAAGTACCATATTACCACTAATAAGATAAAAAATAAAACTGCTGATGTACAATTTATACCCATAATGAAATTATTTATAAAATCCTCAGCCATGGAAATAATGAAATGACACAACCAATTCATTTACAATGTTTATTTATTCATTTATTTATAGGTATCTATTAAGAAGCTAAATATTTTTACTTTTTAGAGTAAACACGATTTAATAAAATCTACTATAGTATCAATATTATTTCAAATAATATAAAAATGTTATACAGTTAGTAATGTCTTTTAATTTATACCAAAATAAAATTTAATAGAGTAATGTCTTTTTAATTTCATATACATCATTAGGATTTATACATTTAGCTATGTATTCAGTTTCATAACCTCTATTATAATTATCAGTAGCCTTAAACATTTCTTCTTTATTGACATACTTACATTTATTGGTATCGTTCATGTTAGATTTCAAATCGTCAGTATATACTAAAGGTGCCATTGCCAAACAGAACTCCGTCATAGGGGACAGTCCTTCTACATAAAATTTACCATCATTGTCTATCATACCAAGAATTTCATTTCTTGTAGTATATTGAATACATCCAGAAATAAATTCTATATCAGAATTTAAACATCCTATGAATATATTCATTATAATACATGATGTCATGAACTTACATTTAGTATCGTAATCGAAAACCTTTAATATCGATTCCGGAGTAGTTTTAGTTCCATTTACCTGCATGAATACCATGCTATTAGTAATCGGAGTTACTGTATTAAAGCATGATTTGATTTCACTACTTATTTCATGTAGTATAACCATTATTGTAAAGTGTAGTATTTATTTATTCTGTAATAAGGAATTAATGTGCTAGTTGGATTATAAAACGTTCTAGATAAATCTATTAATAATTCACTTTTATATATTACTCGGAAGAAATTACTATAGTTGACTGTATAAACATTATAGAAAGAATAAATTCTAAATATTTATAAAATAAGTATTCTACCATCTTCCGTAAACATCTTTATATTCTGTTACTAGGTATTCTTTTCCTAATTCTTTTCCGACATATCTTACAGGAAATTCTCTGGCGTGTGTATCATTAAGCCAATATCTGCAATATGGAGTTTCAACATGGCCGATGACACTTTCGTTTACCTTTATACTTGTGTATCTGTAATCTGCCACATTTTGTGTGAAACCCTGCGGTCTTTCGTATGACATAACACCTCCTGTTACTATACCGGTTACTCTCCATCTAGGATTGCCGTGCTTACTTCCTACGAAGCAAGTTATCTTGGTTTCGTTTTCGTGCTTTTCTAGTACATACGTTATACCTTCTTTTTTAATTTCGATACATCTTTGATACGTTTCCTCTTTCCCAGAAGCCGTAAGTAGTACGCAGGTAAAGCACAAACTTTGAGGACCTGCTTTTTTAACTGTAAAAGTAGAAGTATCTCCACTAACAGTTACTTCATACATATCTTTATAGGGTCCAGGAACATAATTGAAAGCGTTAAGTCCGTTAATTCCTCCTACCTGCTCTTGAGCTACCATGATATTATCACCGCCTCTCCAAATAGCTCTTGATATTCCTTCTCCGTCCTCGGTTCTGCATTGCAATTTTACAGGGCTACCCGGTAAACCTTCTTCTCCATAGATATTTTTCAAGCTAAATGCTATTATAGTAACAATTGCTAGAACTATATAATTAGCCTTCATCTTGATTGCTTTATTAAACACTGGATAATATACGAGGATCACATACTAGTTACTATACTTATTCACTTTTTTAATTAAAAATGTATATGTATTAATCTTAAAAAAATATCAAAAATTAAACCAACCACCTCTTATAACGTGATTTCTGCCCAGGTTCCATCAAAGATGATCCAGAGATCAGAACCACAGAAAGGTCCTGTAATTTTTCATCGTAAGAAGTCATAGATGTTACATAATCTCTACTTAGTCCCAAGTAACTTACCGTAAATATTACTGTAGTAGTACAATCAGTGTAATTTGTATTTGCTACTATTTTTTTACATTCATGATCTTTCTTGTATTCTAACAATACTTGAATATCTTCGCTCAACTTCACACCACCAGCTATGGCGTCTACTTTTACTTCGTGCTCTTCCATAGTTCTAGTCCTATTTATTATAAAATCAATCAAACCTTTATCTACGTTATCTATGGCATAGGCATCTACGTGAGGCATTACTCTGAGTTCTATACCGTGCCTGTAACTCTCTGTTCCGTTGTAATAGAAGATACATCTATAGCGACCTTCGTCATTTCTGGATGACTTTTTAGGAAGTTCAATGTTATATTCTTTAACTGGGTCGTTACAATAGCATATACTATCTTCTCCTGCATCATGTATGTCGATAGTTGCCTTAAACGTGTTATTTTTCAGGTTTCCTTTAACTACAACCAGTTTAGTAGCGTGTCTGACGGGTGGTAGAAGACAAGTCAAATTAACCATTACATCGTCGTGTACTACCATAGTATAAGATTGACATTGTAGGAAGGTAGCCAATAAGAATAGAGAAACGAAGTACAGTTTTCCACCCATATCTATCTTTATTAATTTTTTACCAACTACTAATGATGCTACAATAGTGTTAATGTTATATTTTATGTTTTTTCTAATAATATCCGGAAATCATTTTAAGATCTTCCATAGATAAATTTGACAATATTACTCTATGTATCTCAGGAGATAGTAGCCACCATCTGCTGTTATGATCTTTACTAGCGTATTCATTGATGATCGATAACGTCGAGTCTATAGCTGCTTTCCTTTTTTCCATGTATTTTATATGTTTCTTAATAAAATAACGAAATATTCTTATATGTTTAAGATCTATCCTTTGTATACGTTTTATAGAGTCAGTTAGATCATCCAGTTTATCTAATATTAGAACATCGTACAAGGATATTTTCTTATCACCTGTATAAAATACATTGTCTTTCATAATGGACAGTTCGTGCTCTATTTCATCTTTTAATGCTTTGGTTTCTTTATGATTGTTTACAAATCTCATATTACGTACAAAACCTTGTTTATTCTTTATAGAAGAGTCGTTTATTGCAGAAAAGTATAAATATATTACAGCTATTAATATGGTAGGATTATTACGGGCTTTGTGAATAGTAATGGGAGTATAAAATTTATTCATAAAACACATATCCGCTCCGTGTTCTAACAGTACGCGAGTACATTCTTCACACTTATTACGTATAGCGTAAGTTAATGCTGTATTTTCATCATAATCTGCTTGATTAACGTTAGCTCCGTTAGCTAATAAGTATTCCATATTACTTACTTTACTCTCTCTAGAACAAATCATTAAAGGTGTTATCCCGTAATTATCTGTTTCGTTAACATTGGCTCCGTTTTTTAGTAATATCTTTATATTACTAATCTTAGAGTACATACAGGCTAAATGTATAGGTGTTTTACCGTATATGTTTCTTACATTAATATCAGCACCTTTATTAACAAGTAGTCTAGTAAGCCTAGAAGTATTTATAGAAACAGCCGCGTGTATAGGGTACATATTATAATCATCGTACGATACGTTTATATCCTTTATCTTATTTAGCAGTTTTCTTGTAATAGGTAAATTCCTTAATTTGTATATACACATGCAGAGTATAGAAATAGGTAGATAATGAATAGGTAAACTAAGTATATATGAGATAATACTATAATACCTTTTACATATCGCTTCTATCAGTATATCGTTACAACATCTTATTTGAGCTCCGTGTTTAACTAGAATATTGAATAATCTTACACCGTGTTTACTAGACATTATAGCGTATTTTAACATTGTATATACATCTCCTATATCTGGATCTGCGCCGTGGTTTAATAATAAGTTTACCAGAGTAACATTTTCTTGTTTTACAGCATGATATAACGCAGTATGTGAGTTTTCGCATATAACTGTGTTAACATCAACTCCCGCATCAATGAATAACTTTACTATTTTAGGGCTATTAGTTTTAACGGCTTCTAAGAAATAATCTTCTAACATTGTATCTGTATCTACTAATAAATTATTAGTTATAAAATATTTTACTAGTTCTGTATTCCTAGCTCTAATAGCACACTTAATAGTAATGTTTCGCATATAATATAAACTTGGATGTTTAGTTTCTTCCCATAGAATTTGACATAGAGGTATAGTACTAAAATATGAATATCCTATAGCAGCATAACCGTTTTTAACACAATATGGACTATCCTTGTAAAAATCTAATACGTAAGATCTACACGCCATTTTCAAATCAGCTCCATGTTTTATCAAAAGTTTTGCTATTTCTGTGTATTTTTCTGTATTATTTGCAGATGTTAGTAGACGCCTTATTCTTTTTTCGGGTTTTACCATTTTATTATCATTATATAACATCATCCTGCCTCCTGCTAACACTAGAGCTATGTTAATGGGATGAGATTTTATAGTTTCCCCACCGTTAATAACTGCACCGTTACCTAGTAACATTTTTATTATATCTATATCCGAATGTTCTATAGCAATATGTAAAGCAAGTAGTTTATTGCTATCGTACATATTTATTATGTCTTTATCTTCTTCTAGCAATATGCGAAGTCTGTCTACATTATTTTCTTTTAAGATATTACGTAATGATAGCAAACGACCGGTAGTGTTGTGTCTGTAAATTAACTTCATTTTTCTGGAGTTATACAAAGATAACAGTGATTTTTATATATGAATTCATTTATTTTATAACTGAGCTATATATATATCAAAAATAAAATTCCTTTAGAAATACAATTCTTATTATTTTATTTTATCTATTAACTTTTTACCTATATTTAAAGGAGCTGGAATAAAAGACGTCATACCTGTACTAATTATACTTCTAACTACCATATCTGTAATTTTTTGCATTAGACCAGTAAGGCATGTTCCGTTTATATAAGATCTATATTTACAAATTGATGTTTTACAGTTAGTTAAATAATCAAATATTGTATCCTTATTATTTTCATAAGCGTTATATATGTGTAAACTTATAGTATTTACGTACTTTAGAAAAACTTTGCAGCATGTATTTCTCCTTTTTCTTCTTTTATAGGCTTTTTTTCCTTTGACAGATGTCTCTTTTATAGAGTCTTCCATTTTTATTCATAGAAAAACATTTGTAGTCATGAGCGATGGTAAGTATATAACTAGTTACTATATGGATAAGCAGATTTCAGAATACATGGATATATTTAATATCTTATCTGTAGAAGGAAGAAGATCTATGGTATGTGTTATGATGTTTCTGTCCATAACCGGTAATGATCCTATACCTATAATATTTTTACGATCTTTAAAATCTAAATATACGAATCTAGATATTGTTATTAAAACTGTGTTGGATAAATATGATTCTTATAAAGATGTTAGAAACATTACTAAATCTGACTTCATAGACGAGTTAGAAACCGAATATAAAAAAAAGTAATACGTGTGAAGAACTACGTGATGCAATAAAAACAATAAATTACTTCGATAATAGTACGGATGACTTTGACAAAATAAGTGATACGTATAAAATAAGATTTATATCTGTTATTACTAGTAACTTTATGAGAACAGGTAAATATGAATCTTATCTACTTATGAAATATGCAGAAAAATATTTTATAGCTAAAGGTATTTATAACGATGTATCCAAAGTTATACAAAAAGCTATACTGTACCGAAAGAATGAACCTTCTTCTATATGCTAATCGTTATCTATTGTAATATCGCTGTCGTTATCGCTTTCATCAGACTGCCGGTCATATTCTTGTTTACTTAAAACTATTTTGAATAGTTGGTCGTATTCATAACTAGAAAGTAAATCACGTTTTTTAGAATCTTCTAGTTCTTGCCAATCGTCAGAAGGACTTTCAAGAGTATCACCATGTTCTATAATATAATCAGTAATATGGTCTTTATCTGGTAGATTGAAATAATACTTACTTACCATACAGTATATATAACACGGATCACTTTCTTCATTATTTTCATCAATACACTCTATTTCGTAACATTTAGCATGTTCTTTACTAGATATTTTCATTAATTTCTCAAATAGTTCTTTATCATTAGGTAGGTAGTTGTCTTCTTCGTTACTATCTATACTAGACCAAGCTATATCGTTAATCGTATTTTTCTCTATATACGCTACTGTATATTCTCTATTAAATTTGGAAATGCTAATATCCTGAAAAGAAGAAAATACAATAGGATGTTCTACACTATGTATCTTGTTATTCACATGCGTTGATATACATTTCCCTTTTCTATTTATCAAAATACCAGCATGTATAAGTTTTTTACATGGCAGCGCTATATATATAACTTCGCAATAACATAATGTATTATTGTTTTCGTGATCGTATAAATTAATAGAAACATCCAAGTATTCTATTGTATCCAATATACCTTTTTCGGTTTTTAATTTCATCGTAACGTCAAATAACGCTACGTACGTTACACCGGATTCAACCATAGTTGTTTCATGATATACGGATTTATCAAATAGTACATCAGATGAAGTATCTACAGATGAATTTATTTCTTTCAGATAGAATTTTGTCTCTCCTCCTTCTGTAGCTTTCTGAAGCAATAATAATATGTACATACATAGTGTATTTTTTGATTTTTTTTTACCAGGGTTATTATTTGTTTTTTTTAAGTAGTCTCCTACACCGTAAATAATAAAGGTTACCTTGTTTTCTACACGTACTTCGCGAATTATATATTTTAACTGTGATACTATAAGATTCTCGAGTTTAGTAGTTAAGTCTTTACAGAGGGATTCATAAACAATTTGCTTAGATTTACAATTTTCTAAGTCAAGTACTTCGTATCCTGTATGTTCATCTAAAATTCTTGATTCTCTAAAGTCGTAATCCATGTAGTTGGTTTCTATTTCTTCTATTAACGATTTCTTAAAATCAGAAAAGTAATCATCTGAAAATATATGGATTTTTGGAATACCATCTTTTATATACGTGAAAGACATATTTACAAAAAAATATCTATTATTTATGTTTTATGTACTATCTCTATGAATGTAATAAATGAAATTAAAGTTATCAACTAGTATAGTATATAAAAATGGATACCGATACCGATTACAATTCTAGTATATATGATTACGGTGATGATTACGCACCCGTTCATATACGACCTTCTGTAACAGGAAATATTCTGATTCTTTCGATTTATTTTATATCGTTTATAATAGGATTTCCTGGTAATTGTACAGTTATATGGTTTACAGGATATAGATGGGAAAAATCTGTTACAACTACATGGTTTCTCAATCTGGCAATAGCTGATATATTATTTGTAATATTTATTCCTTTCGAGATTACTTATATATTAATGGGACATCACTGGTCATTTGGTTTATTCATGTGCAGAATAGGATCTCTTATGTTTAATACCGGTGCGTATGCTAGTATATTTTTCCTTATGTTTATAAGCATAGACCGATATTGTCTTTCGTTTCGTAGAGATATATGCAACAAATACCGTTACAAGATTAATGTAGTAGTTATGATAATTATTATTTGGATAATATCTGTACTGCTATCCACTCCTTATGTGTATTTCAAAAGTATCAAAGAAAAAGGTAATAATAATAGGGACTGCTTAGAAGATTACCATCCTGATAATAATATGGCATATTTACTACGTCGTGTAGTATTCTGTATATCTTTAGTAATGAGATATTTGGTACCTTCTATAGTCATGTTATCCTGTTACTGTTCATTACTCTTCAAACATAGTTCACTTCTATCTAGGGGACAGGCTTATACCATAGTGATTATGATAACTTCATTTATGGTTTTGTGGACCCCTTACAATATATTATATTTTATAGATGTTGTTGGTAATTATTACTACGACGCTAATATTATAATAATGGATGCTATTCCTATATCTATTGCTTTGACATTTTTAAGTAGTTCAATTAATCCCATGATTTATATGCTGGTTGGTAGGTATGTATCTTTTGAAAACTATTCTATGTACGAATCACTTAAATTAATATTATCCGAAGAAGGAGAAAACCAAACAAATGATGAAAACGAGATTAAAATGGAAAATATTGATATTAATTAACAAAAACAATATATCTATAAATTTTCTAGTTCATCATTTGATAAAAAACAGCATATAATTGATCTTATTTCTAAAGGCAGCATATACAGATATGGTTCTGTAGTTATTATAGCTCTTTCTAGTAGAGTATATCTAAGTAGTGACATGCCTATATTTTTATCCGCTAGTTCTTTGTATACATTAGCTGTTTGTTTTAGTAACTTTAATTTTGGATGGTTTACAAATCTGGATATTACGTTATAATCTTTTTCTATTATAAAATCGAATAAACTATATTCTCTAACTAGTTTTTGGTTAATTAATTCGTTTAGTTCATTTTCACATCGTAACATTATATTTTTATAAGATTCTATTCCGTTAATAAAAGATAAGTTTCTTGCCACGAATGGATCTTTTACTAATTCTTTATTTTTTTTAATCATCATAACTAGGTGAGATATTAATACTCTTACAGTTTTTTTACATGGACATGATTCTTCTATAGGAGTTCTTCCATTTATATTAACGCTATTGATATCCGATCCTAAATTTAGCACGAGTTTTATTTTCTTAAATTTACAACACGCTGCCAAAGTATGCAATATGGTATTTCCGTCAGAGTTTTTAGCATTTACATCCGCTCCTTTTTGCAACAATAAAGTAAATACGTTACTAGTTTGATAAATGATAGACGTTTGTAACGGTATATTACCGTAAAAATCACGCTTGTTTATATTCGCTCCTAGATCGAGGATGAGCGATACAATTTCTGGATTGTCTGTTTTTATAGATTCATACAGTAACTCCGATAAGTAATCTTCTGATAATACAATATCTTTTATACCATGTATTAAATTTTTTAACTCGTCTATACTACAATAGTACATGGCCAAAGGTAATGTTCTTTTATCCATAGTAACCATAAACTCTACTGTATAAAATTTTATAAGTTCATCTACTATAGTTTTATTCTTTCTCTTAATAGCATAATACAAAGGAGATACACCATATTCATCTAATACTTTAGGATCGCATCCTATATCCAGTAAATATTTTACAGCTTCCAATCTTTCTGCTTCTACAGCATAGTGTACTGCGGTAGTTCCTCCGGTATCTAATATATCTCTATCTAACGATAATATCTTTAATACTTCTATGTTATAATGAGTTACTATACATCTACGTAATATTTTTATTTTTTCTATATTATTATTTGTACTTACTTTTTTTTCGACTAATAATTTTATTAATGGTAAGTTACCTCTTTTAACAGCGTAATATAAAGCGGTATGCCCGTAGCGATCCGGTATGTCTAATCTAATATTATTTTTTATTAATAGTGAACATGATTCTAATGTTAATTTGTTATATACCGTATAATGTCCTGGATACGGGCCGCTAGGTTCTAAAGACAGTAAGTAATCAATCATTTCGATATAACCCGTCTTTATAGCTGTTAATATGGGTGTTTCTCCTTTATAACAAACATCTACGCAAGCGCCGTGAGAAACTAGTGTTTTTGCCATTATAAGATCTTTATTTCTAACAGATACTATTAGAGGAGGTACTTTACAAGCGGACATTTTTGATCCGTTACTAAGAAGAAACTCTGCTACTTTATGGGATTTTATACTCACCGCTCTACATAATACAGTGCGATTTTTACTACTTAGTTTATTAACATCTATGTGTTTGTGAGAAAGTAATTTCCTAATTATATCAACATCATCATTATCTATAGCACGTTTGAACGCGCTCCTCCTTCTTCTATAGGCCATTATGTATGGTATAATTAGCCTATGCGCATAAATCTATGTTATATATTTTCAATGATTATTAAATATCTTATTTATTCAACTAATAGAACAAGATGTAGATCTCCATCCGTCTAAATCGTATTCTTCTTCTAACAATTCCGACGATATTCTATCAGGAACTATATCCTTACTCTTTTTATTCTTTATAAGTTTTTCACATCTTTTAGCCATGTTCATGAGATTTTCATGTGATTCTATACATTCAAGATTTTTCACGAGACCCGGTGGATAATACATCTTGTCGTTAAACACCTTTTTAATTAACATAATTTGTAATATTATTATTGAGTTTAGCTTTTCATCGTCGTATGACACTAGATTAGTGAAAGGTGTATTTCCATGGTTATCAATTATATTTATATCAGCACCGTACATAAAAAGTAATTTAACTCTACTGTAGTTATGCATCGCTTGGAATAGAGGAGTTGTTCCGTTAGAACATTTAATATTCGGATCTGCTCCATTATCCAATAATAGTTCTAATAGCGCGTAACTGTCTTTATCTATAGCCGCTACGTGCAACGGCGTAACACCCGCTTTATCACCTATATTAGGATCAGCTCCAGACTCTATTAGTTCTTTAACTATATTAAAGTTTCCGGAACCTACAGCCGTATGGAGTACTTTAGTACCTATAGAAGAAGACGATGAAGAATTTGGATTCGCACCGCTATCTAATAGTATACTCACTAATTCTATATTACAAGTATTAACAGCACACGCTAGAGGCGTAGTTCCATAATCGTTTTCTATATTTATATCAGCACCGTTTTTAATCAAATACCTTACCATATTTAATCCGTTCCTATAATCACAAGCGTAGTGTAAAGCCGTATTACCGAGATCGTCTTTGATATTAGGATCTATCCCTTTAGACAATAGTATATCCATAATCTGAATTTCCTCTATTTGTCTACTCGGATCCATGCGTGATATAGTTAAGCATTTACTAATGTCACTGTCCTTGCAATAATCCATTATCATTCTCATAAGTTCAACTCGTTGAAATGCGTAACTAGTTTTTGATTTATTCAATCTATTAATAACTTCTGGTAATTCTGTATATGTTTTTGAACACCAATTATCGGGTTCGATAAATGATGAATTAGGAGGCATAGTTAAAGTATGCAGTGAGGTAATACCGTGTGTATCTAGTGCTACAGGATCTACGTCGTTATTCAGTAATAGTTTTAGGGCTTCTATGTTTCTCAGTTCAACGGCCTTATGAAGAAGAATTTTAAGCCCATACGTTGTAGGTTTTAAATCTATACAGTTTTCTATTAGTTTATGCAGTATACAGTCTATTCCAATAGTATTTCTAGTTATTTCAATATAGTCCATTATATAGATGATTAATAATTTAAGTTTAATACCGTAATTGAATAAGATAAAAAAATTGGTTATATTTATTTATTAATTGAATCAATTATAGATTTTAAGTCTTCATTATCTAACATTTCCATTATCATGTATTTTACGTTAATAGGTACTGAATCTATCATGTTTATATTGTTACTGCATTCTACAGCATCGTGAATCAGTTTATATCGTATACTTGAAGATAATTTATTTTTTTGGATGTATTTCTTATATATACTAATACAAGAAGATAGTTTCTTGACTTTAGGATGGTTCAAGAATCTAATTAGAATGTTATTATTATCCGGGTGAAGGAATATCGATAACGAATATCTATGATTCAACTTTATGTTCCTTATACTGTTTAATTCATCTTCACAAGTTTGTCTAATAAATTTAAATCGATCATTTTTGTTTATACATTCTATATTTGCTTTGAACCCATCCAACAAAAATAGATTACTATCTTTTTCTAAATCTAATACTATCTTAGAAATTATGATTGTAGCTATCTTATCGGATATGTAATTAATGCAGGATAACGGTGTGTGACCTAATTTGTTAATAGAGTTTACATCGACGTTGTAAGACATAAGTAATTCTACACTATCTAATCTATTCGATAAGATGGCGCCATGGAGAGGTGTATTTTCATTGCTTTCATTTTTCATATTAGGGTCAGCTCCGTATCGTAATAGTAACTTAGCAAATTTTATTTTCATAAACATAACAGCTGTGTATAAAGGAGTGTAACCTTCTCTGTTATATATATTTACTTCCGCATCATGATTCAGAATTTCATAAAGTATATTTATATCTTTGGTTTCTAAAGCTTTATGTATCAAAGGATTCCTACAACTTTTTAGGCGAGTGTTTGCTCCGTGCTTTAGGAGTAAGTTTATTAAAACCTTGTTCCTGTTACCTACCGCTATATTAAGAACTGTATCTATAGTATCATTATGTATGTTTACGTTAGCACCTTTTTCTATAAGTAATGTAGTAGCTATTATATCATTCTTCGATACAGCATAATGTAAGGGAGTACCTAAATACGAATCTGTTATATTAGGATTTGTACCATAATCTAATAATAATTTAAGTATATCGTGTTTTCCAGAATTAACACAATAATGTAACGAAGTCCTTTCTAAATCATCTTGTTCGTTTACGGGTACACCATACTTTATTAATAAAAGTAAAATAGAAATATCACAGTTATGTTTTATAGCAGTAATTAAATAATGATTGTTGCATCCTTCCGGTGTTGTTAATGAAGCGTTATTTTCCAAAAGAAGCTTAATAAGTATATAATTTGTATATTTTATGGCATAATATATAGGAGTTTTAAAATGACTATTTTGGATATTTAGACTTACTTTATACCTTATCAGTATTTTAAAAATATCTATAGGTATTTTATGATATATAGAATCACAATAGTTTATGAATAAAGTATTAGGATCCGCGCCTTTTTCCAAAAGATATTTAATAATAGTTGTATTACGCTTACACAAAGCTAGGTATAATGGGCTATTACCTAAATATACTTGCTCTATATCGGCACCGTAGTCTATTAATGCTTTTACTATTTCTATATTACCTAAGTTAATAGCCTTATGAAGAGGTGGAGATTTACATTTATCTATATCCGCTCCATTATCTAGTAAAAATTTAACAATATCTATATCTGAATTACTTACAGCTAAATATAAGGGTGTTGATAATGCATTTTTATTAGAAAATGTATACTTCTTAAGGATAATATGTTTTACCGCATTCAAATCTCTAGTTCTAATAGTTCTATGTAAATCTTTTCTAAGTTTTTCATTACCCATGTTATATAATCATTATTTATCGACTATCTATCATAAACAGTATTTATTCTAACATAATATGTAACCGTATGAACATTAATAAATATAAGTTTTCTTCTTTTTTGTTATATTACCTATATTGATAAAAAAAATCATTCGCACCAACCAATTACCTTAATTTTTGAACCCCTGAATGCTTCTACCAATTCGATGAAACGGTTTTTGTTGTCTTCATCATCCGCTCTCACATAACCTATGGTAACATGAGGACACCATACCGGATCTGATAACACAGGACCGAAAATATCTCTGGGTGTCGGTACGACGTTAAAGAGCACATTCCTCAAGGCTTTCACATCGTCCGATGCTTCCAGCTTCATAACCACCGCTCTACCGTTTGCTCCCAATTCTTTAGACGCGCGACTCTGGGGAAAGCAGATCACTTCCTTGCACGTAAAGGAAAGTGATGTCAGATCTATATTTCTTGTTAATTCTTTAAACCTTTGGAAATTTGCTTCCTGATCCTTATTTGTTATTCCCAATGTTACGTGAGGAGGTATGTCACACCCCGTCATGTATTTGACTGCTATGCTTTCCATGTCTAATATTCCACTTTCTAATCTAACATCGTAGAATGAAATAGATGCCCAATCATAGTAATTCCAAGGAACTTCCACCTTTAAACCCATTAATATAGTATCCTTTTTGTTTTGCCTTTCTTTCACCACAATATTTTCCAACTCCTTCTGTATAGTAGTAGCCATTTTTGGTTAAGAGTGTCGATAGCGCTCCAATAATAAAAAGATTAAAATTTCACTTATTTTGAATACGCTTTTATAATAGTATTGATATCATTATTGTTAAGTAGTTTAAGTACGTATTTTATTAATTCTATAGGCATATACGAAAAGTACCCTTTATAACGTAATAATGATATAACTTTCCTCAGTTTTGTGTTTCTAATATAACACTTTGTTTTTATTTTACATATGATAGACTGATATATATTGAGCTTTTTTTCTATAGTTTTTACTTTGGGATTATATAAGAATCTAATTAGAAAATCAACGTTAGGATTTTTCATTAACAAAATATCTAATGACTGTGACTTAGATAATGGTATTCTTTTTAGAATGTTTATTTCTTTAATGCATCTATACATTATATTCGTTAAAAAACTATTCTGTTCTATAGTATCCATGTTAATTAAAAATCCTCTCGTATTAACACAAGAATCATTATATATTTTTGCTAATACTACCCTGGAGATGATAAGGGTAGCTACCTCTTTTGATGCATGTCTTATACAAAGGGGAGTTTTATCATAATGATCTATATTATTGATATCACTTCCGTTATCTAGTAATATCTTAACCATTCCAATTTTGTTCCATAAAGATGCAATATGTAGGGGAGTTCTTCCGTCGGAAGCAGATTGGTTTACATCCGCACCGTACCGTATTAACAAATTTACCATATTAATATTATAATAGTTTACGGCTATAATCAGAGGAGTAACTTCTAATCTTATTTCATTAACTCTAGCACCGTGATATAATAAACTATCTACTAACGATAAATTATTCGATGTTACTGCCATGTTCAGTAATGAACTACCTCTTTCATTTCCGCTGTTGGGATTAGCACCGTACTGTAATAATAATTTTGTTATAACGTCATTATGTTTAGATACTGCATAGTATATAGGTTCTTTGCCATAATTATCTTCTACATGTATGCAAGCTCCGTTACTGAGAAGTATATTAACCGCTTTGGTATTACATTCTATCACGAACAAGTGTAAAGGAGTTCTACCTATCCAGTTACAAGTGTTAATATCAATTCCGTTGTTAATCAGTAACTCTAATATAGATGTATCATCGCTATGTAGAGCCGCTACGTTAAGGTATGAATGGTATATATTATCTTTTAGAGTTAAATCTATTCCATATTCTACCAGTAGTTTTACTAGTTCGTAATTTGATTTTTTTATAGCATAAAATATAAGCGTACGTTGATAACTATCTTCAATATTAAAATCTGCTTTGAATTCTATTAAGAGTTTACATATTTCTACATCTACATAGTTAAATATATCTGTAGCAAAATTAGTTAGCAAGCTATTAGGATCTGCTTTTTTTTCTAATAAGTACCTGAGTATTTCATACCTCTTTTGTGTAACCGCTAGATATAAGGGTGTAATGTTTTTGTATAGTTCTTCTACGTCAGCACCATAATCTATTAACATCTTAGCTATCTGAATATCATTTTTAATTATCGCTGTATGTAAGAGAGGATATCTGAGTTTGTACATAATATTACTTATCGTATACAAACATTAAATATCATTTATCAAAATTATTCTTTTATATCACATAATTCTTTGTTAGTCATCTTTTCTACAATAATATATATAACTTCGTAAGGTAGGCTATTGATGTTATTCTTCAAGCTGTTAACAGCACGATCCAATTGTTCTTTTCTGTTTAAGCCAATCTTTATATATTGATCTATAATATTACCGTATATCTGAAATTCGTTTTTATTAACTCCTATAAGCAATAGTTCTATACATCTTGCTAGCGTATTATGATCATCTCGTTTTCCAGCTTTTATAAAATCAAATACTGTCATTTTATACCCGGCTCTACGAATTTTCATATTTCTAATTTCTTCTTCGCATAAATTTTTATAATCGTTAAACTGATAGATACTATTAGTAAAGTCTTCATTTATTTTAAATCCTGGTGATAGTTTAATGTTATTACGAATATGTGATATCATAACAGCCGATGATATAAGATCCTTGGCAGTTATGGATAGAGAATTTCCATGGCAGTAACAATACCACGTTAATGGTATGTGATTGAGTTTTGTATTCAAGAATACAGGATTAGCTCCTCTATAGAGTAACATTTTTATTATAATAGGGTCCGTTCTATTGACGCTAGATAGAAGAATCGTATATCCTTCTCTACATTTTGAATCTACTAGAGCTCCACTCTCTATCAATAATGACACGATATTTGCATTCTTGTCTAAAACAGCATTATGTAATACCGTACGTCCGTAATAATCACCTATCTCGAGATTTGGAGAATATTGTAGTAAAATGTTTATCATCTTATGGTCATCGCATGTTACAGCTATGTGAATCGGAGTATTATAGTTTTCGTTAATAATGTTTTGATCAGCTCCATAATCCAGTAACATTTTTGCTATATCAGTATTTTTTTGTTGAATCGCTAAATGTAGAGGAGTATTACGTAAATAACATCTAGTATTGTTAACATCGGCTCCCGCGTACAATAGTATACTTACGATTTCTTTATTACCGGTATCTACAGCAAAGTGCAATACAGAATAACCTGTTAAATCTTCTTCGTAGTAGTCCTTTTCGTTAATGTCTATTCCATATTCCAATAATATCTTTATGATATCTATTCGTTCAAACTTTATAGCCATTCTTAGTACATGCATTCCTTCATCTTTTGTATTATCTTCCATCAATCTTCTTACTAAGTTTGTACTATAAGGCTGTAATGCTGATTCTTCATGTCGTGTATTATCTAAAAACATAGTTGTAATATTCAAATAACATTCGATATAAAACGTGTTAATAAGTTTTCATTTTTCGATATGTAATATTGTTGTTTTGAAAACAGATACATAACTGAAAATAAAATATATAAGTATATATTATTAGAGTAATAATGTCTATGACTAATATTACGAATAAAATGAATCAAGGCCGTTATGGTTCTTTTCATATAAGCGATTTTACACGTCTATCATTATCGGTTATATTTACACTAGTATTTTTGGTGGGTATAATAGGTAATGCTATTATTATTTGGTTTATAGGATTCAAATGGACAAAAACTATTTCTACATTATTGTTTCTCAACCTAGCTTTAGCAGACTTGTTATTTTTAATATTCATTCCAGTACACGTAGTTTATGTATTATCTAACTTTCATTGGTATCTTGGAGAATGCTTTTGTAGAGTTAGTTCTTTCTTCTTTACTACTAATATGTATGCCAGTATGTTTTTACTTACTTTTATATCTATAGATAAATACTTAACTTTAACTAGTCCCAGTTTAGTGTATAAATACCGAAAATATAGAAACTACTGTGTGTTCATAGGAGCTATTTGGTGTATTTCTATAGCTTTAGGTATTCCGACATTATACTATAAAAGGGTTATATTATCATCTAGAAACGAAACACAGTGTATTAGTTATTACAGCGATGATAAACGTACCGCTCTTACTATCTATAGAACCATGGTATATGTTAGATTTATTATAGGATACATGTTTCCAATGGCCGTAATCTTACTATCTTATGCCTTAATAGTATATAAGATAAAACTCATAAATAAAACATCGAATAGAAGTTTCATCATAACAACGGCATCTATATTTGTATTTCTTGTTTGTTGGACCCCTCATCATTTATTGAACATTATATCTCTATATGGATTAAAATCTAGATCTATGTATAATTATATAAAAGAATCTATTCCTTTCGTAACCGCTATCGCGTTTGTTTATAGCGCTGTAAATCCTATTATCTATATATTTGTTATTAAGTTAACGAGTACTTATGATTCCGATACTATAGATGAACTAAGAATTGCATTATTAGATGAAGATACTACTTCTACAGAAGATTGTAGCGATATAGAAATTAGTGATATATCTAGGTAGATTTAATTTTGTAAACATAAAAAAAAAGTATATACTTTTTAAAAACTACTATGGAAGAAAATATTATAGTAAAAACTTTTGACGAATTATACAAAAATAGATTCGTGGATGAGATCTATCATAATGATAAACTCATTGCATTTCATAAAAATAAGGTTAAAGGAAGCAACTTGTGTTATTCTATAATAGAATACATTAATCCTATTTACGATTCTTGTTATTCCATAGCTAAAGTTGTATATATAACTAACGGAGTTATGTACGTTACTTTAAACTATATGGGAAAACCTGTAGAAAATCGTGAACTCGTTTCGCTTGATAAATTGTTATCAGATTTAGAAATCTCATCTATGGGAGTAAACGCTAAAGATCTATCTGCTAAACATTACGAAGACAAATATAAGGTGTCTACTAACCACGATAAAAAAAGAGATGCTTCATTAATTAATATAATTAAAGATGATAGTTTGTTAGAAAAATTGGACTATTTTCTTGAAAGTTATGGTGATTGGAAGCTTACTACTATAGGACCTAGACAGTTTCCTAATAAGTTTTGTAAGTACAGGATATCTAAATATTATTTTTCATTATAAAGTTTATTGTATTTTTCTAATAGATCTCGCATAGAGTCATTATCTAAGTTAGACAATATCATATACTTAGTTTCAATTGGCAAACTATACCAAGATACAAACAATTGATTAGGTTGTATCAAAGAATCAATGCACGTACATATACTACAAACTAAAAAGTTTCTTTCTATAGCTTCTTTAATATCTTTTTTGATGAAAGGATAATAACTTGGAAAATGTTTCTTGAAATTTAATATAGCATCACGATTATAAAATTTATATATTAACTTACGATTAGTACTAGCGGTATTGTAGTTTAGTAAATCTAATAGATTATATTTTTCTGATAATTTAACTTTATGCATATAATGAATATCTATTTCTGCCATAAGTCTATAGCTGTTAAGGATAGTTATTCTATGAATAGTACCTATATTAATTTCAAATCCTGTGGATGTTTTTATTTTAGGATTTTTATAAGCAGTTAGTACGATATGGGAAACCAGTAATCTAGCTATTTTAGAGATATACCCTCTTCTGTGTATTAAAACCGTAAATGGAGTTTCACCGAATGAATCTATAACGTTAAGATCTCCTCCGAGCTTCAGTAATTCTACTACATAGTATTTATCTACAACTAATAGTGCTTTATGTAGTATAGTTCTATTAAAATCATCTGTAATATTGATATCACCACCATTAAGTAATAGTAATTTTATAATAGCTTTGCTTTTATTAAAAATAGCATAGTGTAATGCTGTTTTTCCGTGATTATTAATAGCGTTTACATCAGAATGGTATAATATAAGGTAATTAATTATACTCATAACAGATTCATTGTTACTTCTTACAGCAAGGTGTAAAGCTGTATGACCGTATATAGAAGTTCTTATATCTATGTCAGCGTTATACTCCAGAAGTAGTTTTAAAATCTCTAATTTTCCATATTTTGCAGCTAGATGTATGGGTGTATATCCCGTTAGCTTTGCTTTTATATTAACATTTGCTCCTCTAGATAATAGTAATTTTGTTACGTCATAATATCCGTTTTTCACAGCTATGTGTAATGCATTCATTCCATTTTTAATATCTATGGTATTAGGGTTACTACCATAATCCAATAATAATTTCGTTATACCAATATCGTCTATACTTTGATGGAGAACTACATATTCACCAGGTAGGTAACTAAACTCGTTAATATCAGCTCCGTATTCTAATAAAACTTTTATTAATTTTTTATTCTTGGCTTTTACAGCATAGTATAAAGGTCTTAATTTAAATCTCGAAGGTATATTGTTGGGATTTTCACCTTGTTTCAGTAACCATCTAGTGTATATTACATCTTGTGATATAATAGAAAAGTATAAAGGATATTTTCTAGTAATACAGTAGTTCATAATTCTATGAAGTATCAAGGTTATTTTTGTATAAGCATATATAATCAATTATTTTTATAAAAATTACAGTGGTTTTAAAGATCTTGTTAAAGATTCAAACATATAATTAGGGGCTGGTCCTATAACTAAAACAGTATTACATTTTTGTCTTTTATCATTTTGTACAATATAATAATTAACGCCTATAGCTGTAGCATTTTCTCTTATATCCATCATTTTATTTTCGTTCTCTACTTTTACAGCTTCTTTAACCTGTCCGTTTTTTAACCATCTTTTAAGATAATCGGGAGAATATTTTTTAGATCTTTCATAAGCACTTATAGCTCCATGACCGCATTGAGAAACTATTTCACCTTTAGTCATTTTTAGATCCTCTCTAATAACAAATACCATTTTTAACATATCTGTATAAGAAGAATTTTCAAAAACATTAGTATTAGTCATTGTTAGTACAATATACAATCTGTATTATTTATTCATATTTTTAGTATTTACTTAATCCAAGTTACATAAAAAATATCCTTCATTGACCGGAACAATAATATACTTATTATATATAAGTTTTTAGATAAGCTATATTAGAAGACGTTTTATAAACATTGCGATAGAAACTCATACCTGTTAGTGTTTCTATGTCTTTTACTCTTACTCTATGTAAGTTAAGTATTTTACTTACATAACTTACAGAAGTTATATTCTCTCTAGAACACCATTCATTATAGTAACTATCGCTATTAGGTACTACAAATGCCTCTGCTTTAAGATTAGTAGAACAATCATTTAAGGAAGAATATTTATCATTACAATATGTTAGTATAACGAAATAATCTGTAGGTACATAAACTTTGTTATAACCGCTTAACATAGATATTAACCTATCACGATCTCTTATACCGTTGCTGTCGTTATCGAACACAGGACCGGTTATAACATTAACAATACCATATTTTTGTACGTATCTGCTAAGGATAGATGATATAAATACTTCCCATATCTTTTTGAAATTAGGATACATAGGTACGATATTTGTCTCTAATAGACTTTGAAAGTCAAGATCATTTGCCGGATAAAGATATCCATAAGTCACAACCTTTTGAGTACTATAGTATCTACACGCTTCTTTAGAATACATGATTCTCATATCTTGAAGATAGCAAGTTTCGTTATAGATATTTGTACTATTATAGCTACTATCTAGACTAAAAGATGTCCAAAGAGGAAGTATATGTATCTTGCTGTAGGCGGTAACGTAGTGATCGTTTTTAATGACACAATGATGATGATTATTGAGTAGAATAGCGGGCTTACCGAAAGGCAGATTATATATATAAGATGATGAACGTGTTCTAGAACGATCTTCTTTATTTCCTTTAGACGAGAATCTGTCTACGTTATTACAAGTACATCCTTTAAGATGATCTCCGACATACGCGTGCCTATCGCATGTAGATTCTTTTGTTATATCCAGAGAAGAACTATGAGTATATCTGCTATTCCTAAGAATATTATTCAAAGATCCTACAGTACCGTTGTTGTTAGCGGGCTTTATACCTAGTATTTCACACATTACATTATACAGTTCGATGTTATCGAAGATCGGTACTCGCACGTCATCGAGAAAAGCTGGTCCGTAACCTACAAATACCGCTGTCATATCTTGGAAATTATTATCAGATCCATGGAATCCCCCTGATCGATGTTCTAGGTTACCGTTTTCATCTGTTAATTGCCATCCTTCTTCTAAGTATACTCCCAATATCTCCGTTCTGAATCCGCTTCCATAATGCAATCTTTTAGGTAGCTTACTTCTATAACTTACGATGAAAGGTTGATCATCCATTACACAGCTAGTAGAAGATATAATGCCGCTGTAATCGAATACTCCCGTTTGTGCTATATCTTTGGGTCTTATTACTGGAGCGGCTCCTGGTTTTATAACTACGTCGTGGGTTTTTATGTAATCTTTTAGATTTACTATCTTTTTGGGATCTACATTAGACATACCGTGATCCGATACCAGTATTACGTTAGCGCATCCTATTAATTTCATTTCTTCTAAACCTTTCATCAGTAAAGCAATCGCCTTATCAACTTTTTCTAAAGCTTCACCTACTCGTTCATCATCTGGACCGTATTCGTAACCAGAAGATCCGGGTTCTTCAAAGTACAGCGCGTAGAAGTAGGGTCTATACCCAGTATCCATTTTTAACCACTTCAGTATGGTATTTACTCTTTCTTCGTAAGGTACTGATTTATTATAGTTTCTATACATGGTAGGACGTTTTCTAGGAATAACTTTGTCAGATCCTGGCCAAAAGAAAGTTGCTGATTTCAACCCGTTCTTCATGATAGTGGTCCATATGGGCTCTCCTTTAAACCATTGTACTTCTTCCGTTTCTTCTGATCCTATAGTAAACTCGATATCAGTTTCCCTATCTATGAATTCATTATCTATTATACCGTGAGATACTGGATATAATCCGGTAACTATGCTGTACAAGTTGGGGAATGTATTAGTAGGATATACCGGTCTCATAGGTGCCCTAACTCCGTGATCCGTTAAATCTTTGATTGTAGGAATATACTTTTCCCATTTATCAAGATAGTCATATCTAAATCCATTCATCGCTATCAGAATAAGTGGAGGTCTTTCAAATTCAGGAGGACAAGTTACAGAAAACGATATACAACCTCCGAATCGCGAATCTCTAGATCCGAATAGCAAACACAAAGGTATCATTATTACGGATATTGCAGCAATGATAGATAATGAATACAATAAGATATCTCTAGTTTCACACTTACGCTTTTTGATTGGAACATTGTAAAATATATCTACCTTTTTATTTTTATCTATAATAGAACTATTATCAGCATCGCTTATGCATTCTTTAGATTCTTCTTTTATAGTATACAATGTATAATCCTCGCTGTATATAGATCTTTCTTCATCGGACTGATATCCATGATCCATAGCGGTGCTATTTCTCAGAGACATTTCGTATAAAATAATTACTTAATTCATCACTTTTTTTATTATATATTTTATTGTTTGAAAGAAAAAAATACGTGCTAAAATAACAATTATTATACTTATATACGAATTTGAATTCTTATTTTTCAACAATATTACGTTTTACTTCCTGTCATGATCTTTAATTCATCATTATTTATATAAGTAAAGATATGATCCTTAATTTCGTTGGGTAAATTATTCCAAGAGGGTGTATTACTTTCATTATCTAGAAATAAATCTTCTAATATTTTACTTGCTTTATTAAGAAGTACATGTCTTGATATAAAAGTATCTATAAAATCTTTATATAAAATATTGAATACAGTAAGTTTCTTATCAAAATTTACTATAAATCTATCATCCTTATTTATGCATCTTAGTAATAAATCAACATTATTATTAACGAATAACTCAAAAAGTGTAAATCTTGAGTTTATACGTACCTGTTTCATTTTCTCAATATCTTTTAAACAATGTATCGCTATACGCTGTAATCTTTTATTATCTTTAACTAGTTTCTTATTATGTTCGAACCCTTTAGTTTTATTACTTATACAGGTCGAATAATCTAATCTAATAACGTGTGACACTAACAATGATATTATTTCGTAGTTATTACAACTTATAGCAATATCTAAAGGAGTTAACCCTGTATTTTCTGCTTCATTATCTCTTATATTAACATCCGCTTTATAACGTAATAGTTTTTTTATGATATATGTACTAGCGTTATAGATTACTGCTTTATGTAATGGTGTAAATCCGTCATTATTAGTAATATTAGTATTAGCACCGCGAAATAGTAATATATCAACTGTTATACGGTTATCGTTTTTTACAGCTAAATGAAGAGCTGTATTTCCACATGTAAGGGTACGTTGATTTATGATCGCTCCGTTATTCAATAGTAATTCTACTAGTTGGTGACTATTAAATCTAGAAGCTATCATTAAAGGTGTGAGATTATCTCTTATAGTTTCTTGAAAGTTAATATCAACACCTTTTTTAACAAGATATCTTACAACCTCTATATAATTACGTTTAGTAGCTACTAATAGTAAACTGTTTCTATCAAGTTTGTATTTTGGACATAAAGTTACTATTCCAGTAATACGTAATAACTCTATTAGAAACGGCATAGTGTTAGTTATATAATCAAAATTATAAAACTTTAAAATCAATTTAGATTTTTATTATATTACATGTTTATAATACAACCTTCGTACTCCATGATTGTTTCTTTTAGTAATTTAAAAAGATATTCATTCTTAGTACATGCGTATCCACCTCCTCTATGACGTTGAGTAGGACTCCTATTAATATCACCTATACATACCCATCCGTTTTTATTGTAAAGTGAAACAATCCATTTAGAATGATCATAATAATTAATAAATGGTGTTCCATTTACGTTTACCGATTTTATGTTATGTACGTGGTATTTTGACGAACAATTGGTTCTCATACTTTCTCCTCTACGTTGCCATGTTTCTGATAGTAGGTCAGATTCCAACGTTGGACCTATCCATCCACTCATTATATCAGGGTGGAAATATTTTGATTTAGCAAATGTTAAAAACTTTTCTCCTTTTCTAGATGATATCCACTGAAAAACATTTTTATATGCGGTTGTATAGTTTTTATCGTTACATAGATGGTATAGATTATTCAGATTCTTATTTGTTACCGAACAGCCATACACGTTTGGATTATTAACCGGTAGTGTATTATCTAAGGCTTCAAGACTTCCTTCGTAATCCAAGTTAATACATAACATAGATTGTCCGTATACATAACCAGAGTAAGGATATTCGTATCCGAATACAGGAGAAGGCGGAAATCTAGGTACAGAATGTATCAACCAAAATCCTCTTACACTATCACTTTCCCATGCTACAACACCTTTAGTATGACCGACCTTCGATGAATAATTTTTGGTTCCTGGGATAGCATCATTATAAAAAATGTATTCTATAGATTTACTATCGTACAGTTCATAAATCGGATCTAGTGTTTTTCCTATTATACTGTATCTAGAGTTTATAGGTACTTTACCTCTTTTCCATGTAGGATTATTACTATCTATGTATAAATATTCATTACCTTTAGTGCCTAATTTTTGGAGCTTAGGGAGCTTGTATACGAAATACCAGTCTACTACTTCACCTTCATCATTTACACAATTTATTTTACTTTTATCATAGTCATTAGATTTTGAACCAATGGAATTCAGTATCTTAGAGAGATTTGAGAGATCTATATTATTACCAATATAATATGTAATACCTAAGCATACGGACAGTGTTATTGCCGTAGGTGATACCATTTTATTGTATTTATTATACATATCTATATTTCATTAATACATAACTTGTATTTATAGTATTATATAGCGATATCTTTATACTAATAATACGAGCGGTAGTAGTCTTAGTTACGTACCTATAAAAAATATATCATGTGGGCTTTATTCCCTACAACAAGTTATGATAATTGACAGCTAGAATTAGTTTTAATATTATTGTATTTCGGAACTAACAAGATAACAGGAATAGTTACTACCATAGCCATAAATATTACAACCACTATTAAAATATATGGATCCATAAATTTAGTAATTTCTTTTTTTATAATATTTTTATAATTTCTAAAATTAGCAAACATTTTAAACTTAATTTATTATATTACCATATGGTAATATTGTATTATTTTTATGTTATTTATTATACCATCGTGTTTGTATATTCTTCTTAATTTCGAATAACATGATCGTTAAGCTAGAATCCAATCTAGTAACTGAATCGTATTCTTTTAACGCATCTACTAATATATCTAAATTGTATTTATCATGAGATTCTATGACTTTCATTATTAACTTGTACTCTCTATAATTAATGAATTGAGCATAAAGTTCTGTATAGTATCTCACTATCAATCTCATATCTTTATCTCCTATACAGAAATGGCAAAGTATAGCTTTGAGAAATTGGTCTTTAATACGATGTTTAAGAATAGGTAGTCCCATGCATATGATACCTATTTGTTCGTATACAGATGCAGCTTTATCGAATTGTTTCATTCGTATAAAACAATCAGCTACTTTTATCATACAATCGTTAGCTGATTTTATAGATCCTTCTTCTCTATAGTATTCAGTAGCATGTTCGTAATGAATACATGCTTTTTCTAAATCCATAATACGCGATTCGTATATTTCAGCTACTGTCATTTGGTGTTTTGCCGCAGTAATAAAATTATTTATCGATTTATATACTTCTATCGCTTGTAACAGGCATTGTATAGCCTTTTTAGGATCTATTTTCCTGTACATATTACTCGCGTTTACAAAATTCATAGCCGTATCTAATACGAAATCAGATTCTTGAGATTGTAATACAGCAGCTTTAAGAAATGAATATCCAGCTAATTCCCAGTTCTTAATTGCTTTAAAAAGTATAGCTGAACGAATCAATAAATTCCCAACTTCTTTAATGTTATTTATGTTTCTCAAGAACTTCCAAGAAAATAAAAATCCTATATCTTTTAGTTTACGATCGGCTTCTGATAGCAGTTTATAAGCTTCTTTTTCCATGTTAAAATTAATACCGTATATTTATTGAATTGATGTATTATTGTACCGTTTCTTATACGGAAGAAACTTAGACTCGTTACGAAATATCGTCGATTGTAATTTGCTATAATTTATAGGTTTATCATCATTTAAAACGGAGTATGGTAGATGATATTCATATCCTATGTATTCCGTATAGAATCTCGGCAGTCCATAATTTATCCTATGTATTAGATTCATATTTTGTTTATACACACAAAAGTCATTTAGTGGTATATTATCAACATTTAACGAAATTAGATAGGATACAGTATATTGTATAACTTCTTTAGAGCCGCTGGCTATAACTATATTGACAGGTGTTTCACCAAATACATTTCTGATATTTATATCCGCTCCATTATCTAACAATAATTTCATAAATCTTATATCTTGTAAACTCGCTGCATTAAAGATAGGAGTATTACCTACATTGTCTAAGCTATTAACATTCGCTCTATTATTAATTAATACAAAAGCTGCTTCATAATTACTTTCTTTTACTGCTAAATGTAATGATGTTCTACCTCCGTATAGTTCTTTAATGTTTACGTCAGCATTTCTGTTTATAAGTAAGACAGATCCATAAATATTATTATGTTCGACAGCTATATGAATGGGTGCTTTTACATGATTTATTATATTCACGTCTACTCCTTTATCTAATATAACTGACATAACTTTATGGTACTTATTAGAAGTAGCTAGAAAATGTAACATACTATATTTGTTTATTATAGATATATCAGCGTTTTTTTCTAAGAGAAAACATACCATATCATAATTATTGTTACATATGGTATAATATAATATTGTATGTCCTCTATCATCTTCTACATTTATGTTAAACCCGTGTAAGCATAGTAATTCTACCATTTTTTTATTTTCGTGTATTATAGCACTATGTAATAATCTATAATCGTTTTCATCTATTATTGATCCAGCATCTAATAATATCTTAGCTATATTAATGTCATCTATTTCTACAGCATATCTTAATAAAGTATATCCTACATAATCAACTATGTTTATGTTAAATCTTTTATCTATAAAGATGTTTACTAAATTGTGATCATGATTTAAAACAGCATTTCTTAAAATGTTAAAATGTTTATAAGTATTAATATTTCCTTGTTGATTTAGAATCATACGTACTATAACATAATCTTTAAATTCTATAGCTTGTTCTAACAGCTTTATACAGATAGGTTCGTGTAAGTCAACAATTGTAGTCTTCATGTTTGTATGATAAATATATCTATGTAGTAAAAATAGTCCATTAAATTTCTATTTTTGATTAATATTTCTACTCACAGTCACATTAATAGCTTATCAGACAAAAAGTATGTAGCCCAACACCAATCTAACAAATTAAATAGCACCACTCACATTGCTGTGTTAATAATATCCTTCATATAATCTTACGTATTCCGAATATAACTACTTCAAAATCATTGTTAGTTATACATTCTATAAGGTAGTCTGTATTGCACTTTATAGCTATAATAGAAAGCATGTCAATGTACGTAAATCTAGTATTCGTAGATGTAGATACTCTTATAGTAAGTCCACTGGAATCTATATAAGATCCATAAATTATTATCTCATCTCCAGATTTGATATGATGAATACAATTATTTTTTTTATTTAGTTTAAACATTCCTATAATGTTACTAGTATCTCTTAAGTTTAATAGTTTTCTCATTATAAAATTAATGGAATTTGGGAACATAGTATGACAAGAACATAAATCTTTTATCTCATTTATATAGTTAATCACATCCTTATCATGTTCTAATTCTTTTATGTTTATATCCATTGTGCTTTATATAAGATTTTAAATTGTATTTTCATTAATTACACGCGAAAAATAAAAAACACAAAAATACTATTTTTTATATCTATGCTGCTATACGGATACGATACAAATCTTACCATGTGCTTTGGATATAATACTATACATTTTCCATCGTTATGTAATAATAGTCCATAGTCTTCAGAATCTATACATAATATTATAAAATGTGAATTGTTACATACTTCAAAAGTATATTCATCCATGTCCATTACGAGCATGACATGAGTTAAATATTCATTTTCAAGAAGATACTTAGATACACTATTAGTCAATGTTTCTGATACAAATATGTTAGCAACTTTAGTATTTTTTATTAATCTGTAAAAATCGGTTATTTGTGAACACTCTGTATATAGATCTATATCATCAATAAAGGATATCATATGATAATTCATATTGTTAATATGTATATATGACTACATATATATTTATTATATTTCATTTTCATATCATTATTGTTGTGATTTTTCAGATTTACACGCACAGGTAGCGTTTATTACGTTATAGTTAAACAATAAGTTTAGAAACGAAATAATTATATAAGGTAATATACAAGTACCTATTACAGCACCCATACTATACCAAGTTAGAAAATTGTATATTGATAACAAAATATTAAACACGGAAATGATAGCACTTGTCCTTAACATATTCATGGTGTAAAGTACTATAAACCATGACATTTCTAAAAATAATTGCAAGAAATAAGCAATAATGATATGTTGACTGTCTTTTCCTTCAACGGCTATCAAATACATCCCATGTCCCATATAGGCATAACTCATAGCTGATAGTACACAAAAGATGTGTTCTTGTATTAGATGGTACCGATTATATCCTATGTAAGTATAAAAACTATATTTTTCTATTATCTTCATAACTATTAACCATGATGCCATGGATATTAAAGAATAAGAATGATCGCATATATACTCGAATACCGTCATTTTAACCCTGTAGATCCAAATCCCGAATTACCTCTATCTGTTATATTAATTTCTTCCAAAGAAGGTACTTCTCTTATTTTTGGATATGCTATTTTTTCGAATATAATTTGAGCTATTCTATCACCCTTGGATACATTAAATGGTGTAGAACCGAAATTGAATAATAGAACACCTACGTTACCTCTATAGTCTGAGTCAATTACACCAGCACCTACGTCTATAAAATAATTATAAGCAAGCCCTGATCTAGGAGCTATTCTACCGTAGTATCCATTAGGTATTTTTATAATTATATCTGTTTTTATCAATTCCTTATCCATAGGTTCTATTACATAATCATACGCGCTATATAAGTCATAACCAGCCGAATAACGAGTCTGTTTATAGGGTAACTTAGCCCTTTCAGAAATTTTAAATACTGTTACTTCTTCCATTTACAACAATAACTTATACTTTCAATTTCGTAATAAAGTATAAAAGGTTTATTAGATATAAAAAGAGCATATTTTAAAAACTGCTAGTGAAGCAATAACTAACGAAGCTGTAAAAACACAATATGTAGCTGTATTAAAGATGTACGTATAGTTTTTATATATATGAATGCCATTCCAATAATCTTGTTTTATAAACCAAGATCTATATCTAGATAGTATAGCGTCAGTTATAGTTTCTGATATTAGTTCATCGTAGTACGACGATGACGTGTCTTGTTTAACTTTTTTAGAATAATATGCGCAAAAGGCAATAATAGTTATTATTCTACCCCAATTAATTTTATCTTCTATTGCTTGAGTTATTATAGCATTAAAATCTATATTCTTAGAAATAAATTTATCAAATTCATTGTAATTATTTTTTATTACCATTTCACAAGCTGCCTTAAGAATATCATAGGATACGGAATCTATTACAAAATCTTTTCTTGATTTATCTGTGCTATATTCTATAATATAGTTCTGTATCATATTCAGAGCGATATAATAAGTTTCATCTTTCATAGTACTACTAGCCATTATGTATTATTATAATTGATGCTATATCTTATTATATAGTTATAGCTTCAATTTTTTAGAACGAATCTCTAAGTACTCCAAAGTATGTACAATTTCCGGTTATTCTGCATTGTAATATGAAAATAAATGGTTTTCCAACTACAGTTTCACTACATGAAGAACTGTTTATTTTTGTATATTCGTTATTAGTAAATTCAATTTCTGTATCTGTATTTAAGCTAATAGATTCAGCTTTAATTTCCATGATAGATGATTGTACTATTCTTTCAACAAATAAAGTAGTTTCTGGAAATACATTTGAAAACTTAGTTTCCATAAGATTTAGACCTAATGATTTAAGCAATTCTACCATATCATAAGATGATGACATCTTTATTGTAGGAATTTTAAACCTATGTTGAGCTTTTTTCATTTTACTATTATCTATCCAATCTAACAAGTTATCTACGTTAATGCTATTTTCCAATAAATCGAATATCTCTTCTTTATCTTCATTAGGTGATATCGTAGTGAGGATATATCTATTACTAGCTAATGAAGTTCTTACGACGCTACATCCTAAATTGTCTAATCTTCTTAACATGTGGAGACGTCTCTTTGCATCAACGAGAATAGAAACAATTTCTACTGAATTATGACGTTTCCTTATTTGTTCTTCTGTAGGTGCAGTAAAAGGTCTATTCCATAAAGCTTCGAAGTCTAACACGTTCTTGAATTTAATACTATATCCATCTGTTTCATCTACAGTACATGTTTTATAACAATTGTAAAGTACATTTTTGGTACGCTGGTTGATACAGATATTCTTTAATCCTAATTTACCGAAATAATCTATATCAGAGCTATTCATACTATCATTTATTTTTTTTATATATAGATCTATATTTTGACATTCTATGTTTAGTATATCATATATCTTATCAGCTGTTGAGTGATCCGTTAATTTACCCAACGCGCATAAAGAAGAAACTATACTACAGGGCGCTATTATTATATTTTCAGTACCTGCAGATTTTATATACTTGTATATCTTGATAGCTATATCTAACTGTATTTTTATAATATCCATACTGATAATAATTTGTATTAATAGATATTATTTCAGTTTATATATGTATAATCATCTATATATAAGATACAATGCCATTTTTATGGTTTTTCATCGTTTTCTTCATCCAAAGATTCATATTCTTTAATATCACCCGATTTAAAAAGTTTATATAGTACGGTCAAAGGCATAAGAGATATAAATATTACTAGTAGTACTAAAATATAAAGTATTATATAACCTATCGTAAACTTCCAAGTATACTCTTTTTCTATTAAACACACTACCACACTAGCAGTATACACCTTCTTTATACCGTATCTTATATCGTAGTATTCTGACTTTGAGTATATAACTTTTTTATGTTGTTTATTAGTAGGTTTATTACATACCATGACTTTAAGTACGTTACCGATATTGTTATGGGTAGTAACATTATTTACAGAGTGTTCGCAGTTACTTAGATAAGGTAATTTTTCTTTCTGTTTATTTAGATCACATACATAGCAGTTGTAATTATCGGTATCCAGTAATTTATTAGATACATCTCCTCCTAGTTTAACCACTTTCCATACTTTTTTACCGGGTATTATATGTCTAGATGTACTTCCATATTTCCATGTATACTCACCTATGTTAGTTATCCTACCAAAACGACATACAGTATTCAGAGGAATAGGTTTAGCATCTACATAGTACAATATATAGAATATAACTGTAATAATTAGTGTACGCATGATTATTACTGTTAATTGACTACGTATAATGTTCTACCGTATTATGAAATTATTTTTCTATTTATTAATGCGTGTATAAAAAGGTATCACTCTTCAGGAGGAGACATAGAAGCTTTGTATAACCGCTTAATATCATCTAGATTATTAGCAGTTTCATACGTTTTGTCTTCTCTCATCCTAACACATCTAGGGAATCTTATAGATATATTAGAAGCTGTGTGAGTGGGAGATCTGGTAAATTCAGATCCAATTATTTCCCATACAGGTGATAATGAAATATCTGAAATTATTACATCAGGATAGTGTATTTTATTAATAGATAACCAATCAGGAATTGCATTTCTATCGAAAGGAATTACAGAAAGATTATCGTTAATTTCCTGAAGCTCTATATCGGTGTGTCCACCAGAACACTTTGTAACCGTGCACCATTTTTTAGATTTTGTATCGTAGCATCCCATAAGAAAACTGGATAGAATACCAGATTTATTACCTTTTCCGTAATAAGCACCCAGAACTACTAGATCAGCTTTATCTGCCATACTACAACCATCTAAGTAATCTTTTTTTATTTTCAACCATCTACGCATACCAGGTTCGTATACACCTTTTGCATCTTTGAGTACAAACCCTTCTATATTTTTACTTAATACTATGTGTAATAGTTTAGATAGCTCTTCATCGTTCTTAATATTTTTTACTTCTGAAAGTAAAATTCTATTAGGTATTTCCTTTATATTAACATGAATAATATTGCGTCTTTCAATAAATGGTTTATCTATAAGTACCGTATCGTTAAGATATAAACAGTCGAATATGAAGATGCATACACAAGCATTATCGTACATATTTTTCTTGTTAATACCTAGAGTACCAAATGGTAAAAGTTGATTAGTTTTTGTATCTATCAATATAATTTCACCATCTAGAATCATGTTCTTAGCTGAAGGAAATGCCTTATCAAGTAATTCTTCAAAATCAGCAACTTTATGAGGTGTAATAGGTTTAAGGCTTCTGCTAAAATATTTAAATTGTTTATTATGTTTATGTATTTGTATTCTTTCTCCATCGTACTTAAAATCTGCAATTATCCCATTAGGACATTTTTTTACCGCTTCTGAAAATGTTTTACACGCAGATGCTAACATCGGCTGTAAAGGTACCATCAATTCTATTATTGGTTTAATATTATCTTCTAAAGATCTTTTTACTACTTGTTCTAAATTGTTGCATAATTTGAATATTTCATAAGCATCTTTATGGAGTCCGGATAACACATGTTTTGGACCAACATTCATTCTCAAATCATGTTTTATTAATCTTATAATATGGCGAAGATCATTAGGTGTACATCTAGGTATTATTTTTTTTATTTCTTTGATCTGGTCACTTTCTTTAGTTACTGTGGATAGTCTTGTTAGAAAACAATCAACTTCGTGCAACATTAATGTACTTTCTGTAGCATAATCTACAGCAGATTTACTTTTTTTAAGAAATGATCCTATCACGTAAGCTACATCTCCTATATTAACTACATGATTATACATTTCATCAGCATCATGGCAAAATATTTTACTGAATAACTTTACTAACTGTTTGTCGTTTATATTGTAAACTAGTTTACCTGTTCCCGGTAGTAATAACTTTATAATAATATATACATCAGAATAATCACGCCCGCAATGTATAAATTCAGATATAAGTTTTGTTTTCGTTATATAACTTGGTTCTATAGATACAGATATACATAGTTCTCTGAATTCTTTTAATGTTACTTCCATGTTTTTATAGTAAACCAAGTACTTTTTACGTTTTTATTCAGGGTCTTTTACTTTGCCCATGAAAACTACAGAACCTGTTTTATTATATTTTATTACGAATATAAAAGGTCTATTTATATGGTAGTTGTTATTAGATATTTCTTCCCATTTCTTCTGGTCACCTAGTACAACCTTATTATTTATAAAGTCTACTTGTGATTTAACATACAAATTAGTAATAGAAAACTTGTCTGGACTAACTGATTTCATGGAAGAATTTTCGTCAAAAATATCAGTTATGCCTAGTTCTACAAAGACAGACTTGATGTTATGTTGAGTTTGTATAGAAAATTTAGGAATACTAACAGAAATCTCTGAATATTTCATGTTATTCAATCCTAACTTAGATGATAATAAAATACGTGGTGTAATATGTTTTTCCAAATACTTGAAATTCTTATAAGTATCGGCAAAGAAAAGTAACATACTATAAGTATTATGCAAGTAAGGTATGTTAATGATGTTAGATTTAATTTCATGACAATACATATGCCCAAACATTCCACTCGTGATGATATACGGAACGACTTTAGTCAGATACTTAGTCACAAAAAACTTATGACTGTCATTATCTGAAAACGGTGATTCCCATAAATCAGAATACTTAATACTAAATAGAATACTTGATTCTGGTGTTCTTCGGATACTAGATAATATCTCTTCCATACTATAGTTTAATTCTCTCATTTTATTATATAGCATATCAACATCTCCTGAAACTAATGATGTTATATTAGATTTACTTACATACTTCTTGTAACTATCATGAATACGCTTGCTGTGATCTATAAAGAACAGAGATGTATATTCTGTTCTAGATAGCAGTTCTTTAAGTATCCTATCCGTATTACTATCATCATCTTCATCATCGTCTAAAGGTAACATATATAACAAATCCAGTAGTTGGTTTCTTGATCTATCAGTGCTTGCTCTCAATAACATTTTTACGATAAGCAGAATAGAAGGTGGTGATATTACTATATTTCTATCGGGTATTCTTTTAGTAATTAGTTCATAGAATTTTGTAGAGATAAAAGCCAACTTATTGTTGATGCTGCTTACGTTACTCATATTTCTGTTAATTAACAGGTGTGCCCGTACAATAAGTTTAACTAACTTTTAGGTTTTTGTGACGTTTTAGCTTCTAGTTCCCGTATCCATAATTGAGTCTTGGATCTAGATTCGTTCCATGTATAAAGGGGGATGTATCCAAAATCCTTAAATGCTTTGTCCGTTTCTATAGTAAACGTTGTACATTCCATAATCAAAGTATATGGATTTAGTAAAGGCGTGTAAGAACATATAGGTGATAGTAATATTCTTAAACCTTTATTGACATTAGCAATAAATCTTAAACACCATAAAGGAAGCTGTACATTCCGTAGATCCATACCTAGTTGACCAAAGAAATGCATGTTAAAATTATGGTAAGACTCCATAGGTGATGTATCGTAACAGTAATACACGTTCTCACAAAGAGGACTATTGTGACCGTTTTCCAGCATATTTCTTGCTGCTAAAATATGCATCCAAGCTACGTTTCCTGCGTAGACTCTGCTATGAAATACTTCCTCACCTGCACATTTATACATTGTTCTACTTTTAGATGATCTTTTATATAACATTTCTAGTACGGGGCAGTGTTCTCCAAAGATACCCAATGGTCGCAATGCGCAAGTACATAATCTAAGGCCTATATTCGACATAGTACCATTAGCTTCTAGTATATATTTTTCAGCTAACTGTTTACTAAGAGGATAAGCTTCTTTATGGTTGGATCGATAATACGTATGTTCATTTCCTCTTATCATCACATCCCCGCGAAAATTAGGACCCACAACAGAAGAACTACTCGTATATATTAAAACTCTTATACCGTTAAACAGACAAGAATCTACTACGTTCTTCGTTCCGTTAATATTAACATCCATAATAAAATCTTTCTTACCTGTTACGTCACTTATCGAAGCAGTATGAATAACTACATCGGCGGATCTAAGCGCTTCATCTAATGCATTTCTATTTCTAATATCTCCAAGTATAGGAGCTATAGTTACTATATTATTATACTGTTCTGCAAGATCTAGTAACCATTGTTCGATTCTAGTATCATAAACACGAACTTCTTTTACCGCGGGTTCGAATAATATAAGATTATTTACAATATGTCTACCTAAAAATCCACATCCTCCAGTTACTACGTATACTAGTGTACGCATTTTGCTTACTATCTATATAAGACTAAAATTATATTTTCATTTTCTAATATATATTATACTATAATAAAAACAAATAAGTATATGGCTATTATAAGAAACATAGAACATACTAATAAAGTATTTGTTTTTTTAGTAATAATATATTTCTGTAATTGTCATTTAGAATACTCATTATTTAATTTAGTTAATTCTTCTATCATAATAGTTTCCTGGCTCCACCCCTCTTCAGAAATACATGTATAATTACCAAAGTTACTATCATCAACATTATATATGAAGAAATAACACATGTCATTATCTGTTATTCCACAATTGGTAATAGTTTTGTTATCTTTATTTATCCACATGTAATTGGCCTGATGAGATTCTATGGGACAACTTAAAACATGATAGGATGATGAATTTAAATACACAGTTCTGTTAAACGCTTCTTTTTTTATTAAACTATCGGAACATATATTTTTAGGAACATCGTATATTTCTTTTTGTAGGAGTTTCCTTTCTCCGCCGTAATCACAGCTAGTATTTGTCCATCCACAGTGAGGGTCTCTACTCAGGAGGCAATCATCGCACGTATTACCATACAGATAACAAAACGCTAAAGGTAGTTCAATGGTACTATAGTTGTAAAATACGAATAATTTTTCTAAACATTCGTCTAATACGAGAGAGAGTACAGGAGATGAGTATTGTTTTAAAGTTAATTCCATGACATTTATAGCACCATCTTCATAAACTACTACTTTGTGTATTTTACCATTATCAGTGGAAAGATAGAATGTAGTAACCGTATAGTCTTTATATTGATAATTTATAACAGTTGTATTAACCGTTAGATGCGTATACATATATTTTGCTTCAAACATAAAATCTCCTTTTACACCGTATAATGTCTCAGGATGAGAATCGATAACATCAAAAGTATCTTTGGGAGTTGTAGTATTTAAACAAGTACCCGGTTTGACAGAAGGAGCCTTACCACTATATCCTTTTAGTGGAGAAGTATTAAAGTTATTCTGTATTTTATCAAACTTAAACATACATACCGCTGAATAGTTCCATTCGTTAAAGAATAATCCGTATATAACTGTTTCGTTTGGATTTTTACCTTTGATTACGACAACATCTTTTAGATTATTAAATTGTCTATGCAGATCATCTTCACAGATCATTATTGATTTTAGGAAGGTAGACCATTTTGAACTCGCTAACGATCCTGATCCTCCTTGATCGTGTTTACATACTCTAGATACTTTTGGCATTCCTTGTTCCTCCAAGAATATATATATTGTATCATTCATACTGTTTGTTTCTTGTAATGAAACTAAATGCACAAATCTAGGATTTTTCATTGTAGAACTAGATGTATATAAAGTAGGATTACCTACGATTCTACGAAATCCTGTACTTAGATGAGTGTATTTTTTTATAGTTGAGTATACTTCTTTACCGTCGATTAATACGAGCCCTGACATGTCATAACCTTCTGGTGCGAATCCTCTACCGTAAGGGGAAGGCTCTTTTGTAGTTCCATTAATGTACCAGCACGCTGGTGAAGTAGCGTTTGTTCCGCACACTAATGTTTTGTTATTATATTGGCCTATAAAAGTAATATAGTTAGCGCCCGATTGAGTTAACCCATTACCGGGTGAAAAGTCTATTGTAATATTGCTTTTATCGGTTATATTTATTAAGTATACGGTATTTGTTACTCCTATAATTAGTTCGGTATTACAATCTGTGTGGTATACAACTACATCTTCCATGTAAGTTGTGTACATAAACTCTGTATTATTTTCATTCAACTTACTCTTAATACGGGGAGATATTATTTCAGCGATATTACATGGTATTACTAAAAGTATAACGATAGTTATATAATACATTATGGTTACTATACTGTATTTTATAATACTATTGATAGTTTGTATATCATATGGATTATATATGTATATATTACATCATATTAATGCATATCTATTTTATGTTTTGTAATATAGATAAAAAGAAATTGATAATAATTTATTATTACTTATTAGTATCTTGGGTTTTGTAAGGACATTCTGGGTCACCACAACTCCCATCGGAAGGTTTAGATTCGGTATTTACAGATTTATCATCTGTAGATGGAGGTTGTACATTCTCTTTCGGAAGAGAATCGGTTGCTGATTTTTTAGTTGGAGATTCCATGGCTTTAGAGTTCAATAGTATTAATGTTTCTTTTTCATTTTTAATGTACATTCTATTTGTAATAGTGTTTATATAAATCACGATACTTTAGATATTATAAATATTGAAGTAAAAGAATAGCCTAAGTTACCGTAATATATAGAACATGACTATGAGTTTCGTAGAATTCTATAATTGGTCTCTGACCATACGGGATAAACGTGTAGACAATTGGCTGTTAATGAATTCTCCTATTCCTACAATATGTATAAGTACTTTGTATCTAATTATCGTCTGGTTAGGACCTAAATGGATGAAAACTAGAAACGCGTTTAATATCAGATGGTTGTTGGTCTTATATAATTTTTCTATGGTATTTCTAAACTTTTATATACTAAAAGAATTATTTGTATCATCTACAGCCAAAGGCTATAGTTATGTTTGTCAACCTATAGATTATTCAGATAACGTTTACGAGGTTAGGATAGCCAGAGCATTATGGTGGTACTATATATCTAAAGGGATAGAATACTTAGATACAGTGTTTTTCATACTTAGGAAAAAGTTTAATCAGGTTAGCTTTCTACACGTATATCATCATTTTACTATGTTTACTTTAGGATGGGTAGGCATTAAATGGTTTGCCGGAGGTCAAGCATTTTTCGGAGCTCAGTTGAATTCTTTTATCCATGTTATTATGTATACTTATTATGGTATGGCGGCGTGTGGACCTATGTTTAAAAAGTATTTATGGTGGAAGCGTTATCTTACTATAATGCAATTGGTACAATTCCATATAGCTATAGGACATACCGCTATGTCCATTTATATAGATTGCCCGTTTCCAAAATGGACACAATGGTCAGTTATTATCTACTCTATTACTTTTATACTACTGTTTGGTAACTTCTATTTCAGAACATACAAGAAATCTAGTAAGAAAGTTAAATAAATATACATCTAAAATCGATATACAGTTATCACAAATAGAAATTTATATAAATAGCAAATTGGTAATATAAATAATAATGTATAAAAAAGTTAACCTTTCTGGTATAGTTATATCAGAACCAAAATCAGTAAAAAAATTCAAGACAAAAGATTCTATAGTTAATGTCTTGCCAGAATACTATCATACTATTGCCGACAAAAGACTTGAAATACGTAAAGATAAAGATAATTGCTGGTTCTGTAAACAAGATATGAGTATACATAACCCCTTTTTTATAGAGACTCTATATGGTGATCATATAGGAGTATTTTGTTCCAAAATTTGTAGGGATTCTTTCGCTAATATGATAAAAAGTGTAATAGCTTTAAGAGAAGAACCTAAAATATCTCTTCTGCCGTTGGAACTATACGAGAACCCAGAAGAAGTACTAGAAGTAATTAACGATCTAAGACACAAAGAAGGAATATACGGAAGTTGTATACTAGAATCCGAACAAAATATCATTAAATTAACACTAAGATGTCATTGTAATACTAATTAAATAATTTTCACGTACTATAAATGAATAATTCCATAATAAGTTCGGTAATTAACTCTATAGATTCTAGCAGTAAACGAACTAACATATTTAGCTTCGATGTACAACATCCTACGGCTTATATGCCCCAATATATATCCATTAACGGATATCATAATAAAAAAGACAATGACGCTAATCAGGTATATAACGTATCATTCGATATTAGAGATCAGCATATAGCGGCTGTAAACTATTTCTTTATATCTATACAATTACCAGAAGTATCGGGAGAAGGTAAGTTTGCCTACGTACCATACGTAGGCTATAAATGCATTCAACACGTCGCTATTACCTGTGGAGATATTACTATATGGGAAACGGATGGAGAAGAACTTTTCGATAAGTGTGTAGATGATAAGATAGCAGTTTTATCAGGATATTCTCCAGAGTTAAACGATATATCTACAGGATATACACCTAACGATACGATAAAAGATTCTACAACTCTATACGTGTATATAAAAACTCCTTTTGATGCGGATAAAACGATTAGTAGTTTAAAACTAGTTAATAATAAGATAACTGTTACAATAACATTTAGAAGTATTAACGATGTAATAGTTTATGATTCTAAGTTTCAAGTAGAAAGATTTGTTAGAGACTTTGTCTATTCTACTGAATTACATCTAATCGCGTATGCAGTTAGTGATATAAAACCTAAGTCTGCGTATATAGAGTTGGATCGTAGAGTAGTTTCGTGTTCGAGCACACCTACTCCTATACCCGTTATTTCAGATGTGTACGCGTGTACTGCTATGTCTGTCTATGTTAAGCCTTATTATGGAATGATGGAAAACAAGTTTATTTCTTATCCTGGATATAGACAAACCGAATCTGACTATGTAAGATGTATGGTAAATCGCTTGCTAGACGACCTCGTTGTTGTAGCAGATACCGTACCACAAGGCTTTCCGAATACAGCAACATTTGTAAAAGTGCCGGTAGATGGACAGATAAATCTACAAGATGTTGATATAATAGTTAAGATTGACAACGTACCGGATGATAAAGACATATACTACCATACTAATCTATTAATATTCGGAACTAGGAAAAATTCTTTTGTTTATAATATATCTAAGAAGTTTTCATCTATAATAGGTACGTATTCTCCTAATACAGATAGTATTAACTTTTCTAAAGTAAACCACTCCATCAGTATTACGGATGCTTCTATACCTGTTAGTTTCTGGGTGTCACAAAAGAACGTCTATCAGGGAGATAATAGATCTAACTACTCAAAATCCAAAGACTTGGTAGTAAACGATCCATTCAGGAAAGGGATAGATATGGTTAATAAAACGGACGTAATTTCTAGATTAGAAGTACGTTTTGGAAATGATCCTATATATTCAGAAATTTCTCCTATTACAAAAGTATTTAATATGCTACTTACTGGGAGTAGTATAAATATGAGAAAGATCATTTTCAACATGAATCCGGCTAATATATTTAGACCTACTACTCTTAATGCTAATACTAAGAGAGGGAAAGATAAACTTACAGTTAGAATATCTTATATCGATACAGATCCTAATAACCCCATACACTATGTAGCTAAACAACTAGTGGTTATATGTACCGATCTGTATAGGATAGATTATGATGGAAACATTAATATAACTAAAATTACTGAATAAAAAATGATTTTATAAATAAGGAACAACTAGTAAAATGAATATAGATAGAATAACCGCTTTCATCAAAAATGGTATTTCAGTAAGAATGCCTTTTTATGATACTTTACCGGAAATGGATCTTGTATTTGGTAAAAATCATTTACCTAGTTTAGAATACGGTGCTAATTATTTTCTCCAGCTTTCAAAAATTAACGATATTAATCGTCTATCTACTGAAATGCTAGCTTTATATACACACGACCTTAATAAAGAATCTGACATAAGTAAACTTTTTGATACGTATAACATAAAGACTATAAAATCTTATGGAAGATCTATTCAAGCGGATGCTGTATTCGTGGACTTAAGACCTAGCAACTCGCTGTATAAAAACGAACATCCATACTACAAATCTAATAACTACTTAAAAGAAAATAATCTATATATATGTGACTATACTATGATCACTTTTGAAATATATCGTCCGATATTTGAATTATCTACTGAGAAGACGTGTATTATTAAAGTACCTACTCTTTTTGGAAAAACCATCATAAACGCTGTACGTGTTTACTGTAGTCTCTTTAAATACGTTAAGCTTTACAAACTATCAGCGGACAGTTGGTTAAAAGATAGCGCCATTATAGTGTGCCAACAACCCCATACCGCTAACATAAATAAATTTATAACCTATATTAGAAAAGTTACTAAATCACAAACTTGGGTAGACAGTAACAACATAAATTTCATATTAATCCATGATTCTGTAGAAAGAGAATTTATAGAGAAGTTCTTATCGTTTTCATATAAAATATATGAATCCTTATATTACGTGCATTCGTTACTTTACAGTAGTATGACATCTGATCTTCAATCTCTAGATAACGAATATCAAAAAAAGTTGATTAAGTTATTACGTGGTTAAAGTACATTAATAACATCATAGCTATATACTATTTACTTTATTAAGAATAATTTGTTCAACAAATTATATATAGTTAAATGAACACATACGCGGCGTATATTGATTATGCTCTTAAGAAATTAGATACTTTTCCTGTAGATATGACAGGTGGTAACGGTGATACTGTTTCATTGAAGGACTACCAATTATTTGTTGCTAAAGTTTTTTTAGGACTTAATAGTATGAATTCTATACTATTATTCCAGGAAACAGGTGTTGGAAAAACAATTACTACTGTATATATGCTTAAGAATCTTAAAAAGATATACAGTGAATGGATTATTATTATTTTGGTGAAGAAAGCCTTAATAGACGATCCATGGACACATACTATTTTAGATTATGCACCGGAAGTAATGAAAGATTGTATTATTATGAATTACGATGATCAAAATTTTCATAATAAGTTCTTTACAAATATAAAATCTATAAACATAAAAAGTAGAATTTTTATCATTATAGACGAATGTCACAACTTTATATCTAAATCACTTACCAAAGAAGATAATAGAAAGCGTAATACTAAACTCGTCTATAATTATATAACAAAAAATCTTATGCAAAAAAATAATAAACTGATATGTTTGTCGGCTACGCCTATTGTTAACGATGTTAGGGAATTTCAGATGCTCGTTAATCTACTCAGACCTGGAATATTAAATTCTACTAAGTCGTTGTTTTATAATAAAAAACTAATAGACGAAAGAGAGATAATTTCAAAACTAGGATGTATATGTTCCTATATTGTTAATAACGAAGCATCTATATTCGAGGATGTAGAAAATACTGCTCTTTTTGCTAGGAAAACTGTACATATCAAACATGTATTTATGTCTAAAAAACAGGAAGAGTTATACCTAAAAGCGCGATACTTAGAAAGGAAACTCGGTATATCTGTTTTCAAAATATACCAAAGGATGGCATCTACTTTTGTGTTCGATGATATTCCAGATAAAAAAAAATTAACGGAAGAAGAATATGAAAAATTCGTAGATTCATTATCTATAGATTTTAAAAATACTTTATACGGTAAAAAAATATCTAAACAGTCGTTAGATATATTATCAAACGGAGGTACAATTAGTGATATCAAAGACGTTAAGGATATAGAATTATATAACTATTTGTACGAACATAGTTGTAAGTTTACGTTTGTATGTGTTTCTATACTACAATCTAAAGGAAAGTGTCTCGTATTTGAACCTTTTATAAGATCGTCTGGAATAGAAATACTACTACAATACTTTAACGTATTTGGTATAACGTATATAGAATTCTCTTCTAGGACGAAAGACATTAGATCCAAAAGCGTGGCCGAGTTCAATAACGTAGATAATACTGATGGTGAAATAACAAAGGTATGCGTATTTTCTCAAAGTGGAAACGAAGGTATAAGTTTTCTTTCTATAAACGACATTTTTATACTGGATATGACTTGGAACGAAGCATCTTTAAAGCAAATCATAGGACGTGCTATACGCCTTAACAGTCACGTTAATAACCCTCCAGAACGTAGGTATGTAAACGTGTATTTCGTAGTAGCTAAACTATCGTCTGGTAGATCGAGCGTAGACGATATTCTATTAGATATTATTCAGTCTAAGTCGAAAGAATTTTCACAGCTATATAAAGTGCTAAAACATTCATCTATAGAATGGATCTATTCTAATTATACAGATTTTCAGACAGTGGACGATGAAAAAGGGTTTAAAAAACTAATTTCTAGGAATATCATATTAGACGAAAATACAATAACAAATAAAAAAAAACTAACTATGGGAGAAAATATATGGTATTCATTTTCTTCTTCTTTAGTATCCATTTACAAAGGTTTCAAGTCCATGGATAATAAAATATACGATGCAGATGGATTTTTTATTACAGTATTACCAGATAAGCCTACTATAAAAATACATGAAGGAAAATTAATTTATATATTAACAGTTAGATAGTTCTTATCTATTGTTAGCAGATGTTCTTACAGCGTTTATTATGTATTTAATTACATTAGTATACAAATAATCTTTGTTAATATCTCTCGCGTCTATAAATGATATTCCTTTAATTTCTCTATTCGGTATGAATTTATTCAATACTTGTCTACTCGTAAGATCTGTTTCTACGTAAAGAGCTATAACTTCAAAATCTTTATCAATTAATCTGTCATATATAGAACCGTATACAAAACAGTTCTTGCAGATAGCGAGATAAGAGGAATCAATATTTAGTTCTTCTTTTATTTCTCTTACTAGACAATTAGTTATACTTTCCAAGTCTTTTATTTTACCACCTGGAAAGATTATATCTATATGATTTGTATTATAGTTATTAGGGAGTGATAGCTTATAACTTAGTATATCACGTTCGATGTTACTCATATACTTGGAGTGTTTCTTAAAGAGTTTTATTTTTCGTTGTTTATCTTTCGTAAAAGCTATTTCTGAAAATAAGAAACTATTATATCTGTGGCATAAAACAAACTTATCATCTATTGTTTTCATTATACCTATTACAGATATTGGGTATGTAGCGTGTAGTTTTCCATATTCATATGCTACTAGTTTAATTTTTTGTATATTATCAGAATATACAGATGGTCTAAGGAGCAATTTGTTTTTGTAATACTCCCCCATATTTATATGTTAATAAGGTATTATAAATAAAATTCAAATATTCGTATTTTTCATTACTTGATCTATCAAATAATGATCCTAATTCTTTGATTTCTATATTATATAAAGGTTTAATGATTTCTGAATAAAGTTGGTCTATAAAACATACTATACAATATCCGTAAAATGTTCTACAAAGTATCTTATCTTCTATAGTAAGTTTTAATATCTTATTACCGAATGTTTTTATCGTAAGTATTCCGTCACTTTCTTCCGATAGTTCTCTACTTAGACATTGATATATTGATTCTTTATTTTTAACCCTTCCGCCTAATAATACTAATTCTTCAAAGTTATTAAATCCGCTATATGTGAATGGTGCTATTGACCTAATACATATTTCTTTAATTTCGTTATTATACATATACTTTAGATGGTTTATATCGACCGCTAATATTTCTGAAAAGCTTCTTCTTTTTGATATAACCGATTGGTACATAAAAGATGTTCTTCTTACACCTATTACAGGTATGTTATCCGATGTAATACATAACGCGAATATATGAATTCGTTTATCGTCAAGTATATCTTCTATGTTAGCATTTTCGATGGTTATTCTTTCTCTATTTGTTTCGAAAGTAATAACGCAATCTTTATTCTTTTCTAACATATTTTGTTGTTCTCTGGATATATCGAACATGATCCTAGTTTTTATAGTTGTTTATTTTTCACTTATGTTTGATAAACGATATATAATAAAATAACATATTGTAACTATATAAAATGTTATTAATATGTCTCATTTATGAATAGTATTTTTTTAATTAAGATATAAAGGAATATATGATATTATTACTTATTAATAATAAGATTAAATAATGTTTATAATACTTTCATCTAACTAATTAGTTTTTAATGAAGATTTGTTACCAGTTAAAGTATAAAAATGGATTAGGAACTCACTTTTTCTTCCTAGTAACATATAACATGTTTCTGATGATCTATTCTACTATCCATCCGTTATATAGATTTTTTCTAACCATACATCGTTCCATAAGATCTGATCCTTCTTCTGCACTGTAGCTATAACCAGATTCTATATCTGTTTCATGACGTGGTACTGCTTTTACTACTCTAAGTCCAAAATTTCCAACATCCCCACATGTAACTACACATGCATACTTACCGGTTGATTTTCCAGTTATGGGATTTGGGATATTTAACGATCCTATTCCTCCAGAAGTATCTAACTGTAAACTGACTCCCGTCTGTTGTTCCCACTTTCGTGTAACAGTGTTAATCTTCCACCATTTTACTGTAACTTGTCTACCATATATCTTTCGGGTACTAAAAGTACAATTAATTTTCAGAGGATGACCATCCAACATATTCACCTTTGAACTGTGGGGAATTATATTTACTTCATTATGGATCTTAGTTCTTTCTTCAATATTAAACATTTCTAGATTGATTCTTTTATAGTCAGCACTACCATCTATCCATACTATACATATATACGAACCTTTGGTTTCTGTAGATACTGTAGGTATATGTAAGGTGGTTTGACCCACTTGCTTACTCTTATCCCAAATTGTTTTTATTCCTTGAGTAACTTCTTTCCTACCCAGTTGCCACGCTACCTTTACTTTATCTGGTCCAGCACCCTGATTATCTTTAATAAAACAAGTAAGGTTTACGTCACTACCTTCCGGTGCGAGTACATAGGGAGGTGCGTCTACTTCTACAAAAGCTTTTGATAGATTTATCAAACATAGAAATACTATCAGCGTTAATCCTTTTCTATGAACACCATTTTTACCGATCATTGTGTATAATGCTAATGTTATTTTTACATGATAACGAACTCAAATATCAATTATACTAATCAAGAAAGTGTATAGAGTTATTGTTTTACAAAAATCATTACTATATACTACCAGTAAGGTTTAATAACTTATACGTAAATTTATCTTAATTAAAATGTTAATTAATTATTTTTCAATTATATTACCTAAGAAAACAAAAGATGATTCTGTTCCAGATTGAGCTTCTTTCAACATAACGGTAACTGTACTTTCATTAGCGTATACTTTACCGTTCTTGATAAAACAATATTTTGAATTATCGTATGAAACAGTACCAGAGTCACTCCTAATTCTGCAAATTAGATCGCTACAAACCACCGAAATATCAGATTCATCTGTAATAGTTAGTATACCAGAAACTATATCACCTACCTTATAGTATTTATAATCTATGTTACACGTCACATGAACAACTATTTCGTTATTAACTAATTCTGCTAACGGCATAGGAGTATCTTCTACTACCTTTATCTTTTTGGCCATAAAGCCAGATGTTTCTTTGTGTAAGTACTTGTTAATGACTGCCTTATTTATATTATCCATTAGATCTAGATTTAATTCATGAGGTTGTATGACTACGGGTAAATACGCGTTTGTATTAAACAACGACATTTAGTTCCTTTCTAAAATTAATCATCCAAGAATACTCTGTAAACAATAGATTGAAAGGTACTACTATAATATCATTTTTATGTTTATATAACAATGATTTTTCAAATACTTTATTAGTCACAAAGAAATGATCTTCTGTTATCTTCTCTATATATTTTTGTGTTTTTTCTTTAGATTTAAAAATACTATTTACCATTTTAAAAAGTTTAGCATCATTTATACTCACTCTAGAATTGTGGTAAAAAAATTGTCTAATCAGCTCTCCTAATACAACGTCTGTTATATAAGGATGGGGTGATGATCTGTAGTTTATAGATATATCTTTTAGTATAGAATAAATTCTTTTCGTTTCTTTTGTTTTAAACTTTAGATAAAGTAATTTTTTGATATCAAAAGGTAAAGTGTTTATATCATCTATACTATAATCATCTAGAGAAGTTATTGTATCATTAAAATCTGAATAAACTGTAGCCAATAGATATACGTTAACAGGTTTAGAAACATCTTTATATGAGAACTTTCTAATAGATCTACCCAAAATCTGATTGTACTGTGAAAAAGTATCGGGTATAGTCATAAACCAAATATTCCTTACTTCTTTTAGGGTATAGGATTCTGACATAATATTAGAGGAAAACAAAAACATAATTTTTTCTCCGTTATCATTCCCTGGGGAATTATAGACTTCCAATAAATCTTCTAAGGACGCCTTCATTTTACTCGTGACTATAGCAAACGTTTTAAGATTTCCGTTTATCATCTTTGGATTGGTACCTTGTGATCCTGCATATTCAGAATATCCGTTGTTAAGCATGATATACTTGATAACTAATCCACCGTATGTAGAATTAGAAAAATAGATAAAGTTTTTACCCGTAAGATTACCGATGGTATCTATAAAATATCTAAATTTTGAGCTTATATTAAGCTTAGTTAATTCATCTCCGTATAGGACACCGTCGTTTATTTTCAAATTAGGATAAAGTTCTTTATCCTGTTCTACGAATAACAGCTCTAAACTATTAGCCAAATTCAAAGGTCCTAATACAGCTAAAGAAACATTAGTCATGTTTTTTTCAAACATTTCATTATTGCACAGCTTCCGTACGTTTATATAGTCAGTTTCTTGTAGCTTAGACATTTTACAATAGACTACTTTTGTGTCTAAAAACTCTTTACCGTGAAAGATAATACTCGGTAGTTCTGTATCACATAATTCATAATAGGATATCTTATTCTTCAAAATATTTTTTAATACGCTTACACCTTTTTCGTTTAGTATTATCTGAAATACTTTCTTTCCCTGAATTATGATATCGTTAAAGTTTATACCTTCATCCGACATAATACTAATAATGTTAGATAGTGTAATAGGAGTATTAGTGATAGGAGACCCTGATAGTAAAAGAAAAGGTACCTTATTCTTATTCTTAATAATAGTCATTAATTCACCGGTATTGTTTCCGAATATGTTATGAGCCTCATCTATGATGAAAATAGAGTCGTTATATTTTGACAAAGCATTATAGTTTACTACGTTATCGTTATAGTTAAGACTGTAAAAATTAATAGTCGAATAAATGTGAATATTTTCAATAACATATTCTGTATTTATGAGATTAGTCGCCAAATCTAAATTATACGTGAATATATTAAGTATATTAATATTAGGTACCAATATGTAAACCTTTTTAAACTTTGATACAATAAGTGCAAATAACAGTGCTATGATAGTTTTCCCTGATCCCATAATATGAAACAACAGAACGCTTTCATTCTGATCTAGTATAGTCCTTAAAAGATAATCTAAGGTAGCTAATTGATGAGGTAAGATATTAGGAATGTTATCTATGTGTCCATTAAAGAGTTCAAGTATTTCTAGGTTCATTTATAGTATTCAAATCTTCTATGAATATAAAAGACATATATTCATCTGCCAAGTTCATATATTTTTTATTCTTCATAATAAAACTGTCAATATCTTGCCCGTATAGTTTTATATTAAAATGAAGACTTAGTTTCTGTTGAAATATGTTTAATTGTAGTACGGGTATTCCATCATCGTCTGTTATATATCCTAATTTCATTAACTTATCTACGTATTTAACATGCGTAGAATTACTAGGAATAATAAGGGATTCTACTTTTAGTCGGAACTTAAAGTCTGGTATTTTATCTGGTGTTGGTAATATTCTTAAGTTAGGTACGTGATATTTATTAAACCACCCTAAAAGTATTTTCAGAAATGCATATCTAAAATAATTAGATTGAATTTTTGAATCAAGACTTTCGTTTAATGGTTTAATAAAATCATACTTTGAATTATGAACCTTCTTTTTTGTATTAGTAAAATGAGTTTTAAAATTTACTAGGGCTATCCTTCTCATGATGGCGTTATCTACTTTATCGAATACAGGTTTATAGTTGGTATCTATTATAATAGTAGCGTGATTCCTGTTATTGATTTTATTAGAATAACAAGATCTTCCTACTATACAAGGTTCTGTTAACTTTTTGATATTATCGGATCTTATTTTTTTCGAAGTATTACAACTAAAATCAGGAAGTTCACTACAAAATACTACTCTTTTTAAGTGCATGTTAGCGATAAAAGGATTAGGACCTTTATCCATTTGTTCGGTTAAAATAACTTGACCGGTTTCTAGAAACATGTTATGCATGACAGATTTCAGTAATTTTTTTGTTGTTGATTTTCCAGTAGCTGTTTCTCCATAAAAGAAGAATATGCATTGTTTTGTAGTACCCATAAGACAACTCGATAGTATCTGTTCGTAGAGTTCTCTATTTTCAAAGTTTTCTTTTGTTTTTGGTTGGATATCGTCTAGTATAGACATTAGTTCTGTAGTTATATCATCCACATTTATGTTTTCTTCGTATTTATATCCAGTTGATACGGTACAAACAAATTTTTTTGCTTCATTACCTTGATAGAATATAGAATCTTTAATATCGTATACACCGTTAAGAAATTGTAGTTTTTCTGGATAAGTATCGGTTTCTATAGAATCTATCAACATATCTTTAAGGTTATGTTCTATTACTTTCCTGTTTCTAGGACATAGCAGTAAATCAGTACAATCTGAAGATAAATGATCTCTCATATACAATATTAATTTAGTTATATTATTATCATCTTCACACATTCTCCACACGTTTTTAAGCCAAACTAGATACTCTCCTCTATCTGAAACATTAATTACATTGAGATCTATTATTTGTTGTGAAATACTAAATAGCTTATTACCTTCTAAGGAAATAGTCTTAATTTTACAACTATTGGGATTTCCGGATTTATATATTCTTACACAATCATTACTAATTAGTAAATGATGCGGATGCTTATGAGATATTTTTTTACATAGATTACACGGTGTAGCATAATAAATATCTAAAGGAGTTACCGTAAAGTTTTCAGCGGTAATATCCTTCAAATTAATTATGCTATTACCTATAGCTTTACATATTTTTTTTATAGCATCATGAAAAGGTATATATTCTTCTTTCCAGTTTAATAGATCCGGAGATTGATGTTGTTGTTCACTAACAAAATAATAACAGTCTTCTTCATTATAATCTACATAAGTGAATAGATAATTTTTAAAATGAGTATTTTGTTTAGTCTTTTTATGAACGTGAACGTTAATCGAATCTTTTTTTGTTCCTACTATTCTAAGCGATGGCTTATGTCTATAAACTGATGTATCTATAGCTTTTATTAAACGGTTATTTGATTCTTTTGTTAATACAATTAACTTTTTACGCATATTTATAAGAGTATCTAGAGTAGTATAACAGTTGAAAAATATGAGATGAAAGCTTGTTTTTTCTTTATCTGTAGATTCGGTTATTGAAAAATTCGATTTCATATCGTTTATCATTTTATCCTTATCTCTACGATTACTTATCATCCTACAATCATTATAGGCGTAATCTGCTACGAACTTTGTAATGATATTTACAAAATTGTGAGTAGCCTGATATCTATCATCTAACGTTCCGTCCATATCCACATCAAAAAATACCCTGACATTAGAATAATACTCTTCATCTTTTAGAGTTTCGAATAACGTACAATCCGGATTGCTATAGATATATCTTTCTAGTTCATCACATGTAAATGATTCTACATATTTGCTATTATTACTTTCTCTATGCTTTGTACGTACACCTATCTGTTTAAGTACAAAAATAATATGATTGTTTCTTATCACAGAAAGGGCCATTTAAATTATTAATTAAAATTTCACTAAAAGGATTTAGTTTCTTCTATAAGTATTTACTGTTTTTAAAGTTAGATATAATGTAATATTGTTTGATAATATATAATTATATTATAAGAATATGAATATTGTACATACGATTATGGTAAACGTATAAAGTCTACTTTTTAATAATTACAAAAATAACTTACAAGTTAAACATACAGTGTAAACAAATATAGCTCTTTGCATTAATATAAATTGGTTTTCTATTTTATCATATTATAGTTATATGAAAGAATATACATAACTAACTATTTATTAGTACTACTAATCTATATTCTTATAGTGTTTTTCTTGTAAACCATATAAAGTATAACACTCATTTCTAAAACTAAAGTTTAATCATATGTTACTTCTTTTTATTAACTCAAACTATATAAAATAATAACAGAAATCCTTGCAACAAGCTTTATATTCCAACTTCTTACGTTGGGTTATTATTCCTCTCCGTAAACACTCTTTGTCGTAATCATATATCGGATATTCATACAACTATATCCAAGCAACATCCTAATATCTATTAAATCTAACATATTACTAATTATTGTTAAATTCTTAAAATATACTACTCAATTAGTACTTAAATCTACATTCTTGTTTTTTGTATACTTTTCATTTGATACTACATGGTGGATGTATCAAATATATAATATAGATGCGTATCCGTCCCTAAGATTATATCATAAATAAATCTATAAGAATTTTTAGAGGTAAATAATAACTTACATATATCGAAAATAATTCTATTTCAAATAATTGCGTAAATACATTTTTATTAATAATAATATTATAATCTAATGAATATAGATTATTAAATTTTATTATTTTGTTAAACTCGTGGTCATATATGAATCTAAATTTTTAATAAACATAATAACCTGTTTGATATCTTGTAATAATAACTATAAAAACCCCATTTAAATCTACTAAAAAGTTAGTATCCCATCTCTGTTTGTATTTAACACAAACACTGCTAACGTGTATATAGTTTTTATAGTATCAGGTAAGTAATTAATTATTTACTTTTTACCATCTAATCCCAATACTTATTAGTACTATATTTGTAATCATGAGTTAGCTCCCAACATTCATCTTCAGCATCAAAATTATTGGCTACACTTACAGCTTTCATACCTAATGACATGTAACTCAGACGTAAACAACCTACAGTACCATTACTAAAAGTTACTATATATCCTCCATCTCCAGGACAATCTGTTGGGCTTCGAAAACAATCCCTCATATTGAGATAATCATTAAATCCAAAATCATCCATGAACCTTCCATTACAACAATTATTACGACATTGATAAGTTACTTTACCATGTCTATTCTCTTGAAGTTTCTTTCGTTCGTTACAACACTGATCAGTACACAACCAAGACTGTTGAGATACTTTAGGACACTTGCTTACACATTCTGAAATTCTTTTATAAGAATCTTCAGGATTCTCTTTCTTACCTTTTTTACCACTTTTTCTCTTTTTAGTAGTAGTAGGTTGAGTAGTAGTGTCTGGTTTAGGAGATGGTGCTCCTCTATCAGAATACGAATCATCACCACCACTTACAGAATATGGAGAATAACCTCCAATGTATGGATGGCCTACATTTCTTTTTGATCTAGAAGTGATACCAGCGTAGCATCTTATCTTGCATTCCTCAGCTTCTTCTTGTTGTTTTTCTTGTCTTTCTTTTCCATGACAGCATTCTTTAGTACAAGGAACTCGTGCTCCTATTACGTTATACAATATAAATACAAATAGTAAACAACATAGTATGACTTTATTCATGAATATTTTAATGTATTGTATTAGATGTTATTGGGTATAACTAAACTTTTTTCTTATATGGTTTATTTTTCATTAAAAATACTATATTATACTGTGATAATTTAAAAAAAGATATTCTCGTAACTAGCTTTCATATATTATATTCTAAATTTATTCATGAGTATATATTAATAATAAACTTATATGATGTACAGAAGATCTGTATACTTACAAATATGCATGTATATTTTGGTTTAATAACATACGATTCGTAATAAATAAATACTGAGTTATGGTATTTATATAAAATATAGACAATGGATAGTATAAATGAGTTTACATCTAAAAAACTATCTATAGAAGGAAATATATCTTCTGGCAAGACAGACGTTCTAAATCTACTAAGAAGCATTAATAACGTTGTTTCGTTCCACGACGTAGAAGATAGATATACTCCTATAGAAAAAGAATTAATAAAAAAATTTCATGAAAATCCTTCGAGATGGAGCTACGCATTACAAACACATTACTGCATGAAGAGAGTCAGGATGCACTTGGAATGTTTTGTACCTAATCGCGTAAATATATTAGAAAGATCTATATTTAGCGATAGATATGTTTTTGCAGAAGCATCGGCAGCCATGGGATATATGGATGATTCAGAATGGGTACTCTATTGCAAACAACACGATTGGTATACGGATAAATTAGAAATACAATTTGATGGTATTATTTATTTAAGAACTATACCGGAATCGTGCAAGGAACGTATTAATAAAAAATCTGAAACAGAGAAAGACTATCCAAATATAGGTATAGATTATTTAAAGGCACTTCACAAAAAACACGAATCATGGTTGATGCAATGCAAAAAAGTTCCCGTATTAATACTGGACGGAGAAGAAGATTTTATATTCGATCCATGTTCTAAGAAAAAATTAATAAACAAAGTTACAGAATTTATAAAATCCATATAAACGATTATGTTAAACGTCATATAAATAGCGTTTACCTCTTCTTGATAAATCTGAACAATCATTACCAAAATAGAATCCTATATTATCGTTTTTACTGTTTTCTGGTATACAAACTACCGAACCATTATTTCTTACTAATAAGTATCCTCTATCTTCGCAGGAAGTATTTGATTTCCTACAGTCTATAACATCATCTTCGTTAAGTGAACTAGATGAAACTTTTGTGTAGTTATCGCAGCATCCTAGTGGATTGCTAGCTCTAAGATTATCTACATTTTCCCTTAGATCACAGCACTCTCCGGTACATCCTCGATCCGGTAGAGGCGGGCACTTAGCAAGGCATTCTCGAAGATCTTCTTTTGTTTCTGAAGTAGCGTTACTGGATAAACAACACTGTTTTAAAGTTTGACCTATACCCGTTTCATTGCTTATCAGATATTGAAGATTACATAGTAATACGCATAGGTCTCTATCAATAACGGCATCATCGTATTTCTTACCCGTTTCACAGCAATCTGTTCCACATGATAACGGCATACAGAGTATATTGTAGAAATTTATTACAAAAAATAATAGACATAACTTGTAACGTATATACATTTTATAACTCTTTAACACTTATTTATATTAAAAAAAAAATATATCATGTAATCATTCTTGGTACTTAAGAGATAGTGAGGATAGCTCTGCGCAGCTATACCTCACTTTAAAGTTTTATCGCGCAGATTATAAAAGATTTCTTTTTATAATAGAGATGGTAAAAACGTATAATATTCGTATACGATACCATTTGATATGAGTATGTACTTAATTTTATTAATACTAGTATAATGAGATACTAAGCGCATTCTGTTATGAAGATATTTTTCTTTCAATATATCTATGTCTTCTACAGATAAGTCTTCATCAGTATATCCATAAGCTATTACTTCTTCACCATCTTCTATATCAGATATTATTGATCCCTCTTCTATATCGGTATCTCCCATATTAATAGCGCTCAAAATATATTATTATACTAAACATGTATTATTATATCCATTTTAACTATTTTAAGTGTATCATAATCACTAGCTATATGATACGCGTATAGTAAAACTTACCATAACTATAGTGTATAATGTCATTATTATATATTATTTTAGAAACTTATTTTTATGTTATTAATGTTCATCTTTTTTGATATTGTTAGTATAAGGCGGTCGAGTAGGTGGATGTTTTAATACCTTTCTTATAAGTCTGCCTTCACCAACATTCATACCGCTACAATTTGGAAATACGGCTCCAATTGTTTGTGGATGATTACCTTTATCAGTTTCTTTACCTGTTATACAATATGTTTTATTATCAGTAGTTGTTAATAGATAGCCATCGTCAGGGCATCCGGGTCCAGTTTTAGTACAGTTTAAAACATTCCAAGGATTAGGAACTGGTCCGTATCTGCCATTACAGCAATCATCTCTACATTCATACGTTGATATAAAAGAATTGTAAAAACAGAATCCTATTACTATTAGATATAACACGTATATAGAAATATTATTCCGCATATCTGTGTTAATTCAGATACTTGGTAAAAATTTGATAGTACTTCATCTGTTAATCACTATATTATTTTTAAATTATTTTGTTTACTCTTTTAATAAACCACATTCTCCACTGAGACCAAACGCATATCCTACATCTTTATTTCTTGTTTTTAGATCTACACATGCACTAGAACTATCATCGAATAGAAACATAAATCCTCTTTCTGGACATTCTTGGCTAGATGTTCTGTAAGATATAGGGTCTTTTTTCATTACATCTTCTAAACTTGATCGCTTACTATCTTCGCAACAAGCTCTGGGATTTTTAGATTTATGGTCTTCTATCCTCTTCAATTGCTCACAACAGTCTCCTATACATACTCTATTGGAAGGAATAGGTGGACAAAGCTGCAAACAATCCTTTAAAGATACTGTATAATTATTTTTTGATACAAATCTAAATATCGCATCATCTGATAATTCAGAATCACATAGATCAGAATTACATGATTCATAAATTTTACATAACGTATGTTTTGCATCTTTAAGGTAACATCCAAATACACATCGTTTATTAGCAATTTCTTTATCTTGGTATTCTCTTCCATCTTTACAACATCGTTCTGTACATCGTGGTCGTGCGCAAAATATAGTATATTGTAATATAGATAATATTATAAGTATTTTAATCATTATTACAAATTTGCATTTTTAATTCAGTATTTTATTACAAAAACATTATATTTCAAATCCTTGTACCCAATTTATTCTAGGTTCGTTTTTAAGTTCTAATAACGTATTAACAATTTCGAATGTTTCGTCTGTATCGAATTGGCGATTTCTAGCCGCAGGATGATAACCCACTACTACTGTAGTTGGTGAGTTTAAAATAGATCTAAAATTCGAAAAATCACTTTTACCTAAGAAGTAAAACACAGATACGTAAGCCGCTATATGGTTAATGAAAACATCAGCTAACCTTTCCCAGAAAATCTTGTGGCTTTTAGTTTCACCTTCTCTACAGCTTAAGTAATAATTCCACGCTAGTACACCTTCTACAAATAGAAAATTGTAATTCTTGAAGAGTCTAACGTTATACCTTCTAGAAATATTTTCTGCTATAGCTTTAATAGTCTTCTTTGAGAAATCTGGGGATTCAAAAGGCACGCCTGTAGCATCCGTAGGATACGGGTCTATACCTACTATGCATACTCTTTTATCTTTCAATGATTGTTTAAGCTGTTTAAAGATGTTTTCATGAGACGGTGATGTATTTTCTTCAAGTAACCAAGGTCCTGTTTCTTCTATAACATCAGATATATGACAGATAATATTTTCCCAATCCTCATGGTATTCTATAGGATACGGCCAATTACTTAGTTTTAACGTTTTCATTATAGATTACAATTATTCATAATTATTCTGTTTTCAATTTCAAGATATCATATACGTGCTAGAATAGGCCAGTCATTATACCACTTATTTTTATCTAGTAAGTTTAATTTCAAATCATCCATAGCTCTACTTCTTTACTGATATCCAGCATCCAGGGATTAAATGGAAGGTATTTATATTGATTATCATCCGATGATATTATTTTGTAATTATAATTATCTTCAATTGAATACTTATACTTATACTTATTATACCTAATAAGTTGTATCGATGCTACTTCTTTCCAAAAATTTCTAAAGGTTATATGACTACAATTTAAGCCTAGCTTATTAGCTTGCTTCCTTACTATACCAAAAGCAGATATTAACATATCTCCTAAACCATAATTATTAGTTATTTTTTTACCGGTCATTAGTTTTAGAATACGTACTATAGAATCTATATTGATGTTGTGTATACCGTACTCTCCTATAATCCATAATCTAAAAAATGTTATACTGGGCTTTCCAAGAGGCCATCTTAAGGCCTGTATCAAACTTTTATTTTTACTTTTTAGAATATCAGAAATCTTGTATTTATGACGATATATCGGATTATGAATCCAGTAAATGTTTATAGAGCTAATATCAGTAACTTTTGTATTAGTTCTATCTAGAAAATACTCATCGGTAATACATCTTTTAGTTATTCTGGATATACTGTGATTTACAACTCGTGTTTTCTTTTTCTCTATATACCATTTACTGATAAACCCACAACTAACTAGTAATGCTTTTCTATTAACATCCTGTTCCATGGATCTATATCTTAACATGTTAGAGTTATAATAGCATAGTAATATCTTATATTTTTTACTAAGAGTTGATTGGCGTTGTTCTTCTTCATTGTTGTTTATTTTAACAGTTGTAATGACTATATCATTAGTAGGTTCTGAAGAATTTATCACCATATAGTGTCTAGTAGATAGTCTTTTCAAGAATAGATTTAATCCATATATTCCTACTTTCAGTTTTACATCATCAGGTAAATCCAAAACCAGTATTAACAAATGAGAATTATACAATTTCAAAGATACTGTATATTCATTTACCATTATTCCACTAAGCATCCTAATATTAATAATATTACCAAATTTTGACAGGAACTTATCAAATCTAAACCGATTCGCATTTAGTTTTTTTCTATCTACCATAAACCTATCCAGTGAGTAATCTTTTCTTAATATATTAAAGTATGTAGAAATCATAATTGATGTATAATATAGTATAGTTCTACGATTATAATTTTTTTTTCAATATTTAATCAGTAACTAGTTTTAAAAATTGAATAACACATATTTTTTATCAACTGTAATATTTATATTTTCATCATAAATTAAATGAATGATGATTGGATATTGCATCGCAACATTTATGATTTTAATGTCAATCTCTTAAATGGACAGAGATTCGATTTTAAAACCTATAAAGATAAAATATGTATATTTGTAAACGTGGCATCGGAATGACGACTCGCTGACAGGAATTATAAGGAACTTACAAAACTATATGATAAGTATTTCTGTGATGGATTGCGTATAATGGCATTTCCTTGTAACCAGTTTGGTGGACAAGAACCCGGAGGTGTTAAAGAAATAATGGATACTATAAAAAAGTATTCAGTATTATTTGATGTATCCGAAAAGGTAGTAGTAAATACTATATACGCACATCCTTTATGGAAGTGGTTACAAACAAGGTCTATACTGGGAGATGTACCTGGTCCTATAAAATGGAATTTTTGTAAGTTTTTAATAAGTCCTTTTGGTTATGTTATTAAGAGATTTGATCCTGAAGTAAATCCTATGTCTATACAAAAAGATATAGAACATGTTATAGAACAACGCGCTAATGAAGAATTGACTGTAAATAGATGGGTCATGCCTGACACGCCTTGTTCTGAGGAAAAATCTCTTTCTAATGATGTGTTAAATGACGTACAATAAATGGAATCTAATTGTATTGTATTTACGTTAAATGATTATTCTTCGGACGATTATAAAAAAATAAAATCTCTAGATTACTACTATCTAATACTTGACAAAGATTCAGATAGTTCTCCTAGAACGATGTCTGGATACTTAGAGTTAAAAAGTGGTATACCTTGTTCGATTGTAGAAAATATAAATCCACAAATATCGTATAAAAAATTACAAGGAAATAAAGATTCTTTAAGAATTAGTAAAAAGGATATAATAGATAGTTTTAAATCTAAAGGTTGTTACGAAGAATATAGATCTAGAAGATTAGATCTTAGTATTTTCGATTACTATAAGTAAATTCATTTCTAGGTTTACGACTTTTATTTTTTTTATATATATCTTTGTTTAATATTCTCTTACATATTGCCTTTCTACTCAGCACTGTATTCTTTAGCATAGATAGATATTCTGTAAAGTGATACATTATATGGTCCAATACATCATCGTCTAGTTTAAAAGTATCTATAAAATTGAGATAGTTATTCTCTAGAAACTTAGTATATAATCCGCTTATTTCATGTATGTTATAAATGTTATATTCAGAAACATCACACTTTAAGATATCTTCTTTACATTCTCCGAAGTAACACGGGCTGATACCATCGTGTTTAAGAATATCATTTACTTCATCTATACTCATTTCTTGATATTCTTGGACGCTATTGCATTGGCAAGATTTTTCCATTTTGGTATTATTTTCTTCAGGCTTCGTTCTTAATGTATAGTTAAATTTATGTTTTTAATTTTTTTTATATATAATAACCTAAAAAGCAAATACAGTATTAACGTTAGTATATTTCTTCTGGTTGAATAGTTATCTTGTAAACAGTAAATCCTCTTATCTTTTTTATCAATTCCTTGATTTTAGGTTCTATAGTATTTCTAAATGTTACAGTTTTATGATATTTACCCATTCTGCTACATTGTAATCTATAACAGAAACGTTGATAAACTGATTTAAATGCATAATTAGTCATTTCATGAAATCGATATAATATTACATCTATGTCCTTTCTTGAATTCATAGCAAACACTATTTTTACCATGATTAGTAAGTAGTATACATATAGTATTTATTTTTATATATTACTGAGGATGGAATACAATACTATTTTTGGGTGCGGGTAACCCTTAAGACATATACATTATATATCACAGAAGTATTTAAATTCTACTGTGATACTATTTACTATCATTACAAAAGTAATGATAAACATCCATAACTACCCACCACGGTACTATAACGTGGTAAGGCAAGGATGTAATAATAAATAAATATTTATAAAATTAATTATTAAGTTAAAACATTAATATAGATAATAATTATTATTTTTGCTAATTTCCTATTTCGGACTACCGCAAAACATATTTAACATTACTATGTTAACTCAACTAATTTAAATTAAATAACAATGTTGAAGAAATGATCTGACATTTCTTTCAAAAATTATTTTCTTTATTACGTAGACCACTAAAGATATCTGTACGGGGTCTACTAGAAGAGTCTTTTTCGGGTTCGGGAGTTGGTTGCTCGGGCTCCTTAGGTTCGGATGGTTTACTTCCACTAGATGGAGGCTGAGACTCCGAACCAGCACCATTAGAAGGAGAATTCCAGTCAATATCTGGTCCTCCTCCAAAAATATTATCTGAATTGTCCGTGGGAGTTTTACTACTACCTCCGGCCAATGCCCTAAGCACATCACCAATTAGCTTACACATGTTATCCATTCTGCCACGCATGTCTTCGTGGCAGATAAGTAGCTGCCTGGTGAAGGCATCTTTAGCCTCTTGGCCTTTGAGTTTTTCATACTCTTGAAGAAGCTTCTTTTCCATGATTTATAGGCTAGAAAAAAATAGTATTTTCTACTCATTATTTTACTGTTATTTAAACTAAAATACAGGCTTGTTTATATTCTTTTTTCTATCATTTCATAAACGGATTTAATCTTTTCGTTTTCTTCTTTACAATTACTTAATTGTCCACTATACCAAGCTCTAACAAATGCATGAAACTTATCTCTATCATAGTCGAATTTTATTAATTTTTCTATATCACTGCTATCGAATAATTCATCTGAAACAATTACTTTCCAAATGTCAGTATCGTTAAGCGATACTATGTATTTATTTAATATATCGTAAAGATTAGATGACTGTTTTCTTATCAAGCAATTTATCTCTTTTCTCAATAAAATGTTTTTATAAAACAAATCTGATTTATCCATATTTATTTGTTTTATAAGATTGGGAGATGTATAAAAAAATGAACTATCGTTGACTTGATAACCATCTATAACTATCTCTTTTTCGGGTTTTAATAATTGATGACATTTGATCATCGTTATAGTTTTGATATCTCCGTTACATCTGTAACATAATACATAAACATGGAGTTTATCCGGTTGAGAGTACATCTTTATATTTCCATCGTTGTTGATTACACATGAACCTATTACTTTTTTATATTCTTTATATAACATTAAATTGATTCTTTGTTTGATAGGACAGACAACGTTGGATGTAATAAAAGAATGGTATAACTCATCTTCATCGTTAACACTTATTTCATAAACATAATAAAGTTCTATGTTGTTCATCAATAATATTATTCTTTTATTTATAAATTCATCTGTATCTCCTAATAAAATGTATACACTATTACTACTATTATATAAATAGTCTACTGTTGTATAACTACTCAATCTATGTATTTCCATCTGAATACTAATATTTAATTTACATATAAAATAGTACTATAAAAGAGATTTTTTTATAATATTATAATAGAGTATATAATTTTTATATTATATATAATTCAAATATTTATTTATATAATGTGTATATTATTTTTATTCTTCGATCCCCGCAATATATACGGGAGATTTAAATTCGTACTAGCATCTAATAGAGATGAAATCTATTCTCGTGAATCAATACCTGCTAAATTTTGGAATTCTAAAGGTTATGATGTACTCAGCGGTTTAGATGTAAAATCTGGAGGTACTTGGCTAGGTATAAATACTGACGGTAAGTTTTCCGTAGTCACTAATTACTTACAACCTTACGAGGATCCTAATTTTATAAGTAGGGGAAAATTAGTATCTGATTATTTAACATCTAATATATCTGCTCATGAATATCTATGTTATTTATCAGAAAGAGGCCATCTGTATAACGGGTTTAATCTTCTTACAGCGTCTTTTTCTAATGAATCTGATGAGTTATATTATTACTCTAACAGATCAGGTATGGCACCAGAAAGACTAGGAACCGGTATATACGGGTTATCTAATTCTTTGTTAGATATATCATGGCCTAAAGTCTGTGTCGGTAAGAGACTATTCACCGATATAATTCATACTCATAAAAATGATCTAAATCAGGAATTGTTAACTACAGAATTACTAGAAATGTTAAATGATACCAGCCAGCTACCTATAGATCCTAGAATCGAGGAACAGGGTCAAGACTTCGTAAGACCAATGATAAAAGAATTTTCATCTATATGCGTTAGAGCCGATGGTTACGGTACAAAAACAAATACAATAGTAACTATAGATAATAATTATAGAGTTAATTTTATTGAAAATACCGTAACAGGTACAGATACAAAAGAGACTGAAATATCTAAATACACATTTAGTTTATCATCTTAATAAAAAATAGATTTATCAAAGTTCTTTATTTATATTATGACATACTGTTACTTTATTTAATATATTTATGATCTTATAGGTTAAAATAACACTAACCATTAGATTTATCATTAACATTATCATTACTATTATACTTAATCTCTCCATTTATCACCTACCTCCTCTCAAACGCAGAACCAAGTGCAGAGTAGATTCCTTCTGTATATTATAATCAGATAGAGTTCTACCGTCTTCTAGTTGTTTTCCAGCAAAGATTAGTCTTTGTTGATCTGGAGGTATTCCTTCCTTATCTTGAATCTTTGCTTTTACATTTTCAATCGTATCACTAGGTTCTACTTCCAAAGTTATCGTCTTGCCGGTCAACGTCTTTACAAATATCTGCATTATTATATTTTTATACTAAATACGTGTATTACTGTTATACACTATTTATTTATACGGATAATAATTATGTTTTTTTATATACTTGGTATTTATTAAACGCTTAAATTACTATGATTTTAACTACTTTTTATTTATATATTCATCGTGCATTTCTTTTATAGATTTAATTATCTTATCTTCTATCACTAGTCCTTCTTTACTATCCTTATCACCAAGTACTATATTTGATTCAGAATGATTAGTAATCAGTAATACGTTAGTCCTTCTATTATCTAGAGAATTAGCTATCACAGCATGGTGTTTGTATTTATGTAGAGCTTGTCTAGCTTTAGGTACTAACATATTTTTATCCGTTTCTAATTTGAATGATACTACAAAAGCATTTGGACACCATTCATCTACTAAATGAAATAACATTTTAGGGACGGTTTTTAACTCTAAAGTAATATCAGTAGATGAATCTATTTTATGTTCAGACATTTCATCTTCTGGAATATAGAAATCAGAAACAGCACCTGCAAGATATACGAGGGCGTGACTACCGAGGATAGATAAAGATTTAGAAACCGTTTCTAATAAGTTTAGATACTGATATATACAAGTATAACTAATAGCGAGTAACTTATTTTGTTCTATAGCTTCATTATATTTTTTTAAAGCAGATACAAGTTGTTTATTTAGATTATCGTTAAAGTAAACGGTATTTTCTTCTACCTTTAGTGAATTTAATAACATATTTCCTGAAGGTAATAATCTTGACCAAGGAAAAATAGAAGATTCGCGGTATAAGAAACATACTGAATATCCATTTTCTATTAGTTTTTCAACAGAAACAGCTCCTCTCATACCTGTACTAAAATTATCTAAAAATCTGACTGGTTTTTTTTCCAACGATACTCTAGTCCCTCCAGATGTGACTAAAGCTATACGTCTGTTTTTATCTTGTTGTAGTTTGACCCAATCAATAATTTTGGTTGCATCCATTTTTATAACAATTTATATTATTTTAATTTATCGGAAACTAATACTTTTAATTCGTTAATTCTTTGTTCTAAATAACGATTATGATTTCTTAAATTGTTAATTCTTAATTCCATGATAAGATTATCGTAATGTAGTAACAATATTTCTATTAAAATATCGAGTTCCATTTTGTGATATCACGAATAAAGTATATTCATATTAAAGTAACATTATTTTTACATTTAAGTTGTACTACACATACACACGAAGTACCTATTCTTATATATTCCCAAGAAGGCATTCCATTTTTAAGAACTATAGAGTTAACAAATGAATACGAAGTAGAACAATAAGAGGACCAAAATCGTGTATCTATTCCTAAACATCCACTAACTGCCGGATATTCCTTACACTTGGTTTCGAATAGATACTGCTGGTAAACTTGTTTGTTATGGACTATTTGTTCCAATAGTTCTAGTTTATTACCTTGACGATCAATAACTGTAGTTTTGTTAGCTACCCATGTAGAACTACTTTCACAAGACAAGTATATTCCTTCGCTAGCATTACCTACAGACAATAATTCATTTGTGCTTCGTTTACTACGATGTTCTATATTCGGAGCATGAGTACTAAAAACAACTTTAGATGTATCTAATTTATTGTTTATATAATAAGGGTTAGTAAATTGAAGTAATGACCCCTTGCATATTATACCTAATACACATATAAAGATTAGTCTTCTAAAATTACAGAGACATGTATAGTATGCCATTCTTATTTATATAGGAACTTACTAATTAAGTAATAGGTTATGTCTCAGTAACAGTTGACGGTAAATCGTAGTGTTCGATTCTACTAGTAAACACATAAATTCCGTACCATTATGATTATTGTCTACTAATAATTCTCTAATAAAAAATGTAGATTCTTGCAACGGAATTGTTACAGGGCTTTTATGAGTTGTCGATTCTATTTCGCTAATGGGTTTACCCTCGGGGCCCGCCCAAAATATTCTTGCGGACGAACCTTTTCTACCACATCCTACGCATATTAAGCTAGTAGTATTTACATCTTCGGGCATTCTAGTAATATTAACGTAGGTACAATCGTCACGCGTTACAGGACAGCATTCTCGTGTACCATCAGAATTTACTTTAGCGTTTGTCGGTAGATATTTTTCTAAGTCTAGAAATTTAGTTTCATCATTGATATCATAGCCATCTTCTTCATCGCTATCATTATAGTCATCTTCTTGATTACCGCCTATAGGATTTAATATTACAGGTACTAATAAACATATTATAAAAATAGCTTTACACAGCATATTGATTAGACATTTATTCTGAATAAGATAGCTTCTTACATAATGTCTATCTTATCAGTAAGTGTAGTATTATTTGATTTAATAATAGTATTTATTTTATCAATTAATCTATACATGTAGTAACTACCAGTATTTCTAAATTCATTGACCAAGTTATATACATATGTATGTTGTTCATTAGGTTCTAAATTTTTTATTTCTTTTAACTTCATATTTATATCACTTTCTGTTTTTAATATTATTTCAGGAATACTATAGTATTTCGAGTTTTCACTAATATCGAAAAAGTATTTATATAACGTATCTATATTATTTTCATATCTTTATGTTAATTCTTTATCTAACCTTCTTCTATCGTAAAGTGACTTAATTAAAGAATAGTTGTTATCTTTATATACAACAATAGATATTGTTTCATCATCTAACATGGATATTTTACCATCCATAGATAGAACGTCAAATATATTAATATACATTGTTTTAATGTTATTTATATATAAGTTATCAATTTTCTCATCTAACTATTTTTTTTTTCTTATCTAATAAGAAAAACGTATAGGTAATGGTCTTACGTGACTTACGTGATCTAATATAGTTATTTAGGTATTTACCTGTTTTTCTCATAAATATAATTCCTAAAAATATTATTACTAATATATTAATATCTATTATCCATGATAATATATAGAGAAACATTATATTAACCGCTAATCGAATATGAATAATAGACATAGTGATAATAAATATAGCTGTTAATGGTAAACTAACATTATTTATGATAGTTGCTATAAAAGAAGATAATATAGCGGAAAATATTGAAGTATCTACCATATCTTATTTTATGGATAAACCTTTAATGGCAACTTCTAAATCACTTAGTTTTTGTTTTATTAAACTATTACTTTTTTCGTACTTTTCTTCCAATTTTTTACTATTCTTCTTTAAATTTAATATCTCATTATCATGAATATCGTATAGTATTTTGCTTATACCTTCAGAGTCTTTTCTAATCCTCATGCAAAAGGAGTTAGAAAGATAGGAGTTTAGTATCCTGGAAAAATTAAGTGCAATGCTAGGAAAAACCCAACAGATAATATGGGGTACGAGATCGATATGAACATATGTTCCTACAAGATCGTATTTATAGGCACTATTTGATATTAATCCAATTTCTAAAACGGTTTTGTTATAGATACCAATTTTATAATTCAATGTTTTTATGAGTTTTTTAGATGACTCTAGTTTACACCAATGCCTAAAGTTTTTATTTCCTAGATTACATATTTTAGTAGCATTTATATATCCGTTGTATTTTAACATGATTACTTCTATGTTAGCATAGTTGATAAAACAAAAGTTCTCATCTATATGTTTAACGGTATTATATACAAACTCCATACTATAATACTTTCATTCAGAATAGTATTGTTTTTACATTTTTTATTATAAATAAAAACTAGTTTATTCATTTTCTTTTAACCATACACACACAATCTACGGGAGCTAATACGTGTTTAGCCATCACTGTATTACTTTCACCAAGATACATGATTTTTTTGGGTTCTGTAACTGTAGAACAGTAAGATTCCCATCTTGACTCATCAATACCCTTACAAGGAGATGTAGAATTAGGGAAGCCTCTGCAGCTAACTGTTTGCATATATTGGGTATATTCATCCCCTTCCTTAGAATATTTGATCAAAAATTCTACTTTACTACCATCAGTACCATTAACGGAGTCTACTTTTTTAATATCTACCCATGTAGTTATGGTTTCACAAGCAGGTTCAAATAAAGAAATATTCCTATTATCAGTACCCGATGATAGCGTATGTTGGTTGCTGTATAATACAGATGTATAATAGTGATGAAAACATATTAGTAATAAAAGTATACGTATAAAGTACATAATAAAGTACAATTTGTACCTTATTTTTACATTATGGTTAAAACTATAAAACTAACTTAATTACAAATAAAACACTATGTAGTTACATTATTTTTGATCGCATTAAATGAAAGGAACTATTATATTGTTTGGTAAACCAAATTGTCCTTTATGCAAATTTTCAAACGAAATACTTTCGAATCAAAAGATAGCTAGTAAATATGAAATTATTAGAATAAACATCGCTACATTCTTTGATAAATCAAAGGTTGTAGAGATACTTGGTATGGATAAGTCCTACGAACTATTAAATTCTATTGGAGAAAAACTAGGAAACGAATATGTTCTCGTATTTAGGTATGATGATGCTAGTAAGCAAATGGCGTATATTCCATTTAAGAAATACATAGTGATAGGACAAATATCACAAGATGCTATAGATTTCGATAAACTACTTAATGAATTAGAGACAATACCTTACAATATACTTCTTAAGGATAAGTAAATATCGTTTAGAGTGCTGGATATGATATTATTAGTTTTATTACTAAATACCGTATCCAACATATCAGTATTGGATTCGTTCAAAAGATGATCAATACATTGTTCTGTTACTTTTATTTTTATGTCCTTATTAGATAACACTTTTTTAGCTAACATGTAAGTAAAGTAGTCTAAGTAATCTTTGCCAAAAATTAGAACAATAGATTCTTTTGGTATATCTTCTGTTTTAATACCATCTGGGTATTCTGTATATCTATATATAGATGGAATATACTTGAGTTTTGAGTAAGAAACTGTACTATTATCGGCGTTATATTTTATTTCATTTCCACTAATAACTATTATGCCTATACCTTCGTTAGGAAGTTTGTAACTGCGTTTAATTGTTTTAGTAAATTTGCTTAATTTTATAGTTACAAGTTCCTTAAGTATGTTGTCAGGATAAGATAATTCTATTTCTTTTAAATACGTATCACAGTTTAATGCTTTACTTATAAGCTTTGTATTTTTAGAAGTATAGTACTTAGTTAGTACTTTTACTCTGTCTACGTTGAAAGAATTACATAACGATATAAATTTTTCCATATATTCTTCATCACCACTGACTAAATACTTTAATAGATTATAAGATATTAGAGTTCTAAATGACATTATTTTTAGCTATATTCTTTGTACTATTCTTGTTATTATGTTATTTTTTTTAGTTTTAAACGAACTAATAAAATGGAAATTGGGATAAATCCTATTAAGAAAATTCCATGGAGTGATAATGAACATGTATTTGTATCATCTTTATTTACTAATAAGGACAAATATCTCACAGGTCCTATGAGATTAACTTATAAACCAGATAGTAAAACTACAGTTTTGAATTTTAAAGGTACTAACTATACTTATCATCTAGATAATTTTGATGATGTTAGGAAATTATTACCTACGTTACTACTGAGTAAATAGTATATTTAATAATACTTGATTTATTTTTCAAACACATTTACAACTTTTTACAGAAACCTTATAAAGAACAGAGGTTTTAGGTGTTCTTCCTAATCTATAATGTACTACCAAATCATCCATATCTTGAATGCTACAACACTGCTTTAATTCTATACCATCTATATAATGGAATGCTAGTAAACTATATAAGAAACTATCAGTATATGCAAACGATGGGCATTCACCTATACAATATCCATAATCTATACCTGGGGGATGTAATATCCATTTAAGGCCTATATCCCTAAAATTTATATATTTTCTATATATTTTACAATCATTAGAATCTTGAATACTTCTTTTTTTTTATATCGAATGAATAATCTACATGATCACCAGAATAGAGTTCTTCTTCTATATCACTAACACCTAAAAGCTTCTTTATTAATTCAGCAACAGATATATCTCTATATTTGTCATTATTAGTAGTAACTGGATAGTATCCATCATCTTCAATTTCTGTTTCATTCACGTAGTATTCTAGAAAAACATGTCTGTCTCTGTTAATAATGTTATCTGAAGCTATTAACGTATAATTACAATTTTTATTATGGATGGCTTGTTTAGCCATATTTTTAGTAAGTAAGATACAATACCATTTATCATTAGGTAGTACATGATAATCTCTAGTTTCGCATATTTTATTGTTACTGCAGTTACAAATAACTTTTAAAATTATTTCTTCATGTATGGTATTAAGATATACACAAATACTAACGTTTAGTATTCTGTTAACAAAATATATATCACGCGTATCAAAATACACAGTATTCATATATTTACCACTTCCGTATATACCGTGTAAATCTATGGATGGTTGGTTCTTATGGTTTTCAGGAACTTCTACTATAGTATCGTGATGACCATCGTACAAGTTTTCTTCACTCTCACCTATCATAGAAAGTATTAAATCTTTTACAGAAGATAATTTATCATGCCCTATTGCAGAATATATTAAACGTAAACCGATAATGAGTATTAGATGATAACGTATCATTATAACGCTTGACGTATATACAAAACTCGAACGAATGAAAGAAAATTACGTCTTATTTTAACTGTACTTAAATGATTCAACTAAATAATGGTACACGTATATTTGTTAATCATTCTATGAAAAAAGATATCTATATAGGTATTTCAGATTTTGGATTTGAAAAAGATATAAACGATGATATTTTAGGTATAGCACATTTACTAGAACATATACTCATATCCTTCGATAATAAGTATTTTAACGCTAATGCTAGTACTTCACGTACGTATATGAGTTTCTGGTGTGTTGCTTTACAAAAGCGTCATTACGAAGATGCTATTAGAACAGCTATAAGCTGGTTTTTTGATAAAAAGGGCATACTAAAAACAGATTTTTCTAGAGTTGTATTAGAAAATTATATTACCGAACTGGAAAATGAATATTATTACCGTACGGAAATGTATCATTGTATGGATGTATTAGCGTATCTATACGGAGGAGATCTGTATAACGGAGGTCGTATCACTATGTTAGAAAGGTTACCCGAAATACGTAATATGTTGAGTAACAGAATGAGGTTTCTATCCGGTAAGAACATAGTTATTTTTGTCAAAAAACTAACTAATAACATACTAACGTTATTAACAAATACATTCGGTAGTATACCAAAGTATCCTATTATAATACCTCTGGATCCTCAGATTCAGGATGCTAGAAAAAAGATTATTATGATGCCCTGCCCGTTTTATACTCTTCTTATCCAAGTCGATAATACAATAAATAATTTACTAGCTATTATCTGTTTAGTAGAAAACTATAATCTTATAGATTATGAAACGATAAGCGATAAATTATATGTATGCATTTCATTCGCTAACGAAGATCAATATGAATACCTTTTGTATAATATAAAGGATATGGATTTTAACATAAATAGAATAGAACTAGATCTCGGAGAGGATTATATTATGAACCTATATATCAATTTTCCTTGGTTGAAGAATGATATATTTGAATATATACATACCATGAATACAAAAAGTATTGTGTTGTTAGATGATTTAAAGAAAAATATGCATAATAGTATACTAGAACATAAGTTTATGATTATATATCCTAGCTTTACGAAGCTGTTATATAATATAACTGATAAACAAAATCATGGTATATTAGTTGTAGGAGATGTTAATTTTACACCAGAAACAGATCCAAATATTCGTCATTCTAACAAAGAAAATAATAATAAATATTCTAAAGCTGGAATCAAATCCAATAGTAAATATGTTCTGTACAGAAAGACGTCGACGACTAATAATATAGTTATTGATTATACAGACAATAGTTTTTTTGATTATGCGACTTTTTACCACGTTATGAAATCAAAATATGAAAAGACAAATTTATTTTCAAGACTTAAGACTTCAACAGGTATGTGTTATAAACATTGTTTTGATAACGATGATCTTAATGAATTAATAAATTCAGATACGTTTATACGATATAATAGTTCTAAACCTGCAGTATTATACCAATATATACTTTTAGCATATTTTGTTACCGAACGAGATATAAAAGAATTAGTAGATCATAAAGATGCTATAGAATTAGACATGAAATATTATAGTAAAAATAAAATACTCTTTGGAAAGAATACTAGATATGATATACGTACCAAATCAATGTTTGTATGTGGATTAATCAAAGGACGTAAATTAAGTGAAAAAGTTATTACTAATTACATGTGGAAGTTAAAAAGTTTAGGATTAATATATTATCTTACTTGTATTAAACTGGGAATATCAAACACTTTCTATATTTTTGCCTTTACTATATTTCCAGAAAAAGTATATAAATTTTTTGTTGGGTTAAAAGAAATAACTAATCGTTGTCTTATAGTTTCGAATAAAAATACAAAAACAGAAGAAGATGACTATTCTTCTTTGAACAAGCAGATAGTTATCGATATAAAGTAAAACTTCTTTCAGTTAACATGTAAACGTAATTCCTATATAGTTGTTTACTAGATAACCTTATAACAGTGTTCATATAGGGACCGAATAAAATTTCTCCTTTGTAACAATACATCTTTTTGCGTCTAGTAGTTGTATTGATTTTAACTAAAAGCTGGAGACTCTTTATGTCCTTAAGAGTTTCTCCAGTCAAAATATCATTCCTTTCAAACATATCCAGTTTTTCGGCTTTCTTACCACCCTTGTTATAAATTTTAACATATTCCACCATATTAACGAAATGATTAACATAAATTTCGAATAGCTTATCAAACGATATATTGAAAGACTTAATATAATCTTCTGATTTTTTTAACATATCTTTATCACTAGGAATTACCAATAGATCATTAGGTAAGGATAATTTAAATTTTCTCGCATATACTATATACTCGTATAAAAATTCATGGTCTATGTTTTTAATGGGTTTTAAAAGACTCATGTCATAAAAGTATACATAAATACCTTTTGCTACCCTACCTACACGGCCTTTTCTTTGTGTCATCATAGACTTGGATATAAATAGTTGATCACCTCCGAAGGGTTTTGGAACATATACACGACCAGTATCGTATACATGAGTAGCCGTACGAATAGTAATACTAGATTCAAGGTAAGGAGTCGACACCAAGATACAAGGACGTTCTCTACCGGGTTTCTGAACATCGTTAAGGATATCTGTAATGTCAGGTATTTTACCGTGTATTATTATAAAATCTATATCAGAGTTACTTTTTTCTAGATATTTTTTATAGCTTACACACTGAGAAACAGATGCTAAAAATAATATTCCACACATACCATTTCTAGGTTTACACCAGTTAAGAGTAGTCGATATATTTTTTTTTTCTTCTTCTATATACGCTTTGGAATCGTACGAATATTTGTTTTTAACATATATTTCTTTGATGGAGTAAAGCACAGGACCTTCTATATGATAAAATTCTACATCTGGTAAGAATTCTTGTAATCTATCTCTATCGTCTTCTAAGGTAGCCGACATTAATACTAGAGAATGTATGGTATCGATGTTTTTTCTTAGAACGGATATAATAATATCTGCTATTCTATCATGTTCGTGGATTTCATCAACTATGATGATATTATAATTGGATAAAGAGTAGCTGGTAAGTTTGTTCGTAGATAATACTATACCATCTTGTTGTCGTGTAGTATGTTCTGTTTTTCCTCCGTATCTTAGTTCTACAGGTGATCCTTCAAAATCTGAAAATCCTAATGATTGTAAAAAATTAGTGCCATTACTTTTAACTAAAGCTACTCTAGGTAATGATAAAACTATTGGTTTGGAAATATAATCAAATCTTACGCGATCTAAGTTATCCCATCCTCCGAATAAGTAGTTATACCACATAATTACTTTTGGTAACTGAGATGTTTTTCCTATTCCTGTACTTCCTGTAACGACAATTTGTTTGCGCTTTCTAAGTAATTCGAAAATCTGTAATTGTGTAATTAAGCTTAGAGACTTGAATTTAATGACGGCGAATGGTTTTGGATTTTTTAGTATTCCTACTGAAGATTTTTCTGGCATCTGTTTAGTAGAAGAAAAAATAGATAATATATTTCCAGCAGATATTAGACCTCTTTTATCATCTAAAGTTATATCGTAAATACTGTTATATCCTTTACACTTTAGATAGCTATAACATTCGAATGTGATAAATGTTTTATCCGAAATCTTGTATATTTCTTTTTTTATATCGGTACTTATAGGATGTATGTTGATAAGCTTTTGTATAGGTACTCTATCGTAAGATTTTGACATATCTAATTCAACATTTAACATGTAGACGTTTTTCTGAAAGCATATATAAGCTTTGGACCATCGGTGCTTTATAACTGGAAATATAGTATGCGAGAAAAATAAAGGATTTTTCCGGTGATATTCTTCTAGTTCTTTTTGACTATACTTCCTAGGAAATATATCATACATATTAGAAAACGCATAAATAGAAAACAGATCGTTTGTTGTCATGACACTAACGTTATATATTTAGTTAGTAATAAATGGACAAGTACACAGAACTCGTTATCAATAAAATACCAGAATTGGGATTCGTTAATTTACTTTCTCATATTTATCAAACCGTGGGGTTATGTTCATCTATAGATATATCAAAATTTAAAACAAACTGTAATGGTTATGTAGTAGAAAGATTTGATAAGTCAGAAACGGCAGGAAAAGTATCATGCGTTCCAATATCCATACTAATTGAATTAGTAGAAAGAGGAATGCTATCCAAGCCTGATAATAGTAAGTCACAATTAGAAGTTAAAACAGACTTAGTAAACGAACTAATGAGTAAGAATAACGGATTTGAAGATATAATGACTATTCCTACTAGTATTCCGATGAAATATTTTTTTAAGCCTGTTCTTAAAGAAAAGGTATCTAAAGCTATAGATTTTTCAGTAATGGATATTAAAGGAGATGATGTCAGTAGAATGGGTATACGTTATGGAGAGAATGATAAAGTTGTTAAAATTAAAATAGCTCCAGAACGTGATGCATGGATGACAAATACTAGCATCCATCAGTTTATTATCCCTATGTGTTACGGTACGGAAGTAGCTTATATAGGGCAGTTTAATTTTAATTTCATGAATAGACACGCTATTTACGAAAAAGCATTCGTATTTAACAAAAATACAGAAGTGTTTAAACTAAAGGAGAGGATAAGGGATAACAGATCTTCAAGATTTATTATGTTTGGATTCTGTTATTTACATCATTGGAAATGTGCTATATACGATAAGAATAGAGACTTTATATGTTTTTATGATTCTGGAGGTAATAATCCTAACGAATTTAACCATTATAGAAACTTCTTCTTTTATAGTAATTCAGACGGACTTAACAGAAATTCATACTTATCTAGTTTAGCAAATGAAAATGCTGATATAGATACATTGTTTAATTTCTTTATAGATAACTATGATGTAACAGCTGGTTGTATAAACGTAGAAGTCAATCAGTTAATGGAATCAGAATGCGGTATGTTCACGTGTTTATTTATGGCTGTATGTTGTTTAAACCCACCAAAGGGATTCAAAGGAATACGGAAGATATATACTTACTTTAAATTCTTAGCTGATAAAAAAGTAACAATGTTAAAATCTATATTATTTAATGTTGGAAAAATGGATTTTACTATAAAAGATGTAGATGGAGAAGGTATGGAACAGTATAAAAAAATGGAAAAATGGTGTGCCAACACTATAAACATATTAGCTAATAAAATAACCTCAAGAGTAGAAGATATTATAAATTGATAATGGATAACTTTTTAAAGCAAATTTCTTCGAACGTGAAAAAACCTATAGCAGAACTTGAAGATCCCGATGCCGTAATAAAATTCCATTACATGAATATATCTTTTAATTTCCCGGATCTGTATTATTGTAATAATAATTTGTTTGATAAACCCGAAAACAGCCTATTAGATATATCAAAATCTCTATTGATGCTTAACTCATTTTCACACGAGTGTTTTATATTACAAGATCTATTGAGAGTCATCCGTCGTTACGGTCATGTGTACGATGTTTATTTTCTACCTACTGGTTGGTTAGTAGGAAATGGTGAATCGCCTAAATATCACGCGTCGATAAAATTAATAAGGAGCAACACGCAAGAAATAATAGATGGAATTGTACGCAGACAATTATCCCAATATGGAATACAAGGAGATAACTTATTGATTTCTGTAGATTCTTCTAATGAAGTTGGTATAAACAGACACTCTATTATAGGAGCTAGACAATTACAGCCCGTATGCGTGGTATCCTTTTATCCTTTTGATCCAGAACATAAAGTTTTTTTCGTTATATATGTAGGTAGGTATAAAGATAAGTATTGTGGAATTTCCTACGTAGCTGATAGAGAAGATATGTACAAAGTTATTAATAGGATATATCCTTACGTTAGTTGTTTTTATCTTGTATCAGATGGTATAATAAATTTTCATACTACTCCCGTAGCTAATCATACAAGAAATATTAAGCCTCTTCCAGTTAATCACTGCAATACTTTATGTGAAATAATATATGATTTTGAATATTTGAAGTTTGATCAAGGCGTTATGTCTATTCCGGTGTTTATGCCTTTTGTACCTAAACAGTTTGTATCCATTATCAATTTACCGGATGATATTCCTATAACATGTACCGCATCAAATAATATAGAATATATAACACACATTGACAACAAAAAACTAAAAAGAATACTTATTATAATAAAAGACAAATTTCTAAAGGGTACTATCATGCAAGGTACTTTTAAGAAAGTAAACCTCGTAAGGCATAAGAAGTATACATATACGATAACATATTCTTCATTCGATTGTCCTAAACTAGAAAATACTAAGTCTTCGTCTCCAAGTACGTGCAATAAAGCTATATTGGACGGGCGTAGATACGTTACAAAAACTTTTAATGTTACGATATAAATGGAAATAGCTAGAGAAACGCTAATAACGATAGGACTTACTATACTAGTAGTGGTATTGGTAATAACGGGATTCTCGTTAGTGCTAAGGTTAATACCAGGTGTTTATAGCGCCGCATCAAGATCATCTTTTACGGCAGGAAAAGTACTTCGTTTTATGGAAATATTTTCTACTGTTATGTTTATTCCTGGAATAATCATATTATATGCGGCTTATATAAGAAAAACTAAAATGAAAAATAACTAGATTCTAAAAATGTCTTCCGGAAGTATCAATGTTATTACAGGTCCTATGTTTTCAGGTAAAACATCAGAACTAGTAAGAAGAATAAAAAGATTTATACTATCTAACTTTAAATGTATTATTATTAAACATTGTGAAGATAATAGATATAGATATAACGAAGATGATATAAACAAAGTATATACGCACGATAGATTGTTTATGGAAGCTATAGCATCTTCTAATCTATCTGTATTGGTACCTAAGATATTAAAGGATGGAATTGAAGTAATAGGTGTAGACGAAGGTCAATTCTTCCTAGATATAGTAGAATTTAGTGAATCTATGGCTAATTTAGGTAAAATAGTTATTATAGCCGCGCTTAATGGTGATTTTAAACGCGAATTATTTGGAAACGTGTATAAGCTATTACCATTAGCAGAGACAGTTTCCAGTTTAACAGCTATTTGTGTGAAATGCTATCGCGAAGCTTCGTTTTCAAAACGCATTACAGAAAGTCAAGAAGTAATGGATATAGGTGGTAAAGATAAATACATGGCTGTGTGTAGGAAATGCTTTTTTAGCAAGTAACATATTAAGAAACTTAAAATATTGACAAAATAGTTAAATGAATACATGAAAACACATTATACACAGAATGGAGTTTGATATTAGTTCTTGTAGAATGATATATTCAGTTCTTGAACAATATCACTTCGTTACAGACAACCGTTACAATAATCGTGATCAAAAATTCAGGATTGTATTATACTGTTTAAAAGATTCTACAATCAAAAAATATCCTTACAGGTTTGTTTCTGAAATTCAATTTGTAAGATATATAATTAATAAATTTAGAGGAAAAAATGTTTACAAAATTAGTATAGAGGCTATAGATATACCAAAAGGTAGACAACAAATAATCATAACCTAATTTTTTATCAAAAAATTAAATTATAAATAAAATGAAAAATAACTTGTATGAAGAAAAAATGAACATGAGTAAGAAACAAGTGAAGACACAAAGCAAATCTAATAATAACAACGCATCTAGATTTACATGTCTGGACGCGGTGCAATATGCTAAAGCTTTGTGCACTAAAGATACTAAAATAGTTAAATCAGTGAAACTAACTCCTTCTCATCATAATTTATGCAGTAATATTTCTGTGACATTAGAACCTAAATATAATGAAAAGCTTGTATCTCCGTTTATCTTGGTAGAAGGAGAAGGAAAAATATATCAAACTAGAAGTGATAACTTCAGTCGTGAGGAATCGTTCTTTCTTAAAATACGTCCGAGTGTAATTAGCCCTATTTTACATCAGATGATGGAATGTATTTATAGTGACTTGGGTTATCTAGATCCAGAAAATACTATGGATGAAAAAACATTTAAAGATGGTTATATATACATTAATAAAAATAAGATGTTATCTACTATAATAGAATATACGCGAAACAATAAAGAAGTAACTGGTAGAAAAACTCTATCCAGTGAAGTAGAACAATTATCAAAGAAAGATCCTCAAATGGTTAAAGCTGTACTAGTTGCTTCTATATTTTTTGAAAATGCAGTAATGTGCAAAATAAGCTTTAACCTAAAAAAGCTTATTATGGAAAAAGTTTGTAGGAAAACTCTGATAGATACTAATGGAGAAGTAATTAGCGTCGTAACCTCCGGAGACGATGATATTGAAGATGAATCAGGAGAGTTTGAATATGAATTGGATGGTGTATCAGGAATTTTAGAAGAGATACCTGATAGTAAGAGGAGAGGTGGCTACAAAGTAAAAGAAACAGATGAATGTGATGAGCAATCATTATTTAACGTAAACTAAATGGAAAAGCTATTTACAGGTACATACGGTGTTTTCTTAGAATCAAATGATTCTGATTTCGAAGATTTTATCAATACAATTATGACAGTGCTAACTGGTAAAAAAGAAAGTAAAAATTTATCGTGGCTAACAATTTTTATTATATTCGTAGTATGCATAGTGGTCTTTACGTTTCTTTATTTAAAGTTAATGTGTTAAGATTAAATGGAGCAATTTGATCAACTTGTTCTTAATAGTATTAGCGCTAAAGCTTTAAAGTCATACTTGACTACAAAAATAGCTGAAGCTATAGATGAACTAGCTGCTAAAAAGAATTCTCCTAAAAAGAAGACTCAAACTAAAAAGCCTGAGAACAGAATTCCTCTAGATCTCATAAATAAGAACTTTGTGTCTAAGTTCGGGCTAAAAGGATATAAAGATGGTGTATTGAATAGTTTAATATGTAGCTTAGTAGAAAATAATTACTTTGAAAATGGTAAACTTAAAAGGGGTAAACACGATGAACTAGTTTTGCTAGATATAGAAAAAGAAATACTGGCTAAAATAGATGAAAACTCTAGTCTTAATATAGACGTACTAGATGTTAAAGTTCTAGCAAATAGATTGAGAACAAATGCTGATAGGTTTGAGTTTAAAGGTCATACGTATTACCTAGAACAAAATAAAACAGAGGATATTATTAATCAACTTATTAAGAATTCAGCTATATATATGGACATGAAAAATACTATTAAAGATACATTTTATATGATATCTGATGATCTTCTGGATGTGTTTAAAAATAGACTATTTAAATGCCCTCAAGTTAAAGATAATATTATATCCCGTGCTCGATTGTACGAATATTTTATTAAAGCTACTAAACCCGATGATTCAAAAATATACGTTATTCTAAAAGATGAAAATATTGCTAAAATACTGAACATAGAAACTATAGTTATAGACCATTTTATCTATACGAAGCACAGTCTGTTGATATCGTCGATTTCTAATCAAATAGATAAATATTCTAAAAAGTTTAATGACCAGTTTTATAGTTCTATATCAGAATATATCAAAGATAACGAAAAAATTAATTTATCTAAGGTAATAGAATACTTGACAATATCTACTGTGAAAATAGAAAACACTGTAGAATAAATGATAGTAACAATACTTTTTCTAATCATGTTCTTCATTTGCACGTTATATAGCTATCACTATTTGAAACCATGGATATTTTATGTTGAACGTGAAATCACTTAGATATGGAAATGGAAATATAAATTTAGAATTATATAATCACTACTTGTTATCTCGTCTACTGAAATGACGAATCTCTATTCTAAGAAAGTTAGAAAATCTATACACGAATTTATACGTTCAGGTTTAAACTTTGACTTATTACATGAGAAACATGGACGCCAATTAATAATTAACAATATATTTGTAAAATTGCCCCAAAAATATTATAACTTTGTTAAAAGTCTGGATCTAAATAATATATTAGCTTTTGATAGCGAAATAGTACAACTCAATGACTTAAAAAAACTGATTATGAGACTACCTCGTTTGCCAGACTGTTTTACTGATGTAATACTGTTTCATAAAAAATACTTATTACTGGATGCTGCTATTGTGAGTAAACTTATTAACTCTAATATGGTATCTCTTTCAGATATACGTAATATAATAGATAATAAAATAAAAACACCTGTTGAAATAGCATTGCTTAACAGTGCTTTAATTATACCGGGTACTCCATTTTCTCTCGATGAAATAAAATATGTTTTTGAAAACACAAGTATAGAAAACGTGAAAGAGTTATACAAGAGAATAGAAACATCTATTTACAGTATACTCTATATGGAAGAAAAATTTTCTATATCACCAATTCATTCATCTCTATATCAAGTAACTGATGTTGATAAAATCATATATTTAATAAAAAAATATCCTGATGATGCTATTATTGATTATGTTAGTGGAATAGTAAAATCAAGAAATGATTTTATAGAATCAATAATTGCTATCATTAAGGATAGATTGCCCGACATGTCACCTTGCTTGAATAAATGGATCTCAACACAGTTACCATCTGATAAACTTAGAGATGAATTTGGGATATACTTTTATGCATTGTTTGAATGGATAGATATACCACTATACATAGATAAGTACTCGTTTTTAAACATAACAGAAGAAGAAACTAAATTTATCTGCCGCTATATAGATATATACCAAAAAAAGTCCGAGTTATTTGTGAATGCGTTTAGATGGCATCTATATTATTGTAATAGTATGTACCCTCAAAAAGTATTTCCTGTTATTACGTATAAAAAAGATTCTAAAGGAAAATACATTGTAAAAGAATCATTCAAGTATTTAGATAATAAGCAAACTATGAAAGTACTATTGAATGACTTTAAGTATAACTATGCTATAGGAAAATACATACTTGAATCATCGTCATCCAACATAGTAAAGATAGAAGCTATAAACATGTTAAAGAAACAAGTAATTTGCTTAGAACATTCTAATTGTTTTGACCTAGGTAAGTTATATTCTGTATTAGTAAAATTTCGTTATCATCCAGTAGATTATGTAATGTATAGTGATAAACTGTTTGATTATATTTCTAAAAATAATACTTTTGAGAATACTGACATAGGATTATTAACTCTAGCGAGCTTCTTATTTTCTACCGCTAAGAAAGGTATTATAGATATCAAGTTTCTAAATACAAACTCGTTATGGAGTCCTCTTATGTATCTTATAGATGATTCGTGTAAAGTAGATTTCACGAGATTTATGATGGCTGCTAAGAATATAAAAGCTGACAACATAAATTATCTTAAAAGTAAGGATGAAAATATTAATAATAATTTTGAACATATAGATAATATAGATATATACAATTTATTAGACTACAGTAGAATAAGATTGTATGGAATAAATTTCATTAAAAAAATAATACTAGCGAATGTTATTTTCGAATACATTTTTACATTAATAATTATTAGATATCAAAAAACTAGCTATAATTTCAGATCGTTTTTAGAAATGTTATTATATAGATGCTTAAAAGGATTTGGTATATCACCAAAACTTTATAAGAATGTGTATGTTAATGAAATGAATATTTGTTGTGAGTTAGAAAAATTAATCAATAACGATGTTGTACCTTTCAAAACCTATGGAATATTGATGAAACTATTAATAACCATTTTTACTAACCTAAATGGAGTTAGTAAACATCCTTTTAGAATCAGATTCAGAAAGAGTAAAACTCTATTATGATGTTCCTCCAAAAAAATCTTTAAGAACTAAGTGTGAAGTAGAAAGAGCTGTTAAATATTTTATATCAGTTATAAAAAAATATATAAAACTAAAAGAATCTACATTCTATGTAGTAGTTAAGGATACAACCTTATTTACATATAAATATGACAAAGGAGAGATAACTCCAGTAGATAATACTTATTATACATTTAGCAAAGAACTTGCTAGTACAGACTATAGTTCTTCAGAAATAACATCTATTTGTTTTACTATTACTGACGATATGAGTATTTCTGTAAAACCAAAAACGGGTTACGTTGTTAAAGTTAGATCTGATAATTCTAGATATTATTAAACTAATTTTTTTACTTTTTTTTATATCTATACATCTTTCTGGATTAAATACTAGGTTGTTATGAAGGTTTATGAAAAAGAAATATATATAATTAATATCGTTACTTGACATAATATTGTTCTTCTGCATTGCCTGTAGAGCATGTTCCTTACATTCAGAACACGGTAATGCTTTGCATATATTATACAAGTGACGTTTGCAAGTTTCTATGTCGTGTTTAAACTTGGTAATTATAATAAATATAACTAGCCAAAAGCTGCGTCCCCAGTATCTAGGATCCATAACTGAAATTTAACGTATCTAAAAAAAATGGATATAAGGTGCGTAAATTGGTTTGAGAACAAAGGAGAAATAAAATATATTTACTTAAAAGCTATTAACAGAGAATCGAATGTTGTATTTATAAGGTTCAATTATTACTATCACTATGTATACGATGCTTCAAAAGAACTAGAATATAAACCTAAAGAACGTATAGATTTAGGAAAGTTCAAAATCATTAATATAGACGAAAAACTAAATACCGATATAAGATATGTTGAACAACGAGATTATTATACTTCAGAATTAGTACTCGTAAAGGATCTAAAAAGAAATAGAGAAAAACAATATCTACAGGAATATTTAGATATAACCTGGTTTTATCTACTTAATAATATAACACCAGACGGGTGTTATAAAATAGATATAGAACATCTAACTCCTATAAAAAAAGATTGTTATCATTGTGATGATGTTAGCAAAGTATTCATTCAAGAAATACCGATATTTGAAGTTAAATTTACTTACTTACTGTTTGACATAGAATGTCAATTTGATAAAAAGTTTCCGTCTGTATTTGTAAACCCTATTTCACACATCAGTTGTTGGATTATAGATAAAGTTACTGAATATAAATTTACTTTAATCAATACAGATCTATTACCGGATAAAGAGCCTAGTATATTACATCACAAAGATTTCTCTCCAAAAGACAGAATAACTTACTGTACAGAAGTTGTGATGCTACTTATAATGAAAAAAATTCTAGAACATAGATTCGACTTTGTAATAACTTTTAATGGAAATAATTTTGATATCAGGTATATATCTGGAAGGTTAGAAATTCTAGAGAAATCTTTTATATATTTCTCACTTCCTGATGCTACAGAAACAGTTAAACTTAAAATATTTGAAAGATTTGTTACCGGTGGAACATTCACTAATAAAACATATCACATAAACAATAATAATGGTGTCATATTTTTTGATTTGTATGCTTTCATACAAAAAACAGAACGATTAGATTCTTACAAACTAGATAGTATATCTAAAAATATATTTAATTGTAACATTACTATAAAAGAAATAGATGACACAGTTTTAACATTGGTAGCTACGGTAAAAGATAATTCTAACGATAAATTATCTATATTTTCTAGAGTGTTAGAAACCGGTAATTATATCACTATAGGAAATAACGACGTAAGCAAAATAATATATAAAGATATAAACCAAGATAGTTTTATAATTAAAGTTATATCTAATAACAGAGATTATGAAGTAGGGTCGTTACATAATATAAGTTTTGGAAAGGATGATGTTGACTTAAAAGATATGTACAAAAACTACAATCTGGAAATAGCGTTAGATATGGAAAGGTATTGTATTCATGATGCATGTCTCTGTAAATACATATGGGATTATTACAGAGTACCCAGTAAGATTAACGCCGCATCTTCTACTTATCTTTTACCGCAAAGCTTAGCATTAGAATATAGGGCCAGTACTCTTATTAAAGGACCATTACTGAAGTTACTATTGGAAGAACGAGTAATTTATACTAGAAAAATCACAAAGGTAAGATATCCGTATATAGGTGGAAAGGTATTTCTTCCTTCTCAGAAAACTTTCGAAAATAATGTAATGATATTCGATTATAATAGTCTGTATCCAAATGTATGCATCTATGCTAATCTATCACCAGAGAAACTAGTGTGTATAGTGTTAAATACTAATAAACTGGAAGCAGAAATAAATATGAGATCAATCAAAAGTAAGTTCCCATATCCTGATTATGTTTGTATCTCGTGTGAATCTAGACTATCTGATTATTATAGCGAGATTATAGTTTACGATAGAAGAGAGAAAGGTATAATACCTAAGCTTTTAGAGATGTTCATAGGAAAAAGAAAAGAGTATAAAAACCTTTTAAAGACAGCATCGACAACTATAGAAAGTACTTTGTACGATTCCTTGCAATATATCTATAAGATAATAGCAAACTCTGTTTACGGTTTAATGGGATTTAGTAACAGTACTTTATATTCCTATTCTTCCGCAAAGACGTGTACTACTATAGGTAGAAACATGATTACCTATCTAGATTCTATAATGAATGGTGCTGTGTGGGAAAACGATAAGCTTATCCTAGCAGATTTTCCTAGAAATATATTTTCAGGCGAAACAATGTTCAACAAAGAATTGTCAGTTCCTCAGATGAATGAATCTTTTAAGTTCAGGAGCGTATACGGAGATACAGATTCTATATTTTCGGAGATATCTACCAAAGATATAGAGAAAACAGCCAAGATAGCAAAACACCTAGAACATATAATAAATACAAAAATATTACACGCTAACTTTAAAATAGAATTCGAAGCAATTTATACACAATTGATATTACAATCAAAGAAGAAATATACTACAATAAAGTATTTAGCGAACTACAAACCAGGTGACAAACCTATAAGAGTAAACAAAGGAACCAGCGAAACACGTAGAGACGTAGCGTTGTTTCACAAACACATGATACAAAGATATAAAGATATGTTAATGAAGCTGCTAATGGAAAGCAAAGGACAGCAAGAAATAACTAGACTAATTCTTCAAAGTTTAGAAACAGATATGGTAACCGAGTTTACTCATAATAGGGAATTTGACAAATATTTATTGAGTAGGAAACATCACAATAATTATAAATCAGCGACTCACTCAAATTTTGAACTAGTTAAAAGATACAATCTAGAGAATACAGAAAAGATAGAAATAGGAGAAAGATACTTTTATATCTATATATGTGATATTAGTTTACCATGGCAAAAAAAACTATGTAATATATTGTCCTATGAAGTAATCGCTGATAGTAAGTTTTCTCTACCTAAAGACAAAAGAATATTCTATGAAATATATTTTAAAAGAATAGCGTCTGAAGTAGTAAATCTACTAACGGATAAAACACAATGTACATTATTTTTCAGCAGACTTTTCGGTACTAAGCCTGTATTTTCATCAGACTAATATCACATTTTCTTTTTTTAATCCTAATTTATTCATTAGATACTCTACACCGGGTGTAATTTTTGTAGTTACTGATAAACCCGGAAGGTAGAATATCAAAAAAGTCAATACAGGATCCTGCTTTGTATTAGAAATAATAACAGACAAGTTTTCTAATGTTTCAATATTCAATAGATACGGGTTCGGTGATGTAGTAGTAGGAAGTTGTAGCACGGCCATATTAGTAGGAAACAAAGTTCCATCGTATAGACCTGGTTGGTCCAATTTACCAAAGATAGGTTTGTAATCACCGCCCCGTATAAGATATTTAGCTAGTTCTATATGCTTAGCATCATCGATATAGAAATCGCCCGTAAGGCTATGGATTCTAGGGTTAAAAGCTGTATTTTTAAAGAAGAATAATATATTATATATTGGAATACTCGTAAGTAACAAGAAACTTATGAACTGATCAATAGGTAATTTAGAGAATTTCTTAAAATAATCATTTAGATTAACAGTAGAAATTTGATTCAAATACTGTATATTTATTTTAGGAGTATATTGAGGAGGTGGACCTTGATGAAGACCTAGCATGAATTCAAACTTGTTTAATAGACCCAATGTTATAGGATAATAGTTTCTTATATCTAGTTTTTCATACTGAGTGTTCCATAATGCTGTTTCAGGTATCCACCCGTAAGCATAATCGTGATACAGAAACGTATTATTGAGTATAGGAGGTAAATTCATACGATTAAATGTCTTTTGATCATAGGTACGTTCATGAGCGTTTCCTATAATATCTCTTATATTAATATTATTACCCGCCGTACCGGTACCAGGATTAACGTTAGTCATAATTGCCGTTTATTATTTGTAGTATGAATTTTTTATCATTTTTAGATAAATGTTTAGTATTATCTAGATATTCATTAACGTAATATATGTTTTCTTGTAAAAACTGTTTAAATAATATAATAATAGCTACTTTAAAATGATTTATAATCGTACGCACAACTGATTTAAGTATAGATTTATCATTACAGGTTGCATAAACTATAAAAGAAGTAAAGTTTTCTAAACAACTAGATGCTGTTATGATTTTAAGGATTATATCATCCTTATAGTTATCTATTATCAATCCCAATGATGCTAATTTAGAATCAAGATAGTATTTCAAAAGGCTTTTACTGAATAAAGAAAAAACAACAGAAGGTGAACTAAGATCTAAATCAGATAGTTTTTTTAGTTCTCCTTTATAAATAACTACTGGATTATCTTCATTTAAGTATAAATAAGTATTATACTCTTTTATAGCATACTCTGTATCTTTATTATATATCTGACAAAGTTTTTTATTTTCTAACGCTAGCAAATCTACATTTTGTGTTTGATATATCATCTGAGAAACATACGTAGAATTTATTTTCATGTCATTGAATCTCTTTACTAAAGTAGCATCTGTTCTGAATATAGATTCTATATCTCTTCTTATATCAAACTTTTCTGGATCTATTTTGGTAATCACATTAAACAAATCGTCATAGAATCTATTAGCGGATGTAAATGTTTTATCATCTATAAAGTTATCACGATAAAAATCAACAAAATATGATTTCCAAGTTTCATCTCTCTCGTCTATAATAGAAAGGATATCTCCAGGTATACCATATATCAATTCTAACATAAATTTCTTAATTTCACTATCGTTATCTAACATGTATACAACTTTTAACATATTCTTATTAACGCGAGCTTGTTTAATTTCTGAGTAGATATAACTTAATACCTTTTCGTAAATGGTGATAGCGGGTTCAGATGTATATACTTTTTCATCATTATAGATTCTTTCTTTCATAAACAACCAATAACTAGTGGTACTATTTTTTGGAAATACAAATTCTTTAAACGTTTCTGTCATTATACTACTAACTACAGGTCCTGTTTTCTGTAATATAGTATACAGATCTTGATTATCATTATCATCAAATTTCATCCCTGTATCTACTTTTAACGAATAGACCCATATTAGAAGTCGTAGCACACTTATTCTATCTACTTTGATAAATCTAGTTTCCTTAAAAAGTTTGGAATATATTATCTCTAAGTCTTTAATAGGTTCGTTCAAGTGAAATAAAGGATTTAACTCGGTACTAAAATTAACACTTATAATATCTTGAAAATAAGGTGAAAGCTTTGTTACAAATAAGAAACGTTCATCATCTAGAAGTGTATTAGACTGTTGTTTATAAATATTAATAAAATCTGTAAAAGATGTATAGTTTTTTACTAACTGGTTTAGGTATAAAAGAGTCACATCGAACGAAGATTTAAGAACTATATCGTATGTCTCACAGTCTCTTATGAAGTGTAAGAATATATAAAAATTAGTATTATTAAAAATATCTTTAGTCAATACAGTTTTATGATACTTTTTTATGATATAGTTAATAGCTACCACATGATTAAGACAAAAGTTTGATATCTTATCAGCTAGTTCTTGTGTAAAGAAGTTAATATTATTCTCTACCGTATATATAAGATATTTCCTTCTTATAAAATCCATACTAAATTACTATCTTATATTAATTGATATTTATAAAATGTTTAAATAATATTAATATCACAATGGTAAACAACAGTATCTCAATGATAGTATTTTTACTATGCATTTATATTTAATTAATTACTATTATGAAATTGATGTAATATTATTATTTATCAACGAAACACTAATACTAGCGTCCAAATCATATATTAGATCTTGTATAGCATCTTCTATAGCATGTACCAATAAATTCTTTTCTACATCCTTAATCACAGTTTGTGTTAAAGGTACGATAGTAGGATAGAAACAAGTTAATATAGGTATACCAGTAACACCTACTAGACCATAATCTACAAAGCTTCCGTTTACTAATAACCATGTGTTTTCATCATCTGTATACATGAAATCTTTCAATACACCACATGTATAATTCTCGTCAGGATATAATTTAATAGACGAATTATTTACTACATCTAGCAGACAGCATTTTTCATCGCTCTCTTTATAAAATATTTCCTCTACATCTTCATCTGATAACGTATTAGTAAGAACATCCTTAGTCGTTTTTACTATGGATTCTTCCAGTTCTAATATTTTTTCTTTATCTGCTTCGTAAGCTATTTCTAGAATTTCACTATCTACTACTACATCGGCGATACTTCTTCCATCGCTAGTTAACGCACTAGCTAATCTATTTATAGCATTGGGTAAAGATCCGTCTCTATATTCCATAAGCCTTGTATAATCTTCATATAGTTTTTCTAGTTTATCAGATAGCTCCTTATCTACGTATTCGTTCTTACGTTTGTCATATTTAAAATCAAATACGTAAGGAGGTTTATCTAATACCTCAGATTCTATCCACGTATCTCTATAATGTATTAGTATATTAGATCTGCAAGCTTCGTATTTAGGATGTGTATAAGGAACATGATTTACGGTACTAATATAACCACAGTAATGACCTGGATCCGTTTCATCAGGCCACGCATGTGCACCACAGTACCTAACTTTATCAGCAGTTGTCTTAGGATAACCGTATTTCTTGTAATCATCCGATTGCATAGCACAGTGATCTCTAGAAGTAATTGTTACAAAACATAAACCTTCGTACTTACTTATAGTTCTGGGTATGGTAAAACCAGTACATTTCATTCTCATTAATTTTGTTTTTAAGTCTAGTTCTGCAGTACATTCACCTCCTTCTATATGTTTGAAAGTATATTTCTTACCGTCTCCATAATCATTAGTCATTGATTGTATGTAGCCCAATACAGATATTACATCTTCTGGTTTATAAGTAAGAATATTAGCTCGTGACGTACACGGTAATAGAACTAACAGGATACTACTGTATGTTCTAAATTGTTTCTCCGCGTCCAACCAAAATCTATCAGGGTCATCGTACGCCATACCTAGATTTCCTACAGAAAATTCAACATCTAATTCATAAGGGAATTTTAAATTAGCTTTTTCTATATTAGAAATATCTACAGTATTAGGATCGTACTTTTCTGTAACTAGTAATTCACTACCAACGTCTACCTGTAACAAGAAATCAGGTGTCCAGACTTCTACTTTTCCGTAATAACCTACACAAGTTCTACCCTGCTTCCATGTAACGCACGTCCTTGACCTCCAAGGCATTCTATGATTACCAGTTAGATCTTCAAAAATTTTATGTTTACCTTCGTATGTATCTATCAATACTGATTCGTTATCATATTTTGGATTTACGAAGCTTACCATTATCATATCAGATTTATATCTTTTATCATAATTATTAACACAGAATATGCCTATAGTACGCGGTTTAATGGAAGAAAACATTTTAACCGTATAAAAGTCAGCTAAAGGTAATTCTATGATACCATCTTTGTCACCTACTGCAACAGGAGTAGATCCAGAAGGACATGTTAACACGAAACTCGTAAATCCCCTATTACTATCAAAAGTATTTAGTTCTACGTATAATGTTCTCGCTCTGTTAGCGCATGTAGTAATATCATCGAGTATCATAACGTCAGTCCAATAACACTCTTTGATTTGTCTGTTAGCGCAAAACTTTGCATGTCCTGGAATAGTATTAGGTTTTATAACAGTATCGTTAAAATCGTATTTTTCGAACGTAAATAACTGACGGTGTTTGCTGTTCCTTTCAAAAGGATTTTCCACTACCCAGCGATCTCTGACATCGTCCCATGTAGCCATTCTCAGTAATATACTACAAGTAGTTCTAGTAATAGCTACCTGGGAACCGTCATACGGACAACCTTTCACTGATAAATAAAAGTTCTTCATAGGAAATATATCGCATACATTACTAGGAATACTCTTAGTTTCTTCAGGTTCTCCTGGTGTAGACATCTTTAATAATTCCATTTCGCTTATAGGTACTTCAAAAGGTTTTAAAGTCAATGTAGAATCTTTTCCACAAGTTAATTCCACTATACTAAACTTTGAAAGCATAGCACCAAGTCTAGTAAACTGGTAAAACTTTACGTTATCTTCAGTAGTAAACTTGAGCTTAGTATAAGAAGTAATATCCAGTGTAGGAGACCTTAAATAACCAATAGGACACGCTACTGTCAAGCTGAAATCAATTATAATACCGCTAGTGTTAAGATAGTATAACACACTATCTATTGTGTCTATAAAATAAGTAGCCAGCTTTTCGGTTTTAGGCATAAAACTACTATCGTTTCTATATGATAGAAATACTGTAATATCAGAACCCGGCATCATACATTTTCTAACACCCATATGAGATGTATCAGATACTACATCTCTATACATACTGAATTTCTGTACAACCGGATCCAAAGGTCTAGAAAGACCAGAAAAGAAATAATAAATATCTTTACCTGCATCTATTAGCCCCGCTATTAACGATAACCCCATACCTGCAAAAGCGAGATGAGGAGACGTAACTATTCCTACGGTTGCCATAGATGTACCTACGGTAGTTAAACTCGTACTTACCGCTTCAAGTATCTCATCAGTAGTGTCTCTAAATCCTCTTTCCATACGTTCTAATCTGGATTGTCGATTTATAGAGTTCATGGTCATCATTTGTAAAGCTAGACTAAATACCATAGCTTTATCTACCGAAGAACCTATACGACGCATGTTTGATTCATAACTACTAGAACTACTAGCAACACTAAACACAGATGAAGTAGAAGATCTTCTACCACCACCACCTCCACTACTTCCACTGCTTCCACCACTTATAATACTACTTATTGCATTATAATGAGTACTACTAGATCCAGCATATGATCGACTTCTAGAACCTATAGTATCATATATATGGTCAGAACTAGCAGTACTAGAAGATCTTATAGGAATTCTAGGAAGAGGACGGTTTGCCGGATTATTATTAGGGTATCTATCTATAGGTAATTGTAATATTTCATAAATGCCATCACCACCGGCGCTAGATGCACTTGATGTAGAGGACAGTCTTATTTCAGGACCAGCTATGCTAGGTATTCCTACCTGGAAGTAAACTTGATTTTGTTGATGCATGGCTGCCGCTACCGGACGGGGTAAACGAGGTAAAGGCGGTGGTTGTGGTGGTCGAGGTGGTATAACAGGAGGAGATACTGGCCTCTGAGGTAGTCGGGAAGGTTGCATACCGTACACTTGCTGAGCTTGAACTGTACCGGCATAACGTTGATCAGGATTTCTGTTTCTAAAGAAACCCTGTGCTTGTAGTGGATTAATATAATCCATTTCATGTTGATGTTCCAATCTACCTTGTTGGAAACCTCTAGCTCTAAAATGATTATTTACTTCTGCTTGATTTAAATAAATATTTTCGTTAGGCATATTAGCCGGACGATTTCTATCATTATTACCATTAGCATTATTGTTAGTATTACTTAAAGCTATTCTTCCCAAAATACCACACACTGCTCCCTGTGAACTTCTCCTACACCTTTTACGTACTATACTATCATCATAATTTTTAGGATCATTTACATTAAAGACTCCGTATGTTCGTCTTAGAGGATGATGCATAACATCCTGATTCGCTCTTGCCTCTGGAATTCTTGACGGACTTAATAAGGTACTAGATGTATCTACACTAAATATTCCTGTAGATACGTGAGACCTACTCGTTAATACATTAAGACCTTTACCGCCTTTAGACACATAATCTTTTAGAGCTCTATCTACGCTAGGACCTTGCCTTTCTTCCATAACAGGATGTCTATACTGGTTTCCTTGTAGGCTATGGTCTAATCTATATATATCTTTTTTGAAATCACCTTCAGATAATACTACTGTAGACCTACTAGATGACTCATATCCGGTATAACTACTATACACCCCTTGATGTTCTGGGTCAGGTCTTTTCTTTTTCAAAATACTTTTTATCGAATCCGTTTTCTTTTCTAATATAGCTTGTATACTTCCAGAAACTATTTTTTTAGTATCTTTTTCTAAATTGAATCTTACTTTTTTACCCAACTCATAATGTAACATATCCAAATCAGTTTCTTCCTTAATTGTAGGCATGTAACCTTGGAATAGATTTCTTGATCTTTGTCTAATATCTCTATAGATATCAGCATCTCCTATTACTTTATCTCTTTTATTTTCTGACGTTGCACCTACTTGTAAGTAAGAAGCATCTTTAGGTATAACTTCTTCTACATTTAATATTTTCTTAAGATAATCAACAATGTCATCATCATCTTCGTCATCAGAAAGACCTCTTTTAGTTCTAACTCTATCTGTAGTATTATTTTCAAGTTCATTACACTGTGAGAAGTCATCATCATCGTAATCTTCATCAGATCCATAATTACGATACATACACATTAAAGCTTCTTTAGAGAAAGAAGTTTTTGATTCAGTGTCTCTTCTTCTTCTACCTCTATTACGACGTTTCTTTATATAAGCTGATAAGGTAGATAATTTATCTTCCTTTGATTTTTTATTATTAGGCACGTACTCACCACAATGTTTATTTCCAGTAACCATACATCTATAAAATAATTCTGTTAAATCATCTACATTAGCTCCATTTTTTTGCAATGTTGAATAAAATTCTTCAGGTATAGAAGTTACATCTATTATTAAATCCATCGTACATTTTTCACAGTTACTGGTAATAGATTTTTCTACTTTTACAGTTCCTTTAGATTTCGCACATCCAGATATTTTTTCCATAACACACTTAAGAAATTTGTCAGAATCTCCGTAAGGCGAGTGTGTAGATACACCTTTAAAGTCTACAGGTATAGTAGATATATATCCAGAAGGTGATTGCACGTTATTTATACTAAATCCTCCTATAGTAACTTCATCTACAGTGATATCATTACAGGAACTTCCTTTATAAGTAATGTGTTCTACTTTAGGCAATCCATAGTCTGTGTTGGTTTTACTATCGTTGATATATTTTCTTATCGTTTTATCATTTTGTAATAACAGTTCTTTTGCTAATTTCTTTACTATCGTTTTAATATCTTCATTTTTATTACCTTTTGTTTCTACAGTAACGTTAAGAGCAACGCTATAATTATATTTTAGTATTCCATGAGACGAACTATCACTACATTTACCCAGAAATACGTCTCTAACCTTTTTCTTTATCTTATCCCAATCAAAAGATTTCATGAATACCTCTTTTTGTACATAATCTGCTTTTGAAAGATATTTCAAAGCAGCTACAGCAGCATAATCAATTTTTTCTTTTGATTCTGGTTTTTTATCGGTATCGTGATAAACAGGAGTCTTTCTTTTGCAAAATTCTGAATATGAACTCATCCATGTTGCTGCTATTAACGTTATTATTATAAGTTTATACATTATGCATGATTATAAAACAATCAAACTTATATAACTTAAAACCTTTTAGTTCATTTTTGATATTATTCCATATTAATATTGGTAATGTTATTTTTTAACAATATACTACTAATATTTAAGTCTAGTTCGTGCATAATTTCCTCAATTCCTTCTTTGAAAGCTTGTAATAGTATAGTTTCTTCTACTTCTTCCTTTACATCATCGTCTTCCAAAGGTATAACTATAGGATCTATACATGTTATTACTGGTTTACCTATGTGTTTTAACACATCAAAGTCTTCTAGAGTTCCGTTTATTAATATCAATACTCTATCTTCGTCATCAGATGGATCATCATATTCTACAAAATCATCGTAAAGATAATCATCTAACGTACCACATGAATAGTTACCTGACTCTACAGTCTTACTTACAGTATTATCGGAGAAATCTATTTTACAACACGTTTCTTTATCTGAGTAGATCTCTTGTAAATCATCACCGGATAAAGTATTTGTTAATACCGTATGAGCGGTATCAGTAATTTGTTCTTCAAGCTCAATTAGCCTTTCTACGTTAGCCTCAAACGCTGTTTCTAATATACCACCGTCTATAGAAACATCCGTAATACTACGACCTTCTGATGTAAGACTACTAGATAATCTGTTTATAGATTCGGGTAACGAACTATTAGTATATTGTGATATAGATTTATATTCATCGTATAATCTCTTTAAAGAATCTGATAACTTTGGATCTATATATTCGTTATTTTTATTATATTTAAACTCGAAAGCATAAGGCGGTTTCAATAGAACTTCGTTCTCTATCCATACATCTTTATAATGAATATTAATATATGACTTACAAGCTTCGTAATCAGGATGTCTATATCCTATATGTCTTAATTGACTAAAGTATCCACAGTAATGACCCGCATCTTCCGATACAGCTGGGGTAATATAAGTATCACAATACCTTGGTTTATCCGCTTGTTCTTTTGTATAACCGCTATTTTTTATTTCATCAACGTCAGTAGCACAATGATCTCTAGACGTTACTGTAATAAAACACATACCTTCGTACTCGTTAATAGTTCTAGGAATAGAAAATGGTTCGCATCTTACAGACATCATTTTTGATTTGATATCTAAATATGCTGTACACTCACTACCCGCTATTCTATAGAAAGTATATCTACTTCCGTCTCCATAATCGTATGTCATGGACTGATGGTATGCCATTACAGAAATAAAATCACTGATATTATACATAAGCATATTAGCTCTCATAGTACACGGTATTAACGCTAAAACTATAGAACTGTATGTCCTAAAACTTCTAGTTGCATCATCCCAAAATCTTTCCGGTTTACTATACGCGTTTCCTAAATTTCCTACATAAAACTCTATTTTCAACTCGTAAGGAAATAGAGTAGCTGATTTATTTATATTTTGTAAAGTGATGGTAGAAGGTTCGTATTTCTCGGTTATCATAAGTTCAGAACCTACGTCTGTTTCTAATTTATAGTCCTCCGTCCAAACATCTATTTTACCATGGAAGCTAACACATTGCCTTTTATGTTGCCAAGTAACGCAGCGTCTTGAACGCCACGGCATATTACCCAACTTTGAAACATCTTCGAATACTTTTTCTTTACCTGTGTATTCGTCTAAATATATAATTCCTTCCTGATGTCTTTGTGACACAAAATTAATATTAATTAAGTCTGATTTTAAATCACTATTATAATTATCTACACAAAATACACCTATCTTCTTTTCGTTTTTAGAAGCAAACATTTTAACCGTATAAAAGTCAGCTAAAGGTAATTCTATAATACCTTCTTTATCACCCACGGCTACAGGAGTTGACCCTGAGGGACACGTTAATACGAAACTCGTAAAACCTCTCCCATTTCCAAAAGTGTAGAGTTCTAAATATATAGTTCTAGCTCTAGAAGCGCAGGAAGGTGATGTATCATCTAGTACCATTAATTCTGTCCAATAACATTCCGTAGCGTGTCTATTGGTACAGAATTTAGAATGTCCAGGTATTTCATTAGGTTTTATAACAGTTTCATTAAAATCGTATTTCTGAAACGTGAACAATTGCCGTAATCTACCATTTTGTTCGAAAGGATTTTCAAGTAACCATCTCTGATATAAAGGTTCCCAAGTAGCCATTCTCAAGAGAACACTACAAGTAGTATGAACTACAGATACCATAGAATTATCAAACGGGCATCCTCTTACCGTAAGATAAAACCTCTTTAAAGGAAATATATCACATACGTTACTGGGAATACTCTTGGTTTCTTCAGGCTCTCCAGGTGTAGACATTTTGAGTAACTGCATTTCGTTTAAGGCTATTTCAAAAGGCTTTAGGGTCAGTGTAATATCTTTTCCGCAAGTTAAGCGCACTACAGGAAACTTTGAAAGCATAGCACCGAGTCTAGTAAACGTATAGAATCTAGCACCTTCTTCGCTAGTAAATTTAAGAACGGTATATGCGTTAATATCCAATGTAGGAGATCTTAAATAACCAATAGGGCACGCTACTGTTAATGAAAAGTCAAGTATAACATTACTAGTATTGAGGTAGTAAAGAACGCTGTCTATAGAATCAACGAAAAACAATGACAGTTTTTCTAAAGACGGTATAACACTAGAATCGTTCCTGTATGACATGTAAACTATAGTTTCGGTACCCGGCATCATACATTTTCGGACGCCTGATTTTGAAGTATCGGTAACATAATCCCTATAAGCGTTAAAAGTCTTAAGTACAGGATCTTGAGGTCTTTGTTTTCCTGATAATATATAATAAATATCTCTTCCAGCATCCAATAATCCAGATATCGCCGATAAACCCATTCCTGCAAAAGCAACCTGAGGAGACGCTATAATACCCGATGCTGTTACGACACTTCCTATAGTACCTATAGCTGTACTAACTACATCAAATACAACTTCTGCTTCATCTCGATCATCGTCTTGTACTATAAATGATCGTAAGTTTCTGTCCATTAATCCCTGAGTAATGAATTGGGCCGCTAGGCCTAATGCTAAAGTCTTATCAAAAGATCTTGAGATTCTGTTCATTCTAGATCCATAGTCACTAACATGATTACCATTACCACCACCACCACCACTACCACTACTAGAATATCCACCAGAACTTATACCACTACTACTGCTTCTCCTTCTGTTAATGATACTGCTACTGCTGGTACCGCTACTGCTACTTACGTGAAACGAACTATCATCTCTAAAACTTAGTCTTTGACCGCTAGGACCCGCACCGACATTAATACCAGGAGCTGCATTACCAGAAGCTGTATCGCTAGAAGATAACAAATAAGATGTAAGATCTACGGAGCTAACAAGGCTACTACTAGACGAATCTAATACAAGATTACCTACTGGAGCAACACTTAGTAAACTATCTGATGAAGAACTGTCACTTTGTACTGCAGGTACTGGCCTTCTAGTACGCGGTAAAGGAGTAAGCATTAGTAGTCCACACATTGCACTCGTCAAACCTCTTTTACACCGCCGACTAGCGGATGTACCAGATCTAGTATTTGTATTATAATATACACTACTAGGTAATGAAAGCGGTAAATTACCGTGATGATTATTAGGATGTGTAGGTTGTTCTGGAAGGGAAATTGTTTTACCGGGTTTAGTAATAACGCTTCCTACATTTACTCCCACAACAGGATTTTTATGTATTACCGAAGATAATACTCTACTACCACCGGATTTACTATATTTATCTATACTATCCTTATAGTGTTCTACTACTTTTCTGGTTTTTAGACTCTTTTGTTTTAACTTATCTTCTAATTGTTTTTCTCTTAATTCTAGATGACCAAGACGTCTTTTTATATCATCTAATTCTTCTTCTATGGATGTAAAACTTTGTGTTAGTGCTTCTTTAATAGATTGTTGTTTTTGGTAACTAATAGATGATATTAATCCTGATGTAAAATCACCGTCAGAATTTATGCTTTTACTTATTGTAGACATTAAGCTTTTTGGCGGTGTATCAACAGGAACTAAAGTAACCATTTTTTCTAACTTAGATCTCATGGAATCTTTTAATGTAGATATTATATTACCGTCTCCTAATATACTATCTTCACTACTGCTTATACCTACTTGGATATGAGATGCCTCAGGAGGTATTACTCCTTCCAACCCAAAGTATTCTTTTAAATTTTTCATCTTATGTTCATCTAATGATCTTTTGGGTCTGATTTTATAAGACTGTTTACGTAACTTACTAGTATCGTGGTGCTTTCTAGTAATCTTTCTTTTTTTATGTTTTTTATTCTTATTGGGGTTTTTTATGCAGTGATCGTATCTATCATCATTGTCATTATCGTTATCGTAGGATAAATACATACATTCTAGGTTGTCATCACCTATATTTGTTTCATCAATATCCGAATCATCTATATTTCTTCTAGGCCTTGATTTTCTTTTCTTTCTACCAGATCCTGTATACGCGCTTAGCACTTTAAACGAACTATCTTTTATTTTATCTGTAAGTGGTATATAATTTATACAATTATCACCACCGGTCACTTCACAAAGATAAAATAAATTAACTAAATCATTATATCCCATACCTCCGCATTCTTTTAACGAAATATTAAACTCTTTAGGTACTTCAGTAACTTCAGCCATTAAACCCATGCGACAATCATTACAATGTCCAGTTAGTATTTTCTTTACTTTTACTTTATCATGTTGATCGTTATAGTCTTCACACGTTTTTATCATTTCTGTTATACATTCTTCAAAAATATCTGAAGATTCGTATGGTGGACTGGATGAAATACCATCAAAAGTAATGAATATATCAGTATGTGCATTTTCGTTATTATTATCAGTAAGAACACTATAATTTCCAACAGTAACTTTATCTACTGTAATATTCCTACATTTGGTTCCTGTATAGGTAATAGTAGATACGCTAGGTAAAGAACAAGTAAGTTTACTACCGGCTGTTTTACATATGAGATACTGAACATCTTCTTTTGACAACGATAGTGCACTAGCGGCTATACACGATGTAACTTTCCTTCTAGCGCTAGTATTATCACCTCTTTTAGGCTTTTTAGGAGCATAAATTGATATATCTAATACATATGTATAATTATACTGAAATCTACTATGATCCTTATCTGTTGATAATTCACACTCTTTTACAAATCTACTTTTTATAGTTTGTTGAATATTAGTCCAATTAAAACAATCTATGAATCGTTGTTCTTCTTTCTTTCTTACGGAACTAAGATATTTAATTGTCGCAGAAGCTTTATGATCAGATAATTCTTTCGGACTTATTGTTTTAGAAAGACTATGGTACTTTGCCTGTTTCCTTAAACATGTATTTTCATCTTCGTCTTCGTATTCATCATAATCTGAATAAACTAATGAAAACAATAGCACAACCAATATAAATATTATGTTTTTCATATTATTAATAGCTATAATGATTATAATAATAGTACATTACTTAATATACGTAAGTCTTTTTAGTTCATTTTTAATCTGCTGTTAACTGAGTAATAAAAATTGTCACTAATGCCTGTATTATAAATGAAATGTATTGGATCATGTTAGTTTTGTATTAATTATTAGTAAAAGCTATAAGTTTTATAGTTAAACTTATTAGTAAAGAATATATACTGTTATTGGTTTATTCTATAGTAACTTAGCCAGAAAAGCTAGAGTAAGATTCATTGTCTAGTTCGATATGTTCCTGTATATGAGCTATTTTAAGAATATTGTATTTCTTTGACCTTTTAACCCAGAAGTAGACACAGATTATTATTAACAATACTGTTATTAAACTTATAGCCACGAGTGCAAAAGACACTATTAGAACGTTGCTTGAAGAAGACTCAATGTAATCACTTTCGTCGGCTATTAGAGATAGACTGATATTAGCGTCCATCTCATCAAATACCTCGTTCAATGCATCAGATAAAGCGTTATATATTATAGTATCTTCTACCATTTTCCTTGATTCTTTTGTATCTAGTGGTATAATACTAACGTTATAGCAAGTAGTCACTACAGCTCCTGATTGATTTAGATACTCATATGGTATATAAGTATCATTAATCGATACATACTTCCTTTCTTCTTCGTCCGTGTATACATAATCACTGACTTCTCCACAGATATATTTATCTATTGGATAATACTTTTCAGTACGATTGTTGCGAACGTCTATAATACAACATCTATCATTTTCTGCGGCTTCCATAATCTCTTTCAAATCTTCATCGGTTAGTGTATGAATAAATATTTCATTAGTTATTTCAGATATTTTATCTTGAATTTCCATGATCTTTTCTTTATCAGCCTGATAAGCCAGTTCCAAAATATTACCGTCTACATTCACGCTTGTAATTTCTCTACCTTCTTTTGTTAATGCCATTGCTAGTCTGTTAATGGACTTAGGAAGTGTTCCATCTGTATATTCTATTAACTTTTTGTATTCTTCATATAGTTCGTTCATTCTATCGCTTAGTTCCTTACTGACATATTCGTTATTACTATCGTGTGTGAACTCAAAGGTATAAGGAGGTGACTGTAGTACTTCATATTCTATCCAGACATCCTTGTATTCTATGTAGATATACGATTTGCAGGCATCGTAATCTGGGAAATAATCATATATATCTCCGTTGTATCCACAGTAATAATCGGTAGGTGTATAGCGAAACGCACTTCGTTTTCTACATGCTCTAGCATAAGTAGAATGCTTAATGGTATATCCGTGATTCTTCATCCATTCTTTTTCAGTAGCGCAATGGTCTTTTGATGTCACTACTGCAAAGCATAATCCTTCATAATTTACTACACTGGCTCTAGGAATACTGAATGGATCACAAGTTACAGTTATATCATGAGAATTAAGGTCTAATTCAGCCTGACAGTTACCTCCATAAGTACCTATTTTCTTGAAATAATAGTGTTTACCATCTCCGTAATCTCCAGTCTGTGATTGCAAATACCCCATAGTTGACATGATATATCCGAATTTTATGTCTTTATTTCTTGACGTACAAGGTACTAAATTAATAAGTATGGTACTATAAGTACGTTTCTTATTGATGGCATCTTCCCAAAATCTAGAAGGATTTTTATACGCGTTACCTAAATTGTTTACTGTAAATGTTACTTTTATTGATGTGGGAAATCTTGTTTTGCTTTTCTTGATAACATCAGGATCTATACTTTCCATGTCATAACTTTCCTTTAGCATGATTTCTTTACTACTATGATGTATTTCTAGTTCTACGTCCGGATTAGTGAAATCAATATCTCCAAAGTAACATTCCTGTCTTCTGTTATCACAATACCGAGATCTGAAAGGCATTGCAGCTGATAGACTAGAAAATAACTTCTCCCTATCGTTATAGTTGGATTTATGTACGCCTCTAGGATGTGAATTTTTCTCGAATAATATAACTATAATATCTGACTTGTACCTAGTATCGTAATTATGCATACAGAATACTCCTATTCTTTTCTTTTCTGTGGATGCGAATAATTTGGATGTCCCATAATCACCTACAGGCAATTCAATTATTTTGTCATTTCCATCTATAGATACTGGAGTAGAACCGCTAGGGCACGTAAGTACAAAACTATCAAATCCTCTATCTCCGAACAAAGCAATTTTTACGTATATCTTTCTAACTCTAGTTTGACACGACGTTACATCTTCTAACATCATAGATTCAGTCCAGTAGCATTGACTACTTTGCTTGTTAGTACAGAAATCTGAATGTCCTGGAACCCCATTTGGATCTATTATTGTATCGTTAAAATCGTATTTAGAAAATGTGAATAGTTGTTTAAATTCACCTTCTTGTCTGAAAGGATTTTTAAGTACCCATCTATTTCTAAAAGGGTCCCAGGTAGACATTTTAAGCAAGATACTGCAAGTAGTATGTACTATCATCGTTTGAGAAGTATCGTACGGACAACCGTCTGCTAGCAAGTAAAACTTCTTTAGAGGATATTTATCACATACATCTGATGGAATAGATCTAGTCGATTTGGGTTCTCCGGGAGTAGCCATTTTTAACAACTGCATGCTACTCATTGGAACTTCATAAGGTCGGATAGTTAATGTAGTAACTCTTCCACACGTTAAACGTACTACAGGTGTTCTAGATAGTAATACCCCTAAGCGAGTAAATATATATTTTTTTACTTCTCCATCATCATACATGATCGTATATGCTGTAATATCTGTATCTGGAGACCTCAAGACTCCTATAGGACAGGCAACTCTTAGCTGATAATCCAGTATAATATCTGATGTATTCATGTAAAGCAATTCAGAGTTGATAGTATCCAGAAAATACAGTTCTGTACTTTCCTTTTCAGGTTTAAATGATTTTGTGTCATTCTGGTAAGCCATGTATATCATCATACTATCTCCTGGAACCATGCATTTCCTCACGCCTGATTTTTCACGGTCGTTTATAAGTCCAGAATATGTATCTAACAGTTTAATTAAAGGATCTTTAGGTCTTTCGATACCAGAAAACAAGTAGAAGATATCTTTGACCGTGTCTATAATTCCAGTTATAGCAGTAACAGCCATTCCAGCTATCATAAGCTTTGGACCGCCTGCCAAACCCGCTGATGTTAGAGTCGTTCCTAAAGTCGATAAACTCATGGTAACTGCATCAAATACTTTTTCTTCCTTAGACATAGAATCTTTCCTTTGTATAACGGATTGTCTAACTTGATGTTGAGCCGCTTGTTGTCCAGCCATTAACATAGCACCTCCAAAAATAAGAGATTTATCTAGTGATGAGGATAATTTTTTCATTGATCCTTTATAACCACCAGAAGATTTTGAATTTTCATATGAATCAGTACCACGAGTTATCGTAGACTTATCAACGACATTAACTTTCTCTTTGGGTATACCTCCTATTTCTTCGTAGAGTGGAGGTTCTGATTTTCCGGCTAGAGAATAAGGCGATGATGATTCTGGTGATCCGGCTAGTGAATAGGTACTTTCTAGTTTTGGCTTACTTTGTAACATACCACATACTACTCCGTCGAGGCTTCTTCTACATCTTCTATGTAGGTTCTTAGGTATAGCACCGCTTTTTGGATTTAATTCTTCTGGAATAGCGGGTAAAGGTCTTCTAGACCTATCACGAGGAGGTAGTGGAGGCGGACCGTGTGGTGGGACAGGAGGTGGTGGTAGCGGTCTATTAGGAGGAAACATGTTATTGGGTTTTCCATTTGTATGTCCTTCCATGTATATTTCGTTGTCTAGTTGCGGTGTTTTGGCAGGTGAAAATTGTATACCGCTACCCAATTGTGCCTTGCCACTATCGGGTCGCTTTCTAATAGCCCCTTTTCTAGTAAGTGGGGTAGTTAATACAGTTCCTGTATCAACACCTTTGACAAGAGTAGGTGAATAAGGAGACGGCGGTTGTTTTATAATATTTACACCTTTGAGTACTCTAGCTGTATTTTCTAATCTTTTTGTTATAGTATTACCCGCTGGATCTAAACCGGTAGTTCCTTTCTTCATTTGTATACGATCTTTTGGAGGTGGTGGATATTCGAAATCACTACTGGTACTACTAGTACTAGGTCTGCGGGGAGGTGGATATTCGAAATCGCTACTACTGGTACTACTTAGTCTACGTGGAGGTGGTGGATATTCGAAATCGCTACTGGTACTACTATGCCTTCGTGGCTGAGTACTACCTAGTCTCAGCGCTTGTAGTTGTCTTTTAACTTCTTCAATATCTTCGAAATCGGGTTCAGAATCCATACTACTAACCGATGTTCTTTTGGAAAAGTCGACTCTAGAATAAATTGATGGAACGTGCTTATTTTTAGGCGGTCTCTGACTACCAAATTCTAATTCTGTGTACAATACGTCTGATATTGATTTTTGTTTCTGACCTATTGTTTCGCGTAACGCTTCTGTGAAAACATCAGATTTTAATTTTGGTGGTAGTTTGGGCGGTTTTCTTACTGTGGAGTATAGATCTTCTGGTTTTCTAGTAGAAGGTAAACTAGGAGCTATACTAGATACAAGATCTTTAGCTCTTTTCTTTACTTCGCTGTAGATTGCTCCATCACCTGTGACTCCAGAGTCTCTTTTCTGTTGGATACCTACCTGAAGGTGAGATGCTCTTGGAGGAATTATCGGTTTATTTCCTAAATGTTTTCTAACATTATCTACAAATCCTGGATCTTTCTCCTTTTTCGATTCTTTATCAGATCTCCTACTTCTGATTTTTGCATTACAGCTAGTCATTTCATCTACATCAGGATAGTGTAAATATCTACAATCAAATTCTTCTATACTAGAGGATTCAGTTTCTAAGATAATACTTCTTCTATGTCTAGAATGAGTGGTATTGTTTAGATTACTATGTTTTAATATTTCTACGGTTTTACCAACAGCTATAGAACTAAGATCTATAAATTCCATGCAGTTGTCTCCTTCTTCCAAATTACACAAATAGAAACTGTCAGTAGAATTATCCATCTCTATTCCTATTTCGTTCATGGTGTTATTAAAATCCTCAGGAACTGATGTTACACTTGCCATAAATTTCATGGAACATTCCTCACATCCACTAACTACTTGATGGGTATAAACTGTGTCATTATCAATATTTTTGGAAATGCATTGTATCAGTTCTTCGGAATTTATATTACTACCGTCGCCGGTATTAATACCTAATAGAGATACTTTAACATTCGTAGTATTATGTATAGAGAACTCTACTTTATTAACAGTTACATTATTGCAGTTAATGTATTGTAATATTTTTGTATTTCCTTTTAGTATATTAGGGTCATTTTCTTCGGATTTATTTGTAGTAGCATTGTTATTTCCTAGCATAATTAATGAATCGTTAGAATACATAAATGCTTCAACAGTTGTTTCGTTGACGTCTAGTACGGATGTCAAGAATTTCATCGCTTCATCGTAATCTGAAGAACTATCGTTTATAGGACTGGAAGTAGTTTCTACGGATGGTGAAACTGTCGTTGGGATTATAGTGGTGAACGTTCCATTATCCGTAACGGTATAATAACCGTTAGTAGTTACGACTGCCGTAGTAGGGATTTCTGGTGTTGTAGATTCTGTAATACTATTTTTACCTATAGTTGCCTCAAATACAATGGTATAGTTATATGCGTATTTACCATTACCGAGATTACAAGATCTATTAAACTCCGATCGAACATCTTCCTTTATTTTTGTCCAATTAAACGAATTAAGAAGACGGGATTGCTCTTTCTTTTCAGCGATTTTTAAATATCTGAAAGTAGCTGATGATTTACGGTCGATGGTATCATCCTGGACAAGCATACCGGTGTCATGGTATAAACCGGATTTTCTCGCGCATGATCTGTATCCTTCAGAAACGGAAATTAGAATTAATATAGTGGTAATATACCACCAGGGTATTTTGAACGTCATTGTTATATAAACGCGTACAGACATCGCGATAACTATACTAATTATTCACTTTATCTGTACGCTATTAAATAGTAACACTATAATTATATAATGGATATGTTGAAAATTATAAAAAAATACATCGATTCAGAAGAAGAAGCTCAAAAACTGTTAAAATGGGCTATAGATAATGCGAATATATATTATTTAAGAAATATTGTCAATACAAAAGTTAATATCGAAGAAACTAAGTTTAAAACTGTCCATAATATAGGAATAGAGTATTCTAAAGATAATAAATATAAGCTATCCTATAGAAACAAACCGTCTATCGCTACTAACGAAAAATACAAAGAGCTGTGTAATCTTATTAGGTCTACTAACGGTATAGAAAAGGAAACCCTTAGATATCTTTTATTCGGTATAAAGTGTGTTCATGCCAAAGTAGAATATGACATAGAAAAAGTACCTGATTACGATTATAGTAACTACTTTGATGTACTTAAAGAAAAGTCTACTATAAAATGCGTAGCGTGTAAGTCTACTAATACGATTCCTATGATACTCCAGACTAGATCATCCGACGAAGAACCTACCGTGCGTGTAGTATGTAAAGACTGTGGGAAAAACTTCGCTCCTCCTAGGTTGAAGTTTAACTAAAACAGTGTATAACTGTAATTATTTACCAATAAATAATCTAATACTACTATAAATATGTTTGATATCACTAATTTGATAAAATTATACGAATCTAACGATTATGTTTCCTGCGACTATAAGCATTCTCAACTTCAGAAAGCTTTCTTAAAACTCCCAATAACAGAAGTTGTAATGTTAGTTAAATCTGGCTTCTATCCATCTAAGTTATCTAAAAAGTTCTACAAACCAATAGCTAAATTTTGTGTGGATAAAATATATTTATTCAAACCAGAATACGTATCGTTAAAAGATTTATTTACAGTAATTTATACATTCGATGATCTAAGTAAGTACAAAGAAATTATAAGATATTATTATTATGAAGTATCTGTTTCTAACAGCTATCAAGTGTATAAAAAATGTAAAAACATCTTAGGATATACGGATGATTATGATAACGAAATTATACAAGAACTTTCTGAAGATGATTTAGTAGAAAAAATGGTTAACTTTCCAGGATTTAGGAAGTTAGTTTATAAAAATAAAATTCTATCCATACGAATACTAAAAGAGATGTATTACAAACATAAGGTGTTACCTATCAACAAGGGTATAACTCCTATCAGGGAAGAAGATATATGTTTTTTTACAGATGCATTGTATGATGCCCACGATGATGACGACGTTCTTTATTTATTACTAGAGATTAACGAACAAATATTGGATTCTGATGAGGTTAAAGAAACAATAATAAAAAAAATATGTAAAGGTGAAAATATAGAAGTATTGCGTTATTATGTATCTCATTACCTAATAGACCAGGCAAAGTTAGGAGTATACTACAATATCTTTTTCTCAGAACGTGATATCATTTCAGAGTATGGATTAACAGATGAATCGTTAAAGATAATTTGTAAGTATATAGACAGATATTCTAGTTCTATTCCTTCTATAATAAAATTACTATTAGATAATTCTAATTACACATTATTGGCATCAGTAGTAGACTATATACCAGAAGAAAGACTTAGCGAAAATCTGTATATGCATATAGTTAGACATTCAAACGATACCAAACCTAAAATCAAGAGTTTTAAACCAGAATTTTTATCAGAATGTCTGATGGTAATGTGTTATCTTAGAGGATACGATGATATTGTAGACTTTCTTATTGCTTTAGATGTAGAAGCTATTATACGAAATAGGATAAATCCTTTTAACGATTATACGTTTACAACGGATTGGTTCAATAAAAATACGGAGTTGGTACGTCTTTATATATCCTTTTATTTTCTAGATCCTGTTATGATGCGTAAACTACTATTCGAATATCCTCTTTGTGAGACTTCTACAACTGTAGCGATAGAAGAACTTAAGAAATACAGATCTTCAATAAACAATAACTATAATATAGACTATCATGAAGAATTTAAAATCGTAGATTTACCTAGATCGTTTAATATACCAATAAGCGAAGTAGTTTCAACGAAAGAATATAATTCTAATATTTCATTTATTTCTGACAAGAGTTATAAATTTAAAATAACTTCACAGTTACTAAAATATAATATATTACAATCTATAAAAGTAGAAAATTTATGTTACTCTTATAACAATAACCTACATTTCTTTTATTTTAATACTATTAAACCAAATTGTATAGTTGATGACACGTCTAGACTTATATATCAGATTGGAGATTTAGGCAGACTACTTAGACACGGATTTTTATCATTTACTGATAACTATTTTGGAAAATGGATACCTTCATTAAATTATTCAAAAATACTAGATCATTATCAGTATAACGGACCTACTTGTGTGTTATCTTGGCAAATAGGTAAACTAGATCTAAAGGCGTTCGTAAAGTATAAAGATTTACCTAAATTCTTTTTAGCAAAATATAATATCGATTTTCTATTAGAAAAAGAGGTACTATTATACTATTGTATATATTCTTATTTATTGCTGTATATATTAGTAGGTTCGGTAACTTACGTAGAACAAGAAAACATATATTATTTTATTACAAATATAATAAATTCGTTTATTCAAGGATTGGGTATACGTAATTCCATAGATTCATTATCAGAAGAGGTAGTAAAAGAGATAATAATTATACAAAAATTACCAGAAAGTAAACGTAAACTATCGTCTATCAGACCCGTAAGTCTGTTAAACTTATGTAAAAGAGTTTGTGCTTTTATATCTAGAGATGGAAAGAAGTAGACAAGTATATTATACTATTAATAAATATCTAGGTAGACATCCATCATCTACGGAGTATCAAGTATTAAAACATCAAGTAGACAAGATTTCAAAAATTAATAATTTTAACAAAGAAACTTTCTTTTTTTTGTTAAAGAAAAATAAAAATAAATTTTTTAAGGATCTAGAACTATCGGATGATTTACTTAAAAAGAGAATAGACGAATATTTTTCAAAACAGAAACATGCGAAAAGGCTAGGTAACTTATTTGCTATTATGGAATTACAGAATATACTAATATCTAGTTTTACAAAGACGATAGGTATCCTTACAACTAAAGTACCGGAATACTATCACTCTACTATAAAACTAGAATATTCATCTATGGAAAAAATAGCGGATGATATATTAGATTCTTACAATGTTGTTGAACCCAGTAAAGAAGTTAAAGGTAGACATAAGGTATCAGATCTAGTAGGTCATGTTTATAAGATAATGGAAGAATATCTTAGAAGACACAGCAACAGTTGTTTATGTTACGGATCTTATTCTTTACACTTCTTAAACAATAAAATAGAATACGGAGATATTGATGTCTTGCAAACAAACGCTAGAACGTTTTTGATTAATATAGCCTTTCTGATAAAATTTATAACAGGTAGACGTATAGTCCTTTTAAAAGTTCCTTTTTTGAAGAATTACGTAGTAATGCACGATGAAGAAACTAACCACGTCATGGATACATTCAACATACGTGAAAAGACCATGAACATGATACCTAAGATAATGATCGATAATATGTATATAGTAGATCCGTGTATACAATTACTTAATATGATTAAAATGTTATCTCAAATTGATAGATTGGAGGAACTTCAAGCTAAATTTGAGAAATTAAGCGTACGACTAGGAACGTTGTTAGAGTATACGAGGTATAGATATTCTATACCGTTGGATAGTGAAAGTATATTAGAAGTACGCTCTAAACTTGATAAAGATAAAAGAAAAATAACAGTTGACTTCAAGAAATATAAGCTTAATTATATAAAATGTTATTTCTATTTAGATGAAGTCGAGCTAAAGAAATTTATAAGTAAAAATTCTGCTTTAGACGAATATGAAGATTTTGAAGCGGTAACAAATTCTGAATACGCTATACGTAATAAATCAATGTATACGTACTTTTCAAATACCGCACTTATGAGATCAGAAAACGAAATACATCCCATAACGATAAACGCGTTAACTAGTCACGCACTTTTATATCATGTTATCACAAGGAAGTTTTACGACGATTTATTAGGCGATCTAATTAGATCTCTTATGATCGTAGAAAAAGTTCCTGTATTTAAAGTCATACCTAGAGATAAAAAACAAGGTAGGCATACGATCATTGATATTGAAAAAGATATTATATTTCACTGATTGATTACTCTTGCGGCTTTATCTGTTGTATTAGCAAACAGATTAGATAGTGCGCCAGTATTAATAAATCTTAGTTGCGGTGCTTGACGTTGCTGCTGTGGTGATGTTTGTTGCATATAACATTTTGGTGCTGAATCCGAAGAACTAATAGGACAAGGTGATTGGGGCTTATCTACTTTCAATACGCAGCTTGTTTCTTGTTTCATGCAATCTATAGTTCTCACGTTGCATAGTTTTATAGCTTTTAGAACTAAATATCTTCCTTCATCCGTATTTAGAATGAAAGGACTAACAAAGTATTTTGGATCGTGAAATGGAGTTCCAGCACTTTCTTCCATTTATAGTATGAATATTTCTTCTTCCTGTATTAGAAAAAACGTATAACTTAGTTACAAAAATAAAATAATTATATAAATGTTTAAAAATTACAAATATACGCTGTTATCTGAAGATACTAAGAATATGAAACTACTCATTCCGGGCTTGGAAGATTATAGAGAAACTAGAATAATAGAAAAACCTAGATATAGAAATATATCTATGAAGATGTTTAAAGATCAACTAAAAGATATAGTTAAGAAAACTTACAATCAGACTTATTTACAGTTATTACAACTTCTTGACACATCTAATATAAACTTTAACGAATTAGAATTGTTATATAGAATAATCAATATTAATCCAAAGACTAGCCATAGATTCTATATAAATAGATACGATAGTCTATTGGGATCTTTTAATAAATTACATGAATTTATAAGTAACATTATGATTAAAATATTTAAAATAGGCGATTCGATATATATGTCGTTTATTTGTGATAATATCACTCTAGAAATTAATGTAGATAACGACACAGAAGGAAAACTAATGAATATACATTACATTATTAAATTTGGAGATATAATTATACTACAATTAGGCAAAATATGTATAAAATTTAGCGGTAATTTTGTGCTAATGAAGGATATGATTTTCCTAGTCACGTATTCTAACAAAATTGTGTGTAACGAAGATGAATTTTTATTAGAGATATATAATACATAAAATTGATAAAATAATCAGATATCGTAGATAGGATATCTGTTGCGCACATATGTTAGATATTTTTTAAATATAAAATATACGAATAAAAGATATTTATTGCTATTTTTAAATAGATAATAATGAACGTATCAAGATTAGAAGAGTTAATTTCTATGAATCCATTTAGTGATATGGATAATATAGTTATCAATGAAAAAGAGAAATGTATACTAGGAAACAGATGTTTTGTCAAACTTTCAGAAGTATATAATATGCCTATGTGCTGTATAGATACGAGTCAATGTTTAACTATGGACAGATTCAAATTTAGCTTAAATGAACTACTCTACACACCTTTTTACTATAAACAACTACAATACCAGTACCTAACACCCCAGTTCATATTTAGATGTATACAAGAAGCTAATGAAAACAATATGAGTTGTTATTACTGCTACACTAAGAAAAAGGAACATAATGGACTAAATATTGATATTTTCATTCCAACTACAAATTCAAAGTCTTATATAGTTATAGGACTACGTATAAAAGATTTTTTGGAAACAATCTTTTAAAGTAAATAAACATTAACCATACTAAATTTATATATATTTATGTGCATTTATAACTTATGTACGTTAGTACACAATGGTGTTATAAATCACTTTTTGTTATTAACTTAAGTAATAAAATTATATTTTTATAGACAATATTTTCTCGAAAAAACTGAAAAAAAATAAAAATCTTATCGATAAGCAAGTGTTTATTGATAAATTATATATATCAATAAATATTTTATTATACTATGGCGATATTTAAAAGACTAAGGAGATTTCTAGGCATTGAAAAAAATAGACTAAAGAAAAGAATACCTAGCATGTATGTATCAGAACTAGATCTATCTAAAGGCTTTATGGTCATATCCGACATAAAAACAAACGAGATAATAAATATAGATTTATACAATCAAAAAGGTTTCTCAACCATAAACCACGATTATGAAAAAAAACGTATGAATAGATTGTCTAAAAGCTGTTCTGATATAAATAACAAAATAATATACAACGATAAGTACAGAGTAGAGATGAGAAAAGTCTGTTACTAAAAAAACACTAATAATTTTTTTTGTAGAAACACTACATATTTATTTTTACTTTTATAAATCATTCTATGTATGTAATGTTATTACTTAACATTATACTACTAATATTATAATCTAATTCTTCCATTAGTGAACTCAAACCAAGTTCTATGGAATACAATAATATATTTTTTTCTACTTCGGATCTTGCGGATCCTATAGACACAGGTATTATGTTATCATCTAAGCAGGTTATAACACTAGCTTCTGATATCGCAAACATGTCATAATCCATATGAGTCCCGTTAATAAGTACAGTAGTTTCTGTTATGTTGCCAGTATCTTCTTCGTATATAAAATCATCTATAGTACCGCATGTATAATTACAATTAGGATACACCTTAGTACTGGTATTGAGTTTAAAATCCAAAAGACAACACATGCCGTATTGTTCTTTCATTATTATCTCGTACAGATCGTTATCTGATAACGTGCTCACCAATACTTCTTTAGATAATTCTTTTATTCTTACCTCTAATTGAGCCATTTTTTCCATATCTGCTAAATACGCTACTTCTAATACATTACTATCTATGTTAACATTTGCTATATCTCTTCCTTTATCGGTTAAGGCACTAGCTAATCTATTAATAGACTTTGGTAGAGTTCCGTCAGTATACTCGTACAATTCTTTGTAGGCACGATATAAATCTCTTAACTTACCTGATATGTTACTATCTATATATTCGTTTCTGCTAGTATTATATTTGAAATTAAAAGCATAAGGAGGTTCATCTAATATTTCTTTTTCTATCCATGTATCCCTGTAGTATATGTGCATATATGCCTTGCATGCTTCGTACTGCGGAGGATAATAAGTTCCGTACAGAGAACCGTACCCGCAATAATTATCTGGAATGAACACGCTGATACTAGGATATTTATACTTATCACATCTTCGTAGAGTGTTAGCATGTGAAGAAGAATATCCTTTAGACTTTGCAGAGTCTGAAGTAGCACCGCAATGATCCTTAGATGATATAGTGATAGAACATATCCCTTCATATTGAGGTAGAGTAGATCTAGGTAAAGAAAATTCTTCACATTGTAAGGATAATAACTTAGTAGTCAAGTCTAACTCAGCAGTACATTTGCTTCCGCTTAACGTAGTAAACATATACTTTTTACCATCTCCGTATTTATTAGTAAGAGCTTGCTGGTACTGTAATATAGATATTCTCTGACTATGATATTTTATGATATTCTGTCTCATATTGCAAGGTACCAATACAATAAGCATGGAACTGAAGGTTCTGTACATTTTTTTAGCATCCTGCCAAAATCTGTCAGCTGTATTATATACTTTTCCTAAACCCGATAATGAATACTTAAGTTGTAACTTGTAAGGGAAATAATCAGTGGCTCTACTAAGACTTGATAAAGTAGCAAGATCAGGATCATACTTTTCCGTTATCATAACCTCGCTCCCTATTTCTGTCTCTATTACGTAGTTAGGATTCCATATATCTATTCTTCCGTGAAAACTAATACACGACTTACTACCTACTATATTAGAGCACGTCCTAGAACGCCACGGCATGTGATTATGTACCAAGTCATTAAATAATCTATTTTGTCCATCGTATGTATCTAGAGGTATCGTATCCTTTGGAAAATTAGGTTCTACAAATTTTAGTATTATCATGTCCGATCTGTATCTCGTATCGTAATCGTTTACACAAAATACTCCTATGTTTGTTTTCTTAACTGAGGCAAACATTTTTACAGTAAACAGATCAGAGAATGGTAATTCTATAATACCATCTTTATTACCTACGGCAACAGGAGTAGATCCAGAAGGACACGTTAATACAAAACTCGTAAACCCTCTACTCCCAGAAAATAAATATATTTCTACATATATTTTTCTAACACGATTTTCACACGATGAAATATCATCCAGAACCATAACGTCAAACCAGTGACAATGGTTTGATTGTCTATTGGCGCAAAACTTTGCATGGCCAGATACCTCGTTAGGTTTTATGATCGTATCGTTAAAATTAAATTTAGTAAAAGTGAATAACTGTTTATATCTGTTTTTATTATCAAATGGATTTTCTAATAACCATCGTTTATTTTCTTCTTCCCATATAGACATTCTCAATAATACACTACACGTAGTATAAGCTATAGACACTTTAGAATTATCAAAGGGACATCCTTTTACTAATAGATAAAAGTTCTTGAGAGGGAAAATATCACAAACATTTGAAGGCATCGATTTGGATTCTTCAGGTTCGCCTGGGGTAGCCATTTTTAGTAATTGCATATTAGCCAGAGGTATTTCAAAAGGTTTTAAAGTTAGAGTAACTTCTCTTCCACAAGTAAACCTTACTATAGGTGACTTAGAAAGCATCGCCCCTAACCTGGTTACTTGATAGAATCTAACTTCCTCAGTAACATCTTTTAGAGTAACAAACGCATTCACATCTAAATCTGGAGATCTTAAATATCCTATAGGACACGCTATAGTTAATGAATAATCCATTACTATATTACTAGTATTGAGGTAGTAAACTATACTTTCAGGTACATCTATAAAATGTAAATCAAGTTTCTCTAAAGATGGTTTAAATGAGGAATCGTTTCTATAAGCTAAATAAATAACTAGATCAGAACCTGGCATAAGACAGGTTCTTACACCCATTTTAGTAGAATCAGAAACTAGTTCATTATACTGATTAAACTTTTTAACTAAAGGATCTTCCGGTTTCGGTTTACCAGTAATCAAATGATAGAGATGTTTTCCTAGATCGAGTAGTCCAGATATAAAAGATAATCCCATGCCAGCAAAAGCTACGGTAGGAGATGCTATAATTCCCGCAGAAAGCATAGCATTACCTATACTACTAAAGGAAGCACTGACCGCTTCGAATACAGCTTCGGCTTCGTTAAAGTCTACGTTTTTGAAATTTTCATTTCTAATTCTAGCACTAATCATACCTTGAACCATCATCTGTGTAGCGGATGCTAGAGCTGCTGTTTTATCAAACTTTTTAGCAGTTTCTACCATTTTCTCTCTGTATACTCTTTTGCTTTGAACATCTATATTTTTAATTGATGCTTGATATATAGAACCCCCTATATCAGATCTGGATACATCTCCTTGATATCCACTTTCCGATAGTAAACGATTACCACGCATTCTACCGGAATGTCTAAGTCTGGTATATAAACTACTACTATCAAGATCATCATCCATATCACCGTTCGATAACCAACTGACCTTACTACGAGATGACGCTTGTCTATCGTACTGCCTACTTCTCTGATGATTATCCATCTTAGCTTCATCTAAGAAGGTTACGTGAGATATTGTGTGTTTTATACCCGCTTTGTTTAATATACTACTACTTACAGGAATTTTTGGTATTCTTGATTGTGTCTTAGAATTTCTTAATTTATCCACCAAAATATTAATAGCTGTATGTTTTCCGTTATTGTTCTTACTATTTTCACTTATATCAGGTACACGTCCTAATAATGCACAAGCAGCAGTATTACCGAATCTTCCGCATTCGTTAACATTATTTACACTCTTAGTTCTCCTCAATGAATCGAAATCACTTTCTCGTATAGTTTCTAGATTTAAACTATCTATGCGATGACGAAATCTCTGCATTGAACTTGTGACGCTATGTCTAGGTTTTACTATACTCGCACTAGTATCTACATTAAACATCAAGCTACTATGTTTTTGATTGTACTTAGTAAGTAATACTTCACCACCTCTATCCCTAAAGTCTCTAATTCTTTCTTTCATAGCACCAAATACTCCACTAGAAACAATCTTTTTGGAACTATGGCTAGTTTTGACATCTCCGTGTAACGCTTTTGATTGTTTTGTTATTCCAGCTCCTTCCGTTAGATATCCTTCTATCACTGTTTTATGTCTGTTATCGTCTGATAAAGCAGACAATACGCTAGTTACTTTATTGTTAGCTACGCTATATACACCAGCTATAACAGGATTTTTACTAGGAGATGGAAGGTTTGAAGTCGAAGTTCTTAAGACGTCTCGAATACTACTATGATCTGTATCCAGAGGTACAGAAGGCATGTAAGGTGAGAAAACTCTTCTAGCTTCTAATGATAATCTGGAAATGATCTGACCGTCACCTATTATTCCATCATCTTCAATACCTCCATAGATTCCCGTCTGTATGTGTGATGCTCCTTCTGGTATTACATGACCATCTACACCTAGATAAGTAGCCATCATTTTACTTTCATCATCTATATCTGTATTTATAGAAGATACAGATGCTCTTTTCTTTCGAGAGTGTACAGTTTCTGATTCTTTGTTACTAATACATTCTGAGTATTCATTTCCTTCGTTATAAGGTTCGTAAATTTCATACATACATTCAAGATCTTCACTGTCTATAGGTATATCGTTTAGATCTCTTTTATGTCTACTACCTTTTTTATGCATGTACGATGATAAAATTTTTGTTGCTTGCATGGTAGTATCTGCGGCTAATGAAATATAGTTTGTGCAACCAGAGTTATTTTCTAGCATACACTCATAAAACAAACGGGTATTAATATCATCCTTGGGTATTGAGAAATTTCCAATAATACTAAGATATGAATCAGGTGGTGTTACAACTTCTGCCATCAAAGACATACTAGTATCTTCGCAATTATCCGTTAACGTTTTTTTAACAGTACTTATAAAAGAGTTAGATGTTTTGCATGATTCTATTATCTTAGTAATACAGTCAGGAAACTTATCAGAATCCATATATGGATGTTGGACAGAAACACCTTTAAAATTTATAGTTATATCTTCAGCGGCACTACGCGAATCAGTAACAGAGAAATTACCTATTGATACTGTACTTATAGTAACGTTATTACATTTATGATTTTCATATTTTACGTAATCTATGTCTGGTATTCTGAAACTGTATTCCGATCCGCTAGTCGTTATGTATTCTTCTATACTATCGGTGGTAGTTAATTGTTGAATTAAAGACATAAGTGTTTTTTTCTTGTTTTCTCCAACATTAGTTCCCTTAGATACTTGTACCATTACTCTTAGAACATATTTGTAAGAATAGTTATACTTATAGTGTGTACCTCCGTTAGTTTTTTTAGTACACTTAGATTTGTACGCATCTTTTACTTCTTTTCTTATTTTCTCCCAGTCAAACTTTGCCATGAACAAAGATTTTTCTTTTTCTTCTGCGAGTAATAAATATTTATGTAAAGCTTCTGCCTTAGTATCCGTCGATTGTTTATTCTCGACTGAATTTTGTCCAGCGTGATACATAGGTAAATGTTTCATACATGTTTTTGTATGTACTTTACGTATATTTATAAATGCATATATTAGTATCATGTATTTATACATTATTGATAATATATAACATACTATATTAAAGCTATAAAGTTTTTAGTTCAATTTTGATTTTAATAATATTTAGTATATAACTTCAGAAGTAAGTTATTAATCATTTTTGTACATAGAAAATAGTGTTTACCATATTTTACAGTAATAAAATACACATACATTACTCTTAATTCGTTTTGAAAATGGGAAATAATTTTAGGTCTATTCCAAAAGCCGATTATCAAATTGTAGAAACGGTACCACAGAGTTTAACAGCTATTAATTCTAATAATCTTTCTACTTATGAGTGCTTTAAACGATTAATAGACTTAGCAAAAAAAGAAATTTATATAGCTACGTTTTGTTGTAACCTAAGTAGTAATCCTGAGGGTACTGATATACTAAATAGATTAATTGATGTCTCAAGTAAAATTCCTGTATATATTTTAGTAGATGAAAGTAGTCCTCATAAAGATTATGACAAAATTAAGTTTTCCCATATTAGGTATATAAAAGTAGATGTAGGCGTGCTTAATAAAGAATCAGTAGGAAATCTGTTGGGTAATTTTTGGGTAGTAGATAAGCTTCACTTTTATATAGGTAGCGCGTCTCTTATGGGAAATGCACTAACGACTATTAAAAATATGGGTATATATTCCGAAAATAATTCTCTAGCAATGGATTTATATTCCAGATCGTTGGACTATAAAATTATAAGTAAGAAAAAGTGTTTATTTTTTACTAGAATGGCTACAAAATACCATTTTTTCAAAAATCATAACGGTATATTCTTTTCTGATTCCCCAGAACATATGGTAGGTAGAAAAAGAACTTACGACTTAGACTGTGTTATTCATTATATAGACGTGGCAAAATCTACTATAGATCTAGAGATAGTATCTCTTCTTCCTACTAAAAGAACAAAGGATTCTGTAGTTTACTGGCCCATAATAAAAGATGCTTTAATAAGGGCAGTATTAGAAAGAGGTGTTAAACTTCGCATCTTGCTAGGGTTTTGGAAAAAGACTGATGTTATATCTAAGGCATCTATAAAAAGCCTTAACGAACTAGGAGTTGATCATATAGATATCTCTACTAAAGTATTTAGGTTTCCCATTAATTCTAGAGTAGACGATATTAATAATTCTAAAATGATGATTATAGACGGAAGATACTCTCATGTTATGACGGCTAATCTAGACGGTTCTCATTTCAACCATCATGCATTTGTTAGCTTTAATTGCATGGATCAGCAATTTACAAAGAAAATAGCAGAATTATTTGAAAGGGACTGGATATCTCCTTATGCAAAAGAAATAGACATGGCAGAAATATAGTATATATAATAAAAAAGAACCAATAAATAAATATAATATGGCATTTATAGAACAGTTACAATGTTCTGAACAACCAATACTTTCATCGTTTAGATATTACGGTTTTAAAGATTTTCATAATATAGTTTTTACTACAATAGATGATGAAACATTAATAGTAATTACTGTCAACAATGTATCGTTAGTAACTAGATTAATAACATTTGAAAAAATAACATTTTTTAAATCATTTAATAGTATTTGTATTAGAACTCCCAATAATAATAATTCTGATATCGATACAGATACTTATTTTATACCAAATTCTTCATCACTGTTAGATATTTTGAAGAAAAGAGCGTATGATGTAGAGTTAAAAGATCTATCATTTGCAATAATGTCGGAAATGAATAACGATGAATTAAGAAATAGTGATATGGTATCCTTAAACAAATGGCTACATAAGTATAATTTACTAGACTACAAGATCGTACTAATAAGTGACATCGATAGAAGATATAAATCATATAATAAGAAAAACACAATAATTGATGTTATATCTGTAAATGGTAGAGATTATAATATATGGGTTAAAGATGTTATAGAATACTATTCACCGGAATACTTAAGATGGTCTATTGATTTTAAAGCAGCTTCAGAAAGCAATAACTGGTTACCATATAGCTTGTCGATAAGCCCTTTGAATGAAAACATACACGCTTTTGAATTCATAGTTACATTAGACAGATCTAACGAACGCTTAAATATCGGAGCGATATTTCTGTATCCAGATATAATAATTACAGGTAGAAACAGCGAAGATATAATACAAAAGTTTTTAGATCAGTTAGAAGAATTAATATACCAAAAAAATTCTGATACTATTGTTCTAACCGGGTATCATCTAACATTCTTCGAAAATACTATTTTAGAGAGATATATCAGTAAGTATAGAGATTGGATATTTACATGTAACCGTCTAGTACATTGTAAAACGGGTAGTGAAATATTTTTATTCGATGCTGCTATGTTTTTTCCTCCATCTAATAAGAAAAAATATGTCAAACACTGGACGGGTAAAAAGGTAAACTTCAAAAACTTTTTTCAAAAAGATAGTCAGCTAGAAAAATACATAAACAGTAACAGCGTAACAGACCGTATATGCTATTTACAGTCTTCTTTACATAAACATATATCTTGTTTAATGGAGATATTCGAGTTAAAAGGATTTGATTTTAATTTTTCTGGATTGTTAGATATACTTATTTTCAGTATTCAGGTCAATAATAATAAAGATACTTACTATTACCCTAAACATTATTCTTCGGTGTCTATGTTATTATCATCTATTTACACAGACTATTATTCTATTAATGATATAGACAAAGATAGTAAGAAAATAGTTTTTAAATCTATTTTTCCTTTAATAACTGAAGGATATTACCCTGAAGGAAAACCTTATTATACTAAAACTCCTAAAGAAGGATATCTATCAATATGTCTATGTGATATAGAAATATCTAATGATATAAAAAATCCTATATTGTATTGTAAAGAAAATAAATCGGCTAAGAAGTTTACGGGAGTATTCACATCTGTAGATATAGATACCGCTGTAAAACTAAGAGGATATAAAATTAAAATATTAGAATGTATCGAATGGCCTAATAAAATAAAACTATTTGATAATATAGGTTGTGTAAATAAATTATTTATAGAGTATCAGGACGATGAACCTCAAGAATATCAAGATTATGTACACAATGAAAAATCTTCGCAAGGCTATATATTTTCTTATTTACTTAAAGGCAACGTTACTGAAGATATTCTAGCTATGAAAAGTTGTAGAAATAATCTTCCTATAATAGCGTTTATAATAAGCTACTGCAGAAGCTATACTTACAAACTATTAGAATGTCCTGTATACGAATCAAGTAATATAATTAAATGTAAATATAATCAAGTTATATATAAGTAAACAAACAAATATAATTGAAAATAAAAATAGAATAGTATACCAGCATGGATACTAATCGAAAAAGGACACTGGATGAATATGAAAGCGGTGAAGAATCACCCGGTAAATTACAAATAGTTGAAATTAACGATGTCGGTGAAGATATTAAATTTACAGATAACCCATATTACAAACTAATCAAATCTTGTGATAATAGTATTGATATAGCACCATTAATTGGATATGTTATGATTAAGATAAATGATATTAAGGGTATAACAGATAAAGTAAATAAACTATTACCTAAAACACCTGATAAACTAAATTCCACTAGTTGTATAAACATTCATATAGATAATATTCCTTTGAATTTTCTAGATGATGGTAATAAATATTTTAATGTTTCAGAAGTAAATTTACTCCGTATATGTCATGGAAATGATATGATGAACATAGATAAATATGTTGATGATAGTTTCGATTATGTAGCTATATTATGTTTAAAAAATTCCGGTAGATCTGTGATTATGTTAAATCATTGCAACAAACAACACATAATGCAAGATAATTTCTGTTTAGTATCCAGATCTTTCTATGTTATAAACATATTGACGCAAATAATTGGAGAATCTATATATTTACTAGTTAAACTAACTCCTAGTGATTCATTTAACAAAAGATGGTCATCTGTTCTTGATTCTAACAAATTCATGGGGAAAAAATGCTATATCAGAAATTTAATGGAAGATACCTATCTAGAAAAAATGAAAAATATGGAAAAAGATATCTATAAAAATATAGAATTTATAATAGTGAATAGCATTTTGTTGGAAGATTTAAAAGCTCGTCTTGATATAACAAAACAGTTAAATCACACTATAGATAAAATGTTTAATCATAACAATAATAAACTATTTAGTGATATGATAAAATTATCAGAAGAGATTATAGATAAAGACTTTAAAAATATGGAAAAAATGTCTGATAGTGTATTAGAAGACGTAAAACAAATATCTAAAACTAAGAATAAATTACGTGAAAGGCTCTTAAAAGCAGCGATTTCATCTAAAGAAATAGAAGGAATATTATCCGATATACCTGTTATAGAAGATGGTGTGGTAAAGCAGTTTTCTTTAAACCAACGAGCTGTATACGATCACTACAAAAAAGTAATCTATAAAAATAATAGCAGCTTGGACTTAGGATGTATGAATATAGAAAAAAGTTATATGTTCAATCTATACAAGGTATACGGACAAAACGAGTACATGATTACATACATACTAAACTTAATAAATAGAGTCAAAAATGGAATGGAAGCTATAAAAGTTAACTTAGGTGAAATATACAAATCTAATATTAATAATATTAATTTAGCTGTATCAGAAAGAATAAACAAAGTTATATCAGAAGAATATCTGTAAATATTAGATATACAAAAAATACTGCTGGATACTTATATAAAATCACTTTCCGTATAGTTGTATTTGCTTCTACATTAAATGGAATTTCCAGACATACATACTTATAATTCTGACAAGTATTTAGAAGATGGAGACACTACAATATTAGGTGATACTATTCAGTTTCAGTTTATATATGAAAATATAGATAATAAAGAACATATTTCTTTACCAAAAATAAAAATTTTTAAGTACTTTAGAGATAAGATATCTTTTGAAACACTAGATAGAATTATTAAAAATGATTACATAAATCCTTCATATTACCAGTTAAAGGATAAAAAATTTTGTGCGCACAATAGAGATTTTTATCATCTATCTACTGGAGGTTATGGTATTATTTTTAGGATGGAGACATATGTAGTTAAATTTGTTTTTGAAGACGGAGGTAAAAAATATAAACCTATGGAAGTAACCTCTGAATTTACAATTCCTAGATTTTTATATAATAATCTTAAAGGTGATGAAAGGAAGTTTATAGTTTGTGCTATCGCGATGGGAATTAATTTTAAGATAGATTTCTTACGTACAATCTATTATAACACTATGAGTTTAATGTCAGCATTATTTAACATCATGGAAGGAGAGCCTCTAGAAAACAAATATTCTCATAGAAAAGTATTACGTTATTTTGCTAAGTATAAACAATCTAATGATTTTGTAAAATTAATATCACAGTTTTATCCGTATGTTGTTAACTCGAATATTAATGTAATTAATAATTTTAACTATCTAATTAATTTTTTTGAACGTAGTAGAAGATCAAACGGTTATTTTAACAGAGGTAACATAATAATATTCCCTTTAGCAAAATGCTCAGCAGAAAAAATAACTCCAGACAACTATGCACAATATGGATTTTCTAGTATAGTAGAATACACTAAATTTATGTTTTTACAAATAGCCTTATTGTACATAAAAATTTATGAATTGCCTTGTAGTAACTTTGTTCATTTAGATTTGAAACCAGACAATATATTAATTTTTGATTCCAAAGAACCTATAAATATATACGTAGGTGATACGCATTATGTGTTTAAAGAACCTATAAGATGTACATTAAACGACTTTGACTTTTCACAGATATCAGAAATTATTCCTAATAAAAAAACTGTAACTGCTATTAACAAAGAACAGAACTGGTATTACGACTTTCATTTTTTCTCGCACGTAATATTTAAAGTATATCCAGAAATATCCAAAGACGAAGAATTTGCTTCTCTGCTTAACGAATTTACTATATGTGATAAATCCATCTGTGAAAACTTTAGACTACAGGTAAATAAATTACCATCTATATCATTCTTGATAAATATAGTTTCTAGAGACATTTTTTCAAAGTGGATAGATGGAAAATCAACAAGTCCTCAGTAATCTATACTATTTGTTTTCTGAAAAGTATCTAGAGAAATTGAGTCAACATCCAGACACCAGTAATGTTAGATGCGGAATACATATAGGTTATTTAAGCGGTGACGCAAAAAACTGCATAGTTAGTGTAATAAACGCGTGTAATAGCGATGAACAAAAAAGCTTTCAACTTCTAATAGAATCATTGATTGAAACAATAGAAAATCTTCCAGAAAAACAACAAAAAGAAATAGCTGGACGCATAGGAATTAACATAGATGATTACAAAGCTGGTAAAAAGACAGAATTACAACAGCATTGTGAAGCCTATGCTAATCTAACACAACACATAGATATACAACACTTCAACATAGGTACGTGTTATTCACCTAATGATAAATATACTGATATAAAAGTTATAAATACAGGATCTGCTTTGTCTAATTGCGGAGTAGAAATTATTCTAAATAAAATTAAAACGAATAATACTACAGTACCTATAGATAATAAACTATCTATGGATTCTTTTTCAATAAAATGGTTTGTTATATATATAGTTTTAGGTGTTTTGATATTATTGTTGCTAGGTTATATATATAGAACTGTCAGGATAAAATACACTTACGGTGTATATATTTAAATCTAAAATAATAAAAAAATAGCAAAAATAAAATAGAAAATTAAGTCCAAGAATATCGTATTCAATCAGTATTCGGGTACGTGCAGTACAATGGCCGATAGGAATGTTAAGTCTTCTAATAATGTTACCAAGAAGCGTATTAAGAAAGTTCGTATAAAGCAGCCCGATCCTACTACTGAGGAAATAGATACTTACGGATCTGATATAAACGTTAAACTTATTCAACCTAATATAAGTATAGACCAAGATGATGGTGAAATACAAACTATTCATATAGATGACTTTAATTAGTTATTGGTAACTACTACAGAATGTCCGGAGACATTTCATTAAGATAAATTTAAATTTTAATTAGTACGTTATGATATGAAGGATACATACTGTGAATAAGTTATACTACTGGTTATGGGTTATACTACGATAAACTGACAATATCCATAATATGTAATATGGTATAAGAACGAAAAGAATAACTTCACTATCTGTTGTTCTACATGGCGCTTATTATACCACATATTACATATTTGTATTCTAAACTTGTTATGTATATCCTACCTACGTTTGGATATTTTCATGCATTATTATATATTATACTATACCTTAACAGTATTATTACTTATTATGTTAAAATTTTTATTAAGCATAGTATAATAATGTCATCTTTTTTTCTAATAAATAGTAAATATGTCTAGAATAAAAATACTGATAGGTATAACTGGCAGCGTAGCTACTGTTAACTTACCTAATCTAATAAAAGAATTAACTCGTTTAGAAAATATAGAATTAAGAATAGTCGCTACAGAAAATGCTATGAAATTTACAGACCAAAAAACTATAGGTATTCCTATTTATACAGATAAAGATGAGTGGACTACTTGGAAAAAAATACCCGATCCCGTCTTGCATATAGAGCTTAGGAGATGGGCGGATGTTTTTATTATAGCGCCATTAACAGCAAATACGTTAGCAAAAATAGCCAATGGTATATGCGATAATTTACTAACATCTATAGTAAGAGCCTGGGATATAAATAAACCTCTTATTTTTTGTCCCGCTATGAATACCCTTATGTGGGAACATCCTATTACAGAAAAACATATAGATACTTTAAAACATATGGGTTTCATAGAAATAGAATGCATAGAAAAAAAAACTAGCCTGTGGAGACGTAGGAAATGGTGCTATGGCAGAAGTTACAGAAATCTATAGAGTTGTTAGAGATATAATGAGATCTTAAATATATAAAAAATAGTATATATAACTAAAGTATACTCTTTGTCTTTTAACAGTGTAGGCTATATAGAAATTTATTATGAAACCTATACAGCTTTATAAGCTTATGTTTACTAAGACTGATGAAGAAATATTAGATATAATAGCAACATTATCTACAGAGTTTAATAGCGAAATCTCGCTTCCCATAAGTCCGTTGCATCAGGCGATACACGCTAGAAGAGATACTTTAGTAGAAAAGCTACTGAATATTTATAACTATGATGTTAATGCTAAGGATGTAGATAGCAAATATTTTCCTTTACACACTGTAACAACACTTCCTTCTTTCTACGAAGCTAGTTACCTTCTAGAAATGAGTAATTCAGTAGAAAGGTATATACATATGTCTATGAAAGTTATAAAAAATCTATGTTTACCAACTTCTGTATATATATCTTTAATAAAAAAAGCTATAAACAGTAACAGATTCTTAGAAATCGAATTATTGTATGAATATGTTAACAACGATCTAAAATGGTTATATATGGATAAAGGTATATATAACATATCAAAAGAAGAACTGATAACAATGTCAAACGATATAATACAAATGGAACTAAATATCGCTAATATGTTACTTAGTAGAGGAGCTAGAGTTAATGAAAAAGATTTCATGGGGTGTATACCGTTACATCATGCTGCTATGTATGGTAATAACAGTATGGTAAAATTACTGTTACAACACGGTGCTGATACGAGCATAAAATCACGGATAAAGTATAACGCCTTTAACTATGCTGTAGCTTCTGGTAATATTGATGTTGTTAAGTTAATAACTTTATATTTTGATGATTATAAGTCAGATAATATATCTATAATCAAAGCAGTTAACAATCAATCTATAAAAGTATTACGTTTTCTCTTAGAGGATTTAAAACTAAACGTTAATACTAAGAAAGATAATTTAACTCCATTACACAATATGGTAAATATATCTTATAACCCTGATATATTGAAAACACTGTTAGAAAATGGTGCTGATATTGAAGCAAAGAATGAATATAATGAAACACCCTTACATTACGCTATTAATAAATCTCTTCATTGCAACGAATTAATATTTGCATTTATAATGCATGGTGCGAAGATAAATACTAGAAGTAAAAACGGAAATACTCCACTACATCATGTATCTACACCATTATCGTCAGATGATATAACTACGATAATATCTAAACATTTAGTTAATGACTATACCATAAATACATCCAAACACATAGAGATTATTAGTAGATGCCTAAATGATAGATTTGAATTAGCCAAGACACTAATAGATAACGGCGCTTATATAAATATTTCTAATAAAATAAAAAAAAATACTCCTCTCCATAATTCTGCAATTCATACTTCTATGTTACGTATAACAAAAATACTAATAGATAACGGTGCTAATATTAACTCACCTAACAAACAAGGTTTAACGCCGTTACACATAGCTTCAAAATCTTCATATAATATACCGTTGATTGACAAAGTACTCAAAGTAAATGCTTACATACAGAAACATAGCAGGGATATAATACCAGACTCTTTTATTATACGCGATGGTACAGAGACTGTTCGTTTACTTATAGATAACGGAGCTGATGTCTGTGCGTTAGATCAATACAATAAATCGCCTCTACATTATGCTGTATGCTTACGTAATAGTTATAAAATAGCAAAGATACTTATTCATAACGGTGCTGACATGAATATAAGAGATGATAATGGTGATACACCAATATTTCATGCTTTTCATTCTCTAGAAACAACTGAACTATTATTAGATAGCGGAGCAAAAGTAAACATATGTAATAAGAATAAAATTACACCATTGATTAAATATGTTAATACCTTAGGTAACGATAGTTCATACTTGTTATATAATCAATCAAAATATACTACTATAATTAAACTATTGATAAAATATACAATATTAGAAAAATATATACATATTGATTTAGATGAGTTATCATATACTAAAAATATTAAACATATAAACAGAAAAAGAGAATTAAAATCATTAAAGGAAGAGTGTGAAAAAGAAGTAACAAGAATACAAAAGTTGGTACTCTATAAAGGTTACTGCCTGGACAGTTTCTTTTATTATAGAAACGTTAATTTGTTAACTAAGTTAATATCTTTTGTAAATGATATAGATATAGGAATATTCTCCAGTTATAAAGATATATTGAATAAAAATATAAAGCTAGCAGTAGAAAGATCAAATCTATCTAATATGTGTTTAGATAAGATTAATGAACTTTTATCATGTAACAATAACTGGTTTTCTTTGCCTGTAGAAATCAGGTGTTATATAATATCTTTTCTAGATGATAATGAATTGCGTATAATATTGAAATAAAATACTATGGCTTAAGCACTTGTGTGATAATTTTACATTATGGACGGACAACGTCTTTACAATATTATGTATATGGGTACTTATGATGAAATCATGAAAGCTATAAATGTATATCAATGTTATAACTATTCTTCTTTTAAAAATTTGCTTTTACACTATGCGGTTTATTATAGAAGAGGAGACGTAGTAGAAACTTTACTAAAGTCAGGTTATAATCCTAATTCTGTAGGTATCGGTGATAATTATTGTCTTCAGTTACTATCTATGCCTTTTGAAGTAACTATGCTTCCTGTTGATGAAGAAATACAAGAATATGCTATTTCTTTCTATTTATCGAAAAATATGAAACATACATCTATGTTAATACCTATTACCAGAGAAGCTTTACGTGGGAATAGGTATCCTTCAGAAATCTATTTTAATAATATATGTAAGAAATTTAAAGACGAAGAATTATACATAATGAATATTTTATTACGTTACGGAGCTTTGCCTAATTCTAGAAAGGACGGATTATTACCCATATATTACGCTGCAGCATCTGGAAATACAGAAATGGTAGAACTACTTTTAAGATACGGTGCAAAGACTAATCTGCATACGAGTTACGAAGATTCTATTTTCATGTGTGCTATAAAGTTTAACAACGTAAAAACTGCTAAGCTTATTAGTAATTTATATAATTTCAGGAATGATATAAACAATATATTAAAGAAGGTACACCTATACAACGCTGATATGTTGTTGTTTCTGATAGAACTAGGATTGGATATAAACATTAAAGACAAGAAAGGAAAAACAGCTTTACACTATGCTTGTGATTCGATTAACTCTATAGAAACTGTTAAAGAAATCATGAAATACGGAGCAGATATAAATATAAAAGATCGTAAAGGTTTGACACCATTACATTTGGCTTGTAAATATGGTGATTTATAATTATCTAAAGTACTAATAGAGTATGGTGCTGATATTAATATACGAACAACATCTACTGTATTAGACTTAGCAGTGGAATCAGGGAAGTTAGAACTAGTAAAATTTCTTATAGAAAAGAATCCTGATTTTATTACTTCAGACTACTTATCGTTAGCTCTAGCGATTAAATCTAAAGATGTTAAAATAGTTTTACTTCTTTTGAATGCTGGAATGGATGTAAACTCTAGTAAATGTATATCAACACCCCTTCATTTAGCAGTTATTTTAGGAAATTCAAAAATCGTACAGTTGCTTTTAGAATATGGTGTTAATGTTAACGCAATAGATAAATATGGTGAAACACCGTTAGGGGCTGCTAATAAGTGCGTAAATATAGATTATATAGAATTATATAAATCTAATAGACTTATTATAAAGTATCTAGTATTCTTATCACGATTTAACTATCAAATAAGTAATAATATAGGTTTCAGTAAAAATATGTCTATAGTAGATAAAGATATAAATCTACGTTGTTTTAGAAATATGTGTGAAACAGAATTAGATAAGATAGCATCTATAAAAATAGGTCAGTATTCTCTATATAGTTTGCTAATAAATAATAATATAAGACAATATGTACCTGAAAACAATCAGGAAATAATACAAAAAATTTTTCATAATCTAAAAGATATTATTATATATCGTTCTTATATAGAGAAATACATTACTAGAATAAATAATTAAAAATAAGTTTTTTAAAACATTAATATGAAAGAAATAGTCATATATAGTTTTATACTCGTTGTGTTAAACTCTATTATTGGAGTTTATGGACAATATCTATACTTAGGAGGACTATTTGGCTCGTCCCATAAGACTATTACCATGAAGTTATGCTGTCCATCTGTAGATGGAGATATGTTACCGGCTGATAAAATTGGTAGCAATATAAGAACTACAGATTGTCGATGTAGAAGCAAATCATCTATAATTGTATCTACTACCGAAGAAGAAGAAAAATGTTTTCCTCCTAATACCCCGTGGTTGGAACAAGTTATAAAAGACAGAAACTTAACAATGCCTACATGTGTATACTATCCTGAAATAATAGGAGCTCCTAAAGGATTTGGTTATAAATAGTTTTATTCTAGAATTCTTACATCGTGAATACCGGTATCTGAATACAGATGACAAGTAATATTATATTTTTTAACAGTTTTGAAATCGTGATGTAAGAAAGCAAAATTAAAACCATTATTATATGTTACGTTAGGTATACTATCTTCATTTATATCAAGACTGTGATTATCGATGTCATTTCTATAATCCGTTACTATAGTATTATTAGGGTATCTCCATGATACGTTATAATTCATACCTATAGCACATCCAAAACATACGTGTATGTAACTATTTCCTATTGTATCATTATTTATTGTATAAGATGAGAAGTTATAACAAGGACTTCTTTGACAACACGTTGGAAGTTCTAAACTTGTAACGTTAATTGGACTGGTAGAAACTATAGGTATATACCAGCATATAATAGTTATATATATTGATATCCACATATTATTTGTAAAAATTGTTTATATGATAAAACATATAACTGGTAGTTATTTTTATTTAAAAATCATAAAAATAAACCTAAATATACATTAACTTAAGTAGAGATCTGATAATGGGTATTAAAAACCTAAAATCCGTGCTGCTATTAAAGCATAGATTGAAAGTACTTGATTCCGCTATAAAAACTAAAGAAATATACGTTGATTTTCTAGGATTATTTATGGCAGTCGCATATTCAGTTACATCTACCTCAATGTTACATCATATTATAAAAGAAAAATTCAAGTTTATACATTCTATAGCTGATAAAGTTACAGTATTTGTAGATAGAGGAAGCATTTCTCTAAAAACATCACTAAGAGAAAAAAGAAAACAGTCATTGAAGAATCAGTATAAAAGGAAGAAAGAAGAACTAAAAAGCTTAGAAACAGCTATAGAAAATCTTTCTGTAGATGATGAAATGTATGAAGAACAAAAAGAAAGTTTGTTTTCTAAAATAGATAAAAATAGTTATTATATGTTCTTAGCAGATAAGAAAAATATGGAAGCTATTATAACAGATGTATTAGCTTCCCTAAAAAATGCAGAAATCTACTATTGTGATCATATAGATGCAGAATTTATGATGTGTTGTAAAGCAAGAGAATATTATACCAATAACGGTGAATGGCCTTCTATACTAAGTAGCGATCAAGATACTATATGTCTAGTATGTGTCGATATGCAAGAAAAAATATTATACGATACTAAAAGCGTATATAGATTATCTCCTAACAAACACACCTCTTATCTTACCAAGTTAATAGTATTGACTAACGGTTGTGATTTCTTTAAAGGACTTTACGGAATTTCTATAAATAAAGATAATTATATGAAATACGAATTATTCACAGAATTTAATAAAGAGAATGCATTCAGAAGCATAGCTCATAAGAACTATAATCTGAATAACAATAATACTGATGAAAATATAGATGAAATTTCTACTAACATAGATGTGGTTTTTGATTTTATAAACCACTATACGTCGTTAAATGAAGATGCTTACAACTTTGAAGATTTACCAGACATACGTGTTAAGGATTTCTTGGACGTTATGGTCCGCAGTAAGTGGTATGAAGCTAAAAATAAATATGATCTTGGACAGGATATATTACAAAACATTTACAACGTTTATAAAGTACATAGATGTAATTATGGAAAGGAAGAAGAAACAAATATACTAAAAATGATAGAATCTTATAAATATAGAAACATAAAAATAAATACTATAACTACATTTATAAAACTTCTAGAAATAGAAATTTCTGATTCTATATGCACGCTAGGTATATTGCCACCTTCAGAATTGTATATAGGTTTTGAAGGAAGATTCTATTTTAATAAAACATCTATTATTAAAAGTTCTCCAAAATTAATTAATATAGATATCTAGAATGGTATTTCCATTAGTGTGTTCTACTTGCGGTAAGGATCTCAGTGAAGCTAGATATAGATTATTAGTAGAACAAATGGAATTAAAAAAAGTAGTAATTACTTATTCCCGTAAATGTTGTAGATTAAAATTGTCTACTCAAATAGAACCTTATCGAAATCTAACAGTCCAACCTTCCCTAGATATTAACTAATGGATATCTCATTATTCGATTACATAGCGCCGGGAGCTGTTATGTTAAGTCAATCTAATCATTCTATTGTGAATTTTTTTAATCCATCCGAGGAAAAACATTCTTCTTTGTATTTCGGTTATGGTATAGTAGACTTTATCATCAAAAATGATATAAATTTTTCTATTAACGGATTAAATAATTTTACAAATTACATTATAGAATTTAACACATCTGGTTTTGCTATAATACCTTTAAGGGAATTCATGTTAGATAGAAAGTATGTGAAAGTATACTACTATATGGAAGGAATATTTCCAAATTATAGATTGATGGAAGATACTGTAAAACAAGCATTTTTACACGCTAACAAAGAATACGGTTTCGGAAAAAATAAAACTTACTGTTTCAAAATGATAGCCGACTGTTATCTAGATATAGGTATAAATGTTAAACCGTATAAGATTTTAGGAAAATATCTCTACCTTAGTCAATCCTTCTGTGACGATGATAGATGGACTAAAGTATTAGATACTTTAACAGGAGAAAATCTAATTACTAGGAACAGTTACTATTTTATAAGGTGAATTAATAGTCAAGGTAGTTCCAGGCTTTTTCGGTTTAGACGACTTCTTCTTTTTAATGCAATTAGCTAGTACTCTAATGGTATATAGATAATCCAGTATAGCAAATTTTCTTAAGTCATTATTGGTAAGCCTTATTCTATCCTCGGTGATAGGACTAATGACAGCACCGTCAAGATCATGGCCTTTAGAATATTTGTAAGCCATGTCTAAAACTTTATTGTTGTTGGCTATATAAGTAGCCAATTGATTCTTGACGGCATTCTCAGCTTCTTCACCGACTTCTTCTATTTTTAATCCGGCTATATATTCAGGATAAGTATCCTTACACAATCCTATTTCACATATAGTCTTATACATTTTATCTAGTTTTGGTGACTTTAACGGTAAATCTATAATTGTTTCTATTTCTTCAGAAAAAGACATCACTTTGCCTCCGGCTATAGTCTCTATATCTTCTTGACCGGTTAATATAGGAAATATTTTATATTGTGCGAACTTAAGTATAGCGTACTTCATATCTAGTAGATCGGATACTTCACTTGCAGGTCTTTTTTTTGAATCGAATAAGTAATTTTCTATCTCCATGACTATCTTTGCAGCGTGAATGAGTTGATTAGCAAGAATTAAAGTTAAAAGTGTAGCAGCTGTAGTATTTATAAGGTAGTTACACGTTATAAAAAAAGACTTATTATGAGTCAATCTAGTAAGAATGTTTCTTAATTCGTTGAATTCTGTTTCGTCTTGTACGTGTCTCTCATAATTTCTAGTCTTATCGACTAGGGATTTTACACCTGCTATAGTAGGAATAGATATATCAGACTCACATTTTTGATATATGCTATTTATAATACTGTCCCTATTAGAAGAGTTATATATATACTTGGCCCTTGATACTATACCAGCTATTGCTTTATCGTCTAAGTAGTCTTTTAACAGTGTTTCTATTAAAGATTTAGATACCATGTTAAAAATCCTCGATTGTTTCTGTTCTTCCATTTAAATTAAATATTTTTAAAAATGATGATAAAACTAGTTTACTAGTATTTGTTACTTTATTACAACTAGTTAATATCACTAAAAAGACATATCAGAGTAGTTTATTTATTTCTTATCATTTACTATATAAATCCCTAGACACCAAATAATAAATTATTACAAATTAAAAGGAAATATGATAGATAAATACTAAAAGAGTTTATTTTTGTAACTATTAGTTTTGTTCCATGGAATATTCTAATCCTAGCGATGCACCACTTATCGACGAATACGTAGACCTATTAACAAATGTTGGAAGGTAACCAAAGACCATTAGAGGTATTTAACTGTTTATCCAGGGAAGGAAAGAAATTAATGATAGGTGCTATAACTATTTCTATTTCAAGATTCCATGAATTTGAACCTCAATTATTACATAAATCTGGAAAACTTGATAGTGAGTTATTAGAAATAATTAATATGGAAAACGAATGTAGAGAATATTTTTCAAAAATTAAGGAACTTGAAAACTGTAACGCACACGATGAGATAACTAAGTTGCCCAAACCTGAGTTATATACACAGATAAGTAGTATAGACGAAGTAATTGAGGATAAGTTTAAAGATAAATTATTGTTAAACTATGATGACAAGAAAAAGTACATAGATGAAATGATACAGAAATTTGCGTGTACAGGAAGTTATCATACTTATGTCACTCTTATATATACCAATAATAATTTTAGTGAATATAATGGAGAATTAAGTAAAAAAGCACGATCTGTATTAGACGATGCTCTAATTGCGAGAAAGTCATATCTCGTAAATAGTTAAAATAAAGTGAATAATATGTATACGAAGTATGTTGCTTTCACTCAAAGTATCTAAAATAATTAGTGAATATCAGGAAAAAGAAATTTAACATAAAGAAGCTAAAGCGTTACAAAAGAATGTAAGAACTCAAACAAGGAGTTAAAAGAAGAAAATAAAGACCGTTTAAGAAATAAGTGATATTCTTCTTGGTAATTTTGCAAAAGAAGATCGATCCTATTTCTTTTAAGACTTTACGAATAAGTACAAAAGAGATTATAGAGTATTTTTCACCAAAGGTGAAAAGTCAAATACGTGCTTTAACGCGTATGAACCTAATGCAGTATCTTGTTTTAATCGTTTAAAAGAAAGACTGTTAGATCAAGAACGCGTTAAAATCAATTATAACGATTTCACCTTGTGTGATATAGAGAATTAGCTAATGATTTAAACAATTTAGATTAAGTACGTTTAACGCTTTTTATGAAAAATAATGCCATAATATAGGTAACATCATTATGGACTTTTCCGATCTTGTTACTCGTGAAATCGATGAACGTTTCTGTTATATTAAGTATGATACTTTCGAACTCATTATGATGAAAGAAAATAACTATGTTAATGCTACAAAGTTATGCAAACTAGGAGGTAAGGACTTTCATAGATGGAAACGCTTAGACGGATCTAAAGCGTTAATTGAGGAGATAAAAAGAATTAATAACGTTTGGAAAATAAAATCAGCCCCCCCAGATCTGGGGGGCCTGGAAGTAATTATAACGGTAGAATCAGAAGGTAAGAGCAATAAGAAATATGAGGTAGCGGGTTCTTATGTTCATCAAGATCTATTACCTCATATCGCTTCTTGGATTTCTCCATCTTTCGCTATTAAAGTTTCAAAGATAATCAACTGTTACGTTTCTGGTAAATACGAATTTAAGCTAAAAGAGAAAGAAATAGAAATTAAGGAAAAGGAAACAACAAATAAAGAACTATTAGAGTTATTGAGAGAATTTGATAAAAAATACGATCGCGATATCGCAGAAATGAAAGAACGTTATCGCGAACAACGTAGAGAAGCTAAAGAACATAATAAACGTATGGAAGAAAAATACGATCGTGACACTCAAGAACTCAAACAAGGATTAAAGGAGTTAAAAGAAGAAAACAAAGAACTCAAAATTGAGTTAAAGAAAATAGAAGAACGCTTAAGAGATAAAGTGATTAATCCATCTTCTCCTAATAAGCTTCATCGTTTAGTGATTTTGCAAAAGAAGATCGATCCTAATTCTTTTAAGACTTTAAGATTACAGGCCGAACGCCTAAATCAAGAAACGAATAAGTATAAAAACGAATACAGAGTATTCTTTAACGCATACGGGCCTAATGCGGTGTCTTGTTTTAATCGTTTAAAAGAAAGACTGTTAGATCAAGAACGCGTTAAACTCAATTATAACGATTTTACCTTGTGCGATATAGAGAATTACGGAGTAGAAGAATTAGCTAACGACTTAAACAATTTAGATTTAGTACGCAAGTACGTGTAAGTGAATTTGTAAAATAATACTTAAACACTAGGAGTAAATATATTAAGGATGTCCTTCAGTAAAGACATGATCGTTATATTAAAATTTAAAAATAATGGCGTAAAATAAACATATAATAATATACATGATATTTTTATATCTACGTTAAATCTTATGCAAATAGTTACTATTTCTGCTAAGCGTATCCGTAATACAATGTACAGCGAAATCTATTTTACCTATAATAATAGTATTCGCAAAAAAGAATTGATACTGGTAGTATTTCTGTGTTTGATAAATATAGCAAGAGCTTTTGTATTAGTTAATACACCAGACAGTTACTTACTAGTACCTAGAAACAGTAGTATAAACATAACTTGTACGTTCACTGACGACCAGGGAGCTGGTGTAGATGCTTTACGTGTGTCATGGAAACGTGAAGACGATAATCAAGAAATTAAAGAAGGAATTGAAACGACTTGGAATGAGACGAGTCAATTAGGAGAAACTCGTTTACATATACCCAATGTGACAAATGAAGAACAAAAGTACACTTGTTTAGTATACATAAATGGAAGCACTGATTATAAGCATATAAAGATACAAAGTATTAACAATATTACGGAAAGCTCTTTAGAGAATAAAGTAGAAATAACCCCTTATATGCAACAAGTGAATATAACTAATGGTCCCCCGTTAAAACTTAATTGTAGTTTTAAGTTTCAAGACCAATGTACACAAAAAGCTAAAGTAGATTGGTGGCAGTATAATAATGATACAGAAACATGGGAAAAACATGTAGATGGAGTCAGTTGGGTTTCAAATAGTTGGAATGGAACTGGGTGGTTAAATATATCAAATCCTGGAACAGAAACCACATTCATGTGCGTGGTTAGGTGTTGGAATGTTGGAAATTTTGGTGTCCGAGTAACGGTGCCAGTACCACCATCACCTCGCCAGGGACAAGAAATAAAATCAAGGCATACGCTATACCCTGCAGTACGAGCAATGGATCTTATACTGGTATGTGACATTAGTAAAGATTTGTACAGTGAAAGCGGATGGTGGTTCAATGGACGTAACATAGATAATGGGAAGAAGCATTCCCTCAGTGAGAAAAAAACCTCAATGGAGTTAATAATTAAAGAGGTCGGTGGAGAAGATGAAGGATCGTATACTTGTTGGGTATCCAAAAACGGTTGGTGGGATGCTGCATCATTCACTGTATATATTACAGAAGAGTACTAATCCATAGCTATATCAAACATTAGGTATTTTTATACGTTACATCAAGTATGAATTGGAATTGAAATAATAATAATTATGACTACAATACATGTGTTCTATAACTTAGATTTTAAGCATTATTAACGGATGTTGTTATAGCAAGAACTCTAGTATATCTATATATTATTTTTAACAATGATCTGTAAAATCCATTTTACATACAAGAATTGTGTTCGTAAGAAAGAATTAATGGTAATAGTATTTCTGAGTTTGATAAATCTGGCAAGAAGTTTTGTAGAAGTCAAAACACCAAACGATTACCTAATAGTACCTGAAAAAAGTAATACAACTCTAACATGTTTGTTTACAGATAACCAGGGAGCTGGAATAGATGAAGTAATTGCAAAATGGAAACACGATAATCAAGAAATTAAGGAAGAAATCGAAACGACTTGGGATATGATTAGACAAATAGGGCAAACTCGATTACACATACCCATTGTATCAAAACAACAAGAAGGGAAGTACACTTGTACGGTATTGATAAGAAGAAGCTTTGATTATAAGAATATACAGGTACAAAGTGTTAATATGACACAGAAAAATACTATAGAAAATAAAGCAGAAACAATCTTTTATACGAGTATGTGTAATGTTTTGCTGTTTTATCATATCAAGGTATATTCATAGTTAAGTACTTTACATATACGTAAAATACGTTTTATGAAAAATAACATCATCAAGGATTTTTCCGATCTCGTTACTTATGAAATCGACCAACGCTTATAGTATGATGAAGGAAACCATATTTGTTAAGACTGATATTTAAAGAATTTATATTAGCAAAATAATTAAGGGAAATTGTTTGTAACAATTCCTTTTATCTGCATGAGTTCCAAATAGTATTCTTTATTGTCCATAAAGACAATAAAAGATATTATTTCGAATATATGATCTATATAATCCGCGATATTTAGTTTATAAGTAGTTTCTAGATCGTAAGAAAACAACTTAAGCATAAGATAATTATTACACAGTATTTTAAAAAACTCAGTACGTATATGTTTATCGTTGTAAAATACGCTATATCGTTTCAGTATGTCTATAATCTCGTGATTAAGCAATTTATTGATATCAAACTTATTAGTTATTTGTTGTTCTGCTTCTTTCCTGTTCATTTTAATAAATTTAACAACATTATTTAAATAGTTTATTGCCGAACCTTTTGGTACATTTTCCAAAGACATATATAGATGGATCGCGTTATCAACATAATCTATAAAATCATGAAATTTTTTTAAGTCAGTCATTTATTATTTATAATATGTTTTTAAATTTATTATAATTTCATTACTTGGTAATTTAATAAATATGTATGTTATTAGTTACATTCGCCTAAATTATTAATACTATACCCTTCCCTACAAGTACATATTGTATCGCTAATAGGATCACACGATTTTGTTTCTATTTCTGTAGCGTTAAAACACGACTTGCATGCTAAGCATTTAGGCAGTGAATTTTTATGAGCAGTATATTCTCCCTCTCCGCATGCCTTGCATAGCGTTTCCGTATTTAGAGAACAGTCTCTTTCCTTGTAAGTACCTGGAGGACACATGGAACACGTTAGTCCAGAACTACGTACTCTATAAGTACTAGCAGAAAAAGATGACCTTAATGTAATCAAAGTCATAAGTACACCTATCATTAAGACTAAACTATTTTTTCCCATTATGTAGTTTTCTCTTTCTATTTATATATTGTTATACGATTTTTTAATTATGTAATTAATGAAAAACAAACATATAGTTAACGAACCAGGATGCTATCAGCTAAGAAATACGTATCAAGACAGTATTGTATAGAGGATATTGTTGATATAGATAACCGCGATACAAAAAAAGGATGTACTTAGTAAGCTTTTATCTAGATTTGGGAGGTTATTAGATATAAAAGTATTATCTAGAACATCTGGTATAGAGAATATATCTTTCTGGGTAAGTAGATTTTGTCTTGTGATCGTATCAGTAGAAGTACCTTATGTACATGATAGCATAAATGTGCAAATTCACAGCGATGAATTTAATAAAACAAACTACTTGTATCGATTACCTCAAGACTATTATCTCGTTATAAACGCTACAAGTACGTACAAAGTAGATATCGATTGCATGCCAGGTGAATATATCGATGAAGATGATTTACTAAGTACACAATATTCACTGTCTCCTGGCGCGCGTTTCACGGCATTACTCTGTATTTTAGATAAAGAGAGAGTAAGTAAACCTATCTCACAAAATAGAAAGTACATACTAATAGGTAGTTATATACATGAGTGGCTGGTGTTTAAAAAGAACGTAAAGATAAAAGACGTGCATCATGTAGATAAGATAACGAGTAGACAAGTAAGTAAACATTATTATTTGAACGAAAAAAATATTAAAATTACTAATGATACACCTATTAGTGAATATAGTGACATAATTGCTTCATTAATGAAGTCTAAGGTATCTGACGATAACGTTAGAGATGATAGATATCTAATGCAAGCATTACGTTGGCCGTTAGGAAAATCAACATTACTGTTCTTTAAGCTATGGTACAGTACAGACCGTTTTTACTGTAAGAGAAACATACATTCTTTAGCATCCATTCTAAAATCTATTACAGGTAAAAATGTGACCAAAGATTGTGAGCTAGGTGATATTCTACTAGCGACTTTCGGAATTGTCAGAAAGCAAGCGGCTAAATTAGGTATGGATTGCAACCAAATTTCGTTTAAGAATTTATGGAAAGATATAGCACTGATACAGCTTGCCAGATACGAGAAAATTAAAAGTCGTCAAAACAATATAAAAGTAAGACCAGCGTATAATTCGGAATATCAGTACGTGCCTATAAATCCGTGTATGGTAGATATCTCTAGAGAAGTTGAGTCATGGGAAGATTTACGATTGAACCTATTAGACAAAGATAGATGGGGTCATGATTGGCCAACACCATACAAGTAATTGATTGTAGATCTGTGTTAATTTTTCTGTACAATACTGTATATCTAAATAAATGAAAACATTAACGTTGAATAAGACTTATCCGATAAGTTATCATGAAGACTGGGAATCTATAGTAGATTATGTATATGAAGTTGTTGAAGAAACTGTACCATGGTTATAGAACAAAAGACATCTCCACGCACAAAATTACAGTTGAATAAATCTTTGTGCGATAAACGTGTATTACCACATAGAAAATGCAGGTTAGTTGTGGTTATGCAACCGGGTGTAGAGATGAACTTTATTTAGGATACCTAACTAGCATGGGAGTCACAAGCTTCCCCCCGCAACAAGGATCTTCTGTGAATGCTTGATAAAAGTACTACAAATCTATAAGAATTGATGTAATAAAGGTAAAAGAAGTTATTATTACAAAGTTGATAATTAAGTGTATTAGATAGAAATGCAGAGAGGTATGTTCATCGTGTTAGAGGGACTAGATAGATCTGGTAAAACTATACAATGTGAAAAACTGTTAAAGTACATGTTAGAAAAAGGATATAAAGCCGAATCTTTAAAATTCCCGGATAGGGAAACCGAAATAGGTAAATTAATAAACAGTTACTTGGAAAAGAAAGTAAATATCAATGATCGTGTTATACATCTTTTATTTTCCGCTAATAGATGGGAGTTATCAGATATAATCAAAGATAAATTAAGCCGTAATATTAATTTAGTAGTAGATAGATACGCTTTTTCTGGAGTTGTGTTTACGGCAGCTAAAGGTAATATACCTATAGAGTGGTGTAAGAAAGCAGACTCTGGACTACCGTTACCTGATCTAGTTATTTTCTTAGATATACCGGTTAGTCAGTCTTCTAATAGAAAGAATTTTGGAATAGAAAGATATGAAACAGTTAGTTTTCAAGATGAAGTTAGAAAACGTTTTTACGATCTTATAAACGATACAGACTTAGTAAACTGGAAAGTAATTGATGCTACAAAAACTGTAGAATATATTTCAGAAGAAATAAAATTACTTGTAGAAGATGTGATTAATAAACTTACTAATCCTATAGGAAGTTTATGGATGTCTTTAAAAGATGATATTAAATAATATACTATATCAAGTTTAAATAACAAGTGAAAAAATAAATGAGTTTGCGTATAAAAATCGATAAGCTTCGTCAACTTGTAACCTATTTTTCAGAATTCAGCGAAGAAGTATCTATAAACATAGATGTTAAAAGTAACGTTTTATATATATTTGCCACGCTAGGTGGATCTATAAATATATGGACTATTGTTCCTCTGAATTCTAATGTTTTTTATAACGGTACAGAAAATACGGTATTTAATCTACCCGTTTTAAAAGTAAAGAACTGTTTATGTAGTTTTCATAACGACGCTGTTGTATCGATAACAGCGGATCATGACAATAACACCGTCACACTATCTAGTCATTATACGGTAAGCATAGACTGTAACAACGAACAAATACCTCATAGTACAGGAACGAGTATTTCTCTAGGTATAGATCAGAAGAAGTCTTATATCTTTAACTTTCACAAATATGAAGAAAAGTGTTGCGGAAGAACGGTGTTTCATCTAGATATGTTACTTGGTTTTATTAAATGTATTAGCCAGTACCAATATCTCAATATATGTTTCGATGATAAAAAGTTATTGCTTAAAACACCGGGTACTAGAGATACGTTCGTAAGAAGTTACTCTATGACTGAGTGGTCTCCTACTTTACAGAATTATTCGTTTAAAATAGCAATTTTTTCGTTGAATAAACTAAGAGGTTTTAAGAAAAGAGTATTAGTATTTGAGTCAAAGATAGTTATGGATACGGAAGGAAATATACTAGGATTGTTATTTAGAGATAAAATAGGTACTTATAAAGTCAATGTTTTTATGGCGTTTCAGGATTAATCAGTCAAATAAATGGGGGGTGGTTTAGTTCTACCTACTAGGGACCCACCCAAAGAACAAGAGACTTCAGAAACTACTACTAATATTCCTAAACTGTTAAAATCTATTCCCGGAGTAAAACTAGGAGAACAAATAAGAATAGGTTACAAACCTGGTTCTGAAACTGCTAAGGCATTTCCAGAATTCGATATCAAAGAAGTAAGTAATGGATTATACGAACTTAGTAGAAAATCGTATCTCGGTGATACGCAAATGTGTTGTATAAATCCTTCTCTAAGTTACTATTGGGAGGACTCTAAAAATAAAATATTTAACGAGTATGGTACGGGTAGAAGTCTTAAAACATGCGATCCTTTAACAAAAACAATATCTGGTTCTACATTATGTGATAACATATTAACGACTTTATGCATGCATGCAAAATCTGGAGTAGATAGAACTGTATGTAACGAATGGATGGGATACGCTCTCAATAGACCAGATCTTTCCATTCCAAAATCAATTAACGATAGATATACAAAGTTATGCTCCAAGGGAGCGGATAATAGAGTTTGTGAAGACTGGTTACATCATTTAAGAATTATAGGAGGAAAAGAAAATGATGGAGTTATAGATAACGTATTAATGCAACAAACACCTGAATTTAAAGAAAAATATATGAAATGTAGTTTTCCTAGTCATAATACAGTATTTTTGGCAGATAGAGTCATAGAACCTAGAGAATGCTGGGACCAAGAATGTATTACTTCTAACGTCCACTTTCTTCTAAGTAAAAACTATCATAATTTATCATTATGTCATATCTATAGATGCAATATCAGTATCAATAATCTTTTGATCGATGGTAAATCATCCGTTAAAATATCTTGTCACGATGAGAATATAAGTAATAAAGATAAACCAAAATCACGCAACAAAGCAAAATTTATAGATGATATACTCACGTATTCGTTTAGTATAAATTTTGGATTCTTTTTTGTGATTTTTATTTTGATAGCGTTAATATTAATTGTTTTACTTTAAATGGGGGCAGCAGCTAGTATCCAAACGACCGTTACAACTATTAATAAAAAAATATCTGAAAAACTAGAACAAAGTGCTTCTGCATCGGCTACTGCTAATTGTGATATTAATATAGGAAATATCATTTTTAAAAAGAATAAAGGATGCAACGTTTTAGTAAAAAATATGTGTTCCGCGAATGCATCAGCACAATTAGATGCTATAGTATCCGCCGTAAGAGAAGTATACGATCAACTAACTGAACAACAGAAAGCTTACGCTCCTAGCCTCCTTACGGCGGCACTTAACATTCAAACTAACGTGAGTACAATAACACAAGACTTTGAAACTTATATAAAGCAAAAATGTAATTCGGAAGCTGTTATCAATAATACCATTAACGTACAGAGTCTAGAAGTAGACGAATGTTCAGCTCCTCCTGGTCAGCTTATGACGTTTGAATTCATTAATACTGGTACAGCTACTGGAAACTGTGCTATGAAATCAGTATTGGATGTTCTTACAAAAAGCAGTGATAGAGTATCAGGTAATCAGTCAGCTGGTAGTGATTTCGCTAAATATCTATATATAATAGGAGGTATAATATGTTTCTTAATTCTACTATATTATGCTAAAAAGTTATTTTTTATGTCTACCAACGATAAAGTGAAAGTTATATTGGCTAAAAAACCAGATGTACATTGGACAACGTATATAGATACGTACTTTAGATCATCACCGGTGTTAGTTTAGTGAATTAAATTCAACTTAACGTGATATACATTAAATGCATAACTTTTTGGTAGCTCGTCTACAAGCAATGGAAGATGTATCAAATAGGAATTTAAGTATGCTAGAACTAATATTAACGAGGGCTATAGTTACTCATTGGATAATACTAGACTTGTTACTAAATCTAATTTATATTCTTTTATATTCGTTTGTAATCATATATTCTTTATATTCGTTTGTAATCAGGAATAATAAAGTATTATTATTTTTACTGACGTCTTATATTGGATTCAGAATTATTGTCATGTATTTAGTGTATATAGTATCCGAGTCTATAGATTAATATTATTTGATCGCGCTACTAATTCTTTCGCTGTAAATACATCGTTAGTAGAAAAATCATCTATTTCAAAAATATTTCCTCCATCGATAGAATAAATTATACGAACTATATTATTCAGCGATACTTCAGATAAAGTTATACCCATAATTAAATTATCGTTATACGTTACATAAACTAATGATCCGGGTTCTGTAAGTCTGTGTATTTGAGGCGTATTAATATAATTCTTTTTTATCTTAAATATATCCAAATACTGTCTAGATATATTTTCAAAGTGATTTCTTATAAACCATTCAAAGAAATAGTTTGTAGGTTTTAGATTTCGTCTCGTCATCAAATCTTGATGGGCAGCCATATAATCTAAATAACAAGATTGTGATAATTCAGACTTATAGAGGTGTGTATTTGTAGACAATAGTATTAAAGATTCTGTATTAAACAATAATACTAGATGGTTAATAGACATAGATATAGTACTTCTAGGTATAGAAACTAAATCAAATTTGAAATCATCTGAAAATATATTGTTCTTATAAAGAGAATATAATATAGCAACTACTTGCAATATTACATCTTTAGATAAGCATACTTTATTCATATCTAGATTAGTACTTTTCATGTTCTTGAAATACTCGAAGTATATAGTTCTTCCATATGTATGATCTTTAACACCATATACTAGAGGAAATCCTAAAGCTTTACCTGCCTTTACTAAAGCAGATAATGTTACCCAACAATTAGCTTCGTCTATACATACCTGCTTACGAATATTAAAATATTCTCCTATATAACAAGAAAGTTCGTATCGCTTTTTTTTCTTGGTAGTAATCACATAATCTCTGTTCTGTAAAAGGTATTTGCCTATTAGACTCGGTAGTTGCATTATTTTTACTCATTTAATCTTAAAAAAAACTTATCTAAATGAACAATCTTCTATTAGAAAATCTGTTTGGAGAAAAAGCACTATGTGCGCAAGTAACAAGAGACCAGCTATTCGAAATAATAGCGGCAGGAGCAAAATCAAAGTTTCCTAAATCCTTGCTCTCTATGTACAGAGTAACTCCTAGAGTAATGACTCGCTATCCTCTGAAACTTCTAACTAACGAATCTATTACTGGAGTAGTCATTACTACAGTATATAATCTTAAAAAGAATTTGAGTATTCCTCAGAACAACAAACTTACAAAGCAGGATATCGAACGCTATTATTTAGACAAAAGTGTAGAAGTTATTAATCTTATGGTTAGTAATACGTCTCTAGGAGATTTAGCGTGTGGACGAGCAAGAAGAGCAAAATCTTCAAAGAAGAAAGACCCCGTTATATTCTTAGGTATATCAGCGCCTCTTATATTGGTTATGAATTCTAAGAAATCAATAAATACATACGTACAAGATAAGAAGTCTGATCCTAGCAGCGATTATGTTAATATAAATCCAGGTATCGGAGTCCTAGAGAACTACGGAAACACGTATCTACTAGATATTCATAATCCTTCATCAGTATTAACTATTTCTACTATATATGGGCTCGATAATAATATGGAACTGAAAAAATTGGGTACCGCTAGTGAAATAGATGCTTACCAAGATGTAAACATTGGTAAATCCGTAGATCTAAAAAAGTTTAATGAAATATTTACTACGATGAAAAAACATTTGTCTCTATCAAATTTTAGTATCTAAATGAATAGAAATATCAATTTTAGTCCTGTGTTTATAGAACCTAGGTTTAAACACGAGTTCCTATTATCTCCTCAAAGATATTTTTATATATTAGTTTTTGAAGTAATAGTGGCTTTGATTATATTGAATTTTTTCTTTAAGGAAGAAATACTATATACATTTTTTCCATTAGCTAAACCTCCTAAAAATTCAATAAATGGCTTACTGGATAGAACTATGCTAAAATGTGAAGAAGATGGGTCTTTGATGATTTCAAGACCTTCAGGTATCTATTCGGCCTTAAGTTTAGACGGATCACCTATAAGAATTCCAGATTGTGGTTTGCTTTTATCGTCAATAAATGGCGCATCCTCATCAACATCTCCTTACTCTATTTTTAACAGACGATAACGGATTTTATTCTTATTTATCAGAAAAAAGTGATGATGAAGCTCTAGAAGACATAAACACGATTAAGAAATATATGGACTTTATTTTAAGCGTCCTTATACGTTCTAAAGAGAAACTAGAAAATATAGGATGTTCTTACGAGCCTATGAGTGAATCGTTTAAGGCTCTTATTAAAGTAAAAGACGATGGTACTTTAGTGAAAGCATTTACTAAGCCATTACTAAACCCTCATTCTGAAAAGATAGTTTTAGATAGAGGTTATACTTCAGATTTTGCTATAAGTGTAATAAGACTATCGAATAAAAGTAATTCTATACTTCCAGGAAACACAAAATACATAAATCCAAACGAGAATATGTATATAAATAACCTAATATCATTATTAAAAAGGAATTGAAAGAAAATATTTTATATCGTAATAAATTAAATATGCATGAAGGACGTCAGGACTCTTTTAAAGAACTTGAAATGACAAAACCTTATATGTTCTTTAATGAACTAGTAGGTGAAGAAGACTACAATAAAGCGTTAGAAGGTTCTAATACTAAGTTTCAAGGACAGGGCCAGCTTAAATTGCTATTAGGAGAACTTTATTTCTTAAATACATTAATCAAGAATAAAACCTTATGTTCAGATACAGTTATCGTATATATAGGGTCAGCACCAGGGAGCCATATAAAATTTTTATATCATTATATGGATGATCTTAAGATAGACTTAAAATGGATATTAATAGATGGTAGAGATCATGACCAGTCTCTAGAAAATCTTAAAAATGTGTCTATAATACATAGGTTTGTAGATGAACAATACTTGTTTAAGCTACGTAATATGATTAGAAAAAATAATAAAATTATACTGATTTCAGATATTAGATCTCTAAGAGGAAAAGAACCTACTAGCGAGGATCTGTTACACGATTATGCATTGCAGAACCAAATGGTAAGCATTCTTAAACCAATAGCCTCAAGCCTGAAATGGAGATGTCCGTTTCCTGATCAGTGGATAAGAGATTTCTACATTCCTTGTGGAGATGAATTTCTACAACCATTTGCGCCTCCTTTTTCAGCAGAAATGAGATTACTGAGTTGTTATTCAAGGGCACCTATTCGTCTGATACGAATAGATAAGAATGCTGCTATAGAATATGAAAAAAAAATGTTTTATTTAAATACCAAAATCAGACCGAAAATAGTTCTTGATTTTGATTATCCGAACCAAAAATACGATTACTTTTATATGTTTTATATCCTTAAGGATATTGTATTACCAACCTCTAAAGAGTTCTCTACCTATAAACAAAAGGTTATATTTCTTCAGGAGTCAATTTTTACCGCGCTAAATATAAAACCATGATGAACCAATATAACGTCACATATTTATCTAAAATATTATGTTTAAAGGCAGAAATACTATACAAGCCTTTTTCCATAATTAATAGGAGTATAGTTAAACAGTATAATATAGACGTTAAGTACGATGATATTATAAGCATAGTAAAGATTAGACATAAGACAGAAAATAATATCTTGGTATTCCAAATATTTAACGAGTCAAATGTAAAATATTCTCCTATAGAATATGATTACGGTGATCCTATTATTATAACGTCTAGTTTACAACACGGTCATAATAAAATCCCTATTAATATGTTGTATATAGATGTTGTAGAGTCAGATATGTTTCCAACGTTTTCCAGATTAGATAGTGAAACGATTAAAATTATAACTAGTATATTACAGTCCGATAACAAAAAAGAACAATCTATTAAGCTACCTAAAGTATCAGAAAACGAACTATCTGTAAAAATATTGTACCATAAAGACTATCCGTTGAAATACGTTAGGTATTACAAAAACAATATGGTAACTGGTACAGAAGTTATAGATAGATCGGTAGCGATTACCAGTTGATAAGAACGATTAATGCTAATATCGCTAAACATAATATTAAGTATTTTGGATCTATAATAGGAACGTGTATCTCCTGTTCGAGAGGTTTAACCGAATAACCTACAGATATAGCGTGACTAGATAAACAATCGTTATTTACTTTTAAAATACCATCGAATAAGTTGACCTCACCCAAAGATACGCTACAATCTATAAGATTACATCTTTTCATGTTATCCCTTAAAGCGGTAGGTATTTTAGCGGTTTTTCTTTTACACGGTTCATACCAACAGTAATAAGGTAACAATAAATCTTCTCCAATTTTTTCTATAGTAGGTTCTGGATGAAGACATAGACAGTCCCTATCTTTAGGATTAGATTCACAATATTTAAATATTGCTTCATCGTTGATAACGTCATCCATATTAAAATTTAAAACCTAAAAATAATAGTTATAATCAAAAATGTCTGTGATATCTAAAGTAAGTTATAGTTTATATTCTCAAAACGAAATAAATGCTACAGATATTAATATCAATTATGTTAAGAACGATGACGAAGTCGGTACTGTCAAGGACAGTAGGCTCGGCGCAACCGACGGAGTACTATGTAGAACGTGCAACCGTACTGAATTAGAATGTTTCGGTCACTGGGGAAAAGTTAGGATCTATGAAAACATTATTATTAAACCCGAATACATAAGTGAAGTGTTACGTATTCTAAACCATATCTGTTTAACGTGCGGTCTTCTTAGATCTAGAGAACCTTATACTGTTAATATTTCTTCTCTCACTAGTTCTGAATTAAAAAAACTAAAGGATAAAATATCTTCTAAAAAGAAATCTTGTTGGAATAGTCGTTGTATGCAACCTTACCAAAAAGTAAATTTCTCAAAGAAGAAAGTATGTTTAGTTAATAAAACAGATGAATTCTGTGTTCCTAATGCTTTAGTGTACGAAAAAATAACTTCTATTCACCATAAATTTTGGCCGGTGTTAGATATTCATCAAGATCCGGCTACTCTATTTTATAGAGGTTATTTTTCGATACCGCCGTTACTAATTCGTCCTGTAATCAGCTTTTGGATAGATAATGTACCTAAAGATACGAACGAACTTACTTATCTTCTAGGAGTTATCGTCAAACATTGTAATGCAAATGCCGATGAACCGACTATTCAAAAAGCTATTATTGAGTACGATAATATAAAGCTTATATCCACTAATAGTACTACTAATAATCTTTCTTATATTACTTCTGGTAAAACTAATATGTTGAGAAGTTTCGTAGTTGCTAGGAGAAAAGACCAAACGGCTAGATCTGTCTTAGGACCCGATTCTTCTCTAGATATTACAGAAGTAGGTATACCAGACTACGTGAGAAATACTCTAACCGAAAAAATATTTATAAATGCATTTACGATAGATAAAGTCAAAGATATGTTTCAACGCGGTGATATAAAATATTACTTTAACAAACAATTACATCAGTTGACAAAAATAAAACAAAATAAATTTATTAAGAATAAGATTCATCTTCTTCCCGGAGATTGGGTAGAAACTAACATTCAAGAATTTACTAATATTATTTTCGGTAGACAACCTTCTTTACATAGGTATAACGTTATATCATCTTCTGTAAGAAAAACCGAAGAAGACACTATAAAAATACCTCCAGGTATTGCTAACTCACAGAATGCAGATTTTGATGGAGACGAAGAATGGACGATAGTAGAACAGAATCCAAAAAGCGTAATAGAACAAAGTATTTTAATGTATCCAACTACTCTATTAAAACACGATATACACGGAATGCCTGTATACGGTTCTATACAAGACGAGATCTTAGCCGCTTATAATCTATTTCGCGAATCCGATCTAACTCAAGACGAAGTCCTTAATATCTTAGGAAAATACGGTTTAGAGTTCATAACGGAATATGAAAAGAAAGATAAATATACCGGTAAAGATGTTTTTAAATTTTTGATCAACGAACCAGAAATTAATTATCCTGATATATTATGTAATGGGGAAATTATAGCTGATAATATAGACAGTAATTTTATCGTATCGATGAAACACATGTCTATATCCGGCCTTATAACGGATTATAAATCTAGCGTAGAAGGTATAAAATTTATAAACAAAGCATCTTATGTGTTTAAAAGATATTTAAAGATATACGGGTTTAGTATCACTTTTAGAAATTTGTGTCCAGATTTTGAGTTTACAAAAAAACTCAGAGAACAAAATATAAAAAAGATTAACGATATTAAACATTCTTACGTTAAGTATTTGTACGATGTTGCTAACGGTGATATTATACCATTATCTAGATCCGATGAAATGGATGCCGTTGATTCTATTCTTTCTGGTCTTACTAACTTTAATATCCAGGAGATTGAAAAATACATGAAAGAGGTTATATCAAAAGATCCAGATAATAGCTTGATGAAAATGTCTTGTGCAGGCTATAAGGTAAATCCAACAGAACTCATGTATATCTTAGGTACTTATGGCCAACAACGTATAGACGGAGAACCTATCGATACAAAAATATTAGGTAGAGTATTACCTTATTTCTTACCGGACTCCAAAGATCCTGAAGGGAAAGGTTATATTCTCAACTCTCTAATACAAGGATTGACGGGTTCTCAATATTATTATGCTATGTTGATAGCTAGATCTCAATCTACTGATATAGTTTGTGAGACATCGAGGACGGGTACGTTAGCTAGAAAGATTATCAAAAAGATGGAAGATATGGTAGTGGACAGTTACGGACAGATTGTGTACGGCAATACTCTCGTCAAATATGCTGCTAATTACACAAAGATACAAGGATCTGTTTGTAAATCTGTAGAATTAATCTTTCCTGATGAGTCGTTAACCTGGTTTCTAGAAATAAGCTCTTTATGGGATAAGCTAAAAAATGGTTTTATATATAACCAAGGTCAGAAAATAGCTAAATATATTTTAGCTCCTTTTAACTTTAAAGTATTTATGAAATTGAACGAAACCAAACCCATGAAGTCTAAAGATTTATATGACAAGATACAACTCGTCATCAAAGATGTAAGAGAAAATTATTTCTTCGACGTTGCTAGTATAGACTTTATGGAATATGTCTTCTTAACCCATTTAAACCCTTCTAGAGTAAAGGTTTCCGAAGAAACAGCAAATTTAATTTTTGAAAAACTTTATGAAAAATTAAATTATACATTAGGAGGAGGGACTCCCATTGGCATTATATCTGCACAAGTGCTAAGTGAAAAGTTCACTCAACAGGCTTTATCTAGCTTTCATACCACTGAAAAAAGTGGTGGCATAAAACGCAAACTCGGATTCAACGAATTCAACCAGTTAACAAATCTTAGCAAAAACAAAACAGAGATTATCACTCTCATATCTAATGATATTACAAAACTACAAACTATTAAGATGAATTTTGAATTTGTATATTTAGGAGAACTGTTTCCAGAGATTACAATAGAAGAAGACAAAAACTATTATCGCATAGATATAAATATTAATAGACTTTACATAAAACGTAATCAACTAACAGAACTGATTGTTGAATACATGTTAGAAAAGTTTGTTTCTTATAGCGTATTAGTTAAAAATTGGGGAATGGAAACTAACATAGTTAACGAACATATCATTAGGTTTAGCTTATTCATTGTATTTACAGAACCGGTAAATCTCAATAAAAATAAATTTATGATGATGTTACCAGGAGCTGCAAATAAAGGTAAAATTAGTAAATATAAGATCCCTATTTCTGAATATCAGTCATATACCGATTATAATAAAACAGTAAAACTATTTAGACTTACTGTAGAATTAATGGGTCTTAAAGAGCTTGGAACTTTTGATCTAATTAACGTTAATGTCATACCAGGTGTATGGAATACTTACGAGATATTCGGTATAGAATCTGCAAAGAGTTACCTCTGTGAGGCTCTGCTCAGTACGTATGGAGAAGGATTAGATTACTTATATCAACCTTGTGATTTACTAGCTAGTTTGATATGTTTAAACTATGAACCAGAATCTATAAACAAGTTTAAATTTGGTCCTGTAAGTGCTCTGAAACGCGCTACATTTGGCGATAACAAAGCCATCATTAACGCAGCATTATACAAGAAAACAGAACCCGTAAATGATAACAGTAGTTGCCACTTTTTTAGTAAAGTACCAAAAATAGGTACAGGATATTACAAATATTTCATAGATTTAGAAAAGTTTCTCCGCATTAAAAAGAATATCTCTGAGAAACTTATAGATAAAAAATTAGTAGATATAGGTGATAATATTACTGATTTCTAGCTCGGTTATATATATTTATCTATTATTTGTTTCAAGAATGATTTATTTTCTATAAAAGCTCCTCTTATGGATTTCAGTTCGTGATAGACATACAAAAAGTATATTACAAACGGTACATTTTTGTCTCTAATCTCCATAAGATAACCCATAATCATAGCCGAGCTTCTGTTAATACCCGCCATACAATGTACTAATACTGGAATCTTTAAAGATTCACATTTTTTAAGTATATCTGTAACTGCATCGATATGTTTTGATATACTAACAGTGTCATTGTCTTCCAATGGGAAGTGTAATACTGTTATATCAGTTCTTTTGAGTTTATATTTTAACATCGATACATTTACTATGTATTTGAAGAATGTTTTATTAGGTAATTCAGTTACATTCTTATAATTTCCTAGATATACATAATCAGTAATTTTAGTTATATCTTTAGGTGTAAACTTTACACACGTATTAGTAGATTTAGTAATAATATGCTTATATAGTTGTTTTTCATCCATTTATATAGGTTACAAATGGGAAATGAAGTAGAGTTATCGGTTCATGGAATAGAACTTAACTATGCTAGAAATAATGTTACTAAAAATATACGATATGCTAAAGTATCTACTTTAATATTTTTCTTTTTACTTTTAGTAATCAGCGTTGTTTTATTTTTTTTCCAGATATCTAATAATAGTATATTTGCAACACTGAGTAAATACACTCGCATAAAAAATAATTTGAGTTCCTGGAAACCGTTAGTAATACAAAAATCTAAGATAAATAGTGAGTTAGGAAAACACGCGGCTCTTAACAGACAGGATTTAATGAGATTTAAATGCGTTGATTTTGGTAGTTACTTTCTACCGGTAAGATTGAATAATAATAACTTCTTACCAGAAGCTGTTAGAAGAGGAGATGGAGATGGATGGATGGTAAAAAAAGCGGGAAAATACGATCCAGCTGCTGAACAGTATTGTGATTTTATACTGGATAGATATAAAGATACAATTACATGTGGTGACCAAATGTTTAATACTCTAGGATACAGTGGTTATTTCGAATCGGGACACTGGTGTCAGACCTTTTTGGATTTAGTCAAATAACTATGATGTTGATAAAAATTCTAACATCAATAATAGTCTTATAGTAAACATCACTCAAGCTTACTACTTCTATTTTAATGTATGAATTAAAAAGTTATTTCGTATTATTATGCTATATTAAACAATTAAATTGGTACTATTATAGTTCTGTATTTATTACATAGAATACGCTAGAAAGATTCCAGATAGTAACCATAATAGTTTGTTGTTGATATCGAATATAGCGAGTCCTATGATAATAACTATAGCGATTAAAAACATCATAGTAATATCGTATTTCCCAAATACGGAAAACAAAGGATAGTACATACGATGATAAAACGAAGGCCAGTTATCCATAATCCAGCCATCTATACGTGATTTAATAGATGTTCTATTTTTCTTGTTCTTCATAAATTCGTTGGCTAGTTTGTAATCGTGGTGAACGTATCTATCGTTATCCATGACATATCTAGTTATACCCAAAGTATTCTCAACTCTAAGAATTTCTAAAGATATATCAAAGTTTGGTTTATTGTTCGTAAAGTAACTATATAATTTCCTAACTGCTTCCTGTCTAATAATATAAGCAGATAACGATACATCAAAACTACCTTTAAAAGCTTCTAAATCTGGAAGTAACATAAGATGTTGAGACTTTCTATCTTTTAGCAATTTGGTATGTGTTACTAATTGTAATACATCTACATTGTTATCATTAAGTATCTTAATTATGTTATCTAAATTTGTAATAAAACTTTCCCCGGTTATTGTATTATCGTCTTCTATAATAATAATATAATTCGGTAGCTTTTCTGCATTATCCATAATATATCTCCATAGACTTATATGGTCCGCGATGAAGGTTTTAGTGTCTTCTGTGCATGTTAGTCTACAGACGTCAGAATAATAACCGTCTCTAACAGAAACCATTTCATCATATTCTATATCACCTACTTTACCCTCCGCTTTTAGTTCTTCTACATATTTTCTACTTTTTGGAAGAGGTTGAGGAGACGGTGGAGGTGAAGGGCCTCTGTGATCGTCATATTCGTTTTTAATACCCTTTTTATAACTCCATTCGGATACTTCCAAACTCTTAAAGGGTACTACGGTAGATGGAGATCTGCCTATCGTAGTTATAACAAATACAATTTGTTTCTTGTCACCCGGCGCCATTTAATTGTTAAAATTAATTATGTATAGTTCCTTAATCTTTTTACTATTTTCTTCTATCCACTCTGTTACATTGACGTAACTAGCTAAAAACATGTAAAAACTAAATTCAAGCTCTTGTCTATTCAAACTATCGTTAAAATAAGTGAACACGTTGCTATTAGGTAATAATTCCTGCCTAAGCATATTATATCCTGTGATTTTATGGTTTGTGTGTTCTTGACTAATTAAGTCATAATGAAATGGAAATGGATCACCAAATTTGAAAACATAAAAATCTACATTAGATGAATAATACTTAAGAACATTATATACAAAAAGACTAGTTAATGGAATAATTATTTTTTTCTTTTCAACTTCTAGTTTTACATGAGTTGTAAAAAATGAGGCATTATACGCATTTGTATCATTAACCCTTATAAGAACTTTAGTAGTTTTCTTCATTATGTCCTCGAAAATTTCTTTGTCTTCGTCCGTAGCTTCTTTTATTCTTACGGGATGTTTTATCGTTATGATTTCTGTATTCTCAGCTACCGCCTTTTCGTAAGTAATGAATAGTTCAGTACTTGATATGCAACTAGGAAAAAAAGCTATTTCATCGTTCCTCTGTATCTGCCTATAGATACTGATATCATAGTTAGGTGTTTTCCTATCTTTCTTAATAGCTATCAATCTTTCCATTTCGAGTTTTATTCTATTATAGTGGACTATCAGTTCTTCAGTTGCTATTTTCATATACGTTTCTGTAAATAACTCTATAGTGTTGAACTGTTTAGAATCAACTGTTCTAGTTTTCTTCAGGAAATCAAATACGATAACTGATATAATATGATTCAAATCTGAATAATTAGTTTCTTCTTTTTTGTTATTCATATAAGACATGATAAAGTCAGCACCGCTGTTGAGTACTATCACTAACGCCACTATAAAATGGATATTCAATATCTTAGCAGAATAGAATAACTCCATAGAAGACATTTGAATATCAAAGAGATTAGCTGAAAGCCTTAGGAAGAATATACCTTTTTTAATTTCTGTGGCAAAACGTTTTTCGTATTCATGTCTTTTGCTATTAATATCTATTAGGAAATTCAGAATAAGACGATTTATGTTATACTTCATATTCCACATTTGAGACTTCATAATAGTATCGAATGACATAATCGTGTTAAATATAAACCGTTGACTATGTGAGAAATAATTATAGGGTTCTGACATAAATATAGACTTATTATAGGTAACGTTTATAAGAGACATCTTCATAACGTCGGTAGCGTCTAAGTTTAGTTCCTGTATGTTTATCCCACAGAGATTACAGTATGCTAGTCCATCTTCATAATATATATATTTAGCTATAAACTTATTAATGTTCTCGTAGTATTCTAGACTAACTTTTTTAGCGTCTATAATAGCTATCTCATGTTCACACGGTACAAAATCTACGCTACTTCCTTCTTCCCAGAATTTTAATTCATCTACGTATATATACTCTATAGGATTCTTCCTAGGTTCAAACGTGACTTGTTTTATATTAATTAACTCCATAAACAAGTCACACAAACCATAATTAGACAAAAAGAAGTAACTGTATAAGCGAGGATTTTTAAACTTGGGTATAATAACCTTTCCCCATTCGTAAAAGTGCTTATTATCATCTTCAAAGTGGTTCCTGTATGTTTTGTTAGTTTCTTCTAAGTATACGTATTTTACATCGAGGTAGTCTTTAATAACTATAGGTATAGTTAATTCATCTATAATGTAGTTAAAAATGTACCTAACGTTGTACTTTCGTTTAGATATTTTTATACCTATATTTCTACACAGATATGCAAAATCTAAATATTTTTTAGAAAAACGTAGTTGATCTAGATTCTTTGATACGTATGACAATAATTCCTTCATGTTAAAAGGAATTTCATTTACCACTTGTTCATACTTATCTTCTTCCTTGTAGGATAAATTTGTCGTAAAACTTCTATAATTGATGTTAACGTCGTTATTACCTTCATCATTCACCAGTATATTAACATGTTTTTGCCTTATTATGAAATCTAAAGTAGAAAAGAAGGTATCGTACATATTATAATTCATATCACCCGTCATCCTATCGCCTAAATCGATACTAGAATTGTCATCGTGTATATTCTTTTCAAAATTATATCCTATATAAGAAAATATAGCTACTAAAGATTTATCATCTATATCTATGTTTTGTTCTATAGTAATATAAAGAAGTTTTATATCTTCGTCCGTTATCATATTAACGTTATATAGATTACAGATAAATAATTCTTTATTTTTTGCTATAAAATCTTGATAAGATTTTTCCTTAACAGTATCATCTTTTATATACGCCTTTATCTTAGGTACTACCTCTAATAATACAGATTCCTTGTTCTCCATTTAATGTATAGAACTAATTTATAATAAACATAGTAAATATAGGTAACTTCTTAATAGCCATAATTAAAATTGAAAAAAAAATATCATTATAAAACGTAAACGAACAAAAAAATATTAAATTTAATTTGTTAATAACAAATCAAATATGTCTTGGACAAATTCTGAAGATAAATCGTTTAAAACAATAGATGAGCTTAAAGCCAAAGTAAAGGTAGATAGCAATCATCACGTTTCTAATTCTGCTTCTGACACAGAACCAGAAATGATGCCAGAAGTAGTTAAAAAACCTATTAAAAAAGCTACTAAAAAATCAAAAAAACAAGAACTTGTATCTTCTAATAATCCAAATACAGATCCATTTACTAAGGAATTGGATCTTTACGATCTTGATGTTCTTAGTGATGGAAAGTGTGCGGAAGAAAATAAACCGTCTTCTATAGATCTTGTAGAAACTAGGTTAGTAATAAAAACTATATCTAAATCAATAAAAGATATAGCGCATAGAATAGCGGCATTGAGATCCGTAGTACATGACTTGGATCTTACAGATATTCCAAAGAATACGGGTCAGGCAATCAAAGAAGTAGATAAACTAAAAGAAGCATTATGTAATCTAGGTGTGAACGTACCAGCACCTAAACAACAAAGGAAAAAAGCTAAGTAAATGGTAAAGAAAGTTTTTTTTCATTATAAAGATGATAAATTATATTACGATGCCGCATATAAGAATCTAGTTCCTACTAGTAATGAAACATATGAAATAATTAAAGCATATAGAGTTCCGTCTCATTTGAAAGAAGTAATCGTATATGAACAGTCTCTAGAAGAAGCATCTAATAGCTTAATATTTGTCGGAGTCGATTCTAAAGGACGAAAACAATATTTTTATGGCAAAAATCATGTAATATTAAGAAATAAGAATCGCGATAAAGTTTTCATTAAAGTTCACAAAATAATAAAAAAAATTAATAGTTACATAGACAAAAATATATGTTCTGAATCAAATACTCTAGAATTTCAACTAGCGGTATTCATGTTAATGGAAACTAGTTTTTATATACGAATAGGAAAAGTAAAATACTATAAACAAAATGATACAGTCGGGTTATTGACGCTACAAAATAAACACCTGACTGTTACAGACGAAAATATTACTATAAAATTTACTGGTAAAGATAAAGTCGTTCATGAGTTTAACGTCAAGAGGGAAAACAGATTGTATGAACCGCTATTGAGAATACATGACTTTTCGAAACCAGATTCCGTGTTATTTTCTTTATTATCAGAAAAGAAAGTTTATGCATTTATTAATCAATATTCTATAAAAATAAAAGACTTGCGTACATACGGTGTAAATATTACCTTTTTATATAACATATGGAATAATGTAATTTCTATGTTGAAATTACCGAGTATTAAAAAACTAATAGTGTTATCTATAAAGCAAACTGCGGATACTATAGGTCATACTCCTAATATTTCTAAGCAAGCGTATATGGCTATTACTATACTAGAACTAATGAAAGAAGAAAACATAATAGAAACTATTAAACAAAAGACATTTGACGAATTTCTTAATTTTGTGATTAATTATGTAAATAAAAAAAAAAGATATAATTAAATGGACCATAAATCTAGAATGCTTTTAGATACCGTATTTAAAGATATGTTAAACACAAAAGACATATACGCGTTAATAAAATACATTTTTAAGAAAGATCCTATAGAAACGATATTTTCTAAAAAAGATGATGATATATTTATCAATTTTGTTTATAATGATAACGTTCTAGCATCTGATTACCTAGGTATGAAAACTAGCAGAGTAGAGGATTGTAGCAGTTGTAGAAAGGTAGTCGCTGTAGAATATATGAATACATCTATTATAGATAATGACTTAGAAGGATATATAAAACAATCCGATAAACTAAAAAGATTTATTAAACTATATAATAAAAATAGTGCTATTAAAAAAGCAAGAAATATAAAATCACATCAGAAAATGCTGAAAGATGCTGGTATAGATGATATAGGATATGAATTTATAAAAGACGCCATCGGTCTAATAAATCATAAGTAAATTTCATAGCCGTGTATGGATCCATACGCTTTATATCTTTATGTTTATTCAATTCATTAGATGATGTTAAATCGCGCCAAGCGATATAACTAGTCTTTTTCTCAGATAATTCTTCTTGTAATTTTACTAGTGTATCTTGAGCAGTCATTTTATCTTTGTATAATCCACGTACTATCATATTATCTTTATCTAAACGAACAGGTGTTGCTTTCTTAGTTAACATAAATAGAAAAAAAACGATAACTATAATATAAATAACCAGTATAACTATCATTTAATAAATGGATAAATATATATCAAAAAAACCCCTTAGTTGTTATTTTGAAGAGCTAGTAGATACATTTATTTCTGTAGTTAACAATATAGATAAAGTGAATGAATCTAAGCATCATGAAGTCGAACTTATCTTATTTAAACCACCTATTATTACCCTCACTAACTTATATAATATGGCTACTACAACAGAATCTTATATAGAGTTTACTATGTTACCCGTAGATAAACCAAATACCAAGTTTAGAAATAGAATACCTTTGTCTAAGATTCACGGACTAGACGTAAAAAATAATCAGCTAGTTGAAAGTTTAGATGGTTTTATTTGGGAAGAAAAATCTCTTTTGTTAAAAAAGGACATATCGGATAATTCTTCCGCGGTTATAAGGCACTCTGTTGAAGAAAAAACTTTATTCGTTGATTACAAAAGACGCAACGCATCTATTAAACTAGAACTTGTAAGTCTAGTAAGAACTAAGCTTAGAAACATAGTTATAGATTTTAAAATGAAATATTTTCTAGGTTCAGGTGCACAATCGGCAAATTCTAGTTCTCTATTATGCGCTTTAAACCACCCTAAAAATAAACCCAGTCTCTATATAGAGTTCGAGATCATGACACAAGATAAGAACATATCTAAAAAGAAGCTACTAGAAGAACTAAATATGTCCGCTAGTGCTTTGTTTCTAAGTCAACCAAAATATCTTAGACTATGTCCTAGTATCAATCCTATACTAAGAACTCACTTACTTAAAAAGCAAGATATTATTAATCTATGTACAGACGACTTATATATTACAAGTAAGACGGATGGTATATTTTCACACGTCTATATAGAAAAGAAATCTATATTCTGCTATTTTGGTCATCTTGGATATATAAAAGAATATACAGCGTCTAGAGAACTAGAAGAACCGATATATCTATATGCTGAAATGCGTAAAGAAGAATCTATATTATATCTTACCGTTATTAAAGTAGTAAAACCGTGTATGGAAGATCGTTTGTCAGAACTAGAATTTGTAAAAAATAATCTTACAGGTATTCATGATAGACTGGTATTTGTTACAAAGTGTTACGATGGACCCTTTGAATCTAGTTCTGATCTTGTAGCATCCATAGAAGAAATGTTAAAAACAGAACAAGAAGGTATTATACTTTTTTACTCTAAGGGAGAAAATTCTACAACAGATTATAAAGTTAAGAAAGATAACACTATAGACCAGACAGTTAACGTTATATATAGATATATGTCTAGTGAACCCATAGTATTTAACGATAAAGGTTCGTTCTTAGAATATAAAAGATACAGCAATGATAAAGGTTTTCCTAAAGAATTTTCTACCGGAAAATTAGATCTTGGTGAAGGCGTTGAGTATGTAAACAACATATATTGTATAGAAATTAAAAAACTTAATCCTTGTACTGGTATTACTAATCTTGTATTACCCATAAAATTCATAGCAGAATTTTCTCATAATGATGAATTAATACAGCCTAGAATTGATAAAACTATGAAGTATCTGTATGAAAGCAGTTACTATGGAAATCAGTTATCCGTTATTATGGATCATTTGAACGACCAAAAACTAAGAATAGGAGATGTTTTTGAAGAAGAAAAATTAGCAGATGTGGCAGCAGCACACATAAAATTAAAAGACTCTATGCGTCTGAATCCAGACGGTAACTATTTCCTATCAAGCAGAGTGAGAGGAGCGTTAGGTGTTTTATCCAATTTTGTTAAGACATTGCTAATATCTTTGTATTGTTCTAAAACATACCTAGATAATCATTCCAAGAGAAAAGTTCTAGCCATAGACTTTGGTAACGGCGCTGACTTGGAAAAATACTTTTACGGTGAGATAGCTCTGATGGTAGCTACAGATCCTGACGATAATGCTATAGAAACTGGTAAAAAAAGATATAACGAACGTAATGCCGGTGATAAATCTAAATATTATAAGTTTAATTATATAAAAGAAACTATTCGATCTGAAACGTACGTTTCTAGTATCAGACAAGTACTATATTTTGAAAAGTTCAGTTTAGTAGATTGGCAGTTTGCAATACATTATTCATTTCATCCTAAACATTATAGTACTATTATGACTAATCTACAGGAATTAACAGAATCAGGATGTAAAGTTCTTATTACTACTATGGATGGAGATTATTTAGATACCTTGAAGGAGAAAAAGAAATTTATTATTCGTAGATTATTACCCGAAACCGAAAACTATCTATCGATAGAAAAAATAGACGATGATAAAGTCTTAGTGTATAATCCTTCGAGTATGTCTAAACCCATGGCTGAATATATAGTTAGACGCGAAACTCTGATACGTGTATTCAGAGACTATAAGTTTAAGTTAATAGATTCATGTAGTTTTAAAACTATTATCGATAGAAACGTAAGTTTTATTAACGGAGTTTCAAGATTAGAATCTAGGGGATCAACAAAAAATTTCTTCGAGTTAAACAGGAAAGCTTTGGAAGAATGTGATGATACTGATGTTCTTGAATTATTGAGTCATTATATGGTATATGTATTTTCTAAAGAAGTATAATGTATTTACATTGTTTTTTTATATATAGATATTAGTTACGAGTTTAGTTTCCAGTTATTTAAATCATGTCAGGATTAAATATGGGTTCCGAATCATACCATACTGATGCTATGACATTTTCATTAAGTGCTAAATACGATATATATGACATGTTTAGGACATTTCATATTAATACGGATGGTAAGTATTCTAAACCCGGATCATTATACAATTACCACATAACTTATAATATGGACGGAGTAGAAAGTTCTTTCCTTTTTGAACGTGCTACAGAAGAACAATTATATAAAATATTAAAATCATATAACTATTTACTTATAACCAAGGTAACTATTTATCCTAATGATAATTCATGCGATAGGCGACATAAGCATAGAAGAGATCGTAGGCGCTAAGGATGCGTATAATAATAGTAACAGTCTAATACTTTGTTTGTTTTAAAGCTATTAAAGAGCTCCAGTAACATCATTTTCGGATGTTTATTTTTAGATGGTTTACGTAGGGTACTACTTTCCTTTCTAATAGGATATTCTTCATTAAATGATTCTAATATATTTTCACTAGGAAAGATAACAGAAAGGTAATCCTGTCGGTTTTTATATACATTTTTTATTTGTTGGTATATAATTCCATTATCAAATCTGGCTACTTTATCAAAGTTATATATTTCAAACAGTTTACCATTATCACAGAAAGATACAATTATGTAATCTGATTTTAATATATTATTTATATCTTGTTGGAACCTGATGACTTTATTATTAAACAAAGTATGTATGTTTATTAATCCTATATTCTTAAATTCTAGTTCCATTTTAGTTGAATAAAGATATAATGGTTTACCTAATTTAAATTATTATATCGTGTAACTATCGTAAAATGTTAATAAATGATAAAATACATGTTGTGTGTCTTCTTTTAAACGATATATACCAGTACAGACTGGATGTTGTAAAAATAACAAGGATATAGGTAATTCTAATATTCTATCATAATAAAGTTAGAACTATGTAAGATGATAGATACATCTAATTATGAAAATCTCGATATATCAGAAAACTAAAATGTTATAATGAAATTTGGTAAGATACTTTTTATATTAATGAAAAATAATAATTAAAAGTCTACACAATACAAAAATAATGAATATTTGTATTAATCCAGAAATTACTAATTGCGTTCATTCGACTAATAATACTAAATCTATATATAAGTGGATTCCCATAAGAAATAAATATTTACCTGATTATGAGTTAATGGGATTTATGATTAAAAAGTTTAATAAACTATTCGTTGAAAAAGGTTTACCTATAACAGCTGTATATAGTTGGACCGTATTTCGTGAAGCTACTGTATTTAGAGGTCAATACAGAAGTTGGATAATGTCATTTATACATACTATTTCTGGTAATAACATTGCTAACTTTAGATTAGACAGAGCTTACTCAGACTCTAGATATAATTCTATAATAATAGATTCTATATCAGGAAAGATTATATGCGAGGGAATTGGCATCATGGAGAAGTTAAGATCACACGGTGTAGATTTTATTAATGATAAGTTATTCTCCGAAGAATAAATAATAACACATGTATATGGAGTTCAGACACTTCAGGATATATGTATTAGGATGATACGTAATACAGTAAGAAAAGAAGATTATGATAATCTAGAACTTCCGAGAGTATTACTAAAAGAAATTAAGAAATAAGGCCAAGTATTTATTGCAAAATTGAAGTAATAAATTATAAATGTAGATTATTATGTCGCACCTTCATCTCAATAACGGAGATACAGAATATAGAGTTATTGATGATAATGGATTTTCCATTGTATTGCTTAAACATACGGATTACATAAATGTTACAAAATTATGCAAGGTCAATAATAAAGAATTCTATAGATGGAAAAGGCTAGTCTCTGCGGCACGTATTATCGAAACTGTTTCACAAGATATATCAGGTCAAGGTTTTGAATTTCCTTTAGTATACGTGCATAGGAAAGGTAACAAAGAATTTTATGGATTTTATGCCCATCCTCAATTAGCGTTGTATATAGCTAGATGGATATCTGAAGATGTATTTAATAGGATTAAGCGTTTAATAAACTCGTATACAATATCAGATAAAAACATATCAGTAAAAGATTTTTCATACCGTGAAGAACTATGTCCCGACGCTATAATAGGAAAGTGTTGTAAGACTAAATCATCTTGTGAGTATATCCATGGAGATGTATGTGATATATGTGGTTTTGAAGCATTACATCCGACTGATATTGATAAAAGATTAACTCATGAAAAGATATGTATGCAAATACTGTGTAAAGAAGATATATCATATGATAAAGATAATTCTACTGACGACGATAAATGCGGTATTTGTTTGGATACTATAAAAGTAAAAAAGAAATCATATGGTATTTTATCAGACTGTAATCACATGTTTTGTATTAATTGTATTAAAACATGGATGGGTACTATTAATTCTAAGAAGCAATGCCCGGAATGCAGAGTACCTTCTAAATATATCATACAAAGTCCTATCTGGACAGTAGATAAATCTTGTAAGAATCAGTTAAGAGTTTCGTACAAAACTATATATATAAAATCACGTTAAGTTTGTTTTATAGAAGTTGAAAAATAATATACCGTCACGAAATGGCTTTTCAAGAACTTTGTAGTAATTTGTCTAAATTCGATAATTGCTCACTGCTTGAAACTGATAAAAAAATATCTGTTGAAGGAAATATTTCTGCTGGTAAGTCTACTTTATTGAATATATTATCTGATAACGGATATAACGTTGTTCAAGAACCTTTAGAACAATGGAGAGGAAAAATATTAGGTACTAATCTACTGGAAAAACTATACAAAGATCCATCTAGATGGGGATATACTTTCCAAGCTCATGCTTTTTGGACGCGAATTAAGACTTATATAGATGCTTTGAACAAAAATAAAGGTAACGTAATTTTAGAAAGATCTGTATTTAGTGATAAGTATGTATTCGCAACAGCGTTGCACGATATAGGATATATAGATGATACAGAATGGGCTATTTACAACGAATACAGTAAGTGGATGACTGAATTTATGGATATAAAGATAGATGGTATTATATATTTAAAGACGTCTCCAGATACATGTTATAAACGGATGTTGAATAGAGCTCGTCCTGAAGAAAATAATGTTAAAATAGATTATTTGAATCGGCTCCATGATAACCATGAAAAGTGGTTATCTGAGAATGACAAGCACGAATTTAAAGTTCCGGTGTTAGAAATAAACGGAGACTCTGACTTCATTAACGATAATAAAAAACAAGTAAGCATACTTAGTGATATTTATGATTTTATATCAGGATTATATATATGATTAAAATTTTATAGATTATAGAATTTGTCTTCAATTTCCTTATCTGTTAATTCTCTTACAGGCATTATACTTATCTTATATAAGTCACACAACGCTGCTTTATCTACCAGTTCAGTATAATCATTTTCTGTAGTATAATGAGTATACTCATATTTTTTGTTTTTAGAATATAATCCTATCTGGAAATGTTGATCTTGATTTCTATATTTATTCTCGGTAATTACGTGATAACATTCGAACACTCTGGGTATATCACACGCATTTCTTATATGTAATGAAATGAGGTCGCCTACTGCAAATTCTTTCCAGAAAAATTTTTCGTCGTAAGTTTTGGTATTTACATCGTTATCGTGAGCAGTTAACATTAGTGTTTTACAATTACCATTTTCCATAATTTTTGTTTTTAATATAATATATGGCACGATTTATAATGAGAAATCTTATAGATTAAATAGAGGTTAAATAGATTCGTTAGTTATATATCATTATAAAGATGGTAGTTACTTGGAAAATTATATATTTAGCCATCCTTTTGTATATACCTACGGAAGGACTCGTTTTATATCATAAAGCGATTCCGAGTAGTAAGCTTTCCACCGAAGGTGAAAAAATAGACGACGTGCCAATATGTCCGTATAGAATGTTCAATAAAAAGAAGATTATAGGTCCAATAGTATCTGTGAAGTCACCTAATAATCCAACGGGTCCTATGATGGCTTTGGATGCTTACCATAATCATACGTCATGTAAATATAATCAATATTGTACTTTTTTTGATTTCTGCATGGCAGGTAAAACTACTATTCAATTTGGAAGGCAGAAAATAGACTTAGTATATTTTGTATTCATAGAGGCTGTAACTAGAGATGATTACACAAAAATTACACAAGAAACTACCTTGAAGCATGTAGAGGATGTTCGATTTAAGCCAGTATCCGTTACATTTGCTGCATTAGGTAAATCAAAAATCCCTACACACCACGAATGTAATAAATCAGATTTGAAGAAATCAGTTAGAGATTCGTGCCAAAAAGACAGTAACGCCGCTATACAATATAGTAGAGAACAAAAATCACATTACGATTTCTTCAAAAGTAGCAGTAAAAAATATAATGAATAAAATGAAAATGAAACAAAATTTTATAATAGCTTAATATAATATGGATTGTCACAAAATTAAATTGCATCATATAAACGATAAATTCTGTTATGCAAAACTAGAAGATGTTAGTATCCTCGTAATGAAGGACAATAATTATATAAATATCAGTAAACTATGTAAACTAGAAAATAAAAAATATAAGGATTGGGAATGTATGGAATCATCTAAAAAAGTAATAGAAAAAATAGAAAAAGATTACAACGTACCTATCATGATAAGAGTAAAAGGCAGAAAGATATTAGGTTGCTATGTATGTATTGAACTTGTACATCATGTAACTAGGTGGATATCTCCTTACATAGCTTCAAAAGTACCCATATTGTTCAGATACTATATGAAAGAATTTAATAACGTAACAGGAGTTTGTAATGATGTATTGAGTAATAAAAATATAATATTTGGTGAAATATTAGAAATTCTTAATAGCAAGTACAAGAAGGATATGAAGTTTCTAAATATAGTTTATGAAAAATATAGAACTATTATATGTTGGGAATTAGACGATATTAAATTAAAGAGTAAAAAATTGAGAACACAATATCAAGAAGAACTTAGTAAAAATTTAATGGCAGATTTACTAAAAAATAAATATCAAATGGATGTTAGCTATTTCAGAAGTAAATTAATAGAGCTAAAAACTAAACTAGATGATAATGAAAGAAATTTAATATCGGATTCTAATAATCTGAGACGTAAACATGTATCAGATATAGAAAAAATACAAACATATCTATCCAGTAAAGAAGACTATTCTACAATTATTGATCTTGTTACAGAGTTAATAGCTTATAGAATAGTAGATGGATATAGAGAAGCTGAAAAATAATGTATTTTTATCATAAACCTAAGCAAGTATGAGGTTTAATAATATGATAACCGGTTATATAGACGAAGAATTTTGCTATATACAATATTCTGGATTTCATCTTGTTATGATGATTTCCAATTGTTATATTAATGCTAGTAAGTTATGCAATACATTTTATAAGGATTTTAGAAAATGGTTGCGTTTAGATAATTCGTTATCACTTTTACAAGCAATAGAAAACACAAACTTTCCATCAGAGAAAAAGTTTTCTATTAAAAATTCAAAATCGATTATTATCCTAGATAAATATTATCACGAAGAAGTAGAAGGACATTACGTCCATCCTGACATACTACCGCATATTATAGGATGGTTATCTCCTACATTTGCTATTAAAATGTCTAAATTCATCAATGGATATGTGTCTAATAGTTTTACAATTACCGGAAAAGATGATAAAAAATATAACACGTTACCTCCATCTTCATCATACAAACAAGGAGATAACAATTGTTTTATTGATATGCTTAACGAATTAACAGATAAACACCGTAACGATATAACAGAACTGAAAACCCATTATAGAGAGCAGAAAAGAGAACTAAAATATCAAAATAATGTCCTTACTGCAAAAATAACAGAATTAAAGAACGTAAATGATGAAATTAGATATAAGATAAAACATTTTGATAATAATATTAAAGAAATAAAAGATGAAAATACTACTTTAAAAACAAATATCAAAATTACAGAAAAACATAATAGAGAATTACAAAAAGATAACAATAGATTAAAGGATTTAATAAGAGAACTTCACGAAAAGAATACTTCTTTGAAGAACGATATAACTGAACTTAGAGAAACAATAGCTAGAGAAACAAAAGAATTACATAACCAAGTAATCGAACTGTCTAAAGATAAAGAAATAGAACCTATAGACGAATACCGTGTTGACAGATGCTTTGTAAGGAATAGATTCCACAACGCTAATAAAAAGAATTATATTGTTATCTTTCAGCATAAAAAAGATTTGTTTATGTTTAAATACTTTAAATTGCATATAAGAAAAATATGTATAGAACTATTTAATTATAGAGAGGATTATAACTTATTTTTAATAATTTACGAACCTACTAATAAATCTATAACCAGATTCAAGAATATGCTTGAAAATAACGATCATATAGAAATAAAAGATAATAACTTTAAAATAACAGGCACTAGATATACCGTTATAAATATATTAAAGGACATAAATAAAATATTTTCAGATAACTAATATAACTTTTTGTACTGTATAAACCGCATAATTTTTTATACTATAAATATGGATGGTAACTCTAATAGCCAACAGAAGAAAGTCCCTGACGGGATGATTCCCCAGGGCCAACAAAAGCTTCCTCCAAAAACACCACCAACTAGTGGTGGTAGTACAGGAGATGTAAAAAGTACTGGTCAAAATACAGAAACATCCCAGAAAAGTGGATAATATAAAATTAAGTCTAATATCATGTGTATAAGTATGTGTTTTAAAGATGTTAGAACTCTTTACAAAAATAAAAGAAGAAACAGCTGTGAAGTAATTTATAAATGCAATTTGTCTGTAGAAAATAATAATCTATTTTGGCATGAAAAATCTAAAGGAGAGATAGTTTGTATAGACATGCACTCTTCCGATGAGATATTCGATGCTTTTCTAATGTATTATATAGCTACAAGATATGCCTATAATAACAATGACATCTATCTACAAATAGTGTTATATTATTCTAATAATCAAAATGTTATATCTTATATTACCAAAAATAAATACGTTAAGTATATAAGAAATAAAACTAGAGACGATATTTATAAAGTAAAGATATTAGCTCTAGAAGACTTTACAACAGAAGAAATACATTATTGGATTAGTAATATATAACAGCGTAGCTGCACGATTTTAGTCATTTCCCGAAATATAAAATCAATGAAGGAGGAAGACTCGTCAAGCATAAATAACGTTCACAGAAAATATTCAGTAACAGATTTATCACAAGATGATTGTGTTATTGAAAATATAGAAGGAACATTCGATTCAATCAAGTATAGAGGTATAACCATTATAATAATGAAGAATAACGGTTACATTAATTGCAGTAAAATATGTAAAATTAAAAATAAATACTTTTCTAGGTGGTTGCGTCTTTCTACTTCTAAAGCATTGATAGATATTAACAGTGACAAGTCATTAGATACAGTTATTATTAAAGTATATGGCAAAGGTAAGAAACTTATTATAACAGGTTTTTATCTCAAACAAAATATGACACATTATGTTATGGAGTGGATAGGGGATGATGATTTTACAAACGATATATACAAAATGATTAATTTCTACAATACGTTATACGGTAATAACGAGTTAAGAATTGTATCCTACAAAAATACTTTATGTCCGTTTATAGAACTTGGTAGATGCTATTATGGCAAAAAATGCAAATACATACACGGAGATCAATGTGATATCTGTGGTCTATATATACTACACCCTACTGATATTAATCAACGTATTTCTCATAAGAAAACTTGTTTAGTAGATAGAGATTGTTTGATTGTGTTTAAAAGAAGTAACAGCAAAAAGTGTGGTATATGTATAGAAGAAATAAGTGAAAAGCATATTTCTGAACAGTATTTTGGAATTCTCCCAAGTTGTAAACATGTTTTTTGTTTATCTTGTATACGACGTTGGGCAGATACTACCAGAAATACAGATACTGAGAATACGTGTCCTGAATGCAGAATAGTTTTTCCTTTTATAATACCTAATAGATATTGGGTAGATGATAAATATGAGAAAAAAATATTATCTAATAGATATAAGAAAATGATTTTAACAAAAAATAATTATAATAACCATAAAAATATAATTACATTTATGGCAAATAGCTGGTTTTATCTTACCAACTTAGAGTAATTATCATATTGAGTCTATAGTGTTTTTTAGTTATATAAAAACAAGGCGTAAAATATGATTAGCCCCACATCAGATGAAAATATAAAAGATGTTGAGAATTTTGAATATAACAAAAAAAGAAATCGTACGTTGTCTATATCCAAACATATAAATAAAAATTCAAAAGTAGTATTATACTGGATGTTTAGAGACCAACGGGTACAAGATAATTGGGCTTTAATCTACGCACAACGTTTAGCGTTAAAACTCAAGATACCACTAAGAATATGTTTTTGCGTTGTACCAAAATTTCATGCAACTACTTCTAGACACTTTATATTTTTAATATCAGGTCTTAAAGAAGTTGCAGAAGAATGTAAAAGACTATGCATAGGATTTTCATTGATATATGGTGTCCCAAAGGTAATAATCCCATATATAGTAAAAAAATACAAAGTTGGTGTAATCATAACGGATTTCTTTCCATTACGCATGCCTGAAAGATTAATGAAACAGACTATATTATCTCTGCCAGATAATATACCTTTTATACAAGTAGACGCTCACAATATAGTACCTTGTTGGGAAGCTTCTGACAAAGAAGAATACGGTGCAAGAACTTTAAGAAAAAAGATATTTGATAAGTTATATGAATATATGACAGAATTTCCTGTTGTACGTAAACATCCATACGGTCCATTTTCTATATCTATAGCAAAACCCAAAAATATATCACTAGACAAGACGGTATTACCAGTAAAATGGGCAATACCAGGTACTAAAGCTGGAATGATTGTCTTAAATGAATTTATAAAAAACAGATTAACGTCATACGACGCAGATCATAACAATCCTACGTGTGATGCCTTGAGTAATTTATCTCCGTGGTTACATTTTGGACATGTATCTCCACAACGCGTTGCTTTAGAAGTATTAAAATGTATACGAGAAAACAAAAAAAACGTTGAAACGTTTATAGATGAAATAATTGTAAGAAGAGAACTATCGGATAATTTTTGTTACTATAATAAACATTACGATAGCGTACAGTCTACTCACGCATGGGCTAGAAGAACATTAGAAGATCACGTTAATGATCCTAGAAAGTATATCTATTCTATTAAACAACTCGAAAAGGCAGAAACACATGACCCTCTATGGAATGCATCGCAAATACAGATGATAAGAGAAGGAAAAATGCATAGTTTTTTAAGAATGTACTGGGCTAAAAAGATACTTGAATGGACAAGAACACCGGAAGACGCTTTGGGTTATAGTATCTATCTGAACAATAAGTACGAACTAGACGGTACGGATCCTAACGGATACGTAGGTTGTATGTGGTCTATTTGCGGATTACACGATCGAGCGTGGAAAGAAAGACCTATATTTGGGAAGATAAGATATATGAATTATGAGAGTTCTAAGAAAAAATTTGATGTTGCTGCATTTATACAGAAATACAGTTAAGATAAATAATATACAGCCTTGTAAATATTCTAATCCATTGTACATGGAATTATTACCATACAGTATTATTAATTTTTTTATATGAAGAATATAAAACAGTATTTACCGTTACTTTATTTTACACATATTAATTAAACATGTCTACTATTACCTGTTATGGAAATGACAATTTTAGTTATATAATTTATGATAAAGTTAAGATAATAATAATGAAATCAAACAATTATATAAATGCTACTAGATTATGTGAATTACAAGGAAGAAAGTTTACGAACTGGAAAAATTTGAGTGAATCTAAAATATTAATAGATAATGTAAAAAAAATTAATGATAAAACTAACCAGTCAAAAACAGATATGGTTATATACGTTAAGGATACGGATCATAAAGGCGTGAAAGATACCTGCGGTTACTACGTACATCAAGATCTAGTATGTGCTATATCAAATTGGATATCTCCATTATTCGCCGTTAAGGTAAATAAAATTATTAACTATTACATATGTAATGAATATGATATACGCCTTAAAGAAATGGAATCTGATATGACAGAAATAATAGATATAGTTGATAAATTAGTAGGAGGATATAGTAGCGAAATATCAGAAATAATAGACTTGTTTAATAAGTTTATAGAAAAATGTATTACTAACATATCATTATCAAATGAATTATCTATTATATTAAACAATTTTATAAATTTTAAGAAAAAATATGATAATGACATAAAAGATATTAAGTCTTTAATTCTTGAGCTAAAAACCACATCTAGAAAATCAGATAAACAGTTGTCGGATATTCCATTTGATAAAGATAATAATGAATCGAATGAAGAAAAATTGGAAACAGAAGTTGATAAGCTAATTTTTTTCATCTAAATAGTATTATTTCATTGTAGTGCAATCTTTTACGTTAGATAAATAATAAAGGTTGATTTCTATTTTGTTAGATATTAAAGATGTCATTATCTGATAAAGATGCAAAAACACACGGTGATTATCAACCATCTAACGAACAGATCTTGCAAAAAATACGTTGGGCTATGGAAAATGAAGCTGATAGCCTTAATAGAAGAAATATTAAAGAAATCGTTGTAGATGTTATGAAGAATTGGGATCATCCTCTTAACGAAGAGATAGATAAAGTTCTGAATTGGAAAAATGATACATTAAATGATTTAGAACATCTAAATACAGATGACAATATTAAAGAAATTATACAATGTCTGATTAGAGAATTTGCATTTAAAAAGATCAATTCTATCATGTATAGTTATGCCATGGTAAAACTCAATTCAGATAACGAAACATTGAAAGATAAAATTAAGGATTACTTCATAGAAACTATTCTTAAAGACAAACGTAGTTGTAAACCAAAGCCGTTACCTGGATTAGAAACTAAAATACTAGATAGTATTATAAGATTTTAAAAAAACATAAAATTAATAGTTTTTTATCAATTACCTTATTATACAATATGGATAAAAGGTATATATCAACTAGCCAGTTAGATAACGGATTCTTAATTTTATATTATGATTCTATAGAAATTATTATTATGTCCTGTAATCATTTTATAAATATATCGGCATTACTAGCGAAGAAAAACAAGGACTTTAACGAATGGCTAAAGATAGAATCGTTTAGAGAAATAATAGATACTTTAGATAAAATCAATTACGATCTAGGACAAAGATATTGCGAAGAGCCTTACGGAGCTTCTCATTCCAGTGTAATTATTGAAGTCAAACCTAGTAACTTAATAGATAACAGGACAGCTGGATTTTATGTACATAAAGATTTGATACCTTACATATTAACATGCATATCTATACCTTTTAGCCTTAAAGTTGTCCGTATATTAGATACATATATAGGTGAAAAACTAGAAAATATGGTTAAATTAGGTGGTAATACAATTACATAAAAAAAAGAAAAAAATAATGTTTTTATTAATAATACCAGCATGACTTCTTATATAATAGTTAATTCTATAGATGATATATTTTATCGTATATGTTATGGAAACTTAGTAGTCACAGCTATGAAAGATTGTGATTATATTAACGCTACAAAACTATGTAGTATTGCTGGTAAAGAATTTTATAAATGGCATAGATTAGAATACTCTAAAGAACTAATAGCCTATATAGATACAATGGTTAACACAAAAAAATCTGTGATAAAAATAAGTACCGTAGTTAATGGTACTCCTAGTAGTAGAGATATACTAGGTTATTACGTCCATCCGTTACTAGTACCTCATATACTATCTTGGATGTCAGCAGAATATGCATTAAAAATATCAAAGATAGTAAATGCTATCTATTCTAAGATGTATCATATCGGTGAAAAACCCAAAAATTAAAAAAACAACTGATATAATTATAACTATAATGCGTAATTATATATAACAGAATGGTAATATTAGTAAGATATAACGTTTTTAACAATATACAGTTATTTGTGATTACTATAGGATTGTTATGTAGTGTATTGTTATTGCGTAATATAGTATACTTATACGATAGAACATTACAGTTACTAGTTGATTAAATAAAAAAATTATAATGGATTTTAAATGTATAATTTCTAAACATATTAACAATAAATTCTGTTATATACAGTATAATGATTTAGAATTAATAATGATGAAAGATAATTCTTTTATAAATGCCACACATTTATGTTTGTCAGGAGGAAAAGATTTTTCTACATGGTTATCATTATATACATCTAGGTGTCTTATAGATACATTATCTAAAACCAATCTTCCTTGGAACATCGATGTTGACGAAGCAGAAGGAATAATTAAAGAAAAATCTTATGATACTGATGAATATAAAGAGTATAATGTTACTGGTTTATACGTTCATTATGACCTTATACCGCATATAGCATCGTGGGTATTTAGTTCTTTTGCTGTAAACTTATCCGAGATCGTTAATAAATATGCTAGTAATCGTTATATCATATGCAAAAAAACAGACGACATGTTTTTAAACGATATTTTTGAGTTTATAGTAGACTACGAATCTAATACTAAACAATAACATAAATGAGTGTGTAATTAGATAAACCAATATATTTTTTATATTATCGTACATATAATATATCGATAAATTAAACTATTTATTTACAAGATAACGTGTAATAGCATAAATATTATAATATACGATAATATAAAAATATATTGGAACCATTTATATTACAAGGAGCTATTAATACCTTCGAAATCTATATATAAATTATCAGAAGACACGCATTTATCTAAAATCATTAATGTAATGTACTCTATCCATATTAGTAATAATTGAAAAACAATTATCTCAATGCATTTGAATGGTGATATATTATATCCTACATACCGTAATTATGAATATATTTCATAACAATATTCGGTGTTTTAAAGACACGCCTTTACATAAAGCCGTAATGTTGCCGGACGCGGTAGAAAGAATAAGAATGTTTGTATCTAAAGGCGCGGACATAAATGTAATATCAGATTTCAAAAAGACAGCTTTGCATTATGCGGCTACGAAATTGGCTACTCCCGAAGTCCTTAAAACACTAATATCTCTAGGCACTGACGTAAACGTTATCGACATGTTTGAATCGACTCCTTTGCATTACGCTGTACAAGAAAATGGATTAGAAGCAACAAAAAAGTTATTAGACCTAGGTGCGGATCCTAACGCCAAATACATGACCGGTCAGACTCCGTTACATTGCGCCGCGATCGTTATACCCGATGGTCCTGAACTGGTAAGAACGCTCATCGAGTACGGCGCTAATGTTAACGCGCTAGACAATAAACATAATACACCGCTAGCTCTCGCTGCAGAATTATCTAATACAAACAAAACTATAGAAACGCTTATCGAGCTCGGTGCTGACGTACACATAAAAAATAATGATGATGTAACACCTTTACATTTAGCCGCTAAATCATCGTCTGATTCTAAAACAGTGGAAACACTTATAGTTAACGGAGCTGACGTCAACGCTACATGCTCGGAAGGGAATACACCTTTACATGATGCGGCTAATTCATACGAGTTATCTAATACAATAGAAACGCTTATCAAATACGGAGCTGACGTAAATGCGGTAAATTCGGTAGGTGATACGCCTTTACATTGCGCGGCTCGTTCTCGTAATCCTGTTCATAAACTGAAAACACTCATAGCACACGGTTCTAACGTAAATGCAGTTAACGGGAGATCAGTAACGCCTTTACACTTTGCAGCATATTCAGATAATGCAACAGAAGCGTTAGAAGTATTAATAGCACACGGTGCTAATGTAAACTCCGCAGATATCGATGGAAAAACACCCATGCATTATATCTCTAGGTCTTATTCTAGACAATCATTGAAAAACGCTGTAAGGTTACTAGTCAAACATGGTGCTGATATAGAAGCTAAAAATGTGATAGGTGGTACACCTTTATCCAGCGCGTGTAATATAGAATATGATCTAAGCCTTATAGAATGTTTTATAGAATATGGTGCGGATATAAATACCAGAGATATTCGTGATGAGACACCTTTATATTCGGCAATCAAGTATCCAGAGATAGTTAATTTATTAATGAATTATAGCGCTAATACAAATATAACGAATAAAAATAATATTACTCCTCTGGAATCGGCTATTACCAATTGCATAGGTTCTGCCGAAATTATAGTAACTTATATTATGTTAGATTCATTTAGATTTCCTGAACTAAAAAATGATGCAATATTTACCAGAAACCTAAAAGCAATAGAGGAATGTAAAATGCTTATAGATGTAAAAGAGTCCTGTGAATATGACATAAATAAAATGCGATCTATTAAATTTAATGGTATGTACGGATTAGATATATTTATTCGATCGAATGATAGGAATTTGTTAGCAAGTTTGGTATCTAATGTAGAAGATATATACTTAGAACCGGGTTGTTTTTTAGTATACGGAAATATATTACAGAAATCTGTATATGCTGCTAGAAAAAGATCATCATTACTAAAAAACTCTCTATCGATACTAAGTAATATTAACACAGATAGTTACTGGGATGTTTTACCTATAGAGCTCAAATATAATATATTAGCAATGTTAGAAGATGATGATTTGTTTAATATTGTAAGTAAACCACTTATAAAAACATTAATAAATAACTCCACTATCTAGCGTGATTTACCAATAAAGGTATAACTAGTAAATATCATGTTTAAGTACCTTATTTTTATTTGATACATTCTATAAAAATAAAAGTTTAAAAATAATCTCGTAGTATTTGACTATACACCATGAATACCCTACCGTGTATTGTTCAGGATATTGACTCGCATTTCTGTTACATAAAATACGATGGATTTACACTTATCATGATGAAAGACAACGGCTACATAAATGCCACGAGACTATGTACGTTGGGAAACAAAGACTTTAAAGAATGGCTAAAGTTAGATCACAGTATAGAACTAATAAAAGAAATAGAAAAAAATATCAATAAAGAAACTACCAAATATGCAAAAGCTGTTATATCCGTAAGATCAGATTATTATAATTCAGCAACTGCTCATGATATAACAGGATTTTATATACATGATAGTATAATGCCGCATATCTGTGCCTGGATATCAGCTAAATTTGCTATAAAAGTATCTAATATTGTACATAACTATCTAAATGATAGATATATACGACATGATAAAGATGAAGTACACCAAGAAACCTATAAAGATATTAAATATATAAAGAAACAATGTAAGTTAATGAAGGAAGTAAGAGTTCTCTTTAAAGAAAACTATACTCGAGAATTAGAAGATCTCAAAAAGGTAAAGGAACATTATAACGAATATGTTAATAAACTAGAAGATAATTACTCTCAGAGAATTAAAGAGTTAAAATTATCTATAGTTGAATTAAAGAATAAGGTAGATAATTTAGAGAAACGTATAAAAAATAATAGCCCGCCTACTGAAAGTAGTAAAAACGTGGTATATGATTGTTTCAACAAGTTATATCACATTCTAACATTTAGAAAATCTAAATAAACAATTAGTGTAATATTATAGTTTATTAAATGAATAATGAATCTACTATGTATGAAAAAAATGGATTATCTTTAATCAAGGCAGTTAAAATACGTAATATAAAAATTGTATCATCTCTTCTAGATATGGGCACAGATGTTAATTTCAGAGATATAGATTTAAAAACTGCTATACATCATGCAGTAAATATAAATAAAGAATATATCATATCCAGATTTACTTCTAAAAGAAAATTATCATACGAAGATGATAATAGTATATTATTAGATACTATAAAAATTCTAAATCTACTACTTTCTAAAGGTAGTATGATTAATATAAAAGATAAATACGGTAGAACACCTTTACACTACGCAACTACGTTACCTTGCTTTGTAGATATAGTTAATTTTCTGTTGATGAACGGTGCTGAGGTAAATAGTCTAGATAAATATAATAGGTCACCTTTATCGAACATTACTAATGTTCCTAAAAGAAGTGAGATACTAGGAGTTATAGCTTCATATGATATAGATATAAAACTAGGTGATCTATATACTAAAAAATTTTTATATAGTTGTGTCGAACTAATAGAAAAAGTTAGTACTACATTAGCGTATAGCATAATAGAACATGATGCTGATGTAGAAGTAGTAGATGTATATGGTAAAACTCCGTTGTTTAATTCTACAAAAGTAACTAGTATGGTAGAAATTTCAAAAATGCTAATTGATCGCGGTGCTAACGTTAATGTTAGTTATAATCAAGGTATACTTCCTATACACAACTCTTCTACGTTATATAATGGTAGCGAATTAATAAACATTATGGTATCTATGGGTGTGGATGTTAATGTTCGGGATAAGAGCAGGAATACGCCTTTGCATTACGCTTCTGGTATCCGAAATGGGTATTATACTGTAAAGACTCTTATTGATCTTGGTGCTGAAGTTAATGCTAAAGATATATCAGGTACATCTCCTCTACATAAAGCCGTTATAGTACCCGATAACTGTGAAACTGTAAAACTTTTAGGACGTAATAGAGCTGATGTAAATATCTATAACGCTTTTGGTATTACACCGTTACATAGAGCAGCCGCCGAGATAAATAATTTGATTATGGTGAAAACTCTTATTGATCTCGGTGCTAAAGTTAATGCTAAAGATAATACCGGTAAGTCACCTTTACATTATGCAGCAAATGCATACAAATATTACCAAGTACCAGAAACAATAATAAATGAATGCGAAATATCAAATACCGGTAACAAAATAAATTCACATTCATCGCCCTATATTTTTGATTGTTCTGAAGTAATAAAATTGTTAGTAGAATCCGGTGCTAATGTAAATTCCGAAGATATATCTAAAATTACACCATTACATAAAGCTTCAACTACACCATACTATAATTCTATAAAAGCTTTACTTGATTTAGGTGCTAACGTAAACGCCGTAGATGTATTCGGTAAGACACCGTTACACCACGCAAGCAACATATCACTATCGTCTAAAAATATAGATATATTATTAGATGGGGGTAGTAACGTTAATAGTAAAGATGTTTTTGGTAAAACTCCTTTACACTACGCAGTTAATGTACATTTTAAAACTAATATAGTTAACAATTTAATATCAAGAGGTGCTATGGTTAACGCGTATGATTATAACGGTAATACACCGTTATATTTTTCGATCTATGCACCAGAAATAGTACTAATACTAGTCAGAAACGGTGCTCGTATAAATATAGTTAATAAAATAGATGTTACACCTTTAGAAATATCAATAGAAGAATCTATTTATTCTACACAGATAATGATACCTTATTTTATTTTAGAGTCTTTACGTAACCCAGAAATAAAAAATACACAGGCCTTTATAAAAAACAATAATATTATAGAGTATAATGATACACTAAAAAGTATAAAAACTGCGTGTCACGATGAAATTAAGGAAATGAAAAATATTCATCTTAATTCAAAGTACTATTTAGACATCTTTGTAATAAGTAAGGATATGAATTTGTTAAGAAGATTAGTTAATTACGTGAAAGTAGATTATCTAAATCAAACGATGTTTCCTATTTATCTTCATGAGATTAAAAAAAAGATAGAAATGATTCGAGTAAGATCAGAAAGACTAGAAGCTGTATTAGTATTACTTGATAACTTATTAATTGATGGTTATTGGATGCTTTTACCTATCGAAATAAAGTTATTGATATTATCCCTATTGAAAGATACTGATTTATCAGTTATATTAAGTACTTGAATGATATATAAAGCGTAAAAATAATACTTATTATACAATATATAATATAATATAATATACAATATACAAGAATAATTATGATATATATTATAACATTATCATTATTATTTATTAAAGTAACAACCAGTAGTAAAGAACCAGTAAAAAATCCACAAGATATATTACATATTATGGAACATAATAAAACTGGTGTAACTGCTTGTTCGTTATATTGTTTTGATCATTCTAAAGGATTAGATCAACCTAAAACATTTATCCTGCCCGGTAAATATAGTAATAACAGTATAAAACTAGAAGTAGCTATTGATATATACAAGAAAGGTAGCAAATCAGATTATTCTCATCCATGTCAAGCATTCCAGTTTTGTGTATCTGGTAATTTTAGTGGTAAACGTTTCGACCATTATCTATACGGATATACAATTACCGGATTTATAGATATTGCATCAAGTTATTATAGCGGTATGTCTATAAGTACTATTACTTTAATGCCATTACAAGAAGGATCATTAAATCCTGATAGTGAAGATGAAGAAGATTGTACCACTCCTCCTATTAGTACAATAACTCAGTCTCAACGTATACCAGAACCAGTAATAAAAGAAGGATGTAAACCTGTTGTACTACAAAGGTATGGTGAAAGTGACGATCCTACCTGTATTATGTATTGGGATCATACTTGGGATAATTACTGTGATGTTGGATTTTTTAATTCTCAGCAGAGAGATCACGATCCTCTAGTTTTTCCATTAAAAAATTATTTAGGTATAAGTGGTGCATTTCAAGACTTTCAATCATATTATTGCAAATCATTAGATTTGAACCAATCATATAGTGTATGTATATCGATAGGCGAAACACCAACTGCTGTTACATATCATAGTTATGAAAATATTACTGTTAATGAGTTATTAACAAGAATTATGGCATTATATGGAGAAGATAACGTACATAGATTACCATTTAGAAATATTACTATAATGGCACATGCACAAATTCAAAGTTTACCTCTTATTAACGGTACGTGCGATCCTAATAAATTTGATTATTATGGTAATGATGATGATGATGATGATGATGGTGATGATGATTATTATGATGAATACGATTTAGAGAGTACACCGAGTACAGCAACAGTAAAACCTAAAAAAACTGTCACAGATGAATATAATTCTATATTTAATAGTTTCGATAATTTCGACTTGGAAAAGAGATAAAACATAAAATATAATAGCTAAGTCAAAAATGTCGGATGAACCTCTTTTAGCGTCTAACCCGGATAGATTTGTGATTTTTCCAATTCGTCATAATGATATATGGCAAATGTATAAAAAAAGCAGTGGCTTCTTTTTGGACCGTTGAAGAAGTAGATCTATCTTATGACTTAACAGATTGGAAAAATCTAAAATCAGAAGAACGTTACTTTCTATCTTACATTCTTGCATTTTTTGCTGTTAGTGACGGTATAGTCAATGAAAACTTGGTAGAAAGATTTTGCCAAGAAGTTCAGATTCCAGAAGCGAGATGTTTCTACGGATTTCAGATAGCTATAGAAAATATTCATTCAGAAATGTATAGTCTCCTAATAGACACGTATATAGAAGATAGATTAGAAAAAGAGAGATTATTTTCTTCTATAAGGACTATGGACTGTATACGTCTTAAATCTGAATGGGTATTAAAATGGATAAACGATAGCGTGCCATATGGCGAACGATTAGTTGCATTTGCTGCTGTAGAAGGTATACTTTTTTCAGGATCATTTGCTGCTATATTTTGGTTAAAGAAACGAGGTCTTATGCCTGGATTATCGTTTTCTAATGAACTTATAAGTAGGGATGAAGGTTTACACTGTGATTTTGCATGTTTATTGTTTTGTAAATATTTAATTAACAAACCTTCTGAAAACAGGGTAGTGGAAATAATATCTTCTGCCGTAAATGTAGAAGTAGCTTTCTTTAACGATGCTCTTCCTGTAGACTTGATAGGTATTAATAATAGACTTATGATTGAGTATATAAAGTTTGTGGCGGATAGATTACTACTCGCTTTAGGTTTCAGCAAAAAGTATAACACTAAAAATCCATTTAGTTTCATGGAAAATATATCTTTAGAAGGAAAATCAAATTTCTTTGAGAAAAGAGTAAGTAACTATCAACGTATGGGTGTAATGTCTAATAAAAATGAACATATTTTTACTACTGATGTAGATTTTTAATAACTAGGTAATATTATCAGTATGTTTAACTGTTATATACGTAGGATAATTACTGGTAATGTATGTAAATCTATTGATTTAATTCACTACCGATACTGTATTTTGATAAAAATAGAATAAATAAACAACTAACTTCAATAGGAATGCATGTTTACTTTACATAATGTATTGTAATAATATGTATATTAGCTATATAGACGTTCATGATAGTGTACTTGTATCTACGACAATGATAAAACTACTTTTAGAAAACGGGTTAATAAGCGATGAAGAAGTATCAGAAATCGAGCAAATGGATGATGAATATAAAGTTATTGAATCATTAATTCATAAAGTAACTTGTGAAAAAAAATATATATTGGATTTGGTATTATACAAAGCCTGTTCAAATCAACAGTTAGATATAGTTGCTCTATTAATTAAATACGGAGCTGATGTAAATGTGAGACTATGTTATAATGATTTATCACCTTTCTTCATTAGCATATATAAAAATAATATAGATATAGCAAAATTACTCTTAGATTTTGGTTGTGATTATAAAAAAAGATATAGAAAAAATATTTGAAACTATACATTATGGTACATATAAGTATACTCCTGAAATTATAGATCTTGTAATAAAATTAAGTGTTAACGTTATTAAACCAAATCATATTGGAAAGTTACCTATTTACGACGTTAATAAAGAATATCTAGATAAAGTGATTATAGATTCATTAATTAAACACTATCCAGATGTAAATGTAAAAGACAATACTGGTCGTACTGCATTAAACAACTACTTCCCTAAAGGTTCAGAGCATATAATTGTAAAGCTTATAGAGAAAGGAGCAGATGTAAATTCTGCTGATGTATTTGATTCTACTCCTCTAGACAAATTCGTTCACGATCCTAAAGTAGTTATGATTTTGTTACAGAAAGGAGCTAACATCAATCATGTAAGTAAATATTATCATCGTACACCTCTAGAATCAGCTTTGTTTCATAGATATATCAAAAGTTCTAAACTAATGGTTTCATATCTACTATTGATGAGTTTCATAAATCCAGATATTAGTAAAGATGATGGATTCATCAGAAATATGAATGCTATTGATTCTGATGAAGAACTAGTTAATTTTAAAATACACTGCATTGAAGAAATAGATAAATTGAGATTATTAAACATTGAATTTGTAAATTGACTGTTAGTTAATCTCAAGAATCTAGATTATATAACAACATACTACAGAAAAAGCTTACTGTGTAAATTAATACATGATTCAGAGTCATTTCCTATATATTATAATATGTACATCAGAGATGTAGTATACAAATGTATTAGTAAAATAGATTTAATAGAGGAATTATGTGTACTAATAGATAGATTAGATGAATACAATTATTGGACACTTTTACCTTATGAAGTAAAAAAACATATATTAATGCAGTTAAAGTTTAGCGATATTGAGTATATGTTATCACAGCTAAAGCCTAGTATTACAGAACGGGAAATCAGTGAATAATTATATAATTTATACATCTAGAGAACACGTTGTAAAACCATAATCTACAAATACGTAGTCATGGCCATAATCATATACAGATGTATTGATTTTTTTCTTTTTCATATAATCTAGGAAATTTTCCCATACTAGTTGATTACTATTGTTCTTCGTATAGTTTTTAACCGTTTGGGGTTTGAGATTATTCGTTACAGAAGTAAGACTAAATATTTTATCTAAAAAGAATGAGTAATTAATAGTTTTTGAAGGAGTATTCTCTTGACAGAAAAATACTAGGTGTTTAAAAATTTCTATAACTTCATTTATTTTACTCGTATCTAAATTTAATTTTTCTTCTTTTATATGATTTATTATTTCAAATACTAGTTTATAATCTTTTTTATTTATTTTTTCATTCGCTTTTAAAAACGATGATACGAAATTAGCGTCTATATCTGTAGAAGAGATATTATTTTTTGTCATTACAGACTTTAATTCTACAATGACGTCCGAAGAACACTGATTAGAAAGTAATCTACGTAGAACATTTCTCAAGTGTATCAATTTATTAGATACATGAAAATTTGATTTTTTAGATACTTTATTAGAAAGTTGGAATACAGATTGACAGAAAATACAGAATTCATGACTAGATTCTGTTATCAATCCGTTATGTTTACAATTACTACAATGTTTTAGATTACTCATGTTAAAACTCTTCTTATTTCTGGATCTAGTATTTTAGTTAACAGAGTTTTATTTCTACTAAATATTAGAAATTGTTTTAATATATTTTTCTTATATTCGTTGTTATTTAACATTAATTCTATCAACTGTCTATCTGATTTTAGATATTCAATTAAATTATTACTACAGTTACTACACCTAACCGGAGGATCTATATCATATTTATACTCCGACATTTACTTTACGTAAATTTAAACAAATATTTCTGTTATACTTTTAGTTGCTAAGTAAGGTAGATAGTCTTGAGCATACACTAGAATACAACAATTTCTAGAAATAAGATTCATAGCTTCTTCGTGTGATAATAAATCATCGTCAAACATAACAGTATGATTCATCAGTTGTTGTTGCTTTATATCACATAATTTCTTAGTGGATTCTTCTTTCAACCAATCGTAGAACATTCCATCGTCATTTCCGTGTTCTTTATAATACTGATTCTTCATCACTCTCATTAATCTTGACTCTCTTGACTGTTTGCTATAGATAGATAGAGGATCGTACATCCAAGGTCCCATTTCCGTAAATAGAATAGTATAATATCCTTTAAGAAATACATCTCCACCATCACAACTTCCAGACATGGTAGATAACAAATCATGAGTCTTGTAACAAACTGCTGATTTTAGTAGATAGGTAATACCATTGATGTTTAGTTCATTAGCTATATCCATAGGACGATCGTTAATTACTGATCTAAAGCCTGTAAAGCACTCTCCGGATACTATATTTTTATTTTGACGGCGTTCTATATAATAGATAAGAGTTCCGTTTACTATTACTGGAGAGTTTATAATCCTATCATGAGAAATAGAATTCAAAACTGGTAATGCATCTACAGTCCTACAAGAAATAGTACCCTGGTATCTCATATTAGCAGGCATAAACATTACTCTACCCGTGGTACTATCGAAACTTAGAGAATAGATTGAATTAGAGTTAATAGATATAGGGTTGTTTATAGTAGTGATCATTTTTGAAGGACTGACAACTATATAGGATACGGGTTTAAGAACTACGTTAAGCGGTTGGTAAGGATCTGTTATAGATACTAGAGCAGGTCTGAATCCTACAATAGATAAAATTGAAGCTAGCATTTGTTCTTCATCAGCCATCATCTGAGAGCTGTTTATATGAATAATCTTCATAAGATGATTATCTACAAGATCACAATCCTTGCTGTAGAATATACCTAATCTCAAATTCAATATTGTTTTTCTCAGCATAGTATGAATACTAGCTCTATGTATTTCGCTAGATACAGAATCATTAATACCCGTAAAGATAATAGGAGAATCTTCAGTAAGCCTATTAATTAACAACATATAATTCTCAGGTTTTACCTTCTTCGAATTGTATAATTGTTTCATAAGACTATAACTATCACCTAGTACCATTGCGTTTTCTAGAGCTGGAAGCTTAACACCGAATAAAGCAACTAATATAGGATGAACGTAACCTATGGAATCCTGGTCTTTAAATCTAAACAACATATCACTAGATGTTGACATATCCACAAAGTTTGTAGATTGAAACCTCGTAGTATCTATTAGAGCCTGATATCTAGATGGATCGTAAGTATTTTCTAGTAGTTTTAACTGTTCTCCTATCTTGTTATCTGAATGTGAATAAATAACCATTAGGGGATGACTAGTTTTGACCGAAACACTATTACTAGAAAGAGATCCTTTGACGTGAGATAGTAACTCGAATAACTCTTGTCTTTCATTCCTAATAATATTTAATTCTCTCATAACTCGAATAAGATCCTGTATCGTAAAGTTATTTATGTCACATTTTCTATCCATAAGATATCTTACTATAGCATCTGCATCTTTTCTGAGATTGTATTGCCAGTCATGAGTTGATGTAATTTCATCTATATTGATAATTGTGTTTTTTTGTTTTCCAGAATCTGAAACTCCTTTACATATATCGGGTTTTGGTTTACTACTACTACTACGAAGACGCATAGGCCGTTGTTGTTTGGCACCTGCTGATATAATATCTTCTTCATTAATTTTATTCAAGACATCACATACGTTACATAAATTACTTTTATCTGGTCTATGTAAATGAGATCCTATTACTTCTAGGTTATTATAATAAACAGGTTCTAACAAAATATTCGGATATTTAACTTCTTCAATTGCTATATTAGAATCGGATTCCATTTATATTTGATAGTTTTTTACTCGCAACGTATCAAAATAACTACCTAAAGAGACATAAGTAGTTAAGAACGTTAGGACTCTTTTCAAGGAATAATCACATCTCTGATTTCTCTTATATCATCTGGCAATATAACACCATTCTCCTGTAGGTAAATATTTATCCACGTAATAATTTCATCAAAAAACATTTGCCTACCTACTTTATCGTGATTGGATAATGGTACTGTGATAGGTGGTAAGATATCAACATACTTATCATATAGATTTCTTATCCAAAGTGGGGCATTACTAGGTATAGATGATATTTGCATTCCTCCAACGGGTAATACTTGTGGCTGTTGAATATTAGAAGAAGATGGTACCAAAGTACTACTATTACTACTAGATGAAGAAGGTGTTTGAGGTCCAAAACTACTACCAGATGATGATGTTGTTTGAGGTCCAAAACTACTACTACTAGATAATGAAGATGGTCCCTGTGGAGCTACACCACTAGTAGAAGGTCCCTGTGGAACTATCCCACTACTAGAAGATGATGGTCCCTGTGGAACTATCCCACTACTAGAAGATGATGGTGCCTGTGGAGCTATCCCACTAGTAGAAGATGAAGGTCCTTGACCACTCGAAGGAGATACTAAATTTTGTTGATTATTAAATCTATCAAGAAAACTGGTAAAAATACCAGCAGTATCGTTACTACTTAATATAGACATCATTCTATCCTGAATAGATCGACTATCGTCTGTATTATATTCATCTACTATAGATTCCTTCTCATTTCTACTATCATCTTCGTCCAGTTTTTCTGAAAATATTTCTGGATTATTACTGACATTACGTTTAATTCTAGAAATAAAATCTCTGTAGAAGTTCTCAGCCATTTAGTATCCTAAAATTGAATTGTAATTATCGATAATAAATGGACAATTCTATGGATATTAATGATATATTACTGTCCGATGATAATGATAACGATTATAAGAGTTATGATGAAGACGAAGACTCTATATCCGATATAGGAGAAATAAGTGATGATTGCTGTACAGCTAAACAATCGGATTCTAGAATAGAATCTTTCAAGTTCGATGATACTACTCAATCACCTCATCCAAAACAATTGAGCGAGAGGATAAAGGCTATAAAGCAAAGATACACTAGACGTATAAGCCTATTTGAAATAACTGGAATTTTATCCGAAAGTTATAATTTATTACAACGCGGAAGAATTCCATTACTTAATGACCTAACAGAAGAAACGTTTAAAGATTCAATTATTAATATTATGTTCAAAGAAATAGAACAAGGAAATTGTCCTATAGTTATACAAAAGAATGGAGAACTTTTATCTTTAACTGATTTTGATAAAAAAGGAGTACAGTATCATCTAGACTACATTAAAACTATATGGCGTAACCAACGTAAATTATAATTTAGATATATAATGTTCTTGAATAAAATCGAATATGAATTCAATATCTACAGAATTTTCTTTATAGTTAATATTGTAATGATCTGTTATACACTGAACAATTGATATAAGTGTTGTCTTGTGCTTTTCATATTCTTCTACAAATATGTTTTTATACATTTCACGGTTATTTGATATCTCGCCTATCAATCCCTGAATATTGTTAACCTTTCTTTTCTTTAGATCTTCTATAGAGACTTTTGTCTTAAAGGATGTCATTATTTCACTAAAAAGAACGTGTAAGCGTTCGTTAGTAAGTATTTCAGAATATACGATACTAGAAAGTTTAGAAAATATATTAACGAATTGTGTTGTTTTGACACAGCTAGTCTGAAATAAAATAATGTTAGGTAATATTTTTTTAAAGAAGTTTACGTATTTATTGTTAATCTGATCTATACCGTCTATCGTTATATCACAGAAACACTTAATACCGAATATCACGTTTTCTTTCGAGAAAGAAAATACATCTTTATATTCTTCAAGTTTTATTTTATCAGATACTACATCTGTATTAAAAAGCGCGATTATTTTTATGATATAATTACTATCTGCTAGAACTTTATTTATTGTTCTTATAATGAAACTATTATTATCCATTAATATTTTGTAAGCTTGTTGTTCGTTATTAACACTTTTAATTAACGATACAATTTCTAGTATCTTTTTTAAATCCTGTACTATTTCATTTGTGTCTTTCTTCATATTAGAGTACATATTGTTTATAGAAGTAATAACTTTTGCATAGACTAACATATCTTTAAATATTCTGATAAATCTTTCTTTCGTTTCTTTATCGGTTATTTTGTTGAGCATAGACTTTACGTTTGCTGCTGATCGCATATACCAAAATGTAAACATCTTGAACTCTACTTGTTGCATGGCTAGAATAACAGCTTCGTCGGACATTGTACAGTTAATATCACAGCCTATCTTACTTTCTAAAATAGGAAAAACCGTTAAAAATGAATCAATATCATTATCGAAGTTTACTTCATACACTTTTTGACCTGTAATATTCTCTAAATATTTCTTACTTAATTCATAAAATTCGATAAATGTATTCCTGAATTTCTCCATGATTATTTATAGCTTGTAGTATTTTTCTAATATTGTTTTAATTTGTGTATGTGTATAATCTTTACTGATGCCTAATTTAAGCATAGTATTGATAACCCAAGTTTTTATAAATATTTCCTTATTATCTGTCACTACATATTTAAATACTGAATTAAAGTATTTAACTATAGGATTATTCTGAGTAGATATATTATCCATAAATACAGAACGTTTTGTAGATAGAGGTTCTGTAAATAATTCCCCGTCTACATAAAACCCGTCCGTTGTTAGTTTTAGTCCATTTTGTTCTTTTATATCAACCGTTTTAACTTTATAAGGAAACATATCTTTTAGCTTGTTAGTGCGTAGTTCCTCAAAGTATATCATATCTTTATCTTCTTCCTTTTTAGCTATTACTATTTCATGTACTATTTCTTGGACTAGTATGTATATCTTGTTATTAATAGATGAATACTTCATAGGGAAGTAAACAATGTCATTAGCTATAAGAGTTACGTTTTCTGTATTAACAAACTGAATAATATCATTTTTAGTTCGTATACGTTTTAATGTATAATAACGGCAATTATGTAGGCAACTTATGATAACATGGTATCCTTTCGTACTTTTTAAACGCTTATTATCAGATTCCAATGAAATGCTTAAATCGCTGTTAAAGAAATCATTAAATATAGGAGGTAGAAATGCTATTTTAGAATCTGTAACTACTTTACCATAATTTAGGATGTAAGGACTAATTACATTTTTATCCGTTTGTTTATTATGAACACATGCCATAAAAGTATCCGTATGACTCTGGTTCTTTAGAAAACAACACGGTATACATATCTTTTGTAATTTATAGAATATAGCAAGAAACCCTACATTATTATACTTTCCAGTCTTATCATCACAAGTAAACATTACTTCGTTATTATTGACGAATACTTCTTTGGTAGGAGATTTATAAAAGTTATCGCTTACCTTTGCCATATCAGGTTCTAGGGAAGATATTATCACGGGTTTCCTATTCTTATCTTTCGTGTTTTGACAAATACGTGACCAGTAGATAGTTTCTATCTTAGTGAAATCCATGGACTGTTTTACTGTATTGAACAATCGGTTTATAAAAACAACTAGGAAAGTAAAATATTTTTCTATATTCGGTATGTGATTTTTAACTTTTATAGAGATATGGTTCTTCGCTAAAATGATGGATATTTTTTTATCTACGGAAAGCAATATATTGTTAGTAGCCGTTTCAATGAATATAAAACTAGTCTCGATGTCTAATTTTACTTTTGATGTAATTGGAGTAGCTAGATTCACCTTATATGTAATATCGCTTTTGATACGTTCCATCTGTACGTTATTATTAGGTATCATATCTGTAAAAAGCTTTACATTATTAACAGTAATAGTGTTCCCGTCGCTGGATATGGCTAAAGAACCATCATCGTCCCATATAGATAAATTAAGGGATTCATCGTTAATAACAAAATGGTTTCCTGATAAATTGATAAAATACTCATCAGATTTGATAAATAGTATCTTCTTATCTGTATTATTGAGAACTATATTTCTTAATCCGGTCATTTTAAGATTAGTTCTAAAAACATTGTTAAATTTTGATTCTACTGTGAAGTCTAAATCAAGATCAGGAAACATTTCTATAAGACGAGATTCAAATTTAAGTACATTAGTATCTACTTCTTCGTACGAACCTAATTCTTTTACCATAGTATCAGCTGCTTTTACTACCCATATCACCAAAAAGTTACATGCGTCTATATAAACATTGTATAAGAAGCTTTCTGACTTAAGTAAAGTTTTTCGTTGTGTCATAGTGAATGGATTAAAAGTAGTATTATCTACATAACTATATTCCAAATTATTTTTATGGGAATATATAATTATTTCCTCATCAATATTTAGAAGATCGCATATATAACCTTTTACCTGAGATATTTTCAAAGTCAGTATTATATGCTTTTTTAGAACCCTCACTCTATCTATAGGAACTCTAAGGTGATTCTTTATGAAGTAATACATAGAAGACCTTTCATCTATCCCATCGTATAGCGTAAGATATAGAACTTCCAATATCTCCTGATCCTTATTGACTAATACAACTAACTGAGGATTTACTACGTACATTTATAGATAATAACTATAGAGTAAACGTAAAAAATAATTAGTATTTAAAATTTTACGAATACAATATGTACGAGATAGTACCTGATTTAGATACCAATATGAGTCTCGAACTAGGAGACTTTAAACTATCCACAACTCGTACAAAACCTAGAGAAGAAGATAACCAATATTACCTTTCCAAGAATAGACGTATGTACGTATGCAGTTCTAAAGGAAGCGAAAGAGCCAAAAGTTTGGGATTCTTCTTATCTAAAATTCCTTTCCTCAATTATAAAGAAAAAAATTATATGTTTCAGAAGATGGATAATATTAATAATATCCAACTAACCAAGAAAAATAACGTTATATCAGCACCGTATGTTATACTAATTAATCTGTCAGCGAATGGTTTTAAATTCACAGAAAGTTTTCTAGAACTATATTTCCCGGAGATTTATAAAGAAAATAGCAAGAAGTTTAAATTTAATACTCAAATTCAGTTGATACAAGAGAAATTAGGATATGAACATTCAAGTTATTATAATATAGAATTTGAACACTATTATACCACTGTATGTTTGATACTTCAAAGTAAAAGAAACATGGAAAAGGAAGATCCTGAACTATTTGACATACGAGAAATGTCTCCTATACTAAAATCATTGTCTGAGATTACTTATAAGCTGTATGTTTTATATATAAAATCTAAATTTGTCCAATGGAGTATTAGTGCTTCAGCGGTTGTAACTCAATTAGTGAATACCGTATTGATTACTGTGTATAATCTTATTACTAAATTTATAACGGAGAATAAGACTTTCAAATGCAAACTAGCTCATAATAACGAACTACCTATAGATATGTTAGTATCATATTACGAAGAATTTTCTGAAATTATAACAAATTTGATGAAACTTAATAGATACAGAGTAAATAAACACATACAAGAAACTTTACTCAGTTTCTGTACCATTTTTGGCGAGGTAGAATAAGCCTAGACCGATCATGAAGTAAATCACCATAGCTATTAAGATCTTTAGTATTACGGAAGATAGAGTATTACGTCGTATTCGTGTTTCACAAAAATGCATTATACAATGCCTTACTAGCTCTATTACATTGTTAGCCACTTGTAAAAATGCTAAGCCACTTATAGTATTTAGTACAGAACTATAACACGACATTTATTCGTTATCAAAAATAACTGCGTTGATATCTTCGGGATTCATTATTCTTTTAATGTTTTCAAAATAAGATTTAGTCATTTCAGTATAATAATTAGTTAGTTTTAAAATTTTTGGTCTAGCGATATTATAAGCTTTCTGGATATCTTCCTGTGTAATAGGATTATCATCTATAGTTCTTCCGGTCCTATGAACTACACTGAGAACGGATTTAATTTGGTCTATACCTATCAAGTCCTTATACAATGATTTAGATAATTCTATAAAGTCTCGATATTTCTCTAGTATAGATATTTTTATGTCATCTGAAATCTTACCTTTGAAATACCTTTCTATAAAATAGATATGCATAGCAAGTTCTTTGAACATCATAGTACCGTGACAAGTTATCTTCTTGATACCATCCATCTGCTTTTCGGAAATCTGTGTGATCGAATTTAGAATATTTGTAGCTATAAAATTAGAATCTTTCATATTTCTATCTTTGAGAGCATTAGTAATTAATTCTATTACTTCATTAGTAGCATTTTCATCAGGTACTTTATCGTCCAGATTTTCAAGTAGTTCTCCTACTGATACACCTCCTGCTGATACTATTAAACGATCTATAGTATTAAGCGGAATAATATGTGTTATCGATTTTCCATCTATAGTATCTTCTTTTAAAAGTTGTTTAAGATTTTCTCTAAAATTTGTATTTTCTGGTAGAAATACATCTGTATCCATAATTTCATTTAACGCGTTAGCAGATAATATTCCTTTGATATTAATTCTATCTAATATGTTTACTGGTGAAATAAATTGTACTAACGTAGCACCTTCTTCGGAAGCTGATTCTTTAGAACCACCAAAGAATGACCTATTAGCGCGTCGATAGCTATCTCTATTGCTACTATTATTAACGGACAACATAAAACTTACTAGATCATGAGCAGATGATAAGAGTTTTTCAGCCTCAGATTGAGAACATGATGCCTTTTGTAACATATTTGTTAGATACCTTTTGCTTACTCTAGGACTAACGTAGTAAGATGTATAACTATGACTAGATATAGTAGTTCTATTGACACGTACGTTAAATCCCATTGCCTTAAAGAGCATAAAGATAAAAGTCCTATAACTTTCAGGTGTAATATAATACGGCGAACCTTTGTCATCGATCTTAATACCGGTATACGCCATAAGAATTTCTTTTACTGCAATATGTGGTTCTTTATTCTCCATTAATCGTAGGAACTGAAAGAACAACATAAATCCAGCATCTGAAAGTCCTATATGTTTGACATCATGGGTATCATATTTTGGAAAATCTCTTACTGATATATTGTTTACACTTTCTAATATCTCACGTATCAAAGTTGGAATAGTTTTACCTTTAAGAATTCTTGGGAATACGCATATACGAATAGGTGTTTCTTCCGCTCTTAATACATCGTTTAACATAGAACAATAGGTTATACCATTTCTATTGTACAAAGCAAATAGATAACAAGTAGTTCCTAGGAACGTCATATCTATAAATTTCATATTCTTATATTCGTCGTACGACATACCATCCCAGAAAAGAGATATTTCTTTAGGGACATTACGCGGTCTTACTAAGCTCTTAGATACAATATTTAATAAGTTAATAACATAAGGTCTATTAGACGTCATGTTCAATATACGTATTCCTAGTTGTTGTGCAGTTACTGTAATATTTATGTTGCTATTATCTGGTCTAAATACAAACTGATCGATATAATCTAACGAAAATAACTTGTTGTCTTCTATATACTTTATCTCTTTACTAAAATAAATTGATACAACATAAGACGCTAACATAGAATTATCAACACGTATCCGTACACCGCCCAAATATATATTTCTCAACGTAAAACCTGAAAAATGTTGAAAATACATAACTAGATACTTTAATGTCTGCATCGTTATAAGATCAGTGTCTACATTAGGATTTTGTACAAGCACAATATTATTAGCGTTACAATGGAATTGTATTTTGAATATAGCATCGAATATAGCTCTAGACATAGGTTCTAATAGCGCTCTTACATTTAACAGATTAGATAAATCTTTCTTTTCCATAATACCATTAATTAACAATGGTCTATAAGTAGAATAATCAGCTCTTCCCTCTATATATGGATAAGTAAGGCTGTGTATGTAAGAATTCGGAAAACTAATATTAGGATTTATCTTTGGAGATAAAATACTAGGCGATGACGGATGTTCTACGTATCCACCGAAATATCTAGCGTGAGCTTCACAACCCATGGTTCTTATTTGCATCAATATTTTTGTAAATGGAGGAAGATCATTGAAGGATATAGTACATGGTATAGGATTCGTGTATCCACCAGTATTTTTGTTCCATGTAGACACTATTTCTCCGTTTTCTCTTATATTGATAGGAAAATAAATACCTAAATCATTTTTCCTAGAAAGAATATAATTAATACCTAATGTATCTAACTGTTGTGATCTTTCTGTATCAGTAGGTACACTAATTAATTCTGGACTGTATATAGTATCTAACGCATGTACATATCCATTCGCTAATTTCGGATCTATTTTGTAATCTAAACATAGCGAAGGTAAAACACTAGAAATCAATTTATAGAGATAATCTGAAGATTCTAACTGATCTAGAGTTACAATATTCTTGATTAACATCATTTATTATATAATAATAAATGACTGGATTGATGGTAACAGATATAACAAATATAGCTAAAGAATATAACTTAACAGCCTTTTCAGAAGACGTATATCCGTGTAATAAAAACTATGAACTTACTAACGGACAGTTATCAGCGCTTAAAACTATAAATGTTGTATTGACAACTAGAGCTGATAATTATGAGAAGGATGTAACTTATGATGACGATGATGATAATCGTTGTATAGTATCTGAAATAGGTAGCCATCATTCATTCAACGATGAAAAAGATAATTATATTCAGAGTAACAATATACAACAGACTCCTTCTTTGTCTGCTGTATTTGATGATAATAAACGGGTTCATTTGCTCGAACAAGAAATTGCTGAACTTCGTAAAAAGAAAACTAAAAGCAAGAACTTGTTAGATTTTACCAACACACTTTTCAATAAGAACCCTATTAGAATTGGAATACTCAATAAACGTGCGATAATACTAAACTATGCATCTATGAACAATTCTCCATTGACAATGGAAGATCTTGAAGCTTGTGAAGATGAAGAAATAGAAAATATGTATATTTCTATAAAACAATATCACGAAGTTCATAAAAAAAAATTAATAGTTACTAATGTCATTTCTATTTTGATTTCTATAATAGAACAATTATTGGTAAAAATCGGATTTGATGAAATAAAAGGATTAAGCAAAGAAGTAACATCTAATATAATTGATTTGGAAATAGGTGAAGATTGTGAACAATTGGCTACTAAAATGGGCGTAGCGAATAATCCAGTTATCAATATTTCATTGTTTATACTAAAAATATTTATTAGACGTATAAACATACTCTAATTATGCCATACCACCGTCCATTGAATTGTCATTATTCATCATGCACTTTTTACGAGAAGTTCTTTTTGTCCTAGTTTTTCTACCAGCGTTAACTATATCAAGATCTACACCTAGAAGATCTTCATTTACTTCACCAACATGCCCTTTTACCTCTAGTTGTCCATCTCCAGTAATTACACCGTATACTATCTTTCCAGAATTAGTGACGGCTTGAACTTCTTGTTCGTTAGAAGCCATTGCCCCTCCTCTACGTCTAGAACATGGTTTTCTAGTACTTGTAGTTCCTGTACAACGGGATGACTTACGAGGAGCACCAGCTGTTACAATATCTTTTGACGGTGGGTTATTGTTGCTAGTAGGAGTTACAGATGGTGCGGAACCTTCAGAAAAATTATTAGGAGGTACATTTGCCGTAATAGCATTAATATGATTTAGCAGCGTCTTTAACTGTGGGTTAAGTTTGTGCATAGCTTCAACATATTCGTTAAAGCTGCTATGTTGTTGTTGAGATCCTCTTTTTCCCGTCATTTAAAATACAGAAAATGAGTATTATAATCGTTATTTTCTTTGTACTTATATGTTATTTTGCTTTGTTTTTCTATACATCATCCGGCGTGATATTCGAACCCAATTATAAACTCTATAAAAACGGTGATATAATAGCTGACAGAATTAATGAAGAAAAAGTTCAGATAAAAAAGATCACGAAAAATATAGATGATACAAACATTGAATTACTTAAATACTATAAGTAACCAAGCGATGAAGAGCTCTTATCTGATCAGGATTAAGAGTTTGATTGAATAAAGGATCGTCGTTCAAAGTACTTTTTAGTACTTTATCTCTATCAGCAGGAGAAGGCATACACTTATATCTTTTATACACTGCGTATATTAACAAACAGAATATTATTACTGTTACAACGGTAATAACAAAAGTATCTATAATTCCCATTTATTGATAATTAACTTTTGACAATATTTATAAAAGTTTAACTAGTAATCTTTAAAAAATAGTGATTTACTGTATTTCAGTTCCAGGTGATGTAGCGTATCTAGATTCATCTACTACGTTGTTCGTACAGAATCTATTGTATCCAGAGAACAGTAGAATTCCAAGGAGTAGTAATATCGCTAGTATAAAAGATATAATACTAATGGACCTCAATGCACTATCTGCAGGTTTCCCTGATTTGCTTAGTTCTATGTAAGCGCAGATACATGCTACTATTAGCAATATTATACCGAATACTACTACGTAAGATGGTCTGTTTCTGAAAAAGCTGAGAGGATCCATTTAGATACCTGAAAAACTACAATACCGAATATAAAAAGTGGAATAGAAACCACATAAAAATCGCAGAATGTATAAAGAATATAATACTAAATTTTGCTCTAGTAGACATACTGATATTCATTATACACGATAATATGAATATAGTGACTATTATAACGGGTTCGTAGTTTGAAATCATTTATCATCAATAAGATTATACATTAAACAGTAAATAAAAATTACCACCCCACTTATAATTTTTTAAAAAGTTAAATACCTTAATTATATCATGATTACGCGGATTAACAAGATATAGGTTTTTAAAAGATCTAAAATACATATGTATATTATCTATAGAAGATATTTGAACATTTTCTTTTTTACTAGGTATTAAGGAATATCTAGAACTTACACATACAGGTTTATTATCATGTATAATAAACAACTGAGGTGTTATGGAATTAGTTTCTGGAATAATTAAAATCAAGGAATTATTTTCGATATACATTTATTGTGTTAGAATTTATTACTTTAGCGTTATATATCCTAAGGAAATAAAATAACACAAATAGACATAAGAGAACTATACATATCGGTATTACAGAAAAAAATGAAGGTAATTTAGCTTCTTTATCATAAGAATCATCTCCTAGTACAGTATCTTCAGCTATATTTCCTCCACAGTTAGCTATTAACTCTGCTACTGAATTTCTTAGTCTTAAAGTATCTACGTTGATATTACATCCTATATATTTACATTTGGTTCTTTGAACATCTTGATCGAAAAGTAAGTATTTTCTATCTTTTGATTTATCAGTACATTCGTGTAACCAACATACTTTAGGACCTAGGGCCAACTCTAAACTAAAAATCTTATCGTTTTTAGGCGTTGTAACGCACCAACAATTTGGGTTATTCCTGTGCTTAGAACAGTAAGATAATATAGCGGCATCCGAATATCCAAAGTTATCGGGTCTAGTATAATCTACAAAATCAGAACAGTAATTGGCATCTAGATGATCACTACAAACTTTCATGTATGTATCAAAAGCTACTTCTCTTTTCGTCGCTAACCATTCTCTACAAGGCAATGAACCAGGTGTCTGTAAGCATATAGATGACATAATAGTATCACAGTGATCGGTTTCATAATTATTAGAAAATATTTCTGGACAGTCCTTATTGGATTCCTGGTTGCAACATCTTTTGATATCCTGATCTGTATATAAATAGTCTTTGTTAATAAACCTACATCTAGTTCCTTCTAATACATAACTTTCTGTACCGTAAGGTATCTTTTGTAAATCAAGAATAGAACCCGGTCTGAATGATAATGATTTACACGGTCCACCAGGTGCTATAACAAATTTCTTTTTAGCTTCTGGTGATAGGAAAGACGCACACTGTTTTACTGTAGTATCTTTAGTCAAACAGAAGGGTGGAGATATTTCACTAGCGATATTACCTGAGTGTATAGTTTCTGATTCGAAAAATTTAATATATTCATCATTGTAACCACCAGTATATTCTACTCTTAAATATTTAGTTTCTGGTTGCTTAGTATTGACTACTGTTATATTACTAACACGTTGACCCATTTATGTTATACCAAATCAGTAATTTGAATGAGTTTGAAACGCATTAAGATTTTCTAATGAAGAAGGTCCACTCATCTGCCTACAATATCTACGAGAAGGCATAGATATTTGCCTATCTATGCCATATATTTTTACTATATAAAATCCGAGAATTACAAGTAGTACAACATCTATAGCTCTTTTAAATCCTTTGGAGATCTTAGAAGTACTTGTCAAATAGATTGTAACTGCGGATGCTAGCATCAAGAGTATAGAGATTCCTACATGCGTGGCGTCTGATCCATTCTTTAGGTGTAAAGCTATACAATACGCGATTATTAACGCTGGTACCGGTACGAAAATTGCAGAAAGAATAATAAATATCAATGCTACCAAAGAGTTTGTATTAATAGCGAATACCAACATAATAAGCGCCAACAAAGATTTTATATCATTGTTGTTAATTATATTCGAGTATAGTCGTTCTACCCCATCGAATCCTCCATTACCGAGTCCTTTCTTGGGTAAAAACGATAATTGTTGTTCTTCTGTGAAAAGTTCCTTTTCTTTGATACCAGCACCTGCGTCGAATTCATCGAAAACATTATAGTAATTTAAATAATTGTTATTCATTTATATATAGATAAAAAATGTCGTATATTACGGTTATAGATGATAAACTATATTCTTCCTTGAGGAAGTTGGTAGGTTATTCACCTCTATACTTGTTTAACGATAAAGGCAATTTTGTTGAAGTAGTGAAGAATTCTGAATTTAGATTTTTGATACCACCGGGTTACTTTTCAAATAGTAACGTACCGTTATATGGATTGATGTTTTCTTATGGAAGAAACTGGATGAAAGATAAACAAAAAATTATTCTTCCGGAGTTATATCCTATACAGCGTAGAGTTATAGAAGAAATTATATTACAGTTTTCTAGAAAGTGTAAAGAGAAAAGGCCTTTGTATACAACTCTGCATTTAGCTTGTGGATTTGGAAAAACTGTAACTGCTAGCTATCTAATAGGTACTCATAAAAAGAACGCTGTAGTTAGTGTACCGAATAAACTTATATTAAAGCAATGGGAAAACGCAATATCATCATTAAAAGTAAGTTATTACGTATCTTATGAAGGTGTTTCAAAACTTTTGAAAGTATTATCTTCTAAAAGTTTTAGTATATTAGTTGTAGTCGATAAACACTTCTCGAATAAAGAGTTCTGTGAATTTGTATACGAAAACTACGATGTCTTTATACTCGACGAAGCGCATATATACAATCTCATGAACGAATCTATTATGACAAGTTTTCTATGTTACTATCCTCCTAAGATATGTTATTTTCTAACGGCAACTCCTAGACAACAAAATGCTGTTTATTGTAACTCGATAATAAATTTTATAAAATTTTCTCCTTTACAAAAAATTCTTTACGTAATACGAGAATTGTATAATGAATATACAAATCCTAGTATACGAGCGCACGTATCTCAATTACAAACGACTGCTAATAAGTATCATCTATATACGGAAAAGGCATTAGCAGAGGATATTCATAGAAATAAAACTATAGTAGATAAGATAATAGAAACATTTAAAACTAATCAAGGTAATAGAATTTTAGTCATAACAAAGTTACGTAATCACATGATAATGATATATAATGATTTAAGAAAAGTATTATCCGATAAGGTTTACTTAGGCGACGCACAGAAAAAATCTACTACAGATATGATTAAAGAATTAAGGACTATGGATAAGTTTATATTAGTATCTACTCTACATTACGCCGGTACAGGATTAGATATTCCAAACTTAGATAGCCTGTTCATATGTAATACCGTTATGAACAGTATGCAGAGTGAACAAGTAATGGGTAGGATATGTAGAGATACCGGTTCAAGTCCTACAAGATCAATCTATTTATTTATTAATACATCGATAAAAGAAATAAAGTCATTAGTAGGTGTATTTACTCAACGTTTTGCACAACAGGCTACAAAGTTAGGATTTAGAGAGGTCTCTCAAATGACATAATGAAGATCCGCACGCTTTACATCGAATATTACTATTAGCGAATACTTTTCCTGTATTTAGATAATCGCTTAATTTATATTTACTAACCCCAGAAAACATAACTAATTTTGATTGGCATATAGAACACGTTGTACATTCATCTTCTGGTATAACAGTTGGTGGTTCTTTACGCGTAGATGTTGTAGATCTGGATCTTTTCTTCCTCTTCTTAGCGCCTGCTGTAGCATCTGCCATTTAAGAGCTATAAAAATAATTCTGTATACGCTCTTTCGCATATGTTGCGATGTTTGATAAATTTGGAAGCATCATCGCAAGTAACTGCTATTAATGAATTTATATTCTTTATATCATTACATGATGCTGGTATTTTTGTATTTTTATTTACTAAATAATTTGCTTTTACACCAAATGGTGTAAAGCTGTAATTTATTAAGTTATCTCCTATACACCGAAATTTGTTACCGTATATTTGTCTATACCTAGTAAAGGCTTCGTGTTCTAATCTTAATTTATCAGCTATCTTAGGAACTATTATATTAAAAATGAGAATAAAATAACAAACTATTAAAAATAGGACGAACATGTCAAAGTCTAAAGATTTAGATAAACTAAGAGAATTATTAACATTAAAAAAGAATATACATTTATTGGGTAAAAATAATACCGTAAGATACAACGAATTGTTAGATTGGACTATCAAAAGTTATTGGTCTGTAGGATCTATACATATAGAAGAACATGTATGCGTTGATGAATACTATCAGAGTATAAAAAATAATTCATATCTATTACAAGGAAGGTATTATTTTTTACATAAATATTTCGGTACAAAATATGTTTACCTTCATGAATCTTTATACGAAATGTCAGGTGGTACAGAAGTACCCATTGAAAAAAGTTTAAAAGACAAAATTAAACTAGTAACTAATAAATATCCTGATATACGATTTATATTATTCGTAGAATATAAAAATATATTCGCTATAGAAGACGTAGTATCAAAAGATAACTACAAGCTATATGATATTCTAAAATTTTCTAAGTCTGTAGGATTAAAAGTTAACGGATGTTTAACATTACAAATAGATAAGAAAACACAATTAACTAAGGAATATTATGAGTTAATCCATACCAATATAGAAAGGATAAAAGGATTCTATATAAACGGTTTAATATGTATTAGAGAAGATACGTTAGTAAGAGAGGTATCTAATACAAAATCTAAAGAGTTTTGTTGTGTTCAATCTATAAAACTAGAAAAGATAGATGATAATTTGTGGTTACCATATGCGATTACGTTTAATAATCAAGTATTAAAAATATCTGGATTTAAGAGTTTAGTTAAAGCTAGACTCTATGTAGGATCTTTTGTGTCTGTTATAAAATATAGAAGCGTGTTGTTATTACCTGATAATACAGTTCCGGATAAACAGATTCCAAAAAACGAATATATTAGAAAAATCTTGGAGTATTTTAATAATGAATATTTTTCAATAGGTAATTATATGGTGAAAACTGGAACTATAGAGATAAATAAAATAAACAATACAGTAACTGGTATATTATTACCTTTCAATAATACAGAAGAATTAAAACAAAAACTAGAAGACGTTGAGTTTGTAGATAAACTGAAGTCTAGATCTTTATTCGATCTATCGTGTGATTATTTCTTACAGGATAGAGAAAAAGTAATAAAGTTAATAAATGAAATGGATTTTAAATTAGACGATAATAACAAGATAGTAGAATTTGATCTTAATTCAGAATCTGTTATTAAAGGAGATAAAATTCTAGAAGATATATATATGAAATTTCACCAGTTTGTTATCGTGTTTAATTCTTTATCAACGGCTAAGTCTATGTTATGCGAAAATCAATAATGATTATATGCTCCGTAGATATAGGTATTAAAAATCCAGCATATACTATATTTAATTACGATAAAGATAATAGTACTATTAAATTAATAGCTATCGAAAAATCTGATTGGTCTAAGAACTGGGAACGTAGCGTAGCGAAAGATCTTACTAGTTATAATCCAGACGTAGTTATCTTAGAGAAACAGGGGTTCAAATCCCCGAACTCAAAAATAATATATTTCATTAAAGGTTTTTTCTACAATACTAATACAAAAGTAATTGTAAGAAATCCTACTTTTAAAGGAGGTAGTTACAGGAATAGGAAGAAGCAATCTGTTGAAACATTTATACAAAAAATTTCCGAATATTCAGAGTATAAAAATGACATATTAAACAAGTATACAAAATTAGACGATATTGCAGATAGTTTTAATTTAGGATTATCTTACATGGAATCATTGCTAAAAAAGTGTAAAATAAGTAAATATTGATAAGAGCAAGATGTATGAATTGTTTTCATACCTTCATGAAATAGAAGATGAATATATAAGGACAATATTTAACTTTCACATTAAGAGATGCGATGAAATATCTAATATATATAACATAATAATGACAAAAATAAAAGATGCAAAAAACTTTAATGATGTTATTGATGAAAGATTTAACAAAACTATTAAAAAATTGATTTATTGTGACATAAAAACAACAAAACATATCATAAATCAATCATGTTACCCCGCCAAAAGCAAACAGATAAAAAAAATAAGTAAGATAAACCAATACTTTAATATAAATATTATATCAGATACACCAGCATCTACACGTACAAAAGAAATATTTCTTTCAGATAGATCGTCTTTGGTTTCTTATATTAAGACGAGTAACAAAAAATGTAAGATAGATTATGGTGAATTAAAGAAAACAATAAATTCTCATAATAGATCTATATATTATTCTGGAAGGAGATCAGATGAATATATGTCTACAGAAGTTCATAAAGATCAGAAAAATCCGTGGATTAAATCTATTTCTAAAAAACTAACTCTTGATATAGAAAATCAATCTATTACAACTAGAGGAAAAAGTTCTATATTGCAGACGATTGAAATAATTTACGCTAATCGTACTTGCATAAAAATATTTAAGGATTCTACTATTCACGTCATTCTATCAAAGGATAAGTCAGAAACAACTTGTGTAGATACTATAAACAAATTATTTTATACATATACCGTACTCTTCGATCTTATAACAGATATTACAGGTAATAAAAAATTTTTAGAATATAAAGCAGTTGCTTCTAACATAGTATCTACGGATAACTTTAATGATAAAATCTTAATTATAAAAAACCATCCTGATATGTACGGTATACATAACTTTAAAATAGGAATGTTTAACATTACTTACAAGTTATCTATAGATATGATTATATTTCCATCATTAATGGAATTCAACAGTAAAATAAAATTCTTTAAAGGTAAAAAACTCAATATAGTAGCTTTAAGTTCATTGCAAGATTGTATTAAATACGTTAAAGAAGCAAAAGGAATACTACGTATGATGAAAAAAAAGTCTGACGAATTGGAAGAAATAGACATAATTACAGCATCCGTAGATAGACTCAAAAACGTAATTATAAATATCTAAAATAGAAAAATTAATACATATCTAAAATGGATCAGAAACTAGGAAACAAGTTTTTGGAACCTGATCCTAAGCAGAATGTTTTTTATAGGCCTCTACATTTCCAATATGTCTCCTATGAAAATTTCATTTCTTATAGACTTAAAGAAATTTTGTCTGTGAATAGAACGTTGTTATCTTTTAAGAATGATACAGAAAAGATAGTTCTCAGAATTAATAATATTAAAATTATACCTCCTGATTACTCTCCTATTATTGCCAGCATTAAAGGAAAAAGTTACGATGCCTTAGTGACTTTCACAGTAGATATCAGAAAAGAGGTAATGACTAAAGATGGACTCCATGTAAGCACGATTAGTAGTTACGAAGGAAATGATTCTCAGTTGATAAAGATACCTCTTCTTATAGGTTACGGAAACAAAAATCCTCTCGACAATTCTAAATTCGTATCTCCTAACATTATAGGAGGAGTCTTTATTAACAAACAATCTATTGAGAAAGTAGGTATTAATATAGTAGAAAAAACAACTACTTGGCCGAAATTTAAAATCGTTAAACCCAATGCCTATACTTTTTCCTTTTCATCTATTTCACCCGTTAATATATTACCTACAAAGTATAGACATTATAAAATTACCATGGATTTATCTCAATTAGAAAACTGTTCTATATCCTCAGCAAAAACTTTCATTACCGTTAATGTTATTGTTCTTATTAAGTTCTTGATTAATCAGGACTTGAGTTATATTAAGAATAACTTGACTTATGGTATGCCCTTGGAAACAGTTTATCTTATTAACGCTATTATCGAAAGTTCTAAAACAATATTAGAAGTGGAAGATTTCAACATCAATGAATATATAGAGAGCTTAATAGAATCAGAATTCCAGAAACAACGTTCTATAACTTCTATAGATGATTTTAGATACGATCTTATGTATAATTTTTTGCCACATATGGTTAATAGCTCTGATCAGTTAAAAGGATTCTATCTATTAGGATTGTTGAGAAAATTCATATATTGTATCTATCATACTAGTAGGTACCCAGACAGAGATTCAATGGTATGTCACAGAGTATTGACTTACGGAAGATATTTTGAAATTCTGGCCAATGATGAGTTAGAAAATTATATAACTAATATTAAAAATGATATAACTAACAGTCATAAAAACAAAGGCGTTTGTAACGTTAGTATCCACGTACTTACTACTCCTGGATTCAATCATGCATTCTCAGGACTCCTAAGCGGAAAGTTTAAAAAGACGGATGGGAGTTATAGAACTCATCCTCATTACTCTTGGATGCAGAATATATCCATTCCAAGGAGTGTAGGTTATTATCCCGACCAGGTAAAAATATCAAAAATGTTTTCTGTTAGAAAATACCACCCGAGTCAATACGCCTTCTTTTGTCCTTCGGATGTACCTGAAAGAGGTCCCCAAGTAGGACTTATCTCACAACTCTCTGTTTTAACATCCGTTTCTAATATCAGAACAACGGAGTATATAGATCTAAAGAATGCTATCATGAAATATATATATACTTATGATAAAAACGATATTAGTTATTTTGAAACAGGACATATTATTACTATAGAGAATGACTTAGTGGCAGCTATTAATCCAGATTTGGTAGATAAATTTGTAGATGATTTCAAATTTAGAAAACGAGTAAACTATTTTGATAACCTAGAAATAGGTATTTCAAACGTTAAAGATCACATGAATGAAATACGTATTAATATAGGAAGTGGTAGATTGATAAGACCTTTCCTCGTAGTTTACAAAGGAGAATTAGTGATGGATACTATAGGTGAAGAATTGGAAAAACGTATAGATAATATTACGTTCTCAGACATTCAAAAAGAGTATCCTCATGTTATAGAGATGTTAGATCTGGAACAGTTTGTTTTCAGCAACGTATGTGAATCTGTTAGTAAATTCAGAGAATTAAGCAACGAAGATAAAAAACTATACGACTATTGTGATTTTCCAAACGAATTTAGAGACGGATACGTAGCGTCTACATTGGTAGGAATTAATCATAATTCTGGACCTAGAGCTATCTTGGGATGTGCACAAGCCAAACAAGCTATATCGTGTTTGAGTTCCGATCTTAGAAACAAAATAGATAACGGAATACATCTGCTATACGCAGAACGTCCAATAGTGTTAAGTAAAGCTACTGAAACGTCCAAAATAGCTATTAACTGTTTCGGCCAGCACGTCTTCGTAGCTCTTATGTCTTATAAAGGAATGAATCAAGAAGATGGTATAATAGTTAAGAGAGAATTTATAGAAAGAGGTGGTTTGGACATTGTAACGGCTAAAAAACATCAAGTAGAAATTCCTATAGAGAATTTTAAAAATAGAGAACGTATAAATTCTACCGCTTATTCTAAACTTGATATTAACGGTTTAGTAAGATTGAATGCGTTCTTAGAACCAGGAGATGCTATAGCTAAAAATATTTCGTCTAGAACTTTAGACGACGATTTTGTTGCGGATAATCAAATTAGTTTCGATATATCGGAAAAATATACAGATATGTATATGTCTAGAGTAGAACGAGTGCAGGTAGATTTAACAGACAAAGTAAAGGTAAGAGTTCTAACCATGAAAGAAAGGCGACCTATTATGGGAGATAAATTCACTAGTAGAACCAGCCAAAAAGGTACTATCGCCTATATAGCTTCGGAATCAGAACTACCTTACGACAAGAACGGTATAACGCCAGATATAATCATAAACTCTACATCCATATATTCGAGAAAGACTATCTCGATGTTAATAGAGATGATTCTGACGTCAGCCTATTCTATTAAACCATATAATAATAGCGGAAAAAATCGGCCTATATGTTTTCCGAGCAGCAACGAAACAGATATTGAGTATTATGTTGAATTTGCAAGAAAATGTTATCAATCCGCTATGCCAGAATTAGATAAAGAAGAACTGGAAAATGAAGTCTATTGTGAAAGTGTCTTATACGATCCAGAAACTGATAAACCGTATAAGACAAAAGTATTTATGGGACCTCTCTACTATCTTAGGCTTAGACATCTTACTCAAGACAAAGCTACTGTTAGATGCCGTGGTAAGAAAACAAAACTTATTCGCCAAGCTAATGAAGGTAGAAAGAGAGGAGGTGGTATCAAATTTGGTGAGATGGAAAGAGATTGTCTCCTCGCTCACGGGGCTGCAAATACTATTACTGAAATTCTTAAAGATTCTGAAGAGGATTACCAAGATGTTTATGTCTGTGAAAACTGTGGCGATATAGCTACTAAAAAGAACAATAATGTTTATTGTATTAGATGCACCAAATTAAACTTGTATACTGTTCTGACAAAAATCGATACTACTCATGTATCTAAAGTGTTCCTCACTCAAATGAATGCTAGAGGAATAAAAATCAATTTAACCTTTAACGAACAGAATCCTTTATTCTATAAACCGATGAAGCAAATTGATCTTTCACCAACAATATTAAAACCATGATCTATCATAATCACGATCAGCTTGATTATCTAGTTTCTTCGGTAACTCTATGGCATGTCTACGCAAGTCATCATAATCTTCTTCAAGTTGTTCCATTTTTGATTTGATTTTGCGGTAACTATCCCCAAAACTATCTGATTCTAATCTACGCATTGCTCGATCAGCGTCATTAATTCTATCTTCATCAGACTTGTTTTTTTCTCTAGGATATTCCCTATCTTTATCCGGATGGGGCTTATATACATCTTTTTCAGCACCCAAACTACGATACCCTCTATCGTAATAATATCTATCTTCGTCTTGTAGAAGATATCTATTTCTACGATTTCTCAAAGATTTGGGTGTATAATCATCGTTATGTATGGCATCCATCATTTCATCTTCGAAGTCTCTAGCACTTTCAAGATTGTTAGCTCTCTTAGGAACAATATGTTCATCGTCTGAATTCCTACGATCATCATATTTTTTATTTCTATAATGATAGTCATCATAGATATCATACCTGTTTCTACGATGATGACCTTTCATTCCGTGCTTCTTATGTCCATCGTCCATACCATGATGTCTCCTCAGTATAGGAGCTTCATCCTTTATTAGATCATCTTCATTATTATTGTTATTATCATCATTATCATAGTCTTCTTCTCGAGGAAATTCGTCTTCGTTACGATTCGGAATATCATTTTTACTAGGACAGTTCTTTCTACGATCACAGTCAGAATTGTCTATATAATATTCGTGATAATCTTTAGGTCTACGCTCTCTATCATTACTATAATCATAGGAAGGATGTTTATCATCATCTAGATACCATTTCCATCTTCTACAATCATCAGGGAAAAATAGAGTATGCCTATTTTGATAGAAGTCATTTTCCTTATCCTTGAAGATACGAATAGCGCTACAGTCATGAATACAATTGGGACTAAAAGACATTTTTGTAGTCGGGTATTCATCTGTTAATCTAAGATATTCATAACTATCACCAATATGGCATTTAGTATATAGTTGTACGAAATCATAATGATTCTTCTTAATAGTAACTTCATCAGTAAAACAATAGCATAGACCATCCATGACTTGTTCGGACATCGAATAGTCCGTCTCAAAAGGAATACCGCAAAGAGATATCTTTAGTCCTTTAGTCTTTGCTTTTTTAGATGCCATAATGAAGTTAAGAAAATCTTGGTACGCGCACATTTCTTTTATATGGATGGTAGTATTTCTTTCGTATTCCTCAGGACCAGCGCGCGGCTTTCTACCTACCGATTCCATCGCCATGATAATATCGTCGGCGGACATCAGATGAATATAGTACATGGGTAATCCTATAAACATACATTTGCATTTAAATCTAGAATGAACGCTAGACACTAATCTTAGATAATCTGTAACGATACTAGAAACTTTTTTAGATACTGCACGAGCGGAATCTGAATAACTAAATTTAGTATCATTATTTCCCATGTACAGTAGATATGTTACGAAATAAAGTACATATCTACCTTTGGTAGAAATATCCGGCATACGATCGTTAGACATATCGATCTTATTATATAGTTTTTTGATGCCATTATTATTATATTTTATAAATTCTCCTAGGAAATAATTGTCCAAGTTCTTGGGATACAAAAGTTGTGCTTGCACTCCGTGAATACGGTCATTATCACAACTATAATGAATAAAAGTCCTAAAGATATTACGAACGACTTTTCGATCTCTCCTACTTAAGAAACTTCTTTCGTTCAAATCATGATCCCAAGTTCTTACAATTAGAGTTTCGAACTTCCTTATACACTTTTCGATACCACATTTGTCCCAACCCATTTATATATTGAAATAATTATGGAATATATTATAAATTATTCTATGTATAGATGACCATATCCTGTCTGGTAATCTATCTTCTTAGCGAGATTTACCATAGAGTGTCTCAGGGTATCAGCATGACGTTCTAGACGGTCTATAGCTTCCGCTACGATGCTGCAAGATTTAGCTACTTCTACGTGATCTTGTTCTATTCTACCCAACCTTCTTTCTAATCTTCTTAGTGCTTTTTGTCTAATAGGAGCCATATCACCACGCTTTTTATTTTCATCGTCTATGTCAACTTTCCCATTTCCAGGAATATTTTTATCTATTCTATCATCATCGTCGTCATCATCGTCATCATCATCATCTCCATTAATAGGATCTTCGTCTATAGGCAAGCCATCCGATGCTTTACCATCGTCAGGAGGAACAGAGTCTTCTGAATCTAATTTAACATCTCCCGCGGATTTAACTTCGCCTATTGTATAAAAAGGATGATCGTAAGTGGTTATAAGATCATCGGGCCTATTACCTTCTTCTTCTGGATCACCTATAGAAATAGCGAATGTATCAAACTTCACGCTTACAGGAGATGGAAATTTAACTTGGGGAGTTCTTGTATTAACCTCATGATATGCATATTTCTTGCTATCTGGTAAGTATCTTAGGTAGAATCTTACCTTATCATTAGTTTCTGTAGCTATTAGATCGTCGTGTCTATAACACAATCCTTTCAACACATACTCTGGTACAGAATTATTAAAATACCAAGTACTTGCTGTAGTAGCTAACATAACAACTCTCCTATCACCGGGATTTCTAACATTATTTTTGAGGTATTCTATATATTTTTTATACATAATCATATATGGTCTTGCGAACATATTACTACCCCATTCTAGAATTTCACCGAAAGCAGAATCATCGGGAAACAGATAACAAGGAATACCTATAAACATGGATTTACATCTGAATCTCATATGGATGCTAGCGATTCTATTAAAGTAACGATGCCTTATACGACGTATAGTTTCGTATATTTTATCCGATTCATCTTGTGTTACGCTAATACGTTCTTTGGCGGTAGTTATAAAAAACATTACTATAAAAGCGATATATTTTCCTACTGTATCTACCGAGTTAAAACTATGTATTTGTTGCAACATTTCTGCAAACTCTCCGTGATTGTAAGACATTAGACTGGTATAGGCTCTACCTTTAATTAACGTTTCATAATTGAGTATTTTACCATAAAATTCGGAAACTGATCTATGATCTTTGAAACTCTCCATATGATATCTTATTATATTTCTTATACAGTTTGAGTAGTAACGATTGATATACGTATCTTGCCTTAACTGTGTATTCCATGATTCTTTCACTATACTTACAAATAACGTAACTGGATCGTTAGTAGATATGGGTTTAGGTATTACTACATTATCTTCTTCATCGGCTCCAGGAACAACATCCATTTATAGATGTGATTTTAAAGTGTTGCACTCTGCAGACCCTTCTCCGTATTCAGCACAAGGATTCCATATGGTACCTATCTCTCCACGAGTATAATTATAATATACACAATCTGCTAGATTAGTAAAAAGTACAGGATTTCTACTTGACGTAGCTAAATACCCAAATTTTGACGCAGATGCATATTGGTTATTGTAATTTACGCATCTCCATTTAGCTTTAGGATCGGTTTCCGAGTCATTAGGATCAAATACTCTTTTGTCGATGTACAAACCTCCCGGAGATCTAGAATATTCCAGACCACCATATTTTTCATTAAATTCTATTATATTATGGTAGTTATCATATATAGTGTAGGCTTGGAAAAGAAAAAGACAAATTACTGCGGTCGCTAATATAACTATGAATATGAAAAGAGCATCCATCGATTTATACCAAATTAATTAATAGTTTTACATATTTCACTTATAGTTTTGTTAACGGCTTTGTGAAAAGTTTTCATGTTAACAGATGAAATATTGAACTTATGGTATGTACCTAATTGGCATTCGCATCCGAAAAAGTTAACAATACACATAGTCATTATATCGTTAGCGAATACAATATTAGACTTAGGATCATACGCTGATGTTGTTGGAATATCTTTTTTCATATCTACTTTTGCTATATCAAATTCTGATATCTGATCCGATATAACTTCTTTTAGATAAGTTAACATGCTTTTAAAATATGTAGAAGAATTAAACCATGTATACTTTTCCATGAATATACGTATATTACCTTCAGGTGCAATAATGCTAAAAGGAAAATATGTTTCATAATTTTGTGAGTGAATTATCTTGATATTTTTATATTCTCTATTAAATAATTCAGTATCTAAAAATGATAATCTGTTTACTAACTCGTCATCAATTTTAGTTCCACTACTAAAAGCGGCTAATTCTATAGTTTTAGTATTTGTTGCTCTATATTCAGAGAATGAATGTAATAGTGTTTCTTTTAATTCTTTTATAGGATCTAATTTTATTACCTCTTCCTGTTTGATAATATAATAATCTATATCTGCTAAAGAAATATAAGTATCGTTTTCTTTCTGTGTTTTCTTCAAGTGAATACAAAAGTTGCATTGCATAGAAATAATATCGTATATATAATCATAAAATATTTTGTGAGTTGGTAATGATTCTATAGATGTTAGCCATTCTTCGTTAATGGCGGTAGTAGTATTTATCATAACAACTCCTAAGTTAAGTCTAGGAATTACTAGATGCATCTTGCACATGTGTTTTATAAAGGTTGCAATACTGGGATTAGCGCTAACATCAATATGATACTCTTGACGATGCATTATTCACGCTATTAATATTTCTATTGTTCTTTTTATATTTTTTATCTATTTCTATTATCTTAGAATTTATGATTTTAAGAACTTCTTGCATTAATGAGATAGTAGCTGAAAATTCAGGATCTCTAACATTCGCTAAAGTTGATAGCATATGGTTTATACTATCTTCATTTATATCGTCTATATAATCTATATCATCCATTCCTACTATTAAAGTAGTATATAAAAAGGAAAAAAAAATAAAAAAAGTATTTAATCACTACTCCTGATGGATTATAGGGTATTTATATACTGTTTTTAATATTCGTGATATGGTATATATATATATAAGTTTAGTGTATACAGTTAATAGATTTACAATCTGATAATACATTTAATAAAGATGGAAATCTTTGAACTAATATCCGAAAATGAGAAGTATTTTAATGGAATGCCTATAACACTACCAAAGAAGAAAAAAACATATTTTTACAAAAATAATACATTTATATTTTATATACCTTCTGATAGTAAAATAGAACAATATATACAACGAAGTGATCTACACTACTTAGATTTTATAGTTTATGGAAAGGTCATAATAGATGATGTTGTAATGTTACTTCTTTATGTAAACTTTGAATATTATGGTATATCTATAGATGGTAAAACAAAATACTTAGGAAAAAGTATAAAAGACCTAAAGATAAGAGGAACTAGGCGGTGGAAAGAGTTTACTTATTAAATGGATATACTAACAATCATGAAACAAATTAAAAATGGAAAAGACATTAATCCTTCTATGGTTACTAAGTTTGTGGAATTGATATGTAATAAAGAATTATTTTATGATCCTCTACCGATAAAACTAAGTTCTAGTGTTCTAACAGACAGAAATACTAACTACTCAGAAGAACACGTTAAGAGTATGATTACAATTATTTATGGTTATCTACCTAGAATAATAAAGAAAAAGGTTTTTGTTAAAAAGATAAGTAAATTATTAGCTACACCTCCTGATGACGCATTGAAAAGAATATTTGGAGAAACATCAGAAATAGATATTAATACATTCATTAAGAAATTCTTTAATGAATTAACAAGCTAACTCTTCGAAAGATTCTTGTTTGGTATAGCTTTTAAGTAGTTTCGTATTACCAGATGTCTCATTGTCAGGTGAAGATATATAAACCTTTTTATCTTTTTTATCACAATCATCATTTATAGAAGTTAGCTTACTAAAATCTTTAAAATAATCTGTATCTTTGTTATCATCGTTTAATATGGTATGTAGTTGATCTTTCATATGAGAGAATTGGCTTAACAATATAGTGGTATCAGATTTTTGTTCGATGACAGATTTATCTGCAGTATCATAGCATATACGTATATCCTTGTTCGCAAATACAGTATTTTCTATAATATAAACTTTTTTACCTCTAGATGCTGCGCGCATGACAGATAGTGCTTTTATTATCTGTTTAGTAGCAACCAACGACATAGACCTAGTAATATTTTCGATATCGGCATCAGATACGTTGCAACAACATAGATGTGTAATGCTTGATCTACAATTTGATGGTACGTGTCTATAAGTTTGACACAACATAACGATAGACATCTTTATATGTCTACCTGTATTCACTAACCAAGACAATATCTTAGATTTTAACTGCATATCGCCCAAATCATCTAATATTACCAAAAACTTGTGATTAATAGAACCTTTTTTTCCAAGATTTACTAAATCTTGTTTCATTTTTGATAATGAATATTCTAATTCCTCTGCAGTAGTTATTTTATATATATGGTCAGGCCATACATAATAATTATACGATGAGTTAAGTATAGGAGTAAACAAGAAAATATGTTTATACTTTGCTATAAATGTTTTAAATAAAGATAGAAGAAATGTTGTTTTACCCGATCCACTACCTCCTAATATAACCATTCTAAAATAATCATTCAACAAGCTATTCCTATTAAATTTAACTTCCCTTACAATATCCATTTAAGTTGTTTGTGGTATTTATATATCTCCGAAATTGATTATAACTATAGCAAAGGATTATTTGTATTAAAGTTTATATATAGAATAAAATGTATCTATATATCTATTTTAATATCTATATCATTTAATACGTTATTTATCAATGATGTATATTTTAGTGTTTACGTATCTTAAATATGAATAGACAAAGCAGTAAGAGGCTTAAAAAAACATGCGCTTGGTTTATACATTTGATAGCCTCGATGTGTGGAACTGGATTACTAGGTCTATTTGTTACAAACGTTACATTATACAGACAAATAAAAATATGTGGAAATAGAGACGGTATGTCAGGATGGGTACAGATTAATAATAACTGTTATACTATGGTAGAAAACATAACGTTTAATGAACTTATAGAACACTGTGCAAAACACGATTCGATAATTCCTAATGCTTTAGACCAAAGTGAAGTATTAATCGTTTCCTCTGTATTGGGTGTTAAAGACCATTGGATGCCGTTTACCAAGAAAAGTAGAAATTGGTTTCATGGAAAGTTACCTGTAAACGTTAAAGGAGATAGTAATAAACGTATGGAATTAGGAAAACCTAGAAAACCTGATAAATCAGAAAAATGTACTATATACTATGATAACGGTATCATAGAAGAAAACTGTGAAAAAAAGCATAAAGGGATTTGCTTTAGTCCATTTTTCTAAAATGCTATAATTAATTGGTAATTTTTTAAAATAAAAATATTAACAATAAATATACAAGATGAATTTTGGTAATTTTTATATACTATTATCTGTTATTTGTTATACTATTAATGCTAATATTATAGCAGATATTGGATCTTCTGTAGTAGTAGAATGTAAAATACCCAACAATTATAGCGTAGATACCGTTATGTTAACACAAGCATCTAGCAGTAAGTCAAATAGAATAACTGTACCCAAAGAATACATAACTGGAAATACATGCAATACAGGATATAGAACATACGGATTTACTATTCATAACGTGCATAAAAATGATGAAGGTAGATATAGATGTCGTTTTTATCTAAATAGATTACAGATATACGAAACAAAATGGACTATGTATGTTATTCCTACTATCAACGCGTACACTCTAGATGCTAAAGATAATAAAATGATATACGCGTGTAATAGATCAAGATCTCGCTTATATGATGATGATATTGACATGGATATTATAATAGGAGGAGTATATATATCTGGTGGAGAAAATATACACATTCTTGATACAACTCACAGTTTACATATATATACATTTGGAGATAAGAACTATCCAGATATATCAAAACAAATGACGTGCTTACTAACGTTTAAAGGAGTAAAAAGAACTAAACGTCTGACAACTTACGATGACGCGTGGGAATCTCTAATAAATGATGATGAAATACACATCGTCTAAATTTATAATTTCTATTCTTAAAATAAACTATAACATGAAATTTATAATTATAATATTATCTATTTTACAATACGTCTATTCTAAAGACGATTATTATGACTCGGTATCTCATGTAGGGGATTCAGTAACTCTAAACTGTAATGATTATCCTAATACTAGTAAAGTAGATTCGATTACTTGGTTTAAATATTCCGATCCTGTTAATAAATACCTAAGTATATCTACTATTAACGATACAAAATATTATGAAAATAATCATAAAATACTTACAACAGCATCAGCGGATTTAAAATCAAGTTCTTTAACTATTTTGAGTTCGTATATAGGAAATCATGGATGTTACGGTTGTAGATTTAAATCAGGAATTTGTAATAGGGAACGTAAGACCTGTCTAGGTATACTAGATTCAGTATACCTCTCGTGGACGTCTCTTATGTATACTACCAGAGTAAGATGTTATATAGTATCTTTAAAAAAAGATTTGAAAACTAACTGGATGGTAAATGGTGTTATTACTGAAGGGATGTCATTTAATGATATTAGTTATGATGATAGTTATTTATCCGGATGTTATATGATAGAGTTGAAGATAATTAATAGCTTTGATAAGGTAGTTTCCCCTATATGTAGAGTTAATTTTGGGCCTAAAGTATATGAATATAAAATAAACCTAACAAACACAGTTCCTGATACTCTATACGATAAATATTCTAATCCTATAAGATATTATAATCCATCAAATTCACATATTACAAAAATGAAATAATAAAACTAGTTTGTAATGTAATGGTAACAGTTAACTAAAATGTATAAAACTATAAACACCGCTGGTATAGCATGCGTCTTGAAAAGTTTGATACCAGATGGCTATAATGAAGAACACAATATAGATGATTTGGATATATTAAAGATAAAAGAGTTTATAGAGATATCCATGCAAAGATGCCTTTCGATAAAAGCCGTTACAGATGCTACAGTATTATACATAGAGAATAGGACTAATAGATATTCTATATCTACTAGTCATGATAAGAATGAACCGTATGAAGAAAATGGTATTATAATGAATAATATAGAATGTTATTTTGTATCATGTCTAGAGGGATCGTGTACAGTAAATGTAAATCTTGGAGACAGGCAAATATCAGATAATATAACTGAATCATCTGGATTTCTAATGGATGTAAACACTAATCACGTTATAGATACAAAATATGTAGGATTATTCGTTACAAAAATCAAACTAGATGCCCATGTATTTTACAGAGAAGATATAATAATGTTTCCAGAAAAAAACTTATTTTCTCAAACTAATGGTCCTAATTTCATTTTATATGACATAACCGTTCAAGACCGTAATATGCTTTTGCTTATAACGAGTAAATATATTTACAATTTATGCGATGATAAATACTACGATATTTTCGAATTGAAATATCTAGTTGATAACTGTAAACTACCTATGCCTCTTATTCCACTATCGAAGTACGATTTTACGTTTACTGATTTGTGTATTATCAAATCAACAAACATTAAAACGGTACTTTCTAAAGTTCATACTCGTATGAAGTCATACTATAACGACGACACGTCTCTTCCTGTTACCGTTAAGGTAATTTATGGAACAGTAACAATATAAAATTATATTATTATATAATAGTATATTTTGTAATATGTATAAAATAGAAAATTAAGAATATATGTTTTTATAATGGATATTATAACTAACACAACTATGTTTGATATACAATTTAACGATATACAGAGTATAGACTACATAGAGATAGAAAATCCTTTATTAGTATATTCGTGTGATTCTTATAGTCTATATAATGCTAAGTATGATAAAAAGCATGTCAGTTTAAAGATTTTTAAAAGTCCATCTAAAAATAGTATAAGACAGTTCATAAAAGAACTAGACCGGCTACGTGCTCTACAATCGTCTGAACACGTTATTAAACTTTATGGATACATGTTGGATATATCCGTACCTTTATGTAGTTTGGTAGTTGACAATAACTGTTTTACATTACGAAACTTTTTAGACATGGAAAAAGATATAGATTATATCGAAAAAACAAGAATTATCATTGATGCTGCAAAAGGCCTAAAGGCTTTACATAATAGTTACTTAACTCCCATACTCCATAAAAATTTAAGTAGTGACTCTTTTTACTTGACTAAAAATGGTGTTTTAAAAATAGGGAGTGGTGCGCCTTATAACATATCCGACAGAGTAAATTTTATGGCATATTTTGATTATGACATGTTAAAAGACATATTTTCAAATTATACTATAAAATCAGAGATTTATAGATTTGGGATAGTTATGTGGGAAATTATTACCTGTAAAATACCTTTTGAAAATATGGACTATCAAGAAATATACAATATGCTAATAAAGGAAAATAAAGGAGAATATATGCCTCTAGACTGCCCTCTAGAATTACAGGGTATTATTATCGCGTGTAGAACTATAGATCCTGTATTTAGACCTTCCATAAGTACAATAACTGAATTTTTGGAAAATTTTTATTCGAATATAATTAAAAACAGAAACTTAAAATAGAATAAGTAGAATATAATATACATATACACGGCAGTATCATGTTTGCCATATCGGTGTTAAAAGAGTTATATGATTCTGGAAAGCCTTTATTATTTTCACCTAGGGGGCTTCACAAAATATTATGTAATATCAGGCACGGATGCAATGGGAATACTAAAAGTCAATTAGATAATTTATTGGAAGAAACTATATACGATTACGGGGAAAATCAGATACTTAAACATATAATAACTAATATTTCTGTTCTATTAATAAAACGATGTTATAACATAAACGAAAAATTCATTAAAGATAGTAACACGATATACAATACTGATGTGTTAGAATTTTATAATGTAAGACAAATACCTAGAATAATAAATAAATGGATTAGATCACGATCTAATCACAAAATAACAGATATAGGATGTCATATCTACGACAATACTAAGTCTATAATCGCAGACGCGATATTTTTTACTATGAAACAAGAATCTATATTCAGCTCAACGAGAAAAGATGTTATAACTTTCTATAAGTACGATGGAACTTCGTTACCTGTAGAAGCTATTCACGCAGATCCGTATTATTATCCTTACAAATATTTTGATGATATAAAATGTAGTGTATTACAATTATGGAAACTAGGATATGCTTTTAACATGTTTATTATATTACCCGATGACGAAAAAGGGTTAGATAACTTAATAGATAATATTACTGGAGATATACTCAGTAAAATCATGACTGAACAAATGGATTATAAGAGATTAGAATTACGGATGCCGGCATTTACTATTAGTCAAGAGACTAATTTTGGCATGCCTGTATTCAATCTTGGATGTCATAGCATGTTCATAGAAGGAGATTTTAGCGGAATATCTGAGGTACCAAATTTTCAACTTTCTGGTATAATTCAGAAAAATGTAATAGAGGTACAATATGACAAGATTAAATCAACTAAACCGTTAAACGTAAGGTGTTCAAGCTTTTATGTTAATAAGCCTTTTATATTTGTAGTTACTGATGTAGGAAATTATGATACTATCCCTATACTGTTAGGTATATATCAAGGAAGTAGTAAATAATAACTTTAATTAATCATCGTCAGATTCGTATTCGCTTTCGTCTATATGGGTGATTAAGGGTTCTCTGTCTGGATGAACATTAATTAATATAAACTTTTCTGAATTACTAATAGTTCTTATTTTTTTACTAATATGTTTGTGTTTGTATGTAATATAAAATACTATTATTACTATTATGACAACACATATACTACTTAAAACTAGTGTATATAACTGATAATTGTTTAAAAAGTGTACTAACACTATATTTGTAGTATTGTTATAAAGTTCCGTAGAGTTGTCAACTTCATTATCGTATCTTATTATATAACCATCATCTATAAATATACTTTCTATAACCGAACCTTTACATTTTTTCTTTATTCCTATAGATATATGATATACATCACCTGTATTCCATCTTTTTAGTGTAATTTTGTCTAACGTTAGATTAGTTAAGTCTTTAGGTTCTTTTATGTGATAAGAATCGGGATAAACCGTTATACCCAAAGTTTTATAGACCTGGCTTTTAGGTTCTTTCTTTTCTACGTACATCCATTTAGCACACTTTATAGAAGTAGACGGGCATAATATTATATTAACCTCTGACTTTTCTATAGATATACTTCTTTTACATGGAGATACATAAAAAATGTTAGATAAAATTACTAATATCGTAATAACACGATCCATGTTAAATATATAATGATTTATAGTATATTATAATATTATTATATAAGAAAATATAATATAAATACTATACATGATACATAAAATTGAAATTTAATTAATTACGATCGTACGAAGATGAATTTTACAGGTGATTGTTTCTTATACGCGGGATACGAAAATGGATCACTATCTTTGGCAATTATTACTATACTCATATTTTCTTTAAGCTTGATATTAAATATATCAGCATTAGTTATTGGGTTTTGTACTACAGCGCCTGGACCTATGAAGATGTATCTCATTAACTTGATAGTATCCGATCTAATATTCACCGCAACTTTGCCTCTTAGAATAGATTATTACTACTATTTCTTCAATTGGAGATGGGGAGAAATAGCTTGTAGATTAACATCGTTCTTATCTTACATCAATACATACGTAAGCATAAATTTCATGACGTGGATTAGCGTAAATAGATACTACGCGGTAACTAGACCTCATAAGTATAACTCGCGTAATAACATTATGAGAGCAAAAATTGTATGTGTCTGTACTTGGGTAATCATATTAGTTCCTATGTCATCCATACTTTTCGTTAATACAACGAGTTCAGATCACGAAACTAAGATCAGATGTATGGAATACAATAAAGTAGGAGATTCTATGTATTTACGTCCTTGGGTAACTATCGTCATGTGTTTTGTAGGATTTGTAATACCACTCGCTATGATGTCTATAAGCTATTCAGCTGTATGTTATACCGTACTATCTGGTATTTCTAAATCTACTAGATCTTCTAGAACCTGCAAGCTAGTAGCTTGTATACTAGCAGGATTTGTCATATGTTTTTTGCCTTATCACGGATCTGTTATATCTTATATGATGCATATAATAACTTCAAAAACACTATTATGTGAAAATGTATCGTACTACCAGATGTTATTACATGCTACACAGTGTTTAATGAACTTAAATTGCTGTATCGATCCTATAATATACTTCTTTGTATCTAGTTATAAATTTAAAGGTAAAAGTAATTCTATAAAATTGATGTTTAAATAAATTTTTTTAAAATGATATCTTTACCATCTTCGTGTCAAAATATTGTCAATACCGTTATAAACGGAAAATGCTTCTTCGGTAGATGTTCTAATAAACGATTAAAAATAACTGTTCCTATGACATCTTCGGAATTAGAATACATACAAGAATGGATGTTAGAAAAACATGATTTATTTATAGAATTCCCGATAGACTTAATGACCATGGAACATATAATGATGCATTTAGCTACTGACATTACCACTATTAAAAGAAAAAAAGCGATGTTACCGCTTACAGAACTCGATTGAAAGATGTACCGGAAGCTGATTAATTACTTATGCTATTACTAATAATTCTTTCAATATAAATTACTAATATTTTATCAATATGATAATAATTTTATTTACCTCAGTTTTTATATTTTCTATTTATAGCCATAGTACTATAAATGAAGATCCCAAAGTGCTTAATGAAATGTTGGATGATAGAGTAGTTGTTTTTAGAAGATCAGCTCCTTTAGATAGAACAAAAAGAAGCTATAGCAATAATAACCTTAACGGATTCAAACCTAATTGCATAACTATTACTAGCTGGAAATGGATACACAATATTATTTCTAGACAAGATAGAGGAGATCCTTTATCATCCGCGCTATTAGGTTCTATAGTTAATAACGGAACCGTTTACAAACAATATGTTAAAGAAATAAATTGTCGGGGATATAACGGTACCTCTAAATGTTTAGGTATAGATAATCATAATTGGCTCTCTTATTGCGACCAATTATTTACGTATGTTAATGTTAGTACGTATAAGGACGTAGGAAATTACGGTACCGCGTCTGTAAAGGTACATTCTGGTTGTAGATGTATGGTAAAAGAAAAAACAGCAAATAATGAGGCCAATATGATAAGAAATAAACAATAACTATAAAGGAAGCATCATAGTTGTTTTTGATTCATCTAATATATCTAAATACTCGGGTATATCTTTTATCTTATTTCTATATATAATGTGGTATAATTTGTCAGGTATCATTACTATAGGCATTATGGTGATCTCGTTCCATTTATCACATATTTCTTGATTTATACTTTCTATCCAAGATTTTTCTGTTATCCTGTTATCAAATACTCCAGAATTATCATTTTGTATAACTAATACTTGAAATAGTTGATTGTTGTACTTGAAACGATTATTAGTTTTCTTATGATAATATTCAAATACTTTATATATATTTGTTTGATCTACATTTTTTATTGTAGTTTTTTCTCCTATAGATATTTCGGTCCAAAAAAACCAATCCATGTTATTAGGTAAAATATTTTTAGAGCTCTCCATGTTTATTTTTAATTATTATAATTATATTTAATATATTAACATTAAATTTATGTCTTTTTGTAAAAATAGAAAATACAGCTTATATAATGAAATATTATATAACACAATGAAAGATCGTAATAAAGAAACGAAAAAATTTACTTCTTTAGTAGACTTTATAAAATATGATATGACCTATTCTGAATTAATAAAAAGGAGTATCAAAAGTCCTGATTTCGTAATATGGATAAACGGACCCAAGAAAATAGGTAAAGAATTTACAATAAGGAATATAGTTAATACGCTTAGATTCGAACGAACTAAATGCGTGTATAAATATAAATATTTTACAGCTTATTTACTTTACGATTTTATAAAAATACCAGAAACTACAAGATCAGACGGTAAGATATTTTTTAATCCAAATATCTACATATTCAAATCCTCTATGAATATAAATAACGCGTTACAAAAAGAACTATTATATAACAACTGTAATTCCACAGAATTAACAACACGCGAATATAAAGATATAGAAAGAAGAATAAACTACGAAATAATATTCAGTATAGAAGGGAATAAGAAACCTACATTTATAGATATATTACGTAACAGCAGGCAAATAGTAAAACAGATTTTAGTTGCTTACCGTCATTTTCTTATATCTAAAGGTTATTATAGTTATATTAGACTATTAAAATTAGAATAGATGATTCGTATTATGCACACTCCTTATCAAATTTGCAATCTAAATATAAAGATTTAGTTTTTTTGTATTTTCTGAGCATCAAACTTCTAATTTCTTTTGGGTTCATAGTTTTTATAGGCATTATCTTAACCATAAATATGTTATTGATATTATAAGAATTAATTTCGTTCGCGTAATCTACTTCTCTAATATAGCATTCAAAGATGTAACTTTTTCCAGACGAATAAGTACCTACTTGGAATCTCTGTTCTGGGTCACAAAACTTATTCTGTGTAGTTTTATGAAATTCTGAAAATATATGTTTTAAATCTTCTTTTTCGTTTATGAAAAATGTTTTTATAGTGTCAAGCCCTCTGTGTTTCCAGAAGAATTCTTCTTTCGAAATATTTTCTGATAGAAACCCTCTCGTACTATCATCCACCATATTACTACTATTTACTTTAAACATATATATTTAAAGTATAGAGTAATAAATATGTAATATAATATAAAAACAATGACATTAAACTGGAAATAGTCTAATATGAATATTATAAAACCTCTTTTACTAATAATATATTATCATATCTTAGAATCTAATGCTATTTGTTGTTCTACGTATTCTAGAAATATGATTGATATAGAAGATATAGCTATTGTAAGGTATTCTAGTTGTAATTGTAAAAAAGGAGCTGCTATAATAGTAACAATAATAGACGGTAAAGAAATATGCGTTCCTGATGATACGCCCTGGATAAAATCTGTAATGAACTATATGAACATAGGATGGTTGTCTTGTGGAGATGAAGGCTTTGCAGTAAGTAATTTCTTTTTAGAAGAAAATATACTTCCATTTAATAAAAATGTATAGCCTAAGTATATATCAATACTGAAATTTAAGCTTAAATCAGTAATTATCAACATCATGAAACTAGGTACTACTTGTACCCTGTTCTTTATATTTATTAAATTATCTACTACAGAAAATAGTTACGAGGATGATGATGATGATGATGATGATGATGATGATGATGATGATGATGAATATGATGAAGACAGCTATAAGGTACAATCCTGTTGTGATGATACTGAATGTCCTTCGGTAAATATATGGGCTCATGGAAATAGTACCCATATAGGATTAACATGCATGGGTTGTAGCACTTCTAATAATGATAGTGTAATATGGAGCATAAACGGAACAGAAGAGTCATTTCCAGATACAGTATACGATATGGACCTTATGGGTAACGGTACAGTTTCAAAGATGATGATATATTTAGATAAGGTAGCATACGCTAATACAAATATTACATGTACAATCATAACTAATTCGTCATCTGCGAAAGAATCTGTGTATATAGATGAATTAATTGACATATACAATAAAGGAATAGAAAATATTACTAATTCTGATGTATATTAGACTATCAGTTTATATTAAGATGTTATATCTAAAAATACATTTAACCTATAATAATACAACAGTACACACAAGGTACGCTCAAAAATACAAGATGATGAAAGAACCATTGATAGAAGTAGAGAAAGAATATAATGTAATAAAAACATTAATGGGTAAAAAATTTGTAGCTTCTACTTCTATCATAATAGTCTTGTTAATAATTAACATGATATTTTATGGTATTAGAATACGTGAATTAACCGTTATAAGAAGAAACTCGGAAAATCATATTCCTTCCTTTGAATATAACGGAAAACCACTAAGTAGGCCTGAAAATACCGCCTTATTCGAAAAATGTAAAAGTAAATTTAATAACTTTTGTATCTATGGTGAATGTATGAATATTATTAATTTAGATAAAAAATTTTGTATTTGTAATAAAGGTTACACCGGTAATAGGTGCGACATAGTAAGTATACTTTAACAATGCCCCAAAACAAGGTTTTATCATTTCCTCTTCCCGAAGGTACTTTACTAGAAGATATAACAAAAAATAAATGGATACTAGGCAAACAATTAGGGTCTGGAGGATTCGGACTAGTATATCAAGTTTCTTGTGATAGTAAGGAAATAGATTGTGTAGCTAAAATAGAATTAAAAGAGAGCGGTGGACTATTTTGTGAAATTAATTTCTATAATAGAGTTATGAAAAATAAAACATCCCTTGATACATGGATGAAAGAACAAAGAGTAGATTATATAGGTATACCTTCTTTTCATGGATTCGGAATTACTTTTTACAATAAAGTAGAGTACAGATTTGCAATAATGCAAAGACTGGGTAAAGATCTAGAGAATGTGCTCGTAGAGAAAGGAAAAATTAATATTAGTGCTATAAAGAAATTAGCTATTAAGATATTGGATATATTAAAATTTATACATAATAACGAATTTTCTCACGGTGATATCAAAGCTGGTAACATATTATTCGGTAAGGATGATGACAAAGTGTACTTAGTAGATTATGGATTAGCAACGAAATATTCATCAAATGGTAAGCACAAAGAATATACTATTAATCCCAAAAACAGGCATAACGGTACTATGGCTTTTACTAGTATAGACGCTCATAAAGGAGTTACAGTATCTAGGAGAGGAGATTTAGAATCTCTAGGATTTTGCATGTTAAAATGGTACTCTGGAAAACTACCGTGGGAAAAATATGAAAAAGAACCTGAAAATGTTCAGGGTATGAAAGAAGCATTTGTTAGTAATATAGCTAGAAAAACTATACCCGCCGAAAATGCAGGTATAATTTACAATTATATGAAAGTAGTCACTAAGTTAGAATACGAAGAAACTCCTAATTATGAATCATTGAAACAAATGTTTTTATAAGATAAATATATTAATGAAAAACAAGCTCATAGTAAAAAAAGAGGTTTTAGCATCATGGAGCGAGTAAAAAAATGTTTTAGTAATATAATATTCTTTTCTAAGGATGTAGATACTAGTATGTTTTCGCCAAATATAGTTTATAGCGGATTATTAGATAGCTACAATTTTAGCTTTGTAGATGCGTTATTAGTGGTTAATATGTCTATAGGTATAGCACGTCGTAGAGAGACTTTATGCAATAAATGCACTAATATATGTATTTTGAACAATCAAATAAAACTATTATTAGAATTCGGATACAGAGACGATAAGAATATAATTAAAAAAGGTAGTGTATCAATAGGTCTTTTAAATATGGATGCAAAAGTACATATAACTACCCTGTTTCCACCCTGTTGTAATTTTATGGATGCTAAAGTACTAAATTTTAATCTATTATTTCCAGAATGTGATTGCTTATTCGTTGATGTGAAAATGAATATAGCTGACGAAAGTCACTTTACACCTAGGTATTTGTTTGTTTCTCCTTTACAAGATAACTAGTTTTAATGTATAAACAAACAAGTAAATACAGTATTGAAAAAAAAAACTTATTACTTTGAAAGCAAAGGTATAATAATGTATATATACGCTATATTAACATCTATAATACTATTAGTAAAAGGATATGTAATAGATCATAATAATGGTAGATGTAATAACATTACAGCCACTAAAGATGTAGATATGTCTAATTCCACATTTGATAGATTATTATGCACTGTATATATGAGTTCTGAAGACGGATACATTTATTGGATAGGTCCTAATAGTACTTTTATAGAAAATTTAGAAGGTGCTAAAGAAGGTTCTGATGACACTTTCGAGGTAGGTGATGATTGTTACAAACACACTAGAGAACTTAATATAACATCTAGGGATTATGTTGGTAAAAACTTTACGTGTACATCCATGACGGATTATGGAACTACCTTCTTTAATATAGTACCATAGATATACTAAAAAGTATAAACATAGTATTTTTATATTTCTTTATATGTATAAAAACTTCCATTCTAAATATAGTTATTATGGTATTAGTAGTAAAACATATATAATAACATGCAACTCATCACTCCTATACTTATGTTAGTTACGTCGTTAGCTATAATTACAGCTGTAACTATGATATCTTTGTTGATAACAGCTACTATAATATTACCTATATCTTTGATGTTGCCATCTACTAGTTCGTCTACATTTTTAGTAACGGTAATATCTCTTATCTCTTCTGTATCTATAGTCGCTATAGCTATAAATACAATTATGATAATAAGATCTCATTGATCTTTATATATTATGTAAAAAAACCACTATTAATTTAAAATATAATATATGTATATTATAAAATGGGTTACTTAACTAATTTAGACTTCTATATAGAAAAAAATATTATTGTAGAAAATCTATCTATAGACGAGTCTACAGTAACATAGATAGTATGTCTTATTGCGCGTGTATGAAGGAAGTATATTCATTTATATCTTTATTTATACGACGTGTGTTACAGTAAATAAATATCATGATACCTTTTAATATGAATCAATTCACTTTATATTTCTTATCTGATTATTGGTTAAAGATTAAGAGTAAAATACATTGGAATGTAATATTACTTAACTACTTTACAGCACTAGGTATTATTATCTTAATAGTTGTAACGCCCATATTAATAAAAATTTCTATAAACGATGATGAATGCCTAGATGATTGGATTAAGTATGAAAACTATTGCTACCGAATAGTATATAAACATAAATCATGGTACGATAGTAAAAAACATTGTTGTGATATAGGAGGAAATCTCATTATGCATCCTACTAAAAATTTTATAAATATGATAAAAATACAACATTTCTGGACGGGTATAAATATGGTAAAACAACCTATATCTAAATTTCATGCATTAAGTTTAGTAAATAATAAATGCAGATATATTAAAATAAAAGTTTATAATAGATATTGTATGTTTTATAGTAAAGGTGTATATTATGTATCTAATTGCAAGATAAAAAAAGCTTTTATATGCACATATAGATTTTAGTTTGATACTTTTTTAGAAATTCATGCATTGCGTTATTAATAGTATATACTATATTGTAGGATTTTTTATTATTACGGGTATATAATATATCAATTAATTAGTATTTTAAAAATATAAAAAAATAAGGATAAGGACAAGTAAAACTAAATATGTACATTACTAGTATAATAAACAACCTAATAAAGCTTATTACGCTATACATTAGGTTTTTTTATGTAATATATTATATTGCTATAAAATCTAAAAACCAGATATGTATAGCGAGTATATTTTATACATCCATAAAATTTTATTATACTGACGTTATAGATGCTATGTTAAAAAAAGGTATAGATCCTAATATTCCATTTCCTTTATCAGAAAACAGTTATGTAAATCCCCTTATATGTGCGATAGAATGTGATAATCATGAAGCAATGTTATCTTTAATACGATACGGTGCTGATGTAAATACATATAGTAATTATCTAATGATAACGCCATTGTATATCTCTGTATTACACGGGTGTCCAAAATGTGTAGAAATATTACTATATTATGGTGCCAATATTAATGTTGTCACTTATAAAATAGTGACTCCTATAGAACTAGCATCGAGAATATGTTACAATAATTTAACATTTATGGTTTATGATAGAACTATAACTAATATACCGAAGAAGATAAACGATAATTTTGAGATAATGAAAATCTTAGTATCTCATTTTCTGCTACAATCATCGAATGATAGATTAAATAATCGTCACCAGAAATATTTTTCAGAGGGGTATAATAAAAATAAGTTACTAGTATCTATGTCTGTTATTTTGACTTATTTCAAAAAACAGTGTATAAAAGATATAAATGTCATGGAAAATATAAAACTAGGTGATGAATCATTTTTAGATATCTTAGTAGAAAGAAATACTATTAAACTATCCACATACATGTCTAATCAAGATATATTAGATATACCAAAAAGTGTAAAAGTATATAATACAAGAGTAAATATGTTACTAGACGATGCTATTATGTATAATAACAATATAGAATAATATAAATAATAATGACTTATAAAGTAGAAAACTATAAACATATTTTTCCATGATGGAAGAAGAGGTAAGACATCTACTAAGTATAGAAATTCCAGATAAAAAAGTTAGATTTGATAACATTAATTTGAAAGAAGGCGATAGTTATGGATGCACTATCTTTGTAGCTGCTAATGGTAGAAAAGAGATTACATTACTGATTTATCTATATCCAGATTGGTCAGAAGTATCTTTTATAAAGCCTATCGTCGTTACGGTAAATAATATAAGTACACATGTTTCAGAACTTTTAAACAGTATGTTTCTGATAGTTTATTCTGTTACGTTCGAAATTAATGAATGCGCTTATATAGAGATATTTTCAGATGAAGTTAATACTTCAAAATATCCTACATTAATGATGGATATGAAGAGAAATATGTATTCAGTTATAGATAAAGCAGAAACTTGCGCTCACGTAGTTATAGATAATAAGGAAAAATGAAGATTTAATAGTCTATATAAATTAATACAGTTATGAGGTTAGTTTACGTATGGTATCATGATAGCATGTTTTTACCAGATAGTTTATACTATCCATTCCTCAGTAATTTTAGATTTAATTCAAAATATAGATCTTGTCATGTTTTTTACCATATAAACAATACAGAGAAAGTACGTATACCAGAAAATGAATATAATCAAAATTTTATCGATTTTAAAACTGTATTTCCAGAAGATGCGAACACACTAACGGTTTTACCAAATAAAGCACAAAAGATAGACTTCATGAAACTGACTATTTTGTTTAAAGGACACTACATACTAAACACTAAAAGCGATATCTTGTTATTAGATTTTGATTGTAACATAAAATCTATAGGTAAGATGGTATACAACGTAGAACCTTTTTACTGTAAAAAAACTAAATATTTATATGTTAACGGGCAGTATGATGAACAGGATTCTTATATAGAAAACTATGCTACTAGAATAGACGAAGTTGGTTCTAAAAGACTGTACGATATATTCACTCGTTTAGATTTTCATCCTGGAAAATCTAAAACTAATTCTTACGTATATATGATTTATGTTTCTATGATCATAGAGTATTTTAAAATATACCATAATTATATATTTCCTATCCTTTATGAAAATGTATGTTTAGAATCTAGTGTGGATATATCTTATTCTAGGGTATCTACTTGGAAGATAGATATTTCAAGTTTAGATAAAGATTCATTATGAGTTATAAAGTATAGTAAGCCGTTTAATAAAGCTATTAAAGATAACATACAGGATTGTATACTCAACAAAAACTTTTCCGTATTTTATGTTATTATGTTAAAAGAACTTAATTTTCCTTTCGATAAAGACATATTTTGGTTAAACGGTAAACAACGAAATGGTACTTTGAAAGAATACGTTCATGAAAACATAAAAGATGATAGTAATACATTTATTAGTATCATAGATAGAGCTATCAATTTCCAGAAATCTTACATGAAACACCAAATATGATAAAATTTAAAAACAATCTTTTTTTTATATTATTAACAATGTTATCATTATACTATGCTATTAATTGTAAAAATAGGAAAATGGTAGAAAGATTACTTAGAGAAGGAATACATCCTGACAGCACAGTTAAAGGATTTTATAGACCGCTTGTAAAATCAATACTCTTGAGAGACGTAGATCTAGTAAGTATATTATTACAAAACGGTGCAAATCCTAATAATATTAACGATGAAACAGTTAGTCCTCTGGCTATAGCGATTAAAGTCAATTCTCCTACAATAGTGTCTCTCTTATTGCATTATAATGCGGATACTTCTATATTTCCGTTATACGTTAACTCTGCGATTGTGAGTATATTAATATCTCATGGTATAAATGTAAACATTTTAGATAGGGAATATAGATCTTTTTTGCATTATGCCGCTAAAAACGATGATGTCGATACAGTGATATCCTTAATATTACACGGTGCTAAAGTTAATGTACAAGATTCTAAAGGATTATGTCCTTTGCATCACGCCGTTAGCAAGAGAACAACATTAACAGCTAAAGTACTATTAGAAAATGGAGCCAATGTAAATACTGAAGATTCGTTAGGTAGGCTCCCTTTACATTTAGGAGCTAATACATATGAAATGGTAAAACTATTAACCGATTATGGAAGTTCTATAGATACCAAAGATGTTAACGGTGCTACACCTCTACATTATGCTATATGGAAAACTTCTTTAGATACAATACGATTACTCATAAACGACTTTACTATTAACGCATTGGATAATAACGGTAATAGTCCGTTACATTGTATTATATTATCAGAAACAGAAATTGTTATAGAACTTTTATTAAGAGGAGCTGATATTACTATTAAAGATATATGTGGTAATACACCGCTAGATATTCTTTGTAAATTAAGAATAAGAAAACTAGATAATATGAAAGCGATAATAGCTAACGCGTTTCTTATGAAAGAAGTATTACCAGACTTATTAATGTCATGCGGATTTGAGAGTAATAAAGAAATTATTACAAATATTAAAAGTTTAAAACAATACGAGGTAAGCTGCATTAAAGAAATAGATATAATGAAAGAACGTAGTTTTAAGAAAAATGGTCTTAGTATATTAGACGTATGTACGGGTAAACTACATTATCTTCACCGATTAGTTCATGCTTATGATAATATAGAGTATAATGATTTTCCTATATACTGTAAATATATAAAGTTTAGAATAGATAAAGCGATATATAAAGAAACAATTATCAAGAAAACTATAATACTGTTAGACGATATATTAATTAAACATGAATATGCTTCTTGGCATGATTTACCCTATGAAATAAAATACTATATAATAGAACATATAAATATATACTTAATTAAATTACTACTACGATATACAAATCTGAAAAATAAAGAATAACTGAAATGTACAATCGTACGACAATTAAAATGGAATTGATAGAAGCAATTGATAATAATAATCTTAAAGAAGTTATAAGGATAATTAGATTAAATAATATAAGCCTAGAATCTATAGACGATGAAGATGATATATCTCCGTTACATTACGCTGTTTCACGCGGTCATAAAGAAATAGTTATTTCTATGTTAGAACACGGAGCTGATGTAAATCTATGCAATGATGAAGTATGTAGTCCTTTACACAGGGCTATAGAAAATAATAACATCGAAATGGTAAAATTACTAATAGATAACGGCGCGGACACAGACTGTTGTAATAATACTATACACGGAACTCCTTTACAATATGCAATACTAAACGAGAATTACAGAATTGCAGATGTTCTACTATCCTCAGGAGCTGACACGCATGAAATTTACACTGAAAACCATCCTATTATAGAAGCTATTAAACTAGATAACTTACCATTAGTTAGATTATTACTAAGATATGGAGCAGACACAAATACATTTGATCCGTTATACGGGTATCCTATTCATTTGGCAATAAGATATGGAAATATAGATATAATTAAAGAACTGTTATGTCACGGTGTCCGTCTATCATATTCTTTGTATCCTTCTCCTTTACACCAAGCTATAATATGTAATAATAAAGAAGTTATATTATTATTAATATCACTGGGTTTTGATGTTAATGCTAAAGATAACGACGGAAATACACCCATACATTTAGCCGTACAGGAAAAATTAGTAGATATAGTAAAAATACTATTAGATAAAGGTGCCGATACCAGTATTATTAATAATTTATCTGTGACGTGCTTACGGGGTTGTTATGTTTATGGTAATAATTCTATAGAAATACTACAGCTACTAATATCTAGAATAGTTATCAACAAATACGCTAATATACCGTTTAAAAGTACAATAGGTACAAACTATAATTGGAGTTTAATAGAATCAAATCAAGAAGCGAATAGATATAAATTAGAATGCGAAAAAGAAATATTAAAAATGTTAGCTGTAAAAATAGGAAGTAGGACTCTATTTGATGTATATCTGAATAAAATTGAATCAAATATGTTACTTAGATTATACAACAAAGTATCTTTATCAGAATTTAGCATATACAAAGATATAATAATAAATGCTGTATACATAGCAAAAGAAAGAGAAAACTTAATTTCTAAATCATTAACAATTTTAGAAGATACTATTTCCAATGATTCTATAGATAATTTATGGAAAAATATACCCATAGAAGTAAAATATATGATTCTAAGGTATCTGGATAAAGATGACTTGTATAATATAGTTAACGCGGTATAAATTATAATGTTATTGCTTGTAAAATATCATTATAGAAATAATCGTTACTTCCCCGAAGTTGACGTTCCAATGTTTGTAAGAATAAATATGGTTCGTATGTTCTTTTAGTTTGAAACTCGTTTACTTTGCTATCTATAATTTCTTTCTTCATGTAATAATTTGTAGAATTATATTTTTTTATCAAGATATCATTGTTATCCATAACAGTTCTTAGCTTATTAGATATACCTAAATTATCACGAACTGCTCTAGAAAAAATATCGTGATAATTTTTAGCATCTTCTAGAGTCTTTTTTGCTAGTTCTCTATATATAGATTCTATATCACTTCTCTCAGAAATACATTTCAAAAACATGTTAGGTTCATAATCCCATTTGTTGTATAACCAATGACCCATACAATCTATCATCACTACTTTACCATCGTCGCTTAGATAATCAAATACCTTCATTAAGTAATTATGATGTTTGCGTATAAAACTAGTAATACGCTTTTTAGAAGAAATCATACTAAGTCTATTTTTTTTACTACCGCGTGTATTATTATTGCCCATTTATTAAGTACTTGTTCTTTATAGTATTGTTATTACATAATAAATGAATAATAATACAAATGGAATAATATATATTATAACTATACAAACAAAATGAGTGTTAGTAATAAAGTTAAAAAACTTTTTAACTTTATTTGTAAAAACGATGTAGCTTCGGTAAAAACCTATCTAGAAAAAGGAGTTAATCCTAATGAAAAAAATAAAGATAATTGTACAATGCTATATATAGCGGTAGAGCATAGACATATAGACATAATAAAATTGCTGCTGGATCGTGGTGCTGATCCCAACATCTATAGCAGTAACTGCATGACTCCTTTACATTCTGTAGCAGTTATTATACCTATAGGAAAGATATTGAAACTAATAACCAAATACGGTAATTTGGTAACTTTAACAAATTATCTTAGTACATTTTTCGTTTATAACGAAAGTAAAAATTTAGAAATCGCTAAAATGCTGATACAAAACGGAGCTTTAGTGAAGACAAACAATATGAAAAACATAACACCGTTACATATAGCTTCTAGTTCTGGAAGCTACAAAATGGTAGAACTATTATTATCACACGGAGCTAACGTCAACGCGTTAAATAGTTATGGAGAAACGCCTTTACATTATTCAGTTTCTAGTAATGACTTAAATGTTACTGGATTGTTAATAGAAAATGGTACAAACGTAAACGTAGCTAACAAAGACAGTATAACAGCACTACTTATAGCCGTAGAGATAGGGTCAATAGAATTAGTAAGATTATTATTAGATAAAGGTGCTGATACTAGCATGATAGGAATAGAAAGATTCAAACTATATGTAACAGAAATCAAACAAAATAATAATATCTTTAAGACAAATAATGTTAACAGTAACTTAACAATGATAAAAGAATATATAGCTAGTGAACTATATGATTGGAACAGGCATTCAGCTACATCGAAGCTTATGTTTCGGCCTCATTTCGAGCCTTGTACTGTACCAGTTACTCTAGCTACGAGAAAAGGATCTAAGGAACTATTAGAAATCTTATTGGAATATGGATGTAATCCAGATATTTGTGAGAAAACTAGTACTTCTGCTATGCATTATGCTGTAATACAACAACACTATGAATTATTGAATATATTAATACACTACGATGCGTATACAGATGCAAAAGATAGCCAACAAAATACTCCAGCACATTATGCAGCTAAATTACCTAGGTCTGAATCATGTAAGTACTTAAAATTATTAAAATTAGGAGGTGCGTCTTTCAATATAAGGAACAGAAAGGGTAGAACACCTTTACATTCAGCATGTAAGTATGACAATGTAGAATCTGTTAAATTTTTGATAGAAAACGGCTGTGATACCAGCATTATAGATGTGATGTCTTTTACATCTCTTAATTACGCTGTTTATCATGACAGGGAATATACTGTAAAAGTACTATTAGAAAGTGGATATGTAGATCCAAATCTATGCAATTATAAAGAGTTATCTCCTATTATGCAAGCAATTAGACGTAACAACAAGAACATTATTAAGATGCTTTTGGATGCTAGAGCTGACGTAAAACCTGTAAACGAATGTTATGGATTACATATGCTTGCTGCGTTACATAATAAAGATCTATTAAGATGGTTGTTATCTACTATTTCTGAAGTAGACGTAAATAGCGTTGATAATCATTATGTTCCGTTAGCTTCTTACGTCGCTGAACTATCAGATAATAGGATTATGGAAATTCTTATAGACAAAGGTCTAGATCTTAACAAGGTGCTGAATTCAAATGAAACAATGTTTACAATGATCTTTTCAGATACCTCACACTTAAGCAAACCTATTGTAGAATTGTTAATATCTCAAATAGCTATACAGGATGAAGGATCAGCAGATAAAGGCTTTGAGATAAATAGAATCATGATACAATCCGATGAATGTTTATTAGATATATATCAAGAATGTAAAAATCAAGTTTCTAAAATGAGAAAAATCAAGTTAGGAGATAACTTTACTGTAATGGATTTATACAAAAATAGAAGATCCATAAACACAAACTTGCTAGCTAGGTATGCTATACCACTTTCAGCTATAGATTTATGTGAGTTATCCATGTATAGTAAGTACTTAGAAATAGTTATTAAGCCAGCTATTAAAAGATATGAAATAGTAAATACTGCTAAAGATGTAATCAAAAATATGTTGTGTAGAAAAAACGGATCTTATTGGAACTTACTACCATTAGAAATACAATATAATGTTTTAGAATACCTAGATTCTAAAGATCTAGTTTCGTTAATACACAATAATACTACACAAGAAGTAAATTTATCACATATTTTTGTTTAATATTATATTAGTTAAAATATAAATTAAGTAATGTGTGTACAATTTGCTAGTAAGCATGTATAAAGCTATCGATTTCAGTTATTGATAAAATAATAGTAAGGAGTGTCTTTATTTTACTAGAAAAAAATACATGATAACTTTATTACATTATGTCATCATACTTGAATGGGTAAATATATTAAAACTGTAATGAAGATAATATATAACTGTTCTCGTATTTCTGTATATACGGTATCTATATTATGCTTTATTATTTAAACATATATTTATAAAATATGAGTATGATGATATTCTTGTAGGAGGAAGAGAATAATAGAAAATGAAAGATGTAATATGAATAATAATGCAATAATAACCGTCAAAAATAGCGAATTCACATATAAAATACTAACATATAATATTAAACATGGACCTGTTATATACTAGCACGGTCAATTCTACACACGGTATACCAACTACAGCTTTACTTTGTATAAATACAACTCTAGTAGTTATAAGTAACGTCAGCGTTACTGAAGTAATACTAATGCCGACGGTAGAAGCAAGCGATATTATACACCATCATGAAATGACTTTTGGAAGCTATGGAAGTGAAGATGAAAATAATAGATATAATGTATTTATGAACATGACCGGTGTTACTATAGGCCAAAACAAAACTAGCTGCGAAAAGAATATAACCAAACAAGAATTACAAAATAAATATAATAACAATAAAGGCCCTGGAATAATTCTTTGGGGAAGTAATAAAAATAATAAAACCGGAACTGTATGGATAGCAAAAATACCGTAAATACTAACTTTGATTATTCGAATTTGCACGGTACAACACGGGAAAATATCATAACACGAAAATTTAAACGAAGGCAAATTGAGGAATAGATGAATCAGTATCTAGAAAAACCAGAAATGTAATAGAAATAGAAATACAGTATATAAAGTTAATAACTTTATATAACATATGACATCTAGTTATTATTGGTTTTTTTTTCTACTAGCTGAAATTTTTAAAATACTAAGTTGCTTATAAGGATTTGTGTTTAGAATATAAACATGGAAGGGATAAAGTTAATAGATATATATGGAAAACAATGGAAAATAGATAAGGTTATAGGATATGGTGGATTTGGATGTGTATACTCTACTCAACTTATTAATAGTATAAAACAAGCAGTGATTAAAATAGAGAGTTTGAATAACAATACCATGGTATTAGAAATACTGGTTTATAACGATATATATGATAAAGATAGAATAGAGTTATGGAAAAACTATAAGAACATAGATCATCTAGGAATACCTGGATATTACGGGTGTGGGAGTTTTAAACACAACACAAAGTATTACAGATTTATTTTATTAGAGAAATTAACAGAAAATACCAAAGAATTATTGAAGAGAGTAAAAAAACCTAAACCGTTAATAAAAAGTATAATGAAAGATATGTTATATATTTTAGAATATATTCACGAACACGGAATATCGCACGGAGATATAAAACCAGAAAACATAATGGTGGATAGTAAATTTAGGTCATACCTTATAGATTATGGTATAGTATCCCATTTCATCGTTAATGGAAAGCATGTAAAATACTACAAGGAATCAAAGAATTGGCACAGAGGAACTCTGTATTACGCTAGTATAGACGCACATAACGGTACCTGTGTAACTAGAAGAGGAGACTTAGAATCATTGGGATATTGTATGTTAAAATGGGCGGGTATACCACTACCGTGGAAGGTATTTGGAAATAATGGAAATATGGTACACGCTGCAAAGTGTGATTTTATAAAACGAGTACATGAAAACAAATTTAATATTAAGTCTGGGAATAAAGGTATATATGATTACATTAAGTATGTTACAAAACTATCGTACGAAGAAAAACCTGATTACGATCTATTAAGGCAATTAGTTAATAGCCTATAAAATCATTTTTAAAACATAAATAAAATATAACAATATTCGTACAAATCTAATAAACAAATCTGTTATCATGTCGGATAATACATTATTACTGCACACTATAATGATACTAGATCTAGAACCTAACTATAACGAATGCAGATATTGTGTTAGAATGTTGTTTAATGCTGTAAAATTTAATAACATAAGGTTAGTTATGCATCTACTAAGTAACGGAGTAGATCCTAACTTTTACGATGAATACATGAGGTCTCCTATTCACTATGCTGTAGAAAAGGGTAATACAGAAATGGTAAAAGCCTTACTGGAACATAAAGCAGATCCTAATATATTCGATGATAACTTTGACTATCCCATTACAAATGCTATAGTAGAAAACAAAGTAGAAATCGTAAAGGTACTTTTACAATACGGAGCTGATAAAACAATGATCAATGAATTTGATCTATTACATGACGCTATCAAAAATAAGCATGTAGATATGGCTAAAATTCTAATAGATAACGGAGTTAATTTAATGATGAAAGACAATGATGAATATACACCTTTACATTATGCTATGCTAGACAACGATACATCTGTGATATATACTCTATTAAATTATATATTTAAAGTAAAAGGATACAACGTATTGGATAATATTGTACATGCTATACTACGTAATCATGATTTATACAAAGAAACAACATTAGAATTATTAATTTCTTATTATATGATTATACCCTACCTCTATTCAGATATAGATCTTTCAGATACATATAATAATAATATCGAAGTATTACTTAGTTCTAAATATCTTTCTGATATTAAAAATAAATGTGAAAGTGAAATAGATATTATGAAGAACACTATCGTATGCGATGATATAACTATTATTGATTTATGTATAGGTCACGACACGAATTCTATAGCTAGAAATTCTGTTAATTTGAAAAGGTTTACGGATGCTAAACTACAAATCTACAGGTATTATATAGAACCGATTGTAGAAATAGGAACTTGTAGACGCAAACTACTCTATAACGCGATTAATTCTATGAATGAATATTGTAGATCCGAAAGTAATGATATAGCAAATTGGTCTTGTCTGCCATTCGAAATAAAGTACAAAATACTAGAAAATATAAAAGACAATGAAACTTTAAGAAAAATATAAATAGTTGCAATAGTAACTAATTACAAGGTTTGTACCTTATGACATTTAATCATAATTTTTATTTAAAAATAGAATAGTGTATAATTAAAATTACGCTAACGATGAGTAGTATAAAAGAACTATATCATGCGGTCTCTATTAATGATAAGTTGAGTGTAGTTAATATTTTGGAGAAAAAATATATTCCTATAGATTCTATAAATTTTCATCCTGATAACCCGTTATTGGAAGCAGTAAAATTAGCTAATACAGATATGATAAAAATGTTAATAGATTATGGCATTTGTATAAATACTAGAGATATTTTAGGAAATACGGCTTTACACTTAATAGCTATGAATTATTACGTTCCGCATAACGACTGTATATTTAAGATGACTCATATAACTAATCTTTTTTTAAAAAATAAAGCTAATATAAACGCGTATAATAAGCTAAATCAAACACCCTTGCATTTAGCTGCTGAAAGCAATAATATAACGTTATTAAAAATATTATTATATAATAACGCGAAGGTAAATGTTTTAGATATTTACGGAAACACTTGTTTGCACTATGCAGTTAGAGAAAAGAACATAGAAGCTATAAAACTATTACTATCCTATAATGTAGATGTTAATATAAGAAATTTTACTAATTGGTATTCTGCTTTGCATGAAGCAGTACAGATAAAAGATTCAAAAATATCTAGGTATTGTGGCGTTGTTACTTTGTAATAAAGCAAATGTTAATACTAGATGTAGGCTTAATACAACACCCATATTCTATGCTATAAACTCTAGTATAGATCTACTAAAACTGTTATTAGAAAATGGAGCGGATATAAACGCTACCTCGGATAATGATAATGCTGTGATACACTTAGCTGCAGAAAATAAAAGTTATGATATAATAAAAACATTATTAGATTATGGTGCTGATGTAAACATGGTAGGATATAGAGGAAAGACACCATTATATTATGCTACAGAAAATTATAGTTATAGAAATATGAAATTATTTCTAGACTACGGAAGTAACCCTAACATACCAGATTATATTATGAATACTCCGTTATTTATTTCTATAAAGTGCTCGTGTATAGAAAATACTAAACTGTTACTAGATAGTGGTGCTAATATTAACCACGTAAATGATAATGATGAAACACCTATCTCTTGCGTAGCTCCTAATTTAGTTTCAACGCCCGTTGCTATTTTAGTAATATCTCATATAATCATTCTAAAAAATAAATATAATAACATAAAATACTTACCCGGTTTTATAAAAAATATTTCTGTTATACAAAGTGTTACTAAATTTGATAAAATAAAAAAAGAGTGCGAAGATGAATTTAGATATATGAATTCTGTTTCATTATCGGTTAATCACAATTTATCTTCTTATATATGTAATGATAACTTGCGTCCTTTAGTAAGATTTATCAATAATCCGAAAATATATTATTCGATAAATAAAATACACATTTATAGGAAACAGTTATATTCTGTAATAGAAATATTGTTAAACAGAAAAAAATTACATGATTCAGTTTTAGAATTAATTAAAGACATAGGAATATTTACCAAACTACCGTTAGATACTGTATCAATGATATTAGATTTCTTATCAGATGAAGATTTAGAGTTTATAACTATATTTAATTGATATTATAGTCCTAATTGACGTAAGTATATAATATGACCGCAGAAAGTGATTCATTGAATAGTGTTATTACTAAAATATCCAAACACGAACAAGGATGTAACCTTCTTCAATTAGCTATTCTTCATAAAAGTCATATTAATATTATTAAACTTATATTAGATTCGGGTATAGATGTTAACGCGCTTTGCCATTATGGTTCTGCATTACATATGGCTGTATGCAATGCATGCATAGAAAATATAAACATTATAATAAAATACGGTGCAAATATTAACATATCAGATTCTCAAGGATTCACTGCATTGTATAGAGCTTCTATAGAGAATCGTCCTAAAGTTGTAGAAACTTTGTTAGTAAATGGTGCTAACCCAAATATCAAGAACAAACTAGGGCGTACGCCTTTACACGCGGCCGTATTATGGAAAAAACCTAATAGTGTTGAATTATTATTAAAATATGGAGCTGATATTAATGTTGTGGACGTTAACAAACAAACTCCTTTATCTTTTATACAAATTGATGATTGTGAAACACCTAAATTACTTGTGGCGCATATAACTTTATTAAACAATTATACTGATAAGTCTTATAGTTTAGAAGGCTATACTTCTAACATGTCTATGATATATTATAGTAAAAGTCTAAGTAGTTTTAAGCTAGAATGTGAAAAAGAATTATCTACAGTGAAATCTATAAAAATAGGTAGAAATATTTCTTTATTCTCATTATTTATGTTAAAAAATCCTAATATACCATTAAGAATTTTAGAAGACCTATCACTAACTCTGAGTGTTAATAACATACGTATATATTTTAATGCGTTAATGCAAAGAATATCTTACGTAAAATATAGACATGATTTAATAGAAGAGGCTTTACAATATATAGATAAAAACGTTTTTAGATTGGAATATATTACCAACTAATATAAAATTGTATATATTGAAATTATTAACGACCGATGACTTAAAAAATATATTAGGAATAAGTTAATAATAATGAAAACTTATTTATTTTTTAAGTTATACAACTACGTATGATATGTGGGTTATGTACAAAACATTGCTTTTAGTAGATAGCAAAAACATTCATTATTATAATAAGCAGATACAACAAGTATATAGCAATATAGATAGGCAGTATAAAATTCCTTATTTACCGTTACATCAAGCTACTGAGTGTAGGAATTATACAGCTGTTTCGTATCTACTAGAATACGGTAATAATATTAACTCGATTGACTTCAAAGGAAGAAGTCCTTTACACATAGTATGTAGTAAACCAAAAGTTAATGAGATAATAAAATTACTAGAAAACGATTCAGACTATGATAGTAACATAGTAGAAACGTATAAGAACTATGTCAACAATAAAATATATAATCGAGTTAGTTCTGAAATTCTAAAACAGCTTTTAAGTAACAAACAAAAAACATTACATGATATGTTAAAACATACTATAGATAACGAAACAGCTATAATAAATTTACTAATTTCTAAAGGATATTCGATAAACTATCAAGACTATTCTGGAAATACACCGTTACACCTTGCAGTAAAAACGCATAATATAGACGCTGTTAAAATGTTAATATCCTCGGGAGCGAGTCCTAGTATTAAAAACAGATACGGTTTTACATCCTTACATCACGCGATAACTTATAGTGATAATGACATTTTAGGGTTGCTAGTAAGCAACTGCGTAGAACGCGGTATCTCTATAGATAGTTCTTTGATATACACCGCTATAAGGACTCATAACTTAGAAGGTATAAAAATATTATTAGATAAAGCTGAAGACTTTAACATAAACGGCACAGATAACGACCATATGTCACCCTTACATTATGCGGCTAGCTATATGGGAGATGTATCTATAGTAAAATACTTAATAGAAAAAGGGGCTAATGTCAATTATAGAAGTGGTATATTTAAACGTACTCCTATATTTGCAGCACTAAGGAACTACGAAATAACTAAACTATTATTATCGAAGGGTGCTGATATCAACGTTACTGACTCTTACGGTAATACAGCCATAGTTTTAGCATTTTCTAAGTATATGCATATAAAAGAAGAAACTATAAGGCTTTTGGTGTCTTATATATCGTTAATGGAATCTAATAAAAATTTTGTAAAAAATCATGGGTATAAAAACAACTTAGACTTTATAATCAAATCTGATAAGTGTAGTTTGATAAAAATAGAATGTGATCAAGAAATAGATAAAATGAAGAAAACGAAGTTATACAAGTATTCTCTGTATTCTCTTATATTCGAATATAGCGAACACTATTTATACAGACTCGTTAATAAAGAAGAACTTGATAGAGATTATATCAGCAATGAATTTCCTATATATAAAGATATGATACTTTGCTGTTTAGAGAAATCTGTAAATAGGAGAATATCAATAGAAAAATCTATCCGTATAATAGATAATAACATTGTTTCTGAGAACATAACTTCTTGGAATAATATTCCTATAGAAATTAAACAGTATATAGTAGAATTACTAGATGATAATGATATTTGTAAAATATGTGAATAGTAGTATAAAAATTAAAAAATAACTGTTGATATAGACGTAGAACTAAATATGGATTCATACTTTATTAGATTAGTCAAAGCTGTTTATACACCAGAATTAACTTTATGTGTATCTCCTTTAGGATTGTATAGAGTATTATCTAACTTGCTCATTGGTAGTAGTGGAAAGGCTAAAGAAGAACTAGAATGTTTATTAGATGGAGAAAGATCTATACTTTGTGGTAAAAAAGATACAACGGAATTACTATATGGTTCGCTTATCCTCTGTAAGAATGGATTTGATATCAAAAAAAGCTTCATAGATTTCAGTAAGAGTTTATTTAATGCTAATGTAGATGAATTTAAAAATAAGAAAGACGTCGATAGGTTAACCAACGCATGGATCAAAGATGTTACGTCTAATATGATTCGCAGTATAGAATTGGATATAAAAGATAACACTCGTATGATTATTTTAAGCGCCGTCTATTTTAATTCTGAATGGAAAAATACTTTTGATTCGTGTTTGACACACAAATTGCCGTTTAATCGGTACGATGGAACTACAGTTCTAGTAGATACTATGTACGATAGCGGTAGTATTTATCATTATACTTACGATAAATGTATCAAGTCTAATGTTGTTTTAATGGATTACAAGAATGACCGTTTTAGTATGATGATAATAGCACCCGATAGCATCAAGGGTTTGGACCTGGTCATAGAAAAACTATCCACTGAAAAAATCAATCACCTTTTAATTAAATCTAAATCAAGATCGGATGAAATAGAACTATTTCTGCCAAAGTTCTGTATAGAGAGTGAAATACAATTAGAGGAAGTAATTAAGAACTTAGGGTGTAAAGGATTGTTTGAAGACAATGGATTAATGGAAATATCTGATGATCCGAGTCTCCATGTATCTGAAATAAAACAAAAATCAGTTATTAAAGTAAACGAATCAGGAACCGAAGCATCCAGTGTAACTAGCGTAAAGGTATCAAGTAGGTGTCTTAAATTTACCCACAGAATAGAAATTAATAATCCTTTTATGTGTATCGTATTGGATAAAGAAAATAATATACCTGTATTTGTAACAACGTATAATGGAATTTAGCATGTATTTTCTTTTCTGTAACTGATTGTTTCTTTTAACAGAGATTTTGTTTTATCCCTTAAAGATACATCGTGTTCTTGTTCTAACAACATTTTTAAAAACAAATAAGATTCATAATCACCTTTTTTTTTAAACTGATTAACTTTGTATTCTAATTTATCCCTCTGACTTTCATTATTATAAAAATCTGCTATTTCTTTTTCTACTGCAGATATTTTATCTCGTATATTCTTAAAACCATCTACTATTACAGAAGACTCACTAATTTCTTTATTTCTATTTTCGTATACTATTTTAGTGTTGTCTATCAATCTATCTTTAACCCGTTTATCCATATCGATATTTTGTAAAGAAGATAAAAATAATTGAAGTTCGTAGTTCCATGATTTAAGAAGATGATTGGCTGTTGCATCTATCATATCTATTTTTCCATCGTCTGACATAACAGAAAATGCATCTAATAACGTATTATCATAAGAACTATTATAATAAAATTTGTGGTCTTGTAAAGGATTATTATTTACCGTATATATCATAGAACTAGCATTTCCCATGTTAGTACAAACTATCTTATTTATCTGTTTATAATTAGTAATTTTATTTTATGTAGATATTATACTTGATATAAATGAAATATAAAACTATTGAACATAATAGGAATACTATTATTTCCTTATTATACTATGGAAAATGAGTTAAAATTATACTATGCAGTAAGTTCTCAAGATGAAAACGTGGTCATACAGTTACTAGATAAAGGTTACGATCCCAATGTAATAACTAGATTTAAGTATATGATTCCATTACACAAAGCTGTAGAATGCAGGAACGTAGATATAACTAAACATCTGCTATCTAACGGAGCCGACGCTAATGTTCGGGACTTTTTAGGATTAGGCGTGTTTCATATATTGAGCATGTTTTCTAGTTTACCAGAACTAAAAGATATACTACATAATATAGAAGGTACTTTTATCGTGTGCAAATATAATTATGCTCCTTTAGAAGAAGACTATGAAATTAAAACACTAGAAATAGCTAGAATGCTTTTTATAAGTAAAGCTAACATGAACATGACGAGCAAACTTGGTAGTACACCTCTTCATATAGCTAGCAAATACAATAATCAAACTATGGTAAAATTCTTTCTGGAAAGAGGAGCTGATATCAATATCCTGGATTCTAACGATAATACTCCTCTCATCTACGCGGCGTGTTCTGGTAATACAACTATATCTAAAATGTTATTAGATTACGGAGCAAAAATAGAATCACGTAATAAAGAAGAATGTTCACCTTTACATTATGCTGTAGCTACAAATAACGACGAACTTACGAGTCTCTTTCTTACAAGAGGAGCCGATACTAATGTCGTAGACAAATATAATAGATCAGTTCTGCATAAAGCTATAGGTAATAAGAATATAACATCAGTAAAATTATTATTAAATCACGGTATCAATTGTAATTTACGAGATAATCATGGGTATACGGCTCTGCACTATGCTATAACATTACAAAATAGAGAAATTACAGACATGTTATTAGCTTCAGGAGCCGATCCTAATATAATGAATAATGAAAAGCATACTCCTCTATATCACGCTCTATTGTATAGATACTCTGCTAACGTTGAATCGCTAATATTATACGGCGCGGATATAAATATTGTAGATGATACAGGGAAAACACCATTATCTAATACGTGTCTCGATATAATAGATAATAAAAACGTCGAAGTTATAATATCTCATTTCACTATTTTGGAATACCTAATGCCCGATAATATAAAAAACCAAATAGGTTACAAAATAAATGCAGAATTAATAAATAACAGTAAAAGGTATTCTACTGTAAAACAGAAATGTGTTGATGAAATAAATTTATTAAAAACAATTAAATTTCATTCTGGATATTCAGCAGAAATATTTCTAAATAAAAACAAATCGAATATCTTTCATAAATTCATAAAGTATCCAAATATTATAAATATAATAGAATCAAGATTTCTTATATATTCTTCTATAATAAAAAAATCTATAGATATAGGTAACTATAGAAGAAAACTACTTGATAATGCTGTAGATACCATTAGTGAAATACGATTGCTAAACATATTACCTATAGATATAAAATATATCATATTGGAGATGTTGAATAATAAAGATCTAATAACATTGAATAATAATACATAATTGAAAATGTATGGTAATAATATTTTTATAGTTGATGTATAGTATAAGTATAAAAATGTTAAAACTCTATACATCTATGTTTTTTGATAGTACAGAAAATATATTGAAAGAAATTAATAAACTACAGCATAAAAAGAAACGCACTAATAGTACATCTTGTATACCCCTTATTCCTTTACACCAAGCTGTAGAAACTAGAAATCTAGAAGTAGTAGAAGCTTTACTAGATAGAGGTCATGATGTAAACGAAATGGATCATAGATATCTAACACCTTTACACATTATATGTTCATATCCTAATAAGATTGGAATGAAGGAAGTAATTGTAGAAAAAGTAAAAAGAGATATATCATCTTATGAAGAAAGAGTTATATCAGAAGCATATTATAATAATGATATAAATATCTTTAAAATGTTATTACTGGATGATGATAATAATACAATGATTAACGACGTTCACGATACTTTAGATTACGATGATGCCATAGATACAAAAATAATAAAACTATTACTGGCGTATGGAGCAGATACAAACATAAAAACACTAGATAAGTTAAAAACAGCTTTACATTATGCGGCTGCAAACAAAAATTATAAACTGGTAGAATATTTGTTGATATATGGAGCAGAAGTAAATTCATCGGATATAGGTAATAACACTCCCATGCATAAAGCCGTACAACATAGAAATGAAGATGCTGTAAAAATTCTATTACAGTATGGATCTAATACTGATTATATGAATTCATGCGGTACTACTCCATTGCATATTTCTGTAGGAAGATTACTAAATAGAAATAACTGTTCTATATTAAAGATATTATTAGAACACGGCACGTCTGTGAATATACAGAGCAGTATACTAGGATTTACCGCTTTACATCTATCTATACATAATGAAGATAAACTTAATCTATTATTAGAATACGATGCAGATCCTAATATCCTTAATTTTGAGAAAGAAACGCCTTTAAGTATGGCTGTAAAAATAACTAGGTATGAAATAAATATTTACAAACGGCTTATATATAATATATGCTTGAGAGCGTTCAAGTATCCTTCCATAAAAACTACAGAAGGTTACATTAAGAACATGACGTGTATAAACAATTATCCTAAATATAAATCCATAAAAGATGCTTGTGAATACGAGATTAAAAACTTGGAATCTATAAAACTAAGTCCTAAATTTTCTATGGCTGATTTTCTGAAAGACGATAACTCGTTAATAGTGGATAAAATAATAAATAATACCCTTATAGACCATTATTACTCGTTTATGGATTCGTTTCCCATATACGGAAATATCATTAAGAAAAGTATAGATATAGCAAAAGACAGATATTTATTAATCCAGGGAGCTATACGTACTATGGATAACATAACGTTTCCTTCACGATGTGTATCTTGGTATGATATACCTTTAGAAATAAAACATAACATATTATATTTCTTAGATGATAAAAGTCTATGTAATTTAATAGTAGCCGAACATGATACTTAAATAACTGAAACAAAAATTTTATTTTTTATTAGTATATGAAATAATGCAGGATAATATTATATACGTAGACAGATTATATAGAATGATGTATACAGATAACTACGAAACTATAAAAAAATATTTAGAATATACTGTTATAGATAAAACAGACAACTATAGTTTTAATTTAATACCTTTTATACCTCTACATCAAGCTATAGAAGCAAGAAACATAGATATTATAAAATCAATAATAACGGTAGATAATGTTAATCAACCAGGACATAACAATACTTGTCCTATACATATCATATGTAAGGAGCCTAATATGTTAGCAATATCTTATATGCTAAGATCTATAAATCAGTGTAATATGTTTAACACACTTGTAAAGCTTAAAGATATGTTTAATTACAGAAATGTAGAAATAGCTAAAATAATTTTAACTAATCGGTGTAAGAGTATACAGGATATAGATTTAAAGTATATAGATAAGAAAAGTAAGGACGATATTATAGAAATAACTAAACTGTTATTTTCTTACGGAGCTAATGCTAATATTATAGACAGCCACGGTAATTCTCCTCTACATTATGCTACTGAAAATCCGGATCAACGATTAACCAGATTGTTACTTAGTAAAGGAGCTAATCCAAATATACTGAACAAAACTAATAAATCACCTCTCTATTATTCTATAGAATCTGACAATCCTGATATAACTATGTTGCTAATAGATAAATTTATCTTTGATAATACAGATCCGATATTATCTCACGCTATTAAACATTATAGTAAATCTATATTACACGCGTTAATCGAAAAAGGTGTTTCTATTAACGCTAGAGACAAATATGGTAAGACGCCGTTACACTACGCAGCTAGTTATTGTAAAGATATCGATGTAATAAAATTACTTTTAGAAAGAGGTGCCGATGTTAACGCAAAATCTTATATTAGGAATCTAACGCCCCTTCATAGTTCATATCTTAAATCACCTCGTGTTTTAAAACTACTTTTACAACACGGAGCTGATATCAATAGTTTGGATTCATATAGTTTAACTCCTTTAACATCCGTAGTACTTAAGTACTTGTGTATAGAATGTGCGAGAATAATAGTTTCACATATCTGCTGCTTAAAGCATAATCGACCAGATATTGAAAATTGTTTGGGTTTTATGGATAATATAGATGCTATTGTTAGTAATAAAAGACTTAATCAAATACGTTTAAAATGTGAGGATGAATTAAATAGAATGGCTCGCATTAAAATTACTAACACATATTCTTTCGATATATTTGTTATTTGTGATAATACTATTTTATTATGTAAATTAGTCAATAATAGTATCATAGACGATATATTGATTAACAGTTTTAACATATATAGAGGTATCATTTTAAAGAATATATACAGATCTAGAAAACGACTTTATCTAATAGAAAATACCTTATCTGTTTTAAATAACACTTTTAAATCTAATTATCTGTGGAATAGATTACCTGTAGAGTTACAATATTACATAATGGAATACATAGATGACGAGTCATTAAAAGTAATGCATAAATAGAAAAACATAAATTAAAGTATTAAGTAATTACAGATTTTATTTTAACCGACATAATGCATGTAATACGTAATCAAGATGATATATTAATATACGAAGCCATAACAAATTATGATAACGAATCTTTACTCAATATTCTTGAAAATGGTGCAGATCCTAATGTTAAATTACCTTATCAGTACAGTCATTTACATCACGCTATAGAAAAAAGGAACAGAACTGCCGTATCTCTTCTACTAAAGCATGGAGCGGATCCTAACATTTCTGGCTTCTTTACACCACCCTTATACGACGCTATAAAAAAAGGTTGTGTAGACATAGCTAGATCGCTATTAGAATACGGTGCTCTTGTTAATTTAGAACATTATTGTTTAAAACCTATACATATAGCCGCTAATCGAGCAGAAAGTAAAATAGTAAAATTGCTTCTAGAATACGGTGCTGACATTAATTCAGAAGATGGAGATAACGGTAAATACCCTATACATTACGCTATGAAAGTATATAATCCGTTTAGATTAAAAATTATAAAAGTATTATTAGACCATGGTGCTGATATTAACAAACAAAGTGTTTTTACTAATACATCTACTTTATATGAAACTAGATTTATTACAGATGATCTATTAGATTATATCATAGACAGAGGAGCTAATATAAACATAAAAGGAAGAATGGGTAGAAATATATTACACGATATAATATTAAGAAACGAATATAATGATTTTAACAATATATTGGTATTAATAGACCACGGTGCTGATATAAACGCTTTAGATGATGAAGGAAATACACCTTTCATGTTACATACCATTAACAATAATATTATGATTCTAGCTAACTATATAGTATCATTGTATTACTTATCTCCTAAAGCTAGAACATCTGATGGAATGAAAAAAAATATGAAAATAATTAATGAAAGTAAATATTTAAATTCTATCATAAATATCGTAAAAGAAGAAATAGAAAGTATAAAAATATTCAAGATATACGACGGATATTCTTTTCAAGGGTTAAGTCTTTTTGATCTATTATCTAATGAAGATAACATCGCTATAGTATATAGACTTTCTCCTATATTATTAGAAAAAATGGATGATATCAAAACAATGTTTCCTAACTGCTCTCGTATAATACAAAATACGTTAAAAAGGCTAACGAAAAGATACGAAATGTTATTAAAGATATACAATATTATGAATACAAATCTAATAAATACAAAATGGTATACGTTGCCCGTAGAAATTAGATGGATAATACTGACTAAGTTAGATGATATGAGTCTACGAAATATACTATTACAAAATGTATCGAATATTAAAAATTGTAAAATTAAGTTAGTCTAGTAGGTAGTGATATAAATATGATAAGAAAAATGTATAAAAAAACTAAAAAACACGGTCTATTAGCGATAGCTTTTATTATACTATTACTTGTTATTATTTTACTAGATATTGACAGAGATAAATATTTAGTAAGTTGTGATAAAAACTGGATAGAATTCAATAATTTATGTTATTTTATTTCCGAAAACAAATTAAGTTGGAATGATAGCATGGCGGTATGTAATAATCTTGGTAGTAATGGTAATTATATTAACTTAAATATGAGTAGTAGTATATTAAATACATTTAAGGATTACTGGATAAAAACAGTAGATGAAGTAGATTGTACAAATACTGCTACTTGTAATTTCTTATATAGTAATGTAGTAGGATGCGATATATGTAATATAGAAAAATTTTATGTTTGTGTAAAGCCGATAGGTAAAATAAACTTGTTTAATTTTTTTGTAGAATATGTTAGATAATAATGAAATTTAAGGAAGGTAATAATACTATCAAAATGATGAATATAACAGATATAAAAATATACAGCATTAACAAATGCTTTATGTCTATGAAATTATTAGATGTAGAAGTAGTAATTATGAGAAGTAATGGATTCGTAAATATTACCAGATTATGCAATTCAGAAGGAAAAAATTTTAATGATTGGAAACAATTAGAATCATCTAAGAGATTGCTTAATGTATTAAAAGATAACTGTGAGTTACATGATCCAATAATAAATATCAAGCGTACTAGAATTAAAATAAACGGAGAATACGTCTCACAATTACTACTGGACTATGTAATTACATGGATTTCTCCGTATATAACAACTAGAGTATCAATTCTTATGAGATATTATAGACGATGCATAGCACTAAATATAGAAACTGAAAAGGATATAGAGTATAGCCAAGAACTACAGAATCAGATTTCCAACATAGATGAAGTTTACGATAAATTTATAAAAGATATAAGTAATCATTTTAAAGAAATAGAAACATCTTATTACAATAAATTGAGTACTTACTTACTAAAAAAAGCAGAACGCGTATTAGAAAAAGATTATTCTAAGGAACAGGATGTAGAGAATAACGAAGATAACCATATAGATGAAATGATAGATTCTATAGAATCAGAAATTAAAGAAAATAATCGTTATTATATGTCAAGCCTAAACAACGTAAGAAAACAACAAACAGAAGATCATATTAATATATCCAACATTATACTTAGTGGTGACCCATTTAATGAAATGATAGTAAAAATAAGAAACTATATAGAAACAAGGGCAAAAACTGGTGAATAAATAATTACTAATAACAATAGTTTTATATAATATTACATACATAAAAACATAAAAATAAATATAATATACTTACGAGAGCCCAAGGCTTTATAATACGAATCAAGATGGTATCTATTATTAGCAAAATGGATAACTTACTTGATTCTGATAAACCATCTTCTAAGATTTTTGGTGTTATTATCACCGCCTTAATAATGATATCTGTATTTGTGTATTTTAAACTTCTCATCTATATCTATACAACAAATGTACACGAACTCATGTATTATGATCAATACCAATTTCCATTTCTTCATAAACATACTATTAACTTACATTTCTGATATCTACAAAAGGATTATTCTACATATCCACTTCTTTGGCAAAAAACAGAACGATGACATTATGGATCTATCGCTTAAATATGCACAATCTCCTATTCCTTTAATAGGCACAACATTATCATAGGGTGATCCATCTTCTAATTTCCAAGTTCCATTAGGATCAACTTTTTCTATTCCTATCCAGTGATCTTCTGGACCTTTGTATCTTATCATGAAATTAAATTCTTCTTTGCTAGAAATAGGTGCTAAATATCCATCCATAGATTTACATTTTTCTACAGCTAATGATTTGTTATTTTTTTCTTCTGAGAAAAAATAGCAGTTTTTATCATACCCTACCCACCCTTCTTTACAGGAAAGTATTTTAATGTCTGGAGGTGGAGGAGGTCTTACAGAAAAAATAATTACAAGTACAGATAGTGCAATAATAATACTCCCACATGGAATCAACATCCACCATATAGTGCTATTACGACATGAATCATCTTCTTCCATTTTTGAATATACGTTATTAAGATTTATTAAACCTAAAAACACATTCAAACTACTTACAATAAAATTGAAAAAACAAATAACTATTTACCGAGGGGTTGTTAAACACCTAATTATACCATGGATCGTGCAGAGCTTTTAAACGCTATTATCTTTAGAGAATTAGAGGTAGCTAGAAATCTATTGGATGCTTACACCAATCCCAATTTTACAATCAGCGGATACTCACCAATAAAGATAGCTGTTGAACGTAGAGATGTTGAAATGATTAAATTACTGATGAGTTACAACACTTATCCTGATTATAACTATTTAGAGATAGAATCTGAATTTCATGAGGCCGTGGAAGAAGGAGACATTGTTAAGGTAGAAGAACTATTAGATTCTGGAAAGTACATAAACGATGTTATTTACAAGAAGGGAAACACTCCTTTACATTTGGCAGTAATTAAGAAAAATCTTGACATGATGAGACTCCTTCTGGCTAGAGGAGCTGATCCTGATGTGCCCAACACAGACCGTTTTACGACTCTTCATTTAGCTGTTATGGCAAACTATATCGAAGGTATAAAATTGCTATTGGATTACAGAGCCTGTACCAACCTAGAAGATTGTTACGGATGCACTCCTCTGGTCATCGCCATAAGCAAAGAAAACACAAAAGTATGCAGAATGTTACTAGACGCAGGTGCAGACGTTAACTATTTCAGCAAAAGACCCTGCATGACGGCGATGTGCTACGCTATACAAGAGAACAGAACAGATATGGTAAGCATGTTTCTTAAGAAAGGTGCAGACAGTAATATCGTGTTTACCATGATGAATGAGGAATACACAACTTTAGAGATGATCTGTAATATGGATACAAATCCAGAATCTGAATCAATAGATATGCTGATAGCGGACATCGCATTAAGACAATATACAAATACAATATCTTCAGCTAAAGGATTTTCCAAAAACATGTCAGTCATCAACAGCTACAGTCATTTAAAATATGTATTTGAAACATGTAAAATAGAATTAGGGAATATAAAGAGTGAAAACATCAGAAACAACAACATTCTGGATCTGTGCTTAAAACCATCTGTCAAGAATCTTGATGAGAACATATTGGCAAGACATTCTAGAAAAATATTAGATCTGTATGATAATTCCACATTCTACAAATATCTATTAAAGGAATTGGCAGACACAGCATCACAAAGAGCGGAAGCGATTGAATCAGCAATGCAAGTTATAGATGAAAAGTTTACAGGAGATGAAACAAAATGGAATTACTTGCCTCAGGAAATAAAATACAACATACTGGAATATATAAGCAATGAAGATCTTGATATTTCATCTATGAACTAAATTATTTTTATAATAAGTGTAAATGATGATATATAAAACTAAGAAATTAAATTACATGAACATTTTTTTAAATCACAGTAAAAAGGTAGCTAGATATAAAATAACGGACTTAAGCATTTTACATAATTTAATGCCTGTAAACATATATTCTATCAAACAAAAACGTCTACTAACAAACCACTTAATATCATGTTTTGCTATAGAAGAATATAGAATAAATACGTTGAATGAAAAAGCTAGTTACGAATACGATATAAACAAAAAAATAATTGAAGGTAATAAAACTTATAGGAATATAAAAAATGAATGTTATAAAGAGTTAATTAGTATGTCAGAAGTACATATAGGAAAAACAGGTACACTAATAGATTATTTTCTTGCTAACAAGCCTGTACATGAGAGATATTTACACGAAAAGTTATATAACTACAAGAATAATTATGTTAACTTTGGAACTATGTTAGATGTTGTATTATCAGAATCAATAAAACGTAAAAAGCTACTATTAAAAATACATAAATACCTTGATTATCGTAATCTGTGGAAAACATTACCTTATGATGTGAAGAATATAATATTCGATAATCTATCAATTAATGATTTAAAGAAAATAGCTTTAATACTAAAAAAAAAAATAAACAAATAAGTGACTAAATTATAATTATATAATGGGTAATTCTACATCTTTATTACAAAGACTGTTAAATACTTTTATCATGGCAATGCAAGAACCCAAAGTAACTAAAGAAACTATGCTAAAAATTGCTATCGATAAACAATATGTTAATGTAGTAGAATACTTGATACGTAAAAGAGTGAATATAGTAAACTGTAGAAATTCCTATAACCCTTTAATTTCAGCTATAAAAACAGAGAATGAAGAAATGGTAAACTTACTTATACTTAATGGTGCTTCTGTTAACGAACTTTCTCAAACAAATAATACACCGTTACATATTGCTGTAGAGAAGGGTAATACAAGAATAGTAAAAGTATTATTGGAAAATGGTTCTGATCCTAATGCTACAGATATAAATAAGTATACTCCATTACATGTTGCTATGAATAACAATAAAATTAATTCAGAAATAATAGAACTTCTATTGCAGTATGGTGCTGATATAGATGCTAGAGATAAATATAGAAATACTCCTTTTGCTATATGCATGGGTAGAAACTTTCCTAAAGATTCTAAAGAATTAATACTTTCATATTTTATGATATAAAAATAAATAATGAAATTATAGTTCTCTTCATAATACTAGTTACGGGTTTATAATAATAGATTATTTAATATGAATATAAATATTTTATACCGCAAAATATATTCATGTCCCGATGAAGAATTATTATCAGTAATAGAACAATATCAATCTCAAGAAACTTATAACGTATACGTCATCAATAGCACTATGTTTGATATGTTAGAAGAATTTACCTATAATCTTTTACATCAAGTTATACAAGCTAGAAGAACTAAATTTATAAAATTACTACTGAACCAAGAAAAATATAAAGCTAATACGATAGATACTTATAGCGGAAGATATCCTCTTCATACTTTGACTTCTGTACCTAACATAACTAACGTATATACACTATTAGGTCTTATAGGATATGAAAAATCAGTAATAGTAAAGTATATTACAAAAGCCAATGAAATGAAACTATCTAAATCTATAAGTCTAGCTATTATCAAGAAAATATTAAAAGGTAAGTTAGAATTAACAGAAGATGAACTATTAATACTAGATAATGAAATACGGAACGACTAACTACAGATAGCTGATTTGCTTATAGAAAAAGGAGCTATTATAGACGCTCCAGATTCTAAAGGTCACATGTGTTTACAATATGCTATAAAAAACGGAAGTACAGACATAGTAAAACTACTACTAGAAAAAGGTGCTAATACGAAAGTAGAATATTACGGACTAACAATTTTTGAGTTATCTGTGATATCTAGAAATTTAAACACCATTAAAGAAGTAATAAGTAAATGCGGATATGATACAGATACCGACATTCTATGTTCAGTATCATCACCTGAAGATTTTATAATAGTAAAGTATTTGCTGGATTTAGGCATAGATGTTAACGCGAGAAATATGATAGGTGAAACTCCGTTACATAGAGCCATCATTTCCGGTTCTAAAGAACTAACTAATTTACTCATATCTTACGGAGCTGATCTAAATGCAGTTGAGAATATATTACATTTTACTCCATTGTCTTTTGCTGTAAAGTATCCAGAGATTGTTAAGATGCTTTTAAAATACGGTGCCAATCCAAATATATGTACACATTCCTCTAGCTGCTTGGCTTTAAGTAGAGCAGTAAACAAATATGATATTTCAGCGGCTTATATAGTCGCATATATAGTATTATATGAATACGGGTATAAAAGTAATAATAATAATTCAGGATTTTTAACTAATATGTCAATAATTAATTCTAATACTTCTTTGATAAAAATAAAAAAAAAAGATTGTGAAACGGAATTGAAAAAAATAAAATCTATAAAATTAAATGATAAATACTATTTAGACGCATTATTAACTAATAATGATATCAAAGATCTAACATTACTAGTAAATAATCATAAATTAAAGAATTTTGATACGTGCTGCTATCCACATTACGGACACATAATAGAAAAAAATATAGAAAAAAATAAACAACGATATACTCTAATAGAAAAAATCTATGTACATATTGCAAAAAGAGTTATATTTCACACATTGGTCGTTATTGCCTATAGAAATAGTAATAAAGATATTATCTCAACTAGATAATATAGATATAGAAAATATAGTATCTAGTTGTAACAAATAGCTATAGCTATATATTAAAGAAGATAGATGTAAAAACCATCTCTGACAAACCTTGATAGATATAATCCTTTCTTACGAGAACAGGATAAATGGTACTATCTAAGGTTTGAAGATGGTAACAAACCCTATACTTATGGGATTTTTTTACAATAACATAAATAATATATACAAATTATTGTTATATACGTAGTACAATGTATAAAATAGCAGTAATAAATTCTTCTTGTGTGATTATATCGTTACTTATATTTTTATTAACGTATTATAAATACATAAGAGATGAATTATATGAATACATACATTATAATAAACCAAAATTTTTACCTACTGCAGAAATATATTTTTCTTTACATATATGTGGATATATATTCTTAATAAAAGCGGTATATTCTTTGTATAATAGAAACCAAAGATATGATAATTTCCTTAAAATATATTTATCTCATTTATTTTGTTAATTGGTATGGTTATTATCGTTTTATACCATGAAAATGTTTACGTTAAGTGTAGTTATAAGTAATATCAACTTATTGCTTATAATTTACTGTATGTATATTCTAATACATACTAGGCAGTGTATATTATCATTATATCTACCACATATGATAACCACTATACTAAACGCATCTTTATCTTACCATATAATGATAGCCTATTTTCGCGATCGTAATAATATGTATGGTAAAGTAATATTTTTATAATATAAAAAGATCCATAATATGGATACTAAGAATTTTGTTTTAGTGTGTACGGTAATAACCATAACTATTATAGTACAATATCCGTCGTTATACCAGTCTTATAAACTGGTTTCTGGTTATGGTAAGAATATAAATCTTACTTGTACTTTACCTCGAGAAAAACACGCTGATAAACTTAACGTATCAGGTGGAGGCAGTAGCTTTTCTGATGCTATTATTAACATTACGAATGCCGGTCCCGGAGTGCCTTGTTACTGCGGAGATCCTGATAAAGAATATAAAGTCTTGTTAACAAATGTTTCAGAAAGCGATGAAGGTAAATATCGTTGTAGATTTTCATTGAACGGGACAACTACCCATAGAGAAAATATAGACTTACGGGTTATACCTAGAGTATATATGTATACCTACTCTGATATAAATAATAATACATACTATGTGTGTAATAGAACTAAATCTATAGAAGAAAGGAACGTGAAGTTATATGCTAAATTAGGTAGTGTACAAGTTAACGATAAAACTAAGGGTATTTCTTATAATTCTACAAAAATGGAATTTATATTAGGAGTTGGTAATAAGACGGATAGAGTAATATGCGGAATATCATATAACGGACGCACAGAAGAACGCGTCATGAATACATTACAGTAATATAATACCGCGTACAAAAATGATATTATAGATCGTAAGATAATTAGTACAATGATATCATCCAATAGCAACTACAGGAAATTGCGTAAAGCTATAATAAACGAAGATGTAGAAAAAATAAAAGATATTATAGAAAAAGATCCTCATATGATAATTAAAGTAGATAATAATAATCATACACTTCTACATGTAGCCATAATGTATAGAAAAGTTAATGCTGTTAAAATACTGTTAGATAAAGGAGATAATCTAGTATATGTTATTAATTCTTTTCCTATATTACCACCTCTTTATTGTGCTATAATTGGATATTGTAAATTAATTAGAAGAAATAAGATTAGTAATTCACTGGAAAAAATAAATGCTCATAAACAAATCATTGAAGCTCTCGTAGATAAAGGTGCGGAACTAATGGGGTTAGAAATAGCATTATCCTGTAAGAATATATGGCTTATAAAATTTCTCATAGAAAAAGGAATTTCAGTAGAGTATACTGGTTTCTTTCCTGTAGACATTAATTATAATACAATAGATATAGATACTTGTAAGGTTCTATTAGAAAATAAAATAAATATTAACGAACCTGTTTGCGGAGAAACTTTAGTTAGATACGCTATAAGATCTAGCAACTTGGATCTTTTAAAATACTTAGTCAGTAAAGGCGCTGATATAGAGAAAAGAAACACGTATGAACAAGACCCTAATATAATTGAAGCGGTAGAAAAAGGAAATTTAGATGTTGTAGAATACTTAATAGATAATGGTATAAATATCGACACGCTTTCTATATATAATCATAAACCCGCTATATATCACGCTATACTAACGGGTCATTATAATATGGTAGATTTATTATTAAAAAGAGGAGCGAATCCTTTTGTGATATGTGAGGGTTACACGTCTCTGATTAGTGTAGCTACTCAAGCTAAAAGAAATAGATTAAAATTGATTAATTTGCTTTTAAAATATGGTGTAAGATTTCCTGGAGATCATGATTATTATATTCAACCTATTTTATTAGATTATTCCTATGAAACATATAATATTATTCACATATTGCTAGAACATGGTTTACGTATCACTAGCAATACTACTTTAGTTAGTTACGTTTCTAATTATACGAGTTTAAGAATTTTTAAGAAGTTATTACTTCATGTAGGTGATATTAATATTAATAATCCTTTACATTTCTCTGCTATGTCCGATAAAACATGGCATATTTCTAGATTCTTATTAGAATATGGTGCGGACGTTAATGTTAAAAATAGGTATGGTAGCACACCACTTTTTGAAGCAATATGTAATTGTTCTAGTAAAAACGTAAAACTATTTTTGGAAAACAATGCAGATATAAATGATATTGACTTAGATGGAGATGCTACATTAATGAAAATATTTAATTACAAATGTAAGTTACAGTCTGGATTGAATAGTAGCCATTTACGTATAGCTAGAATAGTTATACCTTACCTGAAGGTTATAGGATTAAAAGATAAATCTGTTAAAAAAGTACACGCGTATAAACAAAATATTACTTTCTTTAATTCTATAAAACAACTAAGTTTAATAAGCGATGAAAGTGATAGAGAAATTGACAGAATGAAAAATACAATATTAAGAAAGAATAAGTTCGGAAATGATATAACTATGTATGATATACTATTAGAAAAAAATATGAACCAACTAGTACAGATAATAAAAAATCCACTAATTAAGAAAAGATGTTCAGAACTAATACTGTTTAAGCGTATAGTAAAAAACAATATTATATATATAGAAAATAGATATCAAAAGATACATAGTGCTAACACAGCTATAGAATTTTATCAATACAAGTTTGAAGATAAATGGATGATTCTACCACATGAAATAAAAATTAATATATTATGTTATCTAGACGACAAGGAACTCGATTATATATATGAATCGTCTTTAGAAAATAGTAAAAATAATACCATAGATAAAAAGTACGATGTATATTAACACGGTATTTAGTGTATTCACCGAGTACATTAGGTTGTTTTTTCATCCTAAATATAGGGTAAAAATTATCAATGTCCTCTTCAGTGCAATATACGATTATAATTTAGATATGATAGAATTCTTGCTGCGCAATAAAGTAGATCCTAATAAAGAAATGGTACTTGTAGATCCTATGGACTACAATAGAACACCTTTAGTAGTTTCTGCTAGTCTAGGACATACAGAGATTGTAAAAATACTACTTAAGTACGGTGCCGACATCGATGGACGAATATCTGTTTGGTTTACATCGGCTTTACATGCCGCTGTACAATATAATAAATATGAAACCGCGCGTTTACTTCTAGAAAATGGTGCTAATGTTAATATACAAGATTACGAGTTAATGACTCCGATGCATACTACCCTACTGTATAACCCGTTTAATGAAAAAATGGTAAGACTACTGTTAAAGTACGGAGCTGATATTAGACTAAAGAATAATACGGGTGATTCTGCTATGGATATCGCATGTAAAAATTATATCTCTGATGAAATAAAAGATATATTCATATCTCTAGATTTTTAACCACAATATAAATAATTGATATAAAATCTACTTAATTATATATAGTAACCAATTATGCATACAATATTGCAACTATTATGCATTTTTTATTCTGTTAGCGCTATACATGTGAACGTTAGAAACAATGAAGAATTAAAAATAGATTGTATACTAGAAAGTGGAAAACTTGCTGATGAATTATTATTTTACTCAGTTAAAGATGGAAAAAACCACTTATTAGTCAACATGACCATAAACGATTCGGAAAATGATACTTGTTATTGCGGAAATCCTGATAAGCATTACACAGTTATATCTAAGAATGCGTCTAGACACGACGAAGGAAGCTACACATGTTTGTTTATGTCATTAGGTAATAAAACATATACACATACCGTAGAGGTCAGAGTTATGCCCGTCGTAGTTACGACTAGCTACTATAAGGATAACTTGGTATATTCTGTATGTAACGTAACAGCACCTATGGATAAAGATAATTTAGAAGTACATTTTATAATAGGAGGCGTAAAAGCACATAGTAGTTTCCTATCAGTAATAACTCGTAGACCCGTCGTAGCCTACTGGCCATATTTTGATTACTATGTAAAAACAGACTTGCGCTATCCCGATAGCGTCAAAGAAATAATATGTCAAGTAGAATATTATGGTTTATTAGATAGATATCATATTCGTACCGATATAGTAAATATACCCGATAGTGAAAAGTTCATTAATGAAACACTATTAACTTATAAAACTGAAAAAAATCCTTTTTCGTATGATTTAAAAAAATTTGATAATCATACACTACCAGGAGAAAGTGTATCTCTTGAATGTCGTTTCGAACTACTGTACAACGAAACCATAGATAAGATCGTCTGGAGTGATGATGATCCTTACGAGCCTGAAATAATAGTAATAGCTGATGAAACTATTCATTACAAAAGGCGAGGATTTTATTTATCAACATATTTCATAGCGTATGATGATTATGATGATGATGATAGTGATATGTCGAATACAATAATGGTAATAACAAATCCTAAGATAGATAACAGTAAATGCTATAACGTTAAAGCAACTATGGGAAGATATAGTCAAGAATGTAAGAAATGTTTGCTAGTAGGCGATCAAGTATTCTTTGAATGGAGACAATTACCTGGAAACAAAGTCATGATTATATGTTATGTAGGGACCCATGCAATAATACCCGGAACTACTTGGCGTATAGGAGGGACTAGAATAAATGCTAATAAATATACAGGTAGTGGAAGTATATACGGTGAATGTAAGAAGTGTATTGGAAGCTCTATAATAATAGATAAAAACGACGAATCCTCTGTATCTGTACCTTACTGTACTAATTGGATGAGAAGGAAATACGCTAAAGAATATCCCATAGATTATGCTACAACACAACAATATAAATTATACGAGTTAAAAAAATATAGAATATCTAATGAATAATCTACGTAATACTAACTAGAAGTTATTTGGCAAAATGTTACAGAATAGTTTGTATAGAAAAATGTGCTATGGAAGTTGTCTAGATGTCATATCGTATATAATTAAATCCGATTATGATAAGTGTGTTGATCGGTACGACAATGAAAATATTCCTTATACAGCTATCCATCAGGCTATACAGCTTAGAAGAATAGATGTAGTAAACGAACTAATACAACAAAATCCTAAATCTATATACATAACTGATCACAAATATTATTCCACTCTACATACTATATGTATAATGCCTAATGTTATGGATATAATTATATCATTAACTGTCGACTGTGATATTATATTAGACATTAAGTACGCTTCTATTATCTTGCGTAAGCATAAGTTAGATGAAGCGTGTATACATGTTCTCAGAGAAGAGATATCCGGAAACGAAATATCATATAACAAAATAAACGAATCCATAGAATACATGAAATGTATTAAAGAAAGAATCAAACAAGATGAATTACTTATAGCAGAAATGTTATTAGAGAAAGGAGTAGATGTTAACTCTAAAGACGTATATTGTAGAACACCTATTCACTATGCCGCTAAACACGGTAATACTAGAATGGTTAATTTATTATTGAGTTATGGAGCCGATGTTAATATTATAACGTTAGATGGTCTAACTGTCCTAGAATGCGCCGTTGAGTCTAACAACATAGATACTATTAAAGCTATTATAGATAACAGAAGTAACATCAATAAAAATGATCTATCGTTACTTAAAGCTATCAGCAATAAAGATTTAGAAACATCTTTGTTACTTTATGATGCTGGATTTAGCGTGAATTCTATAGATATTCATAAAAACACCCCTTTGCATTATGCGGCTCAAAAACCTTCTTTAAGTAGACTAGTACCCAAGTTATTGGAAAGAGGAGCAGACGTTAACTCTAAAAACATTAAAGGAGAAACTCCTTTGTATCTCATGGCTAAGAATGGGTATGACACTGAAAATATTAGAACATTAGTAATGCTGGGTGCGGATGTTAACTCTGTTGATAAAATGTACATTACTCCATTACATCAAGCTTCTACTATCAACAGATATAAAGATATAGTTATAACGTTATTAGAATTAGGAGCGAATGTAAACGCTAGAGATTATTACGAAAAGACACCTATTCATTACGCCGCTTCAAGAAACAATGTAACTATCATAAACACGCTTTTAGATTACGGAGCTGACATAGAAGCTTTATCACAGAAGGTAGGGACGGTTTTACATTTTGCTTTATGTGGACCAAATCCATACATGAGTGTAAAAACTCTTATCGATAGAGGAGCTAATGTTAATTCTACAAACGAATATTTATGCACTCCGTTGCACCACGCTTGTAAAAAGGATTGCAAACTAGACGTTATAAAATTGTTATTAGATAACGGAGCAGATGTAAATGCTATTAACATAAGCAATGAATATCCTTTACTAATAGCATTAGGATGTCATAGTATAGTAAATATATTATTACATTATGGTGCTGAAATTATGGATAGTAGAGTACTGTACAGGAGCCTTAATGATAATATGTTTTCTTTTAGATATATTATAGCACATGTATGTATACAAGATTTTATGCGTCATGGTATCAGAAATGAAGTGATTTCCTTGCAAGAAATTATTCAAAGTGATAATACGTTTAAAAGTATTTGGTTGAGTTGTAAGGAAGAACTAAAAGATATATCTAAAATTCGTATTAATACGCTTTACTCTTTAGATATATTCATTACTAGTAAAAACGTGAATCTATTACATCACTTAGTAAATAATCCTATAATAAAAGAGATCAATACTTACCATTTCTATAATTACGGAGATCGTCTTAAAACTTCCATATCCTTAGCTGATAATAGACATCAAATATTAGAAAAAAGCAGATCAAGATTAGACGAGATATTAGATACTAGTGATTGGTATAAACTTCCTCCAGATATCAAACTCTCAATATTAGAGTTTATAAACAATAATGAATTAAGTAAGGTATATAATAACTAATGAATTTCTCTATTTTTCTTATACCAGTTACGTGAGTGAGATTGTATTTCTTTTAATATATTATTATATTCATATATACATCTTGCTAGATACATAGAATATATAGGAAATTCATTAATATCTATATTTTTTATCATATCACTAGTACAAATACTATCGTCATCAAGACAACGAAAATAGTCTTTGATATTATCCTTATCACCATCATGTTTGTGTTTATGCCTTATTATGTATAAATCAAACATGTTATAATCATCAATACATCTAGTTCTCTTCATTTTTTCAATTTCTTCTTTACATTCATGAACAAAGTTTGAAAACACAGTGTTACTTTTTATTTCTTTGTGTTCTAGGATAGTAGGGTCTTTTAACTTACCGGCTTCATTCATTAACACAGCGTTTGCTATAAGCTCTTTTATAACATTATCCCTTTTGACATACTTAAACGCGGTATCAATAGGATTGCATCCGTTATTATCTTTTATAGATATATCGGCGTTATTATACAATAGTATATCTATAATATCTATACTACACGGAGGTTGCAAGGCATAATGCAGAGGTGTATATCCGTCTACATCCGTATCATTAATAGTAAAATTGTTAATTAGTAATTCTACTGCAGATTTATTATATAGTATAGCGTTATGTAACGGTGTAATACCGTTATTGCACTTATTATTTATCTTATTAGTATATTCTAGAACTAATTTAATACAATCATAATCTCCATATTTAGTTACGTTGTGTAACGGAGTATTACCGTAATTGTCTTTTACATTTACATCAGCGCCTTCTTCTAATAGTGTTTCTATGATTTTATATGAATTACTTCTAGTAGCTATGTGAATAGGATAATATCCGTTATTATCTTTTATATTGATATCAGCTCCGTAGTTAAAAAGCATTTTAACAATATCTACATCATTATTCTTAATAGCGTAATGCAAGAAAGTTTTAGATTTAGCATTTTTTATATTTACGTTAACACCATAATCTATAATAGTTTTAATCATTTCTTTATTTAGGTTAGGGACTGGCAAAATATAAGTATCAACACCATTAATCAACAGTAGTTTTACTATATCGTATGACCCTATTCTGATAGCTGTTAACAAAGGATTAGGAATTTTAGCATTTATATGATTAACTTGAGCTCCGTGCTTGATAAGTAGTTCAACTATTTTTGCATTTCCGGATCTTATAGCATCTATTAACGGAGTTGTTGTTTCTTCTACAGATTGATTAATACAATTACCTTTATTTTTTATAAGTTTTTCTACTAGGGTTATATTACCCGAATAGATTTCTGTACGCCAATCAACTGACATTTTTACAACTCTTGCTATATCATAAAATTATTAATTACTATTTATATTTTGTTAGCAGTATAAATCTATAAAAGGATATCGTTATTTTAAAATGAAATAAAATAGGGTTATTAACGTGATATAAAGGTAGTAAATTATAATGGATGTTGTAAAAAGTATCAGTATACTTATTGTATTATTTTATACATCAGAATCTTATGATGTTTATGTAGATAATGGAGATACATTACCCTTAACTTGTATTCTTCCTGCTATTAAACACGCAGATAAAGTAGTTCTGCTAAAAGGTAATAAAAAAAATAATACTTACAGAGTAGATTTTCCTATCACGAATGCAGGACTCGATACTGTATGTTACTGCGGTGATCCTGATAAAAACTATACGTTCCTAATAGGTAACGCTAGCAAAGAATACGAAGGACGTTTTAAATGTATATTCTATTTAGCAAAGAACGAGACGCATAGACATACTATACGAGTGGCAGTATCACCTAAAGTAGAAACATATTGGTATACTAGAGAAAAACATGTTTACTATATCTGTAACATTACTAGACCTGCTAGAGCCAATGAACTTAGAGTGTATATGGTTGTTGGAGGAGTAAACATAACCCATTGGTTTCTTAGAGAATTTGGATCTACCGCTACTAATCTAGTAGTAGGTGTTTCAGCAGATACTAATTATGAAGACTGGGCAAAACAAGCTATATGTGGAGTGACTTATCATAATCATGTTAAAGAATATAAAATACGTATGGACAGCGTAGATGATTTTATAAAAGAAGAAGGATCTGCATCTGGTATAAACGATCTTCTAAAAGAAGATGAAGGATCTGCATCTGGTATAAACGATCTTCTAAAAGAAGATGAAGGATCCGGTATGATTATTTCTAAAAATGAATAATGAATCTTAATTATATATAATCAATTTCCAAAATAAATATGTATTCGATCTATAGTATAGGTATCTTGGTATTGTTAGGCACGGTAACCATAAAGTCTGAAACAGAAGTAGAAGTAGGTTCTACCATAGAACTAAAATGTTCTCTACCTATGGAAAATATTACTGAGGCTAGATGGAAAGAAACGGATCATCCTACTTATATAGTAAGTGAAATGAAACTTGGTGGTACACCAAATAATAAAGATTTCTTAATAACTGTGGACGCGTTATACAGCAAAGACTTATCAAATAGTACATTAGTCATAAAAAATGTTAAAGTATCTAACGAAGGTTGTTATACGTACGAAGTAATATCTGATTCATATAGGCGAGAATGTACAAGATGTTTTTCGGTAAAAACCCATGTTGTCTTTAGATGGAGGCGTAATAACAATATTACTACAGTAGCTTGTTACGTAGGATCATCCGAAATGCAACCTTACTCTATGTTTTGGAAGTCTAAAGGTGTATCAGTAGGCGGTAACTTGGTATTGGATAGAGACGAACATGACTATACAATTTTAAATAGGTACGAATCATCAGAAGTAAAAATTATGGAAAAGTATGAAGATGTTGCTGATATGTTATGGTGTAGGTATCTTACTTATAACGGAACAATAATAGAATATCCAATAAGATTTTTAGGTACGGAAGAAGGTAAGTTTCATGAAGTAAAAGAGTATAGATTTTCTAACAACTATTGGTAATGAATATTAAATTCATGCATTTTTATAAAAATGAAAATATAAACTAGCTTATGAACACCTTAGTATTTTGTAGCACGTTTAGTGTGCAACTATGAGTCTATACAACTTATATCGTAGTATCTATATAGACTCCGATGAAGAATCTTTATCGGCTATAAAAGATTTTGAAACTCTAAAAGGATATGATCCTTATACACAAGATAGAATAGAAGAAATAATTGAACTAAATAGAGTTATAGAATTAGACGATGATGATATAATATATAATCAGATTTACTTTCCTTACAATCCGTTACATCAGGTTATAGAAGCCAGAAGAGCAAATCTGGTAGAGATTATTTTAAATCAAGGAAAATACACGGCTAATTGTGTAAACGATAACTTTGTTTTCTACCCTTTGCATGTATTAACATGCGTTCCAGAAACAAGCGATGTACTTACTTATCTGAATGAAGTTAACGAATTTAATTTAATAAAAGAATTAGAACTTAGAGCTAATAAAATGAATTTGTCAAAATCTATATCTATAGCTATCATAAAACAAGTACTAAAAGGTGTAAAGGAATTTACAGATAATGATTTAAGGAAATTAGATAACCAAATAAGAGAAGATGAATTGAAGATAGCGCAGTTACTAATCTCCAAAGGCGCGAAATTGGATATAAAAAATGAGTATGGTTATACTCCTTTGAGAAACACAGTTATAAATGGGAATATTGAACTAACAAAGTTACTTTTGGATAAAGGTGCTGATGCTTCTATAAAATGCAACGGAATGACAATTTTTGAAATATCAACTTTATCACAAAATGTTGAAATGATTAAAGAAATAATCAAGCGATGTGGATATAACAATGATAGTAGGATTCTATGTAGGGTAGCGAGTAAAGGGTATATTAACGTAATACATTTCTTGTTAGATATCGGATTTAATGTTAATTCTTTTGACAGCTTTGGAGAAACACCCTTACATGCCGCTACTAGATCCGGATCCATTGAAACTGTTAATGCATTAATTTCATACGGTTGTATCGTGGACATAAAAGATAATATAGGGAGTACTCCTTTAATGCACGCGTGTAGATACAAAGATATTAGCCAATTACTAATAGAGAAAGGAGCAGATCCTAATATCTCTAATATTCACGGATATACACCTTTACATAATGCAGCAGCGTATGGTTCTGTAGATGTTGTAAATCTGCTTCTGTCTTATGGAGCATCTATTGATGCAAAGGATAAGATAATAGGAAGTACTCCCTTAGATCACGGGGCACATCATCCAGAAATAGTTAAAGTATTATTAGAGAGAGGTGCTAATCCTAATATCATTAATTTATACGGTCATACACCGTTGAAGAACGCTATCTTAAAGTCTAGAGTATCAGCTGAATATATAATTTCTTATATAGTGTTAAAAGATTTTAGTCTACCAGGTGTTAGAAATATGCCAGGCTTCAAGGTTAACATGGAATTAATAGGAAAAGATAATTTGCTACAAAACATTAAAACATCATGCGAAATAGAACTAAAAAGGATGCAAGAAATAAGAATTAATAATCGTTATTCATTAGACATATTTATAACTACTAGTAATATAAAACTTCTATCAAGGTTAGTTACAAATGATATATTCAGTTCTACTAATATTTCGTCTTTCCCTATTTACAAATCATTATTGCAAAATGCTATAGATTCAGCTATAAAATTACGAAAATACTTAGATATCGCGCTTTATACAATTAACTCAAAATTGGAAAATACTTTATGGGATGTATTACCCATAGAGATAAAGAACCAAATAGTCTTACTTTTAGATAATACAGATCTTAGTATATATCAGTAATGTTGTATATAACATTTATAAAAATGAAAACAGAACTAACTATTTATCGAGGCTGTCCTAAATCTTACATATATCCATTATGGCGCTGGATTTTAAGGTAAGATATATAAGGCAAGAGTTGATGAAAAGTGTTTTAGCATCTGCTTTAGATCCTTTGAATTCTCAAAACAGTTATACAGGTGATGGTAGTTTTACGGTACAAATCATAAAAAATACAAATTTTAACTCTCCTAGATATCTCTGTGCTGCAGAAGGAGATACTGTAAAAATCTACTTTCTGGAAGGGAAAGGTGGATTGATCTTTTCGGTAAAAGATGTAATGTCAGAATCTTCTGAAGAAGAAAGTGGATATATAGTAGAAGGTGATTATGTTGAATTCGAAGCCAAATTTACCTGCTTTATAACACTCGCTTGTACCGATCCTAAAAATACCATAATCTATTGGTTAGAGTAATAAGATGTAAATAGATTTTTTTCTATATGGTTTTTATACAGTAAATACAATTATTTTAGTTATTAACAAATTATGAAAAATAAGTGCTTGTATTCTAGCTTAATTACAATTACGCAATATGGAAATCAAAGTAGAATCCATTGATAATAACTTTTGTAAGCTAATTTACGACGATATAGAAATTATTATGATGAAAGAAAATGAATATATAAATGCTACAAGATTATGTAATTCCAGAGGACGAGATGTATTAGATTGGGTGAATAAGGAATCATCCATAGAATTAATAAATGAATTAGATAGGATAAATAGATTGTGTAATGACTACTACGATTACAGAGGGATAGTATTAAATGTAGTATCAGATGATAAAACAAATGAATTGTACGTTCATCGTGATCTTATACTACATATTTCACATTGGATTTCTCCTCTATTTTCCTTGAAACTAGGAAAATTTTTAAATAGTTATATACAAGATTCTTATAAATTAGAATGTGAACTGATACACAAAAATTTAATGAATCAATTAAAAGAAATAATACTGTTAAATGATAATAATATATAAATATAGATTTTTATGATATCATAATATAACTGAAAGATTAATTCTAATAATTATATAAATATTTCTAAATGGCTAATAACAATGTAATGTCGCTATATGAACTAGTTAAGAAACCAAATTCTATAGAAACTTTAAAATCACTCATAGATAAAGGTGATAATATAAACAAAACTGATGAAAATGGTAAAACGCCGTTACTACAGGATCTAAGATGGTAAAAGCACTCTTATCGCTAGGCGCAAATATAAATGCTCTAGATTATTATGCTAGAACACCGTTACACTACGCTTAATTATCGTCTGGTAAAGCTGTTGTAAAACACTTATAGCTTGTGGTGCTAACGTTAACGCTAATGATGTAGAGCGTAAAACTACATTGTTTTAATCTTGTGGATATAATAATACTATCAACATAATTAAATATCTTATTAAATCAGGAGCTAATATAAACTCTAAATCCATGCGCGGTGAAACTGCATTACATAACGCGTGTAAAGGAGATAATGAATACGATGTAATAAAATTGTTAATATCATATGGTGCAGAAGTAGATAGTAAAACAATATCTTTAAAAACACCATTACATTATGCTGCTAAACATTGTACTGATTCACGTATAATAGTACTTCTTATAGAACAAGGTGCTGAAATATTTCCAATAGATACAAAACTTAGAACACCATTACATTACGCAGCTAGTTCCTATTTTAATGTAAATTCTATAAAGTCGATTCTATCGTATAGTCACATGTGATACGAGTCACAAGGTTTTGGTAATATCAATCCAGATCCTATTGATATATACGGTAAAACACCTCTACATTACGCAGCTTGTTTATGTAGTGTAGAAGATAGAACTTTTCTACATATAGACCATGAATGGTACGATGTATATGAAATAATTAATACGCTTTTAATGTACGGATCTAATCCTAATGTTTACGATGCATACGGTAAAACTCCTTTACACTACGCTTCTAAACTAAGTATCGCGTACGATGAAATAGATATACTTTTAGAACACGGTGCAGACGTAAATAGTAAAACACCGAGTGAAAAAACAGCTCTACACTATGCGTGTAAGTATTCTGACGAAAATACTATAAGATTATTGTTAGATAAAAATGCCGATGTAAATTCTACTGATATCGAAAATAAAACTCATTTGCATTATTCGACTCAATGTTTTCGTAATAATGTATTAAAAGTTCTTGTAGAATATAATGCTAATGTAAACGCGAGAGATATTTATAACGAAACACCTTTATATTATGCGTTTAACGATCCTGTGATAATAGATACATTGATATATAATCATGCCGATCCTAACGTAACAAATATAGATAATGAAACTCCGTTAGAATTATGTTTACGAGTAAATATGTATTCTTCAAAAAGGATAGTATATCATATTATATTACAAGCATTAGTAAATAATAATCTAAAAAATAACACTACGTTTATTAAAAATATGACGACCATAGATGATAACGAAGAACTTAAGCAGTTTAAGTCACTATGTGATAATGATAATGATATAAATAAAATGAAATCTATAAAGTTTAATAATATTTATGGATTAGATGTATTTATACGCTGTAGAGACAAAATTGATTTACTGTCTAAACTGGTAATTAATATTAAAGATGAATATTTATCTGAGTCTATGTTTCCAATTTATTACGAAGAGTTAATAAAATCTGTTAATATTGCTAAACAAAGACATTCATTACTGAAAAGTTCAGTAAAGGAAATAGATAGTATAAGTATTGATAGTAAGTGAAGTTTACTACCGTTAGAAATTCGGTATACAATAATATCATTATTGGATAACAATGACTTAAAAATAATATCTAAAAGTGTTTAGTTGTATATAATAAAACTCAAGAATACTTACTACAACAATAATTAGTTCCTTTCGGTATATCTATAAAATGAAAATAATAATTAGTTAATGGTAAACTGTAAAATGTACAAGCATTATCAGTTAGTACACTGTCATGTAATCGGACAGTTTGGAGATTCTCCTTTACATAAGGCTATTACTTTATTAAATGCTGTAGAACGAATAAGAATTTTAGTATCAAGGGGAGCTGATATAAATGTCAGTGACGTGTTAGGTAAGACAGCTCTACATTATGCCGTAGAAAGACCATGTGACCCAGATATTATAAAAGCTTTAATAAAGTTAGGTTCTAATGTAAACTCGGTAGATGGATTCATGAGCACACCTTTACATTACGCTGTTGAAAAAGCTAACATAAATGCGGTTAAAATTCTATTAGAATTAGGGGCTGACACTAATATGAAGGACATGCTTAATCAAACCCCTCTTCATTTATCAAAAACATCTGGCAAACCTGAGATAGTAGAATTACTCATAGAATACGGAGCTGATATAAATGTAATTGATGATTATTATAATACTCCTTTACATTATGCAGCTGAAGCACCTCAAGGAAACGATATAGTAGAAAAACTAGTAGAATTAGGTGCTGACGTGACAGCTACAGATGAATATGGTATAACACCTCTACATATAGCATCTTACATGTCAGAAGATGCTAAAACAGTAAAAACACTTATTGAACATGGTGCTGATATTAATGCGGTAAATAAACACGGTGAAACACCTTTACATAAAGCATGTCATTCAGAAAAATCATCTAACGTATTAAAAACTTTATTAGAGCTTGATGCAGATGTAAACGTGAAAGATTCACGGGGTTACACACCGTTACATTACGCTATAAAATCATTAAATGAAGGTATTTATAAAGTTAAATTACTTATATCTAAAGGCGCTAATTTAAATGCTGTTAATGAGAAAGGAAAAACACCTTTACATTTGGCAGCGGAATATTATCACCGTTATAATATAATAGAAGTATTATTACTAAACGGAGCTAATACAAACATACTAGACATAGAAAACAAAACACCTTTACATATAGCTTGTAGACATAGAATAATAATAGCAAGATATGTAAAATTGCTAGTTGAATATGGGGCTAATATAAATGCCGTAGACTCTGAGGGTAAAACACCTTTACACTATGTGTGTGAGTCATTTGATGAAAACAATAATATTATGAAATTACTTATCGATAAAGGAGCTAATATTAATAGCCGTGATGCACAAGAATCTACTCCTTTATTAATAGCGCTTGAATCACCATGTAAGGTAAAATTGTTGATGAAAAGAGGTGCTAATGCAAATATAGTAGATAAAAATAATCGTACACCGCTGGAAATATGTACTCCCTATAAACTTGTACATTCAGCAAGTATAATATTATACTATATTATATTACATTCTTTTATGTATAACAACTTATCAAATGATCCTTTATTTATAAGAAACATAATATCTATCAAAGCAAACCATATTTTAAAGAATCTGAAATTTCTTTGTGAAAGAGATATTTATAATATGAAGTCTATAAAAATAAGTAACGGATATTCTTTAGATATATTTATTTTGTCTAATAATACTAATCTTCTAGCAACACTAGTTCACAATGTAAAAAAAGATGTATATTTGGAAAAAAAAATTATTTCCGATATACATAGAGAGATTAACTAATTCAGTGAATGATGCTATAGAAAGATCTAGTTTAATAGAACAGTATCTATCTGCAATGAAATCAGATACTAGTTTCTCTAATAATTATTTTAGTTTTTTACCAACTGAATTAATTTATAATATATTATCGTACCTTAAAAATAGCGATTTAAAGGTGTCACTTAATATACCACTAAAAGATGAAACCAAATATGATACGGAATATAAACTCCTTATTAATATAGTAGATAATCTTGATCGTGATGAACTATATTTGTTAACTGACAATACTTAAAAATAATGTTTATAACATATGTAAATATAATAGATAATAATTTAGATTTTTTAAAATGATAATACGTAGAAACAACAAAGCATTTGGAAGTGTTATGAGTGATTTCATAAAAACAATGAGTGAAAAATATAATAGTAATATAAAAGAATTAAAATCAGAAATTGATATAAAATGTAATAGTATTCTAAAAGAAATAAAAAAAGAACTCGATGAAAAATACCACCAAGAGATGCAGGAATTATTTACTGTAGTAAATCAACTTAAGAAACAATGTAAAATCATAGATGAAGTATATAGTCGTTATATATCTGATATTAAAATGCAACTGTTAGAACTTAAAGAAGAAAATAAGTATCTAAAAGAAGAATTAACGAAACTAACAAAGTAATATTTCTCTATTTTTATTATATATAATTGAAAATTAATCATCTAATTATTGGTGATATATTATTATAGACTATAGAAATCAATCTGTATATCAACATGAAATCTTTAATCTTAGTAACGATATTGTTACTATTAGCTTACGCTAGTTCTCTAACGTGTAGAGGCCCGTACACCGCTTTCAACAATAAGTGTATCTGGCTAGACCGATTAGATCCTCCTCGCCATAAAAAGAATTTCGGTGAAGCTAAAACTGTATGTATGTTAACGTTTCCCATGGGCACTTTAGCTAGACGTAGTCTAATAGATAACGAAAAAGACATGCGCTATATAAGCGCGTTCGGTATGGGTCAGCGTGTGTGGATAAGAGATGACACTACAGGTGCAGGAACGGGTAACTGCACCTACACGGATGGGAAAAAATTCGGCGTCTCTCCATGTAACACGACGTACGGTTTCGTATGCATAGATTAATAATATTTATAAGAAATATGAATACAGCTTGCTTGTATCGTAGGACTAAAAAATTAAAAAACCTCTGTATAAAAGAATTAGATACTATGCAATCCATAAAACTAAGCGATGCATATACATTAGATATAATTCTTACTTCTACCAATAAGAGTCTACTAAATAGATTATCTTATGATGTAAAAGAAGAATACTTAGACAAATCTTTATATCCGATATACATACAAAAGTTAGAAAAATCTGTAAATTCTGCTAAACAAGATGTTATGCTTACAGATAAATTGTTACAGTTAATAGATGACATAGATTACTGGTGTTTATTACCCATAGAAATAAAATATAAGATATTTTCATTATTAGATAATAAGGATATGGAATCTGTTATTAAGTCTTTAGATAAAAACTATAAAGGTACTATTATAAACTACGATTATGATGACTACAGCAGTTGTTATTTTGACGATGACAAAATGCCTCCATGTATTATCAAGATATAGGATATCTTTAGCATGATTTATTATATAAAAGTGAAATACAAACATTTTTGTTATATATGAAGCAGAATGTCTCATATTTTACAATCGGATATATATACTTGTAATAATGAGATACTTATAGAAAAGTTACGTGAAGGATATAATCCTAACACTACTTACAAATTAAAAACGCTATTACATATAGCGGCTGAAATAAAAAATGTAGAAGCGGTAAAAATATTACTAGATAACGGAGCAGATCCTTCTATACGTGAAGGAATGTTTAATCAGTCCCCTATTCATACAGCGTGTATGTTAATACCCTTACACAGTATATATAGTATAAGTAGATGCTATAATATGAGAAGACAATTTTGCAACTATGTTTATGCTCCTCTAGAAAGGAACATAGAAGAAAGAAGTTTAGAAATAGCTAAAATATTACTAACTAAAAACCCAGAACTTATAAATTCTTTAGATGACGAAAAATGTACTCCTCTACATATAGCGGCTGAATCAAATCACATCGATATGGTAAAGTTACTTATAAGATCCGGTGCTGATATTAATGCTGTAGACAGTAGAGGAAAAACACCCCTCGCGTGTGCTGCTATGGGAGAAAGAATAGAAATCATGAAAGAACTTTTACAGAGTGGTGCAGATGTAGAAAAGGAAGACGTAAATGGTATGACACCTATATTTCATGCGTTGCAATTCGCTAGTGATATTACTTCTATAGAACTATTGATAAACTATAAGGCTAATGTTAACGTTGTTGATAAAATTGGATGGTACCCTATTCATATAGCTAACGGAAGGTATGAAAATATATTTCTAGAAGTTTTAATACGTAACGGCGCCAATATTAGAGTAAAAGACAGAGGTGGGCGTACACTCTTGCATAGATCAGTATGGATAAACAACTCTAGGTTAAAGATGTTTATTAACGCTGGATTGGATGTAAATGAAAAAGATAATACAGGAAAAACACCGTTACATCACGCAGCTACGCACCCTATGGGTAATAGCGTGGAAATACTATTAAGACACGGTGCTGATGTTAACGCTATAGATGTTGAAGGTAATACGCCACTATTATCCACGAGAGTGTCTGCTATATCCCAAAGATGGATAGAAAGACAAAGATATAAATGTATAGTTGAACTTGTATCACAAATTGTTCTATTAAATACATTTTATAATGATAATTCAGTAGGTTTAAAGAAAAATACACAGATTATAGAAGATGTTCCTAAATACAAAATTATAAAATTATTGTGTGAATCAGAAATAGAAAAATTATATAATATACGACTTTGTCCAGGAATTACTGCTGAAATTATCCTAACAGCGAGTCCTACTTTTTTAGCGAGATTTATAGATAATCCGGCTTTACGTACTTTACAAAACAGGTTTAAGATATACGGTAAGCGCATTAATAATTCTATTGCACTCGCTAAGGATAGAGCCTTACTTCAAGCTACTGCCGTAAGTTCTATTAACAGTATATCTTGTTTCGATAAACTACCAGAACCTATAATAAATATGATTAGTGAATATCTTGAATACAATGATATTATGGCTTTAAAAGCATCGTCTAATCAATTACTATAAGATATATTATATAGTATAATAAAAATATTCTATTTTTATAACACCTAATTAATGTTAATATAACTGGTTTTATTAGTAAGATAAATCGTTTTCAACATACAGTAATGTTTGCCCCGCTTCCTTTCATCTAATCACGTATTTAGCGTAATGTATGCTTTTCTAGCGAGTATTGCATCTTCTACTACGTTTTGTGCCTTTCTTCCTAACTCTCCACCACATTTACTAAAATATTGTCTAATTTTCTCTATTATAACATAACTCCAGTAACTACCAGTACGAGCAAATTTATATATTACATTATCTATATAACTCTTTTTGTCATTATATCCCAACACTAATTTATCTTTAATTTTAGATTCCGCTGCTTTATACATGTCAAGAATCTGTATATATATTTCAGGTTTGGTTAATCCGTCATCAGTATCACGAAGGTTCTTTAATGCAGAAAAATATTCATGACATGTACGTGAATTTTTATCGTACATTTCTACTAACTCTGCATCAAGTTTCCCAGAAGTATATAGTGTTTTTAAAAACAAGTGAGGTTCATAATCATTGTATTTTGATATAGCTATAGTTACATCATTTATCATAGACTTTTTTCCTTCTCTACACAAGCAGTCAAAAACCTCTACTTGTCTATTATTACTATTTTTGATAGCCTGTGTTAGACGATCTATGTATTCTTTTGGTATATCTGCGATTGAATCATCACCTACTATGATAATATCTCCCATGTATAACAATATACTAATTACTATAGAAGTTTCTATCTATGGTATTTACAAACATATCAAAAATTACATATATAGGATTTTCTAAAATTAGGCATATATATCATATTCATTATTCTCTTCAAGATCTATCTTACCTCTTACTAGATGAAATAACTCTTCGTATGACATGTTATCTAGAATAGTTTGTTTAACTTCTATTGGTAGAGTACACCAGTTAGGTGTATCTGTAGGTTTGATATCAGAATTAGTAGAATTAATTACTTCGTATATTAGATCTGTTTTTGTGGGTAAGTTGAAATAGTACTTTGATACCGAACAACAAATATACTCCGTTCTGCTATTACAAAACCCTCTTAAATCTTTGTGTTCTCTATGCTCTTTAGAAGAAATAGCTTTTAACTTTTCGTAAAGTATAGGATCTATAGGTATAAAAGACGTTCCTGTTTCTTCATCAATAGTAGACCACATAATATGTTTCTTATCACTCATCCAAACTTCATCCAGTTCATCCATGTTGAATATACATAGATCATCGAAGGATCCATATTCTTTACAGTATCTAACAATACTACCGTCATGATGGGATTTTATACATCTACCTGATCTATCAGATATCATTCCTAGGCTATATTCTTCATCTTCTGTCATTCTTTCTATTACCATATCACAATAACACAACTGAAGATCGTTTTCTCTGTCATACAAATTTATTTTTTTACCTAAGTATTCTATGCTACCTATTACATTTGTTGACGTAGATAATTTTTTTTCTAGGAAAACATCGAATAGCGCTACACACTTTCTTCCGCTTTCAACAATAAGGCTTTCATGTTCTATAGTTTTATCAAATAGATGATCAGTTTTTAATTTCATGGATGTATTGTTATCTATATATATAACTGTTTCACCTCCTATTTCTGGTTGTTCCAAATATAGAAGTAGGTGAACGCATATTATGTTTTTAGAAAAGATAGTACTAAAGTCTCTATGCTTAGCAAAGTAATCTCCTTCTTCATACATAATCAATGTAACAGTATTATCTATAGTAACAGAATCTACTAGTGTACTTAATTCATTATAGATCAAGGTATGCAATTTTTTAAGCAAGTCATCATCTAGAGATTTTTCAAAAACTATTTGCTTAGACTTACGATCTTTAATACTTAAGAGTTCCATTCCCTTTTCTGGAAAGAATATTTTAGAATCCTCACTTATATTTTTTATATCATCTAAGTTGCTTATTCCCAATCTAACTAAAAGTTCTTTTTTGAACGATGTAAAATATGTTTCTGTAAATCTGTGAACAGCCAGCTGGCTATTAACCCCCACACAAGTAAACCCCATCATGTAAACACGATAGTACCATAACAAATATAATTATTTTTATATTTTTTATATATATCTTGTGATAAAGTGTTTAAAATACAGATTAATAGCACTTTATAAAACTAGAATAGATAATATACCATATTAATACTTTAGCTATATATTTCTATGAGTACAAATATATAATTTAGCACATATGTAAATATAATAAACATAATTAGATTTTTTTAAATGATAAAGCGCTCGTAAGTGTCATGAGTTATTTCATAAAAACAATAAAAGGTATGGTATCCGGTGGATGCATTTACACACCGCCTGGCCAAAGAGTTATTAATGAAAAATCTAGGACGCTATTTTCTCTACGATCATTTTCCAGCATATCTACTTAACTTCAAATAAAAATTCATAATTTCACAAACATAACTATTATTTTTCGATCTAACGGTTATTTACCTAAACTGAAGTGTGTTTATTCTCCAAAGAATCTAGAATAGCCTCAAAATCTTTTTTGTTACTATCTATAAATTGCCTTGTTTTTTCTCTTATCCTCATTATATACTCATCTTTCTTCCTATCCTCTTCGGAGAGAGGTTTTATATCCTCCTTACAATGATAAAATTCATTTCCTAGATTAATAAGTCCTATTTCAGAGAACTCTTCCATAGTATCAGCTACCTTACATATAACGTCATCGTCGTAAGCGTAAATATTACCATCTTCTGACATTAGAATGATGAGTTTTTCACTCCAAGAAGATTCATCATCTTTCATAACACCTATTATATCCATTCTCTTCGGCTGGGGTAAATAAATAACTTCGCAACATTCTTTAATAAATTTAAGCTCTTCTTCTGGTAAGTTAATGTTTCTATTCATTTTAATTACGTATCTAATGTGTATAGTTATATGTATATTTTTATTTCCGAATAAAATTAAATTAAGATAACCATATTTTCTTTACGATATGCTTATATACCAAACAAATAAATATATTTGAGTAATTTCATAATACTTTTTATATTTTTATGATAGTGTCATAACAAATACTTTAGTTTTTAAT